ATGGAAATGTTTTCGCTTGGCCTTGAAATCAGGGCCATCCGAACTATCACCAACTCTGATATAAAGTCTGCATACAGAACGGTCATGATGGGCCGTCTGTCTGTTGCTCATTTCAGTAGTGAGGTCACTCGTAAGTCTTTCCGCCGTCTGTCTAAGATGGTAGAAGTACGAAACGAAATACTTGATTGGGAAGATTTGCTGGAAGACCCGAACTTGGACGAAGAGTTCAGGGATAGTCTGCGTGAAGCAGATGAAGTACCAGCGAAAGGCATGAAAGGATTCGACAAGATATTCGACGCGCTTGAGAAATACAGGCAGCGCCGTGATATCATGAACATCGGCAAGAAGATTGCAAAAGACTTTGAAGAAGCTGATACAGAAGACTTCGACGAACAGCTTTACATGCAGACGCTTGGCGATAAACTCAATCAAGCCCAGAAGGGCACACGCTCCACAGAAAAGGTTTGGACGTTTGGTGGCAAGAAGTCTAATGCTATGAAACTCGCCAAGCAAGTAATCAACAACCCGAAAGAAGTGATGTACAAGACTGGCTTTAAATCGTATGACGACAAGAACGGCGGTTGGCCTACTACTGGTGTCGTACTGTTAGCTGGTTCTACTTCTGGCGGTAAGTCTGTGTTGTCTATGAACGTTGCAGACAACATGGCGAACATCAACGGTATTCACTGTTTGAAAGTGACACTTGAGATGACAGCCGAACAGGAAATGAAACGTATGCTCTCGATGATGAGTGGCATACCGTTCTGGAAGATCAAGCAGGGTAAACTGAGCGGTCGTGAGAAGAAAGAACTTCTCAAAGCGATGGCGAAGTATGACAAAACAATCCGCAAGAACAAGGGACGTAACTCGTTTACCAGCCCAGAGCGCGGCATGTCGATTGATGATGTGTTGTATATGTCTATCCCGTATGGCGTTCACGTAACCTTCATCGACTACGTTGGTCTGTTAGAAGGTATTGACAACGATAACCAGTGGCGCGAACTCTCGACAGTTGTTCGTAAAGCGAAAGTACATGCGAATGCGACAGGTCAGCTTGTTGTTATTCTGTGTCAGCTTGATGACCAGTCTGGTCGTATTCGTTACTCTGGCGGTATGCGTGAGCACGCCGACGTTGTGTGGGCTTGGAACTATTCAGACCCAGAAGTACGTGAAGGTAAGATCATTCCTGTTCAGGTAATGAAAGCGCGTGACGGCGAGCTGTTTGAAATGGCTCTGCAAGATGCGTTTGAAGTCATGCAAGTTAAAGACACGGCAGAAGGAACTGTGGTTCCTCAGAAATCTTCTGCTATCGCTTCTGATGACGTCCCTTCTGGTAAAAAGAAATTCGGAAAAGGTAATTTCAAGAAAGATAAGATTGAGATTAAGAAGTCTCGTCGTGGTGCTGCTGCATTCCTTAGCACAGGTAATGAGCCTGATGACGAAGACGACGACCTTCCGAAGAAGAAGAAAAAGCGTAAGTCCTACGCTGTTTCATAAGGAGTCCGTATGGACGTCGATTCAATCGAGTGGCTTCCGTTTGATAAAGCTGCTCAGGAAAACATAGACAAAGATTTCGTCTATTACATACGCACCAGGGACGGTGCAGTATATTCTGGCATGTATCCCAATTACATTGGCTTCCACTGTCAGAACCCTGGAGAGGGTCGTCGCGTAGCAATGTCTGACGTTACAGACTATTCGCAACAAATGTCGTTCGACGATCACGCAGACGAGTTTGTATTCGGTCATGACAACAAAAAAGTTTGAAGGACCGTACGGCCTCGTTGAGACTGCCCAACTAATTCCCCGCTGGACTTACCCGATCAAGCACGGTCAGGTGAAGAGTGTTGATGCGTGGGAATTAAATACGTTAGAAAACATTGTAACGCCTGTTCGCATGATCAACGATATTCATGTGATGCACAACAGAGAGTATGAGGACAATGAAGATGCAATCGACCTCGACGAAGACGCAGAAGCGCTGTCAAAGACTGAATCAAGACTTCTTATCAAGCCTCGACTCAATCAAATCCGAGCGCGTGGCAAGCAAGATCACATTAGTCCTGAAAACGTCTTCGACGTTGACTCGGAAGTAATCGATCAAACGATAGACACAATCAACGATCAGGCTGCGAAGTTCCGCAAGCACTTCTTAGATTCAGTGTTTAGTCCAATACTTGGTTACGACATTGCTGCGGGTGAAGCCGAAGCGATTGCGCGTGACTGTCTTAAAACCGACTTAGAGATCGACAGCGAACTCGTTCCGTATATCGAACGTATCGGACTTGCCAACATCATCGGCAGTATGATGGAAGAAAGCAAGTCAGTGCCCGAAGCTGTTCGTGCTGACGTACTCAAAGACTGGCTTATCAAGTCGTTCGATGATATTCGTGCAGACCTCAAAGGCGATAAAACTTTCCACAAGATGAAAGCGCAGATGCGCAGACTGATGCACGGCAATGATGAACTCGTTGCTAAAGGTACAGGCATCGGTACAACTCGTGGTATGTCAGAAGTGAGAAACAGACAAAAAGAAAATGGCCAAGCCTAAGAAGGGCCCCGCCTTCACACTACGTCCTAAACGAATAGCTGCATTCGATGCGCTGCTTGGTGACGACGTTGGTGTGGAGGAATCCTCAGACTTAGACTTCCTGTCTGATAATAATTCAAGCGGTATTAACTTCCTTGAGAAGGGCGAGACAAACATTGTTGACTTGGTTGAGAGTGCTCTTGAACAGCGCACACTCGTACCACGCGACTTGAAGTTCGATGATAGCTCAATGCCTCGCGCAAAGAACTTCCTCGAATGGTGTACTAGCCCTGACTTCTTGAAAGCTGAACCGTATCTTGAGCAGGCCATGATCGGCCTTCGTTTGTTCGGAGAGATCTGTGTACGATGTTCCCCGAACTTGCAATGGCAACATACAGAAAACCACGAGCCGCAGGAAGGCGTCGCTGCTATTGAGAGGAATCTTCATCTTCTCCATAACGGTGTCTGCCCTCACTGCGGCGCTCGGCGTTCTGACATGATAAAAAAGGGAGAGATGAACTTCTACAACGAGCTGGCCGTGAATGCCGGACAACGTTGTGTTAGTGCTGCAACTCCTGTAACAACGCATAACGGTATCATGCCTATCGGTCATATGATGATTGGCCATGACAGCCCAGGCTTCCACAAGCCGCGTAACAAGTATCGTGCTCACAACGGACGTGAGATAAAGAAAGTCAGTCAAGTCTACGTGTCTACTGAAAGCCCGACACGTATCATTACGCTGTCTAATGGTATGCACTTAGAAGCAACACACGAACATCCTCTGCGTACTGAAACAGGCTTTAAGAAAGCGCTTGTGATCACAGAAGGTGAACGTGTAGAAGTTGCTCTCGGTATAAACTCATGGGGCAAGATCATAACGCCTGTATCTATCTATGATGCTGGCCAGTCTACCCGTGAAGATGCCTTGCGTTATCTGACTGACAGATCGCTTCCGTTTAACAGCGGTTATATGTACGTCACTGACGACGAGAACGTTGCTCAGATGGCGTGGTCGATTCTGATTAACGCAGGCTACCTGCCGCAGATTAATCGTGACGACACGAAGAACGAGTACAGCATTCTGTTTGATCTCAATGCAGAGTGTTTGAGACGTTCTGTGCATCTGCCTGTGATATCGAATGCAGAAGGTGAAACGAAAGTAACGTATGACTTGCAGATGGAGGGCATGCCGCAGTTCGTGGCATCAGGTCTTATTCATCATAACAGCGGTAAGTCCGTTGTTGTTGCAATGATCTCAACGTATCTAACGCATCGCCTGCTTATGTCGCAATCACCGACAGGCATCTTGGGTATCAGTAGCACAACTGTTCTTCACGGAACGTTCGTTGCTCTTACTCAGAAGCAAGCGTCTGATACACTGTGGACTCCGTACTTCAACTACGTGATGGGTAGTCCGTGGTTCCAAGCATATCATGATCTGATTCGCAGACACGAACGCAAGTTCGGTATTGAAGTGATGAAGGTTCGTGATACGTTCATTCTTTATGGTCATCGTAGTTTCGTTATTTATCCAGCAGGACCTGATGGTCGTATTCTTCGTGGTCGTACACGTATACTCAGCGTAATCGACGAAGTGGCGTATTTCGACAACGACGCCCAATCCAAGAAAATCAAAGTCAGTGCCAACGCTGTATACGGAGCACTCGACCGCTCACTCGCTACTGTTCGATCAGCAGAGAAGCGGCAAGTCGAGGCCGGATATGACGAAGCCTTCACGGGTTACTTCTGCAACATCAGTAGCCCGGTACACGCTCGTGACAAAATCAACGAGCTGTTGCGTATGGCTTTAGGTAGTAAGACTCTGTTAGGCATTCATGCACCGACGTGGAAGATGAACCCAACCATGCCGCGTGATAGTGAGTTCCTGATAGAAGCATTCCGTCGTGACCCTGTAGGTGCAGCGCGTGACTATGGTGCAGAAGCTCCGTTGTCTGCAAGTCCATTCATCACTCAGCCTACATTCATCTCAGATGCAATACGTGAGAAGGGTCGTAACCTGTGTCAGTACACGCATCATATCATTCGTCACAAAGACGGTGAGAGACAGCGTTACGGTAGTCTCGTTAAAGCTGCTTCGACAACTCGCGCTTCTATTCTCGCAATCGACGCAGGTTATTCGAATAACAGTTTTGCTTTGGTGACAGGCTCACGCGGTGATGATGGTATTATCAGCGTAGACTGTCTGGTTGAGATTGTGCCTAAGCCAGGTATACCTCTCAACTACACAATGATATTTGACGAACTGCTTATTCCTCTTTGTAAGTTGCGTAACGTGCGCGTGATGCTTGCCGACCAATGGCAGTCACTCAAGTTGCTACAGGATGCTAAACTCAAAGTTGAATCCATCGAAGAATCTGATCAATACAGCCTGAAATATCAGGACATGTGGACAGTGAAGACGATGTTCGAATCGCAGCCGTCTCGCATTAGTTTGCCGCGCATGGTGAATACTAAGAATATCAATGAGACGTTGCAGTATGATGGTGATGAATATCCTCAGTGCTTTGAGAACAAGCCTACTGAACACTTGATCATGCAGTTGCAGACAGTGCAAGATACTGGACGCAGCGTTATCAAGAACACAGGTGCAACAGATGACTTGTGGCGTGCAATGGCTCTCATGGTATACGGGTTCGAATGCGGTGAGTACGAAGACTACCTGATTAAAGCAGCGGAGACTTCTATCAACCGTGACCCGAATCGTCTTGGTCGTGTAGCGCACAGACTCAACTCAGGCACAGCAAGCACAACACGCTCTGCTCTTCCTGGTCGAGTGCTAGGTTCAGCCGCTACTCGTATGCTTGGACGTAAGTAGGTTAGCTTAGTAATTTGAATGAGTTAACCTCAAGAGGATTTAAATCATGACCAGATTCTACAACCCATTGCTTGAAACAACTGTAAAGTCACAGTCTAGCGCAGACAAGGTTAAGAGTGAGAGTTCAGCATTCAATGTTGATAACCCGAACTTCTGTCCTAAGTGCGCTTCTGCAACTGTACCGACCAAGTTACTTGACGGCGAAGATGTTATGTATTGCACATCATGCCGCGTGAGTCTTGCTATTCCTTTGAAGTGAGGTCAAAATGGGCATTCGAGTAGGACGCCAACAAAACGGCGAATCACAAGAATCAAACAAGAAGAAAGAACGGTCAGCGACTGGTTCTGCTTCACTACCTCGCGCAGTCGGAGAAGCTATACGAAGCCAAAGCTCGAAGTCTCAGATGCGTTTTGTGTCAGAGTCTTCGGGCGCGGGTGCTTCTGCTGGTAACATGCAAGTAGGTACTGTCCCTCTTGATATCGACTTAGAGCCGATGATGGAAGGGATGGACTACGAGGCTGATGACCGACAGCTTTTCAACGTCTATCGAGATATTTACCACTTCGACCCGATCTGCGGATCGTATGTCGATTTGTTCTCAACGCTTCCGTTCTCTGACGTTAGTTTCAGTGGTGCGAAAGACAGCGTACTCGAACCGTATTACGAAGTGAACGAACGTCTGTCACTGACAACCAGTATGCCTAACATCACAACTGATATTCAGGTTACTGGTGCGTTCTGTGGTTCGATGCTGTACAACAAAGATCGTAAGAAGTTCATCGATCTAATGACGCACCGCTACGATAACATTGACGTTACTCCAATCCCGTTCTTGTCGCAGGACCCGATGTTCGAACTGCGCATTCCACAGTACGTTAAGCAAGCCTTCGCAAAAGACGGCAAGCGCATTGACGCACTAAAGAAAGAACTCGGTCAGTCATTCGTTGATAAACTTGTTAACGATGTGACGATGGAGCTTGACCCGATTGGTACTATCTACATCCCGCGTAAAACATTCAGCTTCGGCGAAGGTATCTCTGTCTTCCGTCGCGTTCTGCCTATCTGGCTGATCGAAAAGAACCTGTATCGCGGTACGTTGATTGAATCCGGTCGTCGTCAACGTGGTATTCTTCACGCTCAGTTAGGTGATGGTGATCAGTGGGAACCTTCTCAAGAAGAGATGGACTTCATGACAGACCTGTTGCTGTCTGCTGATAGTGACCCAATCGGCTCGATCATCACAACACGTCTCGGCGTGAACATTAGTGAGTTCCGTCAGGGTGGGGACTTCTGGAAGATTACTGATATCTGGGACCAGACTGCTACATTCAAGATGCGAGCAATGGGTATCAGTGAAGCATTCCTTAGTGGTGAAGCGAACTATGATTCCGGTGCTGCTGGCCTGACGATTTTCGTTGAAGCTATGCGAGCGTTCCGTGATCATCTGACGCGCAAGATCTACTACGAGAAAGTATTCCCTGTTATCAGCCTGATGAATGGCCTTGCTGTTCAGCGTAACGGTAAGATCATCAAGAAGAACGGTATGATGGACGGCGGTCTAACTGAAATCATGTACAGACTGAATGACGGCAGCAAGCTGTTTATTCCGAACGTACACTGGTCTAAGCAACTGCGTCCTGACGTTGATCAGGCGATGATGGAAAACCTTCGTGCTATGACTGAGCTGGGTGTTCCTGTTCCGCTTCGTGCTATCGCTGCTGCTGGTGGTTATAACTTTGATCAGATTCTCATGGATCAAGATGAAGACCTCGCAATGCGCCGTAAGATTATGGCGTATAAGAAACGCATGGCAGAAATCGACAAAGAGTTTGCTCTGCCTGAAGGTGGCGCAGAAGGTGCTGATAGTTTCAGTTCTGTTAGCTCTCTGTCTAAAGATGCGAAGCGCGATCTCAAACGCCGTCAGCAACACATCGCTGGTGTGGGTCTGTCAAGTGCTGTACTTGGCGGTGAACGTCGTAAAGGCTTGAAGCGCGACTACGGTGAGCACTCTGAAATCTTCGAAGTCGGTAAGACAGGTAAGAAGAAACACGTCTTCCGCCAGAACGTTGCTAACTCCAAAGCTAACGATGCAATCTGGAAAGCTGCGAAGAACTACGAAGCCAACAAAACAATGCCGCTGGATAATGGTAAGGTATCATTCGAACCAACTCAGCAAGAAATTAGGGCAATGTCGAGGGTCCGTTAATGTATCGCTTTCAAACATGTCCTGTTGAAGGTGAAGCGACGAGGGTGGTGTATCGCCACCCTAACTTCTCCGATTATGGTCTTGCGTTAAACGTTGATCGTGATGGTGAGCAGGATTCCATTACGTGTAACATCGTTACTGGTGTAATTGATGGTCAGTCAAAGCTTGAAATACTGACGGATCACTCAGTTCCGCTTGATGTGCAAATCTGGGCTTTTGCAGCCATGAACCGCATACGCAATTCTGTAAATACAGATAGCAGTCTCAATCTTGATGCGCTATTCCCAAACAATGGCGGCATCTTATATTATACCGTAAATCAGGAGAGTACATCGTGAGTGGATTATTCCCGCACAACGTTGTTGAACAGAAAGAAGGTTTCGTTTTCATCGTTGCGCCTGCTGACGAAGACGACGAAAATGCAGTAGAGCTTGCCTCACAGGCTCAGTCAATCCTCGAAGATAGCTGGCAGCAAGCGCCTTCGAATTTGACAGCGGAAGAAGTGCGCGATCCTGAAGAAGCAGAACTGATCTACGCAGACGCGGTTCAGTTGCTGGAAGAAGCAGACTTCGAAGAGTGTGCTCAGTTCTTAATCACAGGCGTCATCGTCATCGGCAAGCTGGTAATCGTTAACGCGATCATGGCCGGCGAAGATATCGAAGACGAAGAGGGTGATGAAGATGATTCCCTTGAGGCCGACGAAGACGACTTCGCCTAATGTTTGTAGAGAGGATCTTCGGGTCCTCTCTAATCTTACAGACATGAACGTTGTGTTAGCAGTGAAGTATCTTGCGAACATGCCTCACGACAAAGCGAAAGCATTGCTTGCATCACTGCGTAATGAGGAAGTAACTCAACTCTACAACTTCTCGGTACCACAATGACTACACTCAATGAGGAGCAATCCTCAGATAGCGCAAGGCATCGCATCTTTTTCCGGCAGCCGAAACGAGTACCCTCCTTCGATACAGCTTTCATAAATGCTTCTCACAAAGAAGGTATGAAGCTGCTTCTCTCGGCTGCTCCTGAACATTGTCAGATCATTGTGTTCACGAACGGCATCGGTGCTGCTTACGCCATGAAACGCCTCTTTAAGCGAAACTTCCATCTGAATTCTTTTGCTCTGCAATACGATCTGCGCACTCTAACGTTCACAGGTCAGGTCGCATATCAGTTCGTATGCGGTGGCTCTGTGCGTGACCCGTTATCTCGTTACTTCTGTGCTGGTGATTCTTACTTGCATGAGATGGGTCAAAGTACACCCGGTTCCGAAGACGTGATTGATATGTTCTGCCTCGGTCAGAAGTTTCATGATGCGTTAGTTAAAAGAGGACGTGGGCGCTCTCTCGTATTTGCGGAGGAACAATGAGTAGATCATTTGACTCGATAGGCAAGACGCCTACACCAGGGTCAGGTATCCCACCAATGAAGATTAAGTACGGTAAGAAGCCTATGCTTCACATCGTTGATGCTTCGAACTGGATGTGTCGTGCGTACTTCGCTACACAGAAATATCCAACGTATGCAAAAGACGGTACGCCTACTTACGGCCTGCGCCAGTTTTTGTTCATGGCTCAGACGTTAATCGACATTGCAAACAAAGACCCGAACGGTCCATACTTAGCTTTCTGCTTCGACCCAGGTTCTAACGAAACGTGGCGTTACCGTGCTATTCAGCAATGGGCAGAAGATAAGAAAAAGAAATACATTCGTCAGGTGTTTCCCAAGAGCAGCGACTATAAGGGCAATCGTGATCGCTCTAAAACGCAAGAGCTTGGGATTCAGATGACGATGGCTCGGGACATTCTATCACACGCTGGTTATTACGTTGGACTTAAACGTCCTTACGAGTGTGATGATATTGTCGGTACGTTGAGCGACCGCTTCAAGCTTGATTACTTGATCAAGCTGTATTCGCGTGATAAAGACTACGTGCAACTTGTAGACGACAAGAACGTTGAGCTTATCATGCAAGCACAGTCGAATGCAGAAGAACGTCGGTTCACACTCAAAACATCGAGAGACTTCTTCGGCGTGCCTGCTAACCGTGTCATTGATATGCTTGCTCTGTGTGGTGATGGTGTGGATAACGTGCCAGGACTTCCTGGTATGGGTGAGAAGACTGCGACTGCACTTATTCATAAGTACGGAAGTGCTCTCGAAATCCGTGACGCATTGCTCAGTGGTAAACTCAAATCCAACGCATCTTGGGCGAAAGCACTTACGCTCAAACAACCTGCGATGGACATAGAACTGATGCTAGAGCTGGTGACGATTGATCGTAACGTCCCGACTCTGCCTCAATCAATCGAAGCGTTCAGCCCTAAAGCTGCAAACAACATTGTCCTCAAACAATTGAAGAAACAGCTTGGTCTGAAAAAACTACTACACGTCTAGAGGTTCACTATGACGGTTAACGATAAACAACTACAGGAATGGTTGAGTGCGGCGCAAGTCGCATTCACTATGGGAAGTCGTCACACAGATAAAGGTCTTGCGCTTATCCTTGCTATCCACAAGGACGTGTCAACCAATAAGCCAGATCAGGTTGCTGATTTCCTTGATGACCTTGCTTCTGAAATGCGTATGTACGATTTGATTCGTCGTCGCTTCAAACCAGAGCTGTACACTGACTTTGCTGTCGGTGTTGATGTTCAGATCTATATTGCATACATGGCTCACTCGCCCGGCGAAGCTGTTATGGCTATGACGTATCTGCACCTGAATAAGTGCAAGAACATTAAAGACATGGTCAAACGTCTGCTGCCGAACGGCTACCCCGCTAATGACGCGATGGGCCTGTTGTGGAATCTCCAGAAAATTCAGAAAGAGCGCGGCTCACTCGACCCTGACAATATGGTAGACTACCCTAATACTGTAAATAGTCTGTACAACAGCATTCACAATTCGGGAGCGAAGTAATGGACTTATCTGCGATTGGTTTCGCATCGAAGCAGTTCCGAGTTATTCCTGTGGAGAAGGGTAACTTAGTGACTGACTTCATTCAAGGCAAGTTTCAAGTCATTGGTGTTGAGTGTAATACTCGTGGTGCATACGGCTCTCCAATTCAACAGAGCTTATCGCGCCGTTTCCCTGAGATGGCTAAGAAGATCGCAGACATTGATTATAACCAAGTTATGATCGGTAAGACAGTGATGCTTCCAGTTCAGACCCAGCATCGCCGTCGTTTGTTCGTAGCGAACATGTTTATTGCACGGGGATTTGGGTTAGGTCAGAACGATGATGTTAAGACAGGTCCTGTCAATCGTTTCTCCGAACGCCATTTGATTCAAGCGCTTGAAAACTTACTGGAACAATGCGAGAAGATGAACATCGCACCAGACAAGCAGATTGCGGTTCAGCGTGTGTATGGCGGATTAGGCGGGGTTCCTTGGTCAGAAGTGTGTCCAGTGTTGGATAGTGTTTGTGAAAAGCACAAGTTCAATCTTCTCGCATACTTGCCGAAGAACTATGATACTAACTTTGTGCGGGGTTCTGCGCGATAACTTTGGGGTGTATTGATGAACACAATACGCGGATTCGATTGGTTGTTCTACGGAGACGGTACCGATAGCGGCCAAAATTCAATAACGAGTGTCGTGTGTGAACCACATGCGAAATCAATGCAGATCGAGATCGTGCGTGGTTGCGCTCGACCTGTAATTCAAGCGATACAAGAAAACGATATCTTGTATGTTCAGATCCCAGAGGGTCTTTATCGACTGCGTTACGCCTGCTCTTTCCGCAAGCTTGATTCAGCAGTTTTCCCACAAGAGTTAACGTCAATCAAGTTGAAGCTGGTTGAACTAGATTTCTTAGCGGGCGTCACAACTCACGATAAGACTCTGGGGTAACTCAAAATGATTACAGTAAAGAACATTGAGCGCCGTTTAAAAACTATAGATTATACCAAGCCGAACCCTCCACAGGAACTGCTTGAGTCCCTTGTAAAAGATGGTCGTTCCCGAATCTTGAAGTCAGCACAAGAAGATTGCCTGTGCAGTCTTTCTAATCGCTACTTTGAGTTCTGTCTTTCGCAAGTCGGTTCGTTCTGTACTGCACCTTATAATGCAGTTGAGATAGCGTTGCGCATTGGTGTGCAGCCTATCTATGTAGCCGCTGCGATTTATATTTATGGCTTGGACTGGCAGCAAAAGTTCTTGGGCCTTAAACGATTCGACCGCCTTGACCGTGGTGAATACACAGTGTGGAAATCTTCTGATGCTTGGTTTAACCTTGCTGAATGCAAACACCGTGTAGAATCCGTTACTAATGCGCTGTCTGGTCCGCAGTTTGTCTTGCGTCAAGCTGTGCGTCGCGGTGATATGATTGCTATCTTGAAGATCGCTGAAACGAATCCGCATCGCATGATGTCCATTCTGCCTCAGCGTCGTGGTCTGCTGTACGATGACCCTCGCATGTCTCTTGCTAAAAAGAAACGTGAGCAAGAAGCCGCAGCGTCAATTGCAAAAGGCATCTCTACGAATAAGCCTGTCGGTCGTAGTGAGTACGGTGATATCGACTATCAGTTTAATGGCGCGTTGCATAAAGCTGAAATGGGTCGCACAAGCGTTAGCGGTATTGAGTGGTCTGAAAAGAAACCTTTATTCTAACGGAGCAGTAAATGGATCGTAATAAATTGAAGTTGTTGATGGACAGTCTCAACGGTAACTTCTCCGATATTGATGCAGACCTGATGGACACAACTGTAGGCAATCTCACTCGTTCTGAAAAGAACATTGTGTTCCTCGTTAGCGCAGAGTACATCACTCAGCATATGATGAATCTCGGTCGTGCTGTCGAGAAGGCTAACGCTTCTTGGTTCGAGCCTATCGAAAAACTCGAAACGCTGAAAGAAGGTTTGTTCGGTTACGTTAACGGTGTTCCTGTGTATAGCAACTGGATGCACATTACGCCAGACGAATCTGTTAATCATAAGCGACCACTGCTTGGCGTTTACTTCACAGACAAGAACATGATCAAAAGACTTCCCTTAGAAGCTTTTTGTGATTAAAATCTGCGAACGGTAATTTTGTTCAGTCAAAACAAATAACGGAACATCACATGAGCAATGTAGATAAAACAATGCCTCAAGGTAAGTGGGAATTCAACGAGCCTGTTGCTGCTGTGTTTGATAACATGCTGGCCAACTCTATTCCTTCTTATGACCGTATGCGTGACCTGACGTTTCGTCTGGGTAAACGTTTCGTAACACCAGGCTCAGCTATTGTTGATCTCGGTGCATCACTCGGTCGTGCTATCGAACCATTCTGTGAACACTTCGGTCCGTACATGTATCATCATGCAGCAGACCGTCCTGAACCTGATTCTGAAACAGGCAATCTCTATTCGCTGTATGAGACTGCTCCTGCAATGCGTGAGCGTCTCGCACAGAACGCAGTGTTGAACGCAGCCGAAGCGAAACTCGAATCAGAATCGCTTGTGGACGTTGATACGTTCCGTTTCAGTGAGCAAGTCGAATGCTCTTTGATTCTCAGCGTGTTAACTTTGCAGTTCACTCCGATTGAACACCGTCAGCACATTCTGGAAAAGGTCTATGACTCTTTGCAGTCTGGTGGTGCATTCATTCTCGTTGAGAAAGTTCTCGGGGATGATAATTATCTGGACAAGCTGCTGGTAGATACCTACTACAGCATGAAAGGTGATAACGGTTATTCACAAGAAAGCATTGCGACTAAGCGCAAGTCACTCGAAGGTGTTCTCGTTCCAGTGAAAGCCGCGTGGAATGAAGAACTGCTCCGTAAAGCGGGCTTCAATCGCGTCGAATGTTTCTATCGCGATCTCAACTTTGCAGGTTGGATTGCTGTTAAATAAATCTGTAAACAGTAGAGGTTAGAGCATGAGTTCTACAGCGGCCATACGCGAGAAAGTTCGCTCGGCATTATTTGCGAGTCATAACAAGCCTGTCGATATGCGACAAGCGTTGATGGACACTTTGAGTTGGATTCCGAAAGAAGACCAAGTTACTGTGTTCATGTCGGGTGGCATTGATAGTCATGCTTGCTTGTTTGCTTGCATCGACCTAGGCCTCAAAGTTAACGTGCTGTCGTTCACACTCGACTCACACGAAAGCTCTGACTTCAAGGCAGCGAGACACGCAGCCGAAGTTTTCGACCTTGACTTCACGCCGATTGTTCTTCCAACGAACGAAGCCCATCTGAAAAGCTGGGTACGTTTCGCAGTACACAAGCTCGGGCTCACGAACAAAAGTGAGATCGAATGTTCTTGGCCGCTGTACACCGCAATCCGTCATCTTGAAGGAAAGACCAAACATATCGTACTCGGTCTTGGCGGCGACTCGTACTTCTTAATGGCAAAGAGCGCTTCGATGCACTGCAAAGACTTAGTGTTAGAGCAACGTCGAAAAGCTACGCGCCGTGTGCTGTCTCAGAACGTTCTCGTTAAGCGTGAAGCTTTTGCTCGTGGTATCTACGCGCATCTTCCGTACTTCGAGTTCGGTCGCACTTACGCAGAGCTGCAAATGGAAACCGACTTTAAAAAGATCAACAGTCCGCAGAAGTCGTTTTACAATCAGGCATTCCCTGAGTATCGCAAGCGCTGTAAAGTACGCGGCCACCAAAACTTCCAGCTGGGTGACACTAACATTAGCGGCATCTTTAGCGACGTGTTGTTGAAGTCCGACTGGAACACAAGAAACTTGAAAGCAATCGTTGGCGTATACAATGACGTTGCATCAGGAATCTGTAAATAGTAATTTGAGTAAGCACTGATAATCAGTCTGCTCTTAACATAAACCCAAATCCTTAAGGAGCGCATCATGCGTCATATCGACCCAGCAGTACGTTTTAACGATCCAGCCATCACTGACCCAGCAGCCCGTTTCGATCCGGCCGACCCTGCTGATCCAGCAATCGGTTTTGATCCGGCTGACCCAGCAGATCCTGCTGACCCGGCTGCTCGCTTCTAATAGCGAAACTTAATACAAGGGGGCTGCTCATTGCAGTCCCTTTTTACTTTCCTGTTGAGGAACGTGCTATGTCTTTTGAGCTTGTAAACATTCTGCCGATACTGTCGCAATCAACTACAGTTCATCGTGCAGCCGACGGCACTGATGTTCACATCGTCCGAAACTTCTTCACACATACGGAATGCGAAGCACTAATCGCTGAGGGCATTCAGTATCTCGAACCGAGCCGTGTTGGTGGACCGAACGATACAACTAAGATCGATAAAACAGTTCGCTCGTCCTCTACTGCGATGTTAAGCGAAGTATCTCAACACCCTGCTGTACTCGAAGCTATTCGTCGCATTGATGACGCATACGGTTACCCACATCTGTTCAGCAACCCGCTGCAACTCAATCGCTATCAAGTCGGTGAAGAGTTCGTAGCGCATCACGACTGGCATGACCCTGTTCGCCAGCATGATCGTATTCAACGTGAAGGCCAACGCACTTGGACCTTCTTGATGTACCTCAACGATGACTTCGAAGGCGGTCAGACTGAATTCCCGTTGATGGATCTCACAGTAACTCCTGAGCGCGGTATGCTTGTTCTGTGGAACAACTTGCTTGTTGACGGTTCAGTCAATGAGACAACGCTACACGCATCGAAGCCTGTAACGTCAGGTACGAAGTTCATGATGACCAAATGGTTTAAGAACAAAGTGCTGTGATAATCTTGGGTAGCTAAGGCTGCCCATTGTCGTATCTAAGGTTCAGGAAAGTCTGTAAATACAGAATAAGATTCCTCTGAGGATAACTCAAATGATAGTTCGTATTATTGACGGAGATATTGGTGCGACGTATGTTGCCGAGCAACTGCAAGCTGCTGGCATTGAATGTACAGTGCATTCACCAAACAATCCCCGTGCTCGTGCGCGTTATGCGCCTTATCCTTCTATGTCTATTAGTCTTGACCAGCTTCTTATCGAGCGTCACATCGGTGATGTACTCGGTACGTATCGCGGTATCTTCCTGATTAGTAGCTATGCAGGTTCTTTGATTGCAAACAGCATGATTGATCTTTGTGGTCAGTCCAACAATATCATTACGTGTGATAAACTCGACTGCGGTAATGTTCCTGTTGCAGCCACCAAGCTTTCTGTAAATATCTATCAGAAGCAGCGCAAGCTGGCTCGCATCGCTCGTCGTGTTCCGCACTATGAGTCCGACCATGAGTTTATCATTGCGGATAATACGGTTCAGGCTCTCTCGTATCCAGAGCTAGTACAGAAAGAAGATATCGAACTTAACAACAAGCCGAAGTTTCTTTCTAGTCCTTCGCTGATCGTTGCTGCAAAGCGTCTGGGTATTAAAAGCAACACGTACCATAACTATGCCGGCCTTGTGAAAGAGTTTCTCGCCGCGCGGTAATGAGGATAAGATGATTAATCGCTTCCAAATGAAAAAGACTCCGACACTTGATGCTTGTCAGTGGAACGGAGAGAACGTTGAAGAGATGGACAAATTTCTCAACGGTAACGGCTACGTTGTTGGTCGTTATGTGCAACTCGGTGTTCTTGATGATCACGGAGTACCGACTATCGCTAACGTGTCTGTGGGTAACTATGCAGTGCGTCACGAAGACGGTACGGTTGAAGCAATGACAGCGACCGAACTGTTTGACAAATATGTATTGGCTGACTGAGGTACATGATGAACCTGTTTTCTATTCTGAAACAGCAAGTGAAGAAATCGCTGACGACAGAAGCAGCGCTCGAACCAGAAGTACGCGCACTGTTTGACTGGCGTTACTCTGTAGACGTCAAAGGTCAGATGTACATCATCGGTAAGACTGGCGCGAACACCTGCTTCTATATCGAACCGGGGACAGTTGAGCCTACCGCATGTTATCCTGATGCGTTGCTGGCAAAAATTGACGAGTGGGGAACAGCGAAATATGTTTCCTACTCCGTGTTCTTCAAGCACTTCGATAGTCCTGTTGCAGAGAATATCAAGACGCTTGAGAAAGCACAGACGGGTAAGCCGAAGAAGTTTAAGAAGGGTTACTTCATCTGTGGTCTGACGCCGAAAGGCAAACGTGTGAAGTTGTTCAGACTGCAACAGGGTCTGAGCGGTATGCAATGGGTTGCAGTGGAGCCTAAGAAATAATGTAGGAGAGTACGATGAAACAACAACTGCTTGATCGTGGCTTCGACCACGAACGATATCATTGCTGGTTAAGTGAGACACAGATGACTGTGCCTCTATTCGGATTTGATCGTCAACTTCATGGCGTTCAAGTCTACACACCAGACGCACCGAAACAAACGTCGAATCCGAAAGATGCTCGTTACTTCACGCGCACGTTCGGTGGCAAGCAGTTGGTGTGGGGAACAGAAATTGAACCTATACGGGTCGACCGTATTCTTAACTGAGTCCGTGTTCAAGGCATGTGCTGTTCATCGTCTTGGACTCAACGCTTGGTCTGTATTAGGTTCTAATGTCAACGATGCTCTGTACCTTCAACTGCGTCTGCTTGGCCTGAGATTTGTCTGTCTCGGTGATGCGGATAAAGCTGGTGAAGAGTTCAGTCAAACGTTTGGTCTTGGTGCAGTATCAAAAGACCTTGACGAAATGACTGACGCAGAGCTACTGGATTTAACTCGTCCTTTCTTGAGGTAACTATGGAACATAAAGTAAGAATCCGTATCATCGGACCTGTCGGTTGCGGCAAGTCAGAGGTGTACGTGCAATTGGTGAAAGCTCTCGCTATGACCAACGCGCGTGTTGTGCATCAAGACCCTAAAGCTTGGGACCTGATTGCGCAGACTACAGGCAAAGATGCCTTCCAAGAGTTTCAATTCAATCCAGAAGTAACGATTGAAGAAGTCTGCATTCGCACCGACCCGAAAGCGTCACAGAATCCGATCATGCAGTTCTTTGCGTATGCGCATCTGCCTCCACATCTGCAAGGCGTTAGCCGTGAGATTGCGCTTCTCGCTCAGGAAATGGATCAGCGTCTGCCACAAGGACCTGAGAAATCTGCCGGTCTGCGTAAGTTGCTCGAAGCGAAAGACTGCTTAGTACGGTCGCTTGTACGCGAATGATCGTATCCGCAGACAACTGCCCTCCACTTAACGGCGCAGCGTATTGGGAACGCAGTCAAGATCCGTATCATGTTGATGCGTTCCCAAACGAAGAAGCTATCACAGGTCCTGGCATCGCAACAGGCATTCGTGCGTCTGGCTGGATGGCTATCGGCTGGCATGAAGACTGTCTCGCTTTTGTTGCGGACGGTTCTGAGTATGAAGATGATGGTATCGACTACATCCACTTCATAAGTTTTAATGGACATGAAGTGCGTATCCCTCGTGATGCACCATATCTGTCTGAACTTATTCAGCGCCATATCAGCTACATCGAGGCTAAAGCTAAAGCCAAACCTCGTAGCGTTCTGTGTCTGCTGCGCTCAATCTTTTATCCTGTTCGAAACTAAGGAACTCCAATGCGTCACACGCTTACGTGCAGTAAAGAAGGTGAAACAGAATATCGTATCACATCAGGTGCGGATTTCAGTTCACGCTATTCAAGCCCAGAACTCTTGTTTGAAACTGCGCGTGAGCTTGGCATCGGTCTGACTGATCAAGAACAGAAATGGTTCCGTGAACTGTCTGATCGTTGCCTCGGTGATCTCTCTATGGAGATTCAGAAGTTTGACACTGAGGAAGAGGTTGCAGATGAACTCAAAAACTTGACGCACAATCAAGGCTTTGAAATCTCTGAGGACGTGTACGATGATTGCATTGCAGTAAAGTCTATCATCCACGTATTCGCTTTCACTGAAACGCAGAACGGCTTCTACGACTTCATTGCATCGACAACAACCGACGCCTTAGAAGCAGCGCATGGCTTCATCTTCGAGTAACAATACAGGGTGCCTTAGGGTGCCCTTTTCTGATCGTATACAACCAAAATAAGCCTAAAAGGACCGAGTAGAATCATGCGTAAGGCGTATAAAACGATGCGTAGGCAGCGTAGAAACACCACCTTTTTCTTGAGCAGTGCATTGCGCTTGAAATCTGTAAATACTGATAAAGGAGAGATAAATGACAGCAATAAGCCCAATCCGATATCAAGGAAATAAGCGCAGCCTAATACCCTTGATTTTAGAGAACGCTCCTTCTGTTAAGGACTGTTCTCGTTTCATTGATGCGTTCGGCGGTAGTGGTACTGTCTGCTTGAATATGCCTCAACCGTTTCGCGTGTACAACGAACTCAGTCCTCAGGTGTTTGAGATCGTCAAGATGCTGTCAGAGCAAGACCCGAAGAAAACTCTGTCACAGATTAAGCGTGTTGTGAAACACTGGGCGCTGACGAACAGTAGTGAGACGAGTTACGACGACTTCCGTGTTCACGTCCAGAAGAAGCGTACCCCGTTACTGCATTATGTTGCGCACAGACACTCACACTCCAACATGCTACGCTTCAATCAGCAAGGCATATACAATGTGCCGTTCGGTGCTCGTGGTCTGATTGGAAAGTTCGATGAACTTGAGCATGAGCTTGTGCAATTCCATGAGCGTATGCAGGGTGTGCATCTGACTAACCTGCGCTACAATGACTTGCTCGGTCGAGTGAATCACCAGCTTAACAGCAACACGTTCTGTTACTTCGACCCACCGTATCTGGCAAGTGGTGCAATGCAGTACGGAAAGTGGACTGAACGCAATGAGCGTAACCTGCTTTCGATGCTGGAACATCTAACTCGCCTTGGTGTTCCGTGGATGTTGAGCAACGTTGTCGAGCACAGACACTTCAAGAACGATTTGTTGAAACGTTGGTTGAAACGTTGTGCAACGACCGTACTCTATCCGAATAAAACATACGCACTGGCAAATGGTCAAGGCGGTTCACACGGTACTGTTGAAATTTTAGCAATGAACTACTAAGAGGTTGCTATGGAAGATATTCAAAAGCAGATTGAAGTGTTGAAGACAATCCGCATTGATGATATTGGTGCATTCAAAAGCATTATGGATTATATCCATGCAGCACCAGCAGATCAGAAGCCTACAGAAGAGATGCAGAATCAGATCTGCGCTAGCCTCAAACTCAACTACGACCACTGGCGCTATTATAACGAACTGGTGTTGGTACTGTCGTACGGTGTGCCGTCTGCGCTGACTGCAATAAATATTGCATGTTCGATGTTCAACGGGCCTGACATCCGTGAGATTCTTGAGCGCTTTCAGCACGTCGAGAAAGAGCTTATCATCACTGCCGCTGAAATCGGTTTCGAATGGTTTCAAGATAACAACAGGCTGATAACTGCGCGTAAAGCGATTGACAACTTGGTGTCGTTGTACGTTCTGGATAACCTCGGCGAAGACGAACATACACGCTGCATTGCTTTCCCATCTATGCCTGAGATGCACCCGTATCTTGTGCAGGTGTTTGAACTCGCAGACAAGTACGGTCTGAATAGTCCTGGTTTTTGGCGCACTGCGTACAGGACGATTGGTCAAACTGATCGCAACTTCATGCTGGATTATCCGACTGACCTGTCTGAAAAACAGAACCCTGTTATCAAGACAGATATCGGTACAATCTATTTGCTTGCTGCACCTAAACGCGGTGACACTAACAGCAATCATCTTCGCTCTATCTGAGGCGCTCATGGCCAGAATTTATATCTCTGATAAATACGAGGGTGACTTAGCGAATCACCCTGCTGTGTTGTTGCTGTCACTCAAGATAGGTGGTGCTACTGCCCAAAGTATTTCTGGCCGTGATCTGTATCGCTATCTTGGTCTTAGTAAATGCTACACCGCTTGGATTAAAGATGGAGTTGAGGACTGTGGTCTTATCGAGAACGAGGACTATGTAGTCGAGTGGTTCAAGTCTGATGCAAATGGTCACTCCATAGAACACAAGTTCACTCAGCTTGCTGCTGTCGAGATCGCTATGCGCAGCCGCAGTCCTTTAGCTAAACGTATTCGCCGTTCTGTTTGCAGACGTGACGGCTTCATTAAATTTGCAGGAGAGTAAAGTGGAAAACGAAAACGAAATGCGCTTTGAACCTAAACATGTTGTTAATGGTTTTCAGCTTAATGCAGGTAACGTCCGACTGATGGCGTATGCTCTGGACTTAACTCGTCTTGGTGCAAAGCTTGGCCCTGACTTCTGGGAGAAACATATTATCTCTGATCAGGAAGAGCAGGACATTATGATGAAACTCAAGGTCAAAGGTCCTGTAATTCATTCGCGTAACTTTGACATTTTCGAATCACTCGAACGCTGCCGCTTGAATGCTGCAATCGTTCTCGATGCCTTGTACTCAGGGTTCAATCAGTACGCTGATGCACTGCACCGTGTGATCTCAAACAATGAAATGCCTGTAGCCAGTTTGAAAACAGTTGGTGCTGAATATTTCACACGCACTATCAGCACATCGGATTTCGAACTGTGTACGCGCAGTCAGGCTGCAATGCTCGTAGACTACGAACCGATTGTGATTGAAGTTGATCGTGATAACTTCGTACTGTCTGGCAACTGGCACGCCATCTCTTTTGCTGATGCTGAGTCGCGTCTGCAACTGTATCACAAGTGGTTGTTCAATCATACACTGACCACTTTCCGCATGAAGCAGATTCTTAATCTTCATCTGCGCACCGCATACCCTGAGTCTTTCGGAGGCTGATATGAACGAAGAACATATTGAAGCACTGCGTGAACGTCTGGCTAAAGCTTTGGGTTATGTACTCAAATGCGGTGACAAGACAACTCCAAGCTTTACGAGTGTCGGTCTAGGCTTCTATGTCGATGCAGAAGGTAAAGATGTGTGTTGGGTTTCTGACTGGTTGCCTGACTCGCCTGATAAGATTTTGCAAGTGATTGAGCGATATGGCTTGTCTGTCGAACGTGTTGCAAGCCCTAACCAGCGACCTCAATGCGCAAGCGAAGTCAAATGGGAATATCATGTCTGGTCACGCATGGTAATGTATCGTAATCTCTCAAGCGATGCGCACAGATACCATCGAGTTAAAGGCGCTCGCGTGACTGCGAAAGACCTGACGACTGCTGTTCTGACTTGGGCTGTTCTCCGTGCTGAACATGTGCTTGCCTTGAAGCAAGATGCACTAGCCTCAGATCAATACAACTTCGACCGTTTAAAGGAAAAAGTTTATGTATCAGAAGCTGGACACGAAGAAGCCTGACGACGATGCAGTCCGCAAAATGTATCAAGCCCGCAACCAACTCGTTGAACAGAAGATGCGAGAAATCTGGGCTATGCGTGGTTGGACTATTGATTGGGACTGGCATTGTGGATTTTGTGACGATGCCGAGTTCTTGTTTGATACTGAGGGCAAGCGTCTATATCCCATAGAAAACGGTATTCCTCATGAGACGTCAATCGCTACGTTGCTGGACAAGCATAAGCTGAATGTCACGTACATGAAGAAAACTGTAAAGATCATAAACAAGCAAGCTGATAACCCTGTTACGGGGTCTGGTGATTGCATTTATATGGCATACATCAATTGGCTACTAGCTTTCGAAAAGCAGAAATTTGAGGAGAAGAATAAGTGCGCTGCGAATTAACCGAACTGCCTATCGCTGTCGATCAAGCAGAAGCAATCATGGCCAGCGTGTTTGCTTTGGCGGTTGCTTCTAAATCAAAACGGCGTGCTACTGCTGCAATGATGATTCAATTCATTGACGGCTTTCCGATGATCAAAAGCAGCGGCGTTAACGGTACTGTGCCGGGTTCGTCAAACGTTTGTGAAACACCAGACCTGCTGACAACGCTGCCTCATGTTATTCATGCGGAAGCGAACTGCCTCGACCGTCTGAATGACTACAACTCTCTGGTGACTGACCAAGACATTCTGTTTTGTACAGACAGTCCGTGTCCAGATTGTTTGCGTCAACTGACAGACGAAGGCGTTAAGACCGTTGTGTATGCGCGTGAGTATCGCCTGACTGATCATCTCGACGCTTCTGATATTCGCATGTTCTGCCTCGATCTGAAAGCTGTTGAACAGCGCATGATTCGCAGCATCGAACGTATGTCGGAAGTTATCTCTGCAACACCGAGTGTCTAACAGACCAATAACGTAAGGGTAAAACCAAATGAATTTTTCTCCGTGGAATGTGAATCGTGATGGGCATCTCCTATCTGATGAAGATATCAAACGCATAAGAACGTTTATGGACGAACAGCGTGGACGTATTATGCGCGAGTTTATGGACGTAGCCAACATGCCGCCTGATATGCCGCAAGATATCTTTCGTAAAGGCAATAAGAGTGGCTTCTCTGCAACTGGTCGTGTTGTAGCGCACGGTACAGGTCGTTACTCGCGTTCACCTGATAACATTCCACGCGACGGCATTCTCAAGATGCGTAACATGGTCAAGGTCGATTTAGATGATGTGATGCTACAACATCATTCAGATGACTTGTTTAGCACGATTGTCAAAAAGTACGCGGACGATTCGCTTGCTCAGACGATAGCAGAAATTCACGGTGCAGAAAGTCATTCTGGTCCTAAAGGTCCTGATGGTGCTTCTCGTGCGTTCAGACTCGGACAAGCTCCCGAACGTCGTCGTATTAATCATGACGGTACTATCGACGTTTCAGATATTCCTCCAGGTACTTCTGTGGATATCGAATATCATTCTTACCAGTTAGATGCGCAGCGTAGTTCTGTGTTGTCTACTGTTAATGCACAAGCTATGGCTCGAATGATGGAACGAAGGGCTAGTGGTAAAACTGCCGTGTGGTCTGCTGATCGTCGTGACCGTGCTGCAACACCAAAAACGAAACGAGCTGCTCTGCGTAAGAAGTCTGCCGCACAGAAGAAAGCCCGTAAGCAACAACGTTCATAAGGAACAACATGGACACGTCATTTGATAAATCAATTGCAGACGCACTGGCCAAAGCACTCGGTGTTCCTGCTCATATGTTAGATGCGACTGCTGACCAAGATGCTATCGCTCACTATCAAGCGCAAGACAAGCATACGAAACGCAAAGTCGTGTGTGGGCTGGCTTTGCTTCAACTTCAAATTCCTGATGATATGCGCTTCGACTTGTTGAACAATCATCTCGAAGAAACCGAACAGCTTATCAAAAGTTCGTTCGAGGAACTCACAGCAAGTCTGGTCAATGTACTGGCTCAAGACCAAGACTCTGCTAAATCATCGCAACTCAATGGTGTTCGTCTCGCTATGCTGATGAATATCCTTGGGTTCGATAACGATACCCTTAAGGGTGTGCTACTCAGTCCGATGGCAACTCAAGCTGCTGCGATTGCTTCAACGGGCTTGAACGATATTGGACTGAAAATCCAACAACTGTACGACGAGAAAAAGTAATGAGCCAACCAGACAATCCACTTGCGAAGTTCTTTGATGAAGAAGCATCTTTCCCTGGCCTAGATGAAGCACAAGATCGCGTAGATGCAATGCGTGACGGTGGCGGCGAAGCACTGGAAGATGGCGAAGCTGATTGTGACGGCTGCAAGATCTAAAACCATTGGGGTGGCTGTGTGCTGCCCCATTTTTGTTTGGAGAACGAAATGGAATCTGAAATTCTAACTAAGGCAGAGCGAGATCATTACCTAGCCGAGATCACTCGCTATCTACATCCCTCTCTTCAACGTGAAGCTTTACTCAAACTTACTGCTGCTCTCGATGCGATTATCGGTGATTCTTGCTTTGCGTTTGTGGACGAACCGACACGTATCTTGATAGACGGTCGTGCTCAAGAGGCTTTTCAGCAATGGGCTTCTGAGTACCCTGACTGTCCTGCGCTCGCGGATAAGTCTCGTTTCTGGGTAAAAGTGGAGTTACGCAAAACCTTAGCTCGGTCTTCTTTCCACATGGGGCTTTCTACTGAACTCTGTTCGCTTTATGCAGGCAACTGTTCTGTAGATTTGACAGCACATATACGCAAGTGGCCTGATCATAAAATTCGAGCGGTATATCATCAGGCTATTTCAAAAGAGGACAACTCAGGTGCAAACAGCATTCCGTTGTAAATCTTGCAAGTACGTTCACATCGGTCGAGTCAGTAGCTGTGACTGTGACAACAAACCCTTTGCGTATACGTTGGTGCATATCATCGACGTACCGGAAAACGAAGACGAAGTGCCTGAATTCAAAAGCTTGATGCACTCACGCGAGCCTCGTTTCGTTAACTATGAGCACGGTAATTTGCTCAACGGAATCTATGCGCATGTAGGCAAACGCGAATCAGGCCGAGCCGATGTTCAAGTCATTGGCAACATGGGCAGCACGTTCGAGAAGCGTGACGTCGGACCTAAGCTTACCGACCTGAACATGAAAGCAAACTGTGTGCTCGCAACAGCAGGTCCTGACTTGCTTGAAGTTGCGTACATGGCTTATCAGTATTTCCACACTAAGCGTCTGGTGCAAGGTTCAAGCCCGCGCGTAGATAATCAAATCAAGTTGCTCGCTGAGGCAATCAAGAAAGCAACTGACCTTTCACCTTTCAGGACTAAACAAAATGTTAGAGATGACGATTGAGTTGGTAAATGCGTGGGCACCTCTGATCTTCTTTGCTGTCGGTGTCATTGGCACTCTCTGGTACTGTGGTCGTACAGACCTACTCAAACTGCGTCGTTCTCAGAAAGAACAGGCTCGTCATGATGCAGCACGTCAGTTCATGGAACAAGGTAAGATCAAAGGTGCGCAAGTCTGGATTCATCGTAAGACAGGCAATGCGTATAACATCCTGTTCCTGACAAACATGTACACCGATAAGCCCTCGTTTATTGTGAATGTTGTCTATTCGAAACACTGGGCGTATCTGTACTCACGTCCTCTCGCAGACTTCCTCGATAAGTTCTACCACGACCCATCAGTTGACAACACACCCGCCACAGGATTTGACGACCTGATGGCTTTGACGCATGATGCTTTAGGTCGTGTTGTTATCGACAAGCCGGAACCTGATTCTATCTGGGTGCGCGTCGATCATCTGCCTGATGGGTTCAAAGAACTTGATGGTGAAATGACTGCCAGCTACAAAGCCAGGTCTGTCGAAGTCACCGTTCAGGAAATCGTCAATCAATCGCCGTCTCAACCATTCGTTTTATATTCTGTAAATGGAGAGCGTGAGCTGTTAAACCTCGATCGTTTCCTCAGAACTTATAAACGTAAGGAACTTGAAAATGTATGATGCCTTTAAGTACATCATGTGTGTATTGAAGGGAAGTAACCGTGAGAACGTAGATGTGTATCTGCCTATCATCTTCCCTCAGCATATCATGCACAGTGATATGAAGGACTGCATGAAGCAATACTCCATGAGTAGTGGCTATCGTGATAACAAATACGATCAGCATATCGAATTCGTATCTGCGGGTTTCATTTCAATGGACATGCAGACGTGCTTCGGCGAATCTGAATCAATGAGCTTGAAGTCTCGACCAGAAGACGCAGAGATCATTCGAACATGGAATCAAAATCATGGAAAAGTTTCTTGAGCTACTGAGCACTTTCTTTGACTCTCCAGCCAGTGCATTCGTCGTGCCTTTCGTTGTGATCAGCTATTTCATCATTGAGCACAAATACGAGAAGCGGACGTTACGTCAGTCCCGCGCTGTGTTTGCTAACGGCTGGGATCCTGCGAAAGGTACAGAGTATAAACACAAGTGGTGGCCGGGTAGACGTTGCAGCATGTGCTACACGTCGAACAGCCCGAACGATAAGTTTGTGCCGAGTGTAGTGATCAACATCGCTGGCGTCGGTGTGCGTGAGATGAATGCTAACAAATTCCGTTCACGCTATAAGGAGATCGTATGATTCCTTATGTGTATCTCGAACAGTCAACAATCGAAACAATGAAGTCTGTATTCGGTTGTGACAAACCTTTCGTCGTTGCCAGCACGATGAACATTGCTGGGCATAAAGGTGATCGTGTTTACTTCTCTAACGGAGCTAACACTGTCATCGTTCCTCGTCTGCAAGGCTTCTCTATTGGTCAGGTCTACTATATCGCACTCGATAACAATGTGTACGAGTGGAAAGCAGGCACTGAATACGATCAACCTCAAGTAACAGATAATGCCGTAGTACAGGCTTATCGCATCACACCTATTCGTTAACAGGACTAACAATGTCAAAACAAATGCTTGACCTCCGCAACCCTCAGGACTTTGCTTTCTTTAACATGCACAGTGCTGATGGCCAGTACATCTCTGTGTGTGACACTATCCTGCGTGAAGGTACGCTTGAGTGGGATGCAGCACGTACAGACGATCAGTGGCAGACAATCATCGGTGTGGGTATGCAGTTGGTCAACACGCTGATCGCTTTCCCTGCGTTGCTGTCTGCGCGTAAGAACTGGGTAGCAGCCGTTGATGAAATGTGCTGGATGGCTCGCGGCGAAACGAATATCAAAACCCTGGGCTCTAAAATCTGGGACGAGTGGGCTGACGAAAACGGCGAGTGTGGTCCAATCTACGGTGAAATGTGGCGACGTTGGCCTGATGTGAAAGCGTTTTTCGATGCAGCTGGTGCTTTACCTGCATTGTGGTCTCCTGATCATATTCGCAATCAAGCGGAAATCTCGCGTATGCGTGAAGACGGATATCTCGAAACTCCTATGTCCGACGGTCGCATTCTGTTTGAAGGTCAGATTGACCAGTTCGCTAACGCACTCGAATACATCATGGCGCGCTCTCGCTCTCGTCGTATTCGCGTTCAGGGATTCAACCCGTCTTATGTGAACATGCAGGGTCTGCCTCCGTGTCACACAGAGTTTGAATTCAACGTTACTCAGGCGACTGATTACGAAACCGCACAAATGAACTGGCGTGGGTTCGCACCTCAGAAAGACAGTCTGCATATCACTGTGCAATTACGTTCTAACGACTGCCTACTCGGGCGCCCCTTCAACATCATGGGCTACAGCGCCATGCACCAGTTGATTGCTAAGTGGGCTGGTCTGAACGTCGGTAGCTTCACGTTGAACTCGACGAACACTCACATCTATACTCACCACGTTGAAGCGTATAAAAAGCAGCGTGAGCAATACGTCGAACTCGAAACGCAGATGAAAGAGACAGGCAATCCGATTCAATATCCGTTGCTGGAAATCTCTGATGAAGTGCTTGGTCTGACTGCAAAAGAACTTCTCGATAACGTGAACATCGACTGGTTCCAGCTTCTCGACTATTCCCCTAAACCTGCTGTTCGTGGACGGGTGACTAAATGAAAAACTTCATGCTGATCAAACGTATCAGCTCTTACCTGTATCTGGGCTTTGCAGAAAACATCCCTGACATACCTCGTCGCGGTGTTGAGAAGTTCGAAGTGCTAATTCCTGACGGCCGCGAGGGTGAGAACGAACCTATCCTCCAAATGACCGCGCGTTGTATCTATCATCTGCCGCATAACTGCTTCCTGATCAGCATTGCAGAAGGTACCGAAGGACACGAGCACCCTCCGATGATGAAGTCTCACTGCAAGTACAACATGGAACTGTTCCTGCGTTCTGACCATGGGCGTGAGATGATCGCAGTTAAGCAGATTCTGGATGAATTGCATGATGCAGAAGTGCAGCATCCTCAATGGCCAGAAGAGGCGATTCATGCTGCGTCAATCGTCACGGAAGAGGCTGGTGAGCTGCTGCGTGACTGTGCTACCTTCGAAGAAAACGGCGACCAGCGTCTGATTGTCAACATGCTCGGTGAAGCCACGCAGGTAGGCGCAATGGCAGTTCGCTTTATGAAGAACTTGCCTACTTCCCAACGTCGTACTATCCCTAACAATGCGCTACGCTCAATCCTGGACTCTGACATGACTCCAGAGCAACAACTGATTGAAGTACGTCGCCTGATGAATGACGGAGTTCAGTAATGCGTTTACTCTCATACATCCCAGCTGCAACGACTGGCGTATTCCGTACGTTGCGTGTTCTCGACCTCGGACTTGAACCGAGTAGCGTTGAAGAACTGAAATTGTTCAACTGCGTCTTTAATAATGTTGAAATCGTTAGCACCGAAGTGCCAGGCGTCTCCGACATTCTTATCCGTGATGCGTATAGCTGGCGTGTCGACCCTCACTTCATTCGTCTCGATGCTGAGTACAGTTACTGGTGTGGTAAGCATACGCCTTCCATTGAGCAGATGCTTGATGCGCATATCATGAAAGGTCATGTGCCGGATTTGATCGCGGACTTCGACCAATTCATTGCGTGGCTCAAAGCAGAACTGGCGAAGCTGCCTCGTGTTGCTACAGACGACCTAAAGTTCGCAGGCTCTGAGATGAAGCACGGCAATAACCGTTACGACTTGTGGTTGTTGTTCAAACACTATCTGATGCTTGACGGTCAGATGACTCTCACGCACAGTCCTGAAAACGATATCGGCGTTAGTGACCTGTTCATCTCTGATAAGGGTGTGCGCTGGTGGTTGGTTGAGCACAACAAAACGCTGATGGGCATTGCACATTCATCTAACATGCTGGCTGCGTATATCACGTTTGATACTCGTCGCGGTGCACACTATTCGTTTGTGTATGATGATGGCCAGACAGTTGTACGCCACGTCGATGAATCAGAATTCATGCACATGGCCGTTCACGGACAATTCCCGAAAGTATCTATCACTGAGTCGGACACTGTGTACGATCTCAACTTTGACTTCGCCGAGTTCTTCACTGAGAAGTATCACAAGTACAACAACCACGTATTCATTGGCGGTCACAGTGAAGCTCGCGACCTTGTGCGCTTCATCTGACGGCTAGGCCTCTTGTACAGTAATTTAATCTAACCAAACAGGAGGCCGTATGAATTACGACAAAGCAAAAGATTTTAAACCGTTCAAGTATCTCTCACCTCCTTCTGAGGCACCAGTGCGAGGCTTCTATGGTACTGTCACTCGTTTGCGCACACTGGACGTTAACATAAACGAAGATACAGCCGAGTTCGTCTTTACTAGGGAAGAGTTAGACTCAATGGATCGAGGAACACTGACGTTTCGCGCTAAGGACAGCGGAAGCTCTATCGCAATCAAGAAATGCTCTGTGTCTGGTTTGAAAATGGTAATTACGCTTGAACGAAGAGTGTTGAACTTCGGTAAAGTCCAAGTCGAGTGGAAGAACGTCGTCCACTATGAATGGTAATAACTGTAAATACAGAGCATTCAGTAACTCATAAAGAGAATGTACAATGGCAAAAATTGCTAAAGCAAAAGCAAAGGACGGGAAAAAGAAAGGCGCTATGGCTATTGATTTGAAATCTTTCAAGTCGGCTAAACAGCTTAAAGGCGCTAAGTACAATCCACGTTTCATTACAGACAGTCGCTTGAGCGCACTCGAAAGTTCGTTGGGTAGCTTCGGTGACTTGTCTGGCATCGTGTTTAACAACAGCGTCAGTTCAGGCGTTCTTATCTCCGGTCACCAGCGTCTCAAGTCCATCAACGATTGGGAAACGCGCATCGAACTCCAGCCTACTTCTGACAAGTACGGTACAGTCGCTTTGGGTTACGTTCATGCAACGCATCCGAAGTCGAGCAAGACGATTAGCATTCCTCTGCGTATCGTAAACTGGAACGATAAGAAAGCCGAGTACGCTGCGAACATTGCTGCGAATGCGCACGGCGGTGAGTTCGATAACAAGAAGCTTGCGAATCTGGTTGAGAAACTTGACCTGACTTCAATCAAGCCTCAACTGCTCGGACTCGACCCGCTGGAAATCCGTGGTCTGCAACAGAAGCTGAAATCACAAGCACTTGTTGAAGGCGAGAAACGCGCAGGCAAAACTACTGGTCAGATGAACGGTAGTACGGGCGCATTCAAAGAATACACACCAGATGAAGTCGGCGATAAGCTGTCATGCACCTGCCCACGCTGTGGATTTAAGTTCGAGGGATAATATGATCATCAAGCCGCCTACAATGAAAGAGATCAACGCGCAAGACAACAAGTGGCGTGGCATGAGCTTCTTCGCAGGCTGTGGTGGTTCTTCTACCGGTCTCAAATGGGCCGGTATTAACATCATCTTGAGTAATGAGTTCGTAGACGTGGCGCGTGAGTCTTATCAAGCGAACCACCCATCTACGTTAGTTCTCCCTCACGATATCCGTCGTCTCGACCCGAAGAAGATTATGCAGCACTTCGGGATGGGTAAGGGTGAACTTGATTTCCTCGATGGTAGCCCACCATGCTTCACTGAGAACACTCTGATTCACACTGCTGAGGGGATGAAGTTCATCTCTGATGTTAATGTCGGCGACATGGCAATGACTTCTGTTGGTCGTTATCATGAAGTGTACGATACTATGGTGCGTCCTTATGTTGGTACGATGCACAAGATCGAAACACTGCTCGGCTCGAACAACGCAACGCCTGAGCATCCGTTCTTCATTCGCCGCGTTCAACCTACTGGCTTGTGGTCTGAACCGTTCTGGTGTGATGCGAAAGATGTACAAGAAGGTGATTTACTCTCAACACCTCGAACAACTCCAGACATGGGCGCTGACGCTTATCATGGTCAAATGTCATTGCTGACGCCTGTCATTCAGAGCTGGGTAACTTACCCTGAGTTCTGGTGGGCTATCGGTCATTGGTGTGCGCACGGTACACTTGAAGTTGTGCAGGGTGTCGATGTTGTTAGCTTCGAATCACACACAGCTCAGGAAAACGATCTGATTGAGCAGGTGTTTGATGTTCTGAAAATCAGTAGCATCAACAGCGTAGACACAACCGTTGATCAGCGCAAGACCTATCGCGTTGTCATGGATTCAGAACTGTTCGCGTTCCTGAGCAAGTTCGTGGCACAGGGTAAGAACAACCTGTCTCGTCGTCTGCCGTCGATGATCTTCCACTTAGCTACTGAACTGAAACAGCAATTTATTCTCGGCTATCTCGGTCGTGACTACGTTAGTGCAATGGGCATGAGCCAGTTAATCAGCACAGACAACCGTCGCTTCCTCGCTGAGATGAATTACCTGACGTGCTCTGCATTCAACAGACCTCTGTTCGATGGTATGTTGTTCTCTGATGTGAACTACGGTTCAGCGCTTACGCCTCGTGATCGTAATCAGAAGAAAGAACATGTTGGTTATCTGCTGCTGCAAGATGAAAACAATTTCTTCTACGAGTTTAACGATAACGATCCACATCTGTGGGTTCAAGTGATCGAGAACCTCGCGTATCAGACAACCTGTGACGTGTACAACTTCTCAGTCAGTGAAGACGAGACGTATGTGGCGAACAGCATTGTCGTGCATAACTGCAAAGGCTTCTCGACGGCTGGCGTGAAAGAAGAAGGTTGGGGTAAAGAAGTCAAGTACAGCGAGAACAAGAAACAGCAGGTTGATGACCTGTTCGATCAGTATTGCCGTATGATCAGTGGCTTCCAGCCTAAAGTGTTCACAGCGGAAAACGTCAGTGGTCTTGTGAAGGGATCTTCTAAAGGTTACTTCCTTGAGATCATGAAAACGTTTGACGAGCTGGGCTACTATGTCAAAGCACCGTTGATTAACAGTGCATGGCTTGGTGTTCCACAGTCGCGTGAACGTATCATCTTCATGGGTGTGCGCAAAGACGTTGCACATGCGTTGGGTTATCGCTCAATCGGTACTGCTGTGCCTGCTGTCGTGCCTGCTTCTAGCATGGCTGTGCTTGCTGATGCTCTGCCTAACATTCTGCGATACAAATCGGCTGAGAAAGATATCATTAAGTATAAGCCCGCGATGAACGGACCTATGCCTACGATAACTGCTGCTGATGCGATTGCGTATGAGACGGCACGATTCTCTTCTGCTGGGTTTATCGAAGACAACAAGGGCATTCGTCGTAAGCTTACGATTGATGAACTGAAAGTTGTTTCCGGTCTACCTGCTGATTACAAGCTGGTCGGTAAGTTCGAACAACAGTGGGAACGTCTCGGTCGTATCTGCGTACCTCACATGACTCATGCTGCTGCGACTGCGTTGATCAATCATATTCTTGTGCCTTACGCCAAGAAGAAGAAACAGAAACCGGGCGCTCTCTTCCGTTAGTGAGGTAGATTATGTTTTGGACTGGACTAGCTGTAGGCATCGTCATCGGAATCGTGGTGACACTCGGTGCTCTCGCGTATCTGTTCAGAGACTTCCGCGTGTTTCGTTAACGCACATGGACAAGGAAGTCCATTGAGGATTCACAATGAGCTATTTGATTAAGAAAGATTTCGTTATCGCGTTTGTCCACGACAAGCGTATGCAAAGTGCTAAAGTCCGACTGAAACTGTCAGGGCTTGATTCAACGTTGCTGTTCAACCAACTCGCAGCGTTTGATCGTATGACTGCCTATCAACTCGTATGTACTCAAGCCGAGAGCATTGATAGCAGTATCGTACTGCCGCAGTATCAGCAACATTTATCTCTGGTCGAAGGTTCAGACCATGTGTTTAAACGCATCGAACAACTCCTTGCAGTTGATGGCGTTAAGTGTCGTGTGGTTCATCTCATTGATCGTGCGTCGAATACAGCAAGCGTGTTCTGGACCAACCATTCAGGTCATGTATCTGTGAGTGTGCTCGACACAGATAAAGAAAGCCTGAACAAACAAACAATTTTTGTGCGTGACAAACGCTTGGTAGAGAACCTCAATTACGGTACTCACATCCTCGTGTCTGAAAACACGTATGAAGTGGACGACGGCTTGCTGTGCAATAACATGTACACGCTGCATAGCCGTGACGCAGAAATCCTCGTTATGAGAGAAAAGCAAAAATGATGACGTTGTGCCTTGTAATCCTGTTCCTCGCATTCATCTCCGCAATTTTAACGTCTGATACTTGGCGCGACGTTATGTACGCTACGCCAATGTTTTTCTTCGCTATCGCTGGCATCATTATCGTTGCACTGTTCTACGTGATTAAATATCTGGTTAGTACCGTGTGCGATAAAGCTGCTCCTTATTTCAGGACCTAATCATGACTGAAACACACATGCTGTATATTGGTCTTGCCCTACTCCTCGTGATACTTGGAGTTGTCGGCACTGTGCTGTACTGCGTGTTACGCGCTGTTAATTCGGTAGGTAAAGCAATTATTAAAGGCTACGTCCGCTAATGAGATATGTCATAATCTTTGCGCTAACGTGGCTTCTCGCTTCATACTCACTATCAACTCTGGACGTCAGTGTTGAGAACTCCAACTCACTCGGTATCATCATCGCGGCACTAGTTGTCATAGGTGAGTGGCATTGGCTGAAAGCTATTAGGAAAAGTAATGAGCAAAAACACTGATATTCTGGACGAGTACGGTTTTGACTACCAAAGTGGTTACGTTCGTTTTCGTCGTGCTGAGATGTTGTCTGCGTTTCAGTTCCATGTTCGTGAAATTCGTGAAGTCCAGATACATAGCGGCTTGGCTACACGTATCAGTGACAACGAACAAATTCCTGTCATCCGTGTTCATATTGATCTGATCGGCGGTGGCACCTGTAACTCTGGTCCTATGCACCCTGAACTTGATGCAGAAGAAGCTGGTCAGTTGGCCTATGCGTTCTTACGTCTGCGTGACGGTGCGTGTGGCCTTGACGAAGTTTCGTATGAAATCAAATCAGTGAAGACTGAGTTCTACCCTAAAGTATACGTCAACTGGGATCTTCCAGTGACACCCGCTGAGTAATCAGCAACCCATAGTGTGAGGCACAGACGTGACTTCACCTATTTGCAGAAGGTATGTACCATGACTAAGCAACAGAACTATAGCTCCGCATTCTCTTTGTTCGACCACGCTGAACTGCGTATCGACAACTTCGGACAACCTATGCCTGTAGGTGTCATCGAAGGTATTATGTTTTATGGCGATCAGATTCGCTATCGTGTTGCGCTGTTTGTGAATGACGCACCAGCGCACAAACTACCCCTTCCTTTCTTGCACGAAGGTCGTCCTGTAGATGGATTCGTTGAACGCGATTTAGTACGCTACGGTTACGATAACTTTGCGTCTGTGAAAGAGTCCGAGCGTAGACCTCAACACAACTTGAACCTTGCTCGCGCTAAGTTTCAGATTGGGGATTTAGTGTCGATTCGTATTCAGATCAGCGATCAAGAACAACAGGACTACCACAACATTCCTGTGCTGTTGACCTCTGTGCGTTACGAAGAGGGTAAGGTGTTGTACGATGTGAGCATTGACCGTGCAGCATACATCGGTACAGACGCAGAGCACACGAACATCGGTCGTCTGGTTATTGATGAACTGACAAGCATTGATAGTATATTCATCGAGCCTGTCGGCGGTTGGCACAAATGCTTAGGCGTGCCTGAAACTTCTTCTATTGAAGTGAATGGTACAGACGTTAAAGTCCTGCATAAGCCTGAGCCTAGTGCAGTCAATATATCTGTGCAGGTTGAAGGCACTGCTACAGGTAGATCTTCTGGTACTGAGCCTAATGAGAGTGCTAAACCACGCTCTGAATAATCTGTAAATATAGAGTAAGCAATGGGTGGCCTTGTGCTGCCCATTTTTGTTTCTAAGGAGATAGTGACATGCTCAAGTATGACGCTTTGGTTAAACATATGCAGGAGTCTCTGCAAGAATCCGTGTCCGACAAACTGTTCGACCATTCTAAAACTGCGCAACAGATACGGGACTCGCTTGCTGAACAGTTAGATGGTTCTGAGTTTCAGTTTCGTATCAATGATAAGCCTGCTGCATTCCGCAAAGTCATTTGTGATAGTTCGAACAATACAGACGAAATGGTCGCAGCAGGCCTTATGATGTGTACGGTTGTTTTCGAATGTCCTGTATTAATTCAACGCATTAAGGAGTCCGATAATGTTCAGCAAACTATTGGCTATGTTCCGCCGCAAGAAGAAACCAAGTGAAGAGAAGTTGGAGCACTGGAGTGGACCGCCATTAGGCACTACGCCGCGTAAGGACCACAAAGTGGTAACGATTGGTAATCGTCGGACGTACCATGCACCACCGACGCCTGTACCTCCAATCAACCATATACGTCCGACGCCTGCACCCGCTGCCTCTGCACCTGTAAGCAACGATGCGCTGCTTGTCGCGTTGATCATGCAGGACTCTATTGCGCAGGAGCAATCACGGTCACATCACGCAGATAGTGTAGACTCAACACGGATAAATAGCTGTGTGCAAGAGCATACACCGACGTATCATTCACCTGCATACAACACGCCAAGTCATACGCCGTCTGGTAGTGACTCGTATGATAGCAGTAGCAGTTCAGACGGTGGCGGTGGCGGTTCTTGCGATTAATCTTTTGATAAGAGGCACGTATGTTTAAACGATTCTTAAACTGGATTGGCTTGATGCTGATCTCGAAAAGCAATAAGCGCAAGCTCTACCAACACGAAGTGATGATGCGTACCTGCACTGATGTATACGACTGGTGTGGTGCAGACTTCCCCCAAGCGGCCGAAGCTGTTGAGTATGTGCGTACACGCGCTCTTGGTTACGAAGGTCGCTTGAACTACAACAACAATATCATGAGTCCTTACGACTGTCATGTAGGCATTAGTGATTGGCGTGAAGCGATGCGTCGTAAGTATCTAAGGAAATAAAATGCGCGAGCTTGACCGCGAGAAGTTGCGTGAGTTCCGTGAAGAACTCGATCAAGACTGCGACGATACAGAAGAAGAGGACTTCGACTTCACTGACTACGGCGCAGAGTAAGTACCAACCTATACCGAGAATAATATGGAAAAGAATACTGATAGAAAAGTTGTTGTGCTTGATGCGTGTCAGTTTCAGCGTCTGATGCGTCTTGCACAGATCGGTTCGAGTGAGTGTGGTGAACTGGATGCAGCCTCTGATATCATGCGCCATGCAATTAAGTTCAATCCTGAGCTTGCGCGTGACCGTAAACAAGAACTCCGTGAACGTGCTGAGGACTTAGCGTGGGATAAGCGCCAGCTAAGACGTTTGCGTCGTATGATGACTAACAAAACAGTTATGTCTTATACTAACGTTAACGGTGCGACCGCAGTCAGTAAGAAGCCTCGTACTTACTATCATCTTGATCATCCGAGCAACACAGCGGTTCCTGTGTATCTTACAGGCGTGTTTGATATCAAGCGGCTTCAAGTTAAGTTCGACTTCGCTGAACCTGATACTGATGCGCGTGACCTCGATTACCGTCGTGTCTCTCATATCAAGAACATCATGGAGACTCGTGAAGAGGTTCCGGCTACGTTCGAGATCATCGAGGGCAAGACAGAATGAAAGCACTGTCAATACGCCAGCCATGGGCTTGGTTGATCACACACGGTCATAAGAAGATTGAGAACCGTACGTGGGATACTAAGAAGCGTGGACGGTTCTTGATTCATGCAAGCAGCAAGCGACCATCAGCCGACGATATGCGTGTTGCCAAAGAGATCTGCGATAAGCTCAACGTCTGCCTGCCTCAAGCGATGGACTTCTCACTCGGTTGCATCGTAGGTTACGCAACTCTTACAGGCACAGTGACTGAATCGTCAGACCCATTCTTCTTCGGTCCTGTTGGTCATACTCTGCAAGACTGCAACATAGTCGAGCCTGTTCGTTTCAAAGGTGCATTGAGTTTCTTCTCAACACCATTCACTATTCATAAAGGCGAGTTAGTTAAGGAAATCAAATGATCACAGAACATGAGCAACACGCAGCGCAGCAGGTATTGAATGTCCTCGAAACAATGCGCACTATGTCGAAAGAGCGTGGCTTTGAAGTGAGTGAAGACCAGAAGAGTATTATGCGTATTCAGTACAGCGGCTTCACAGGCCGTCAGGACTATGAGCACTACGCACTTGCTAAGATGGGTCTTATTTCCGCTGTAACAGGCACACCCATGTCAGTTGATTTTGACAAGCGTCACGGTGTCTTGCAGCCCAAGGTAGATGTTGATAACTTGGAGACTATCGCCAACATCTTCCGCAAACTGAATAAAGGTCTGAGCGCGTTTGTATCTGAACAAGATCTTCTGGGGCCGTCTCACGTTGTATGGCATATGCCTCCTACTCCTGGTATTAACTCCACTGAATCAGAGCGTAGCGCTCATGCTGTTCTTGAGAACATCTACGAGTCAGGTGCTTTCCGTAATCGTACCTTTAACAGAGATGCCTTCATCTACCTGTATCTAACTGATCGCTTTACTTACGTTGTAAACACAGATGCAGACGGTTCACATGAACGCCATGTCGATGTGCCTGAAGAACTTCTTCCACAGTTCAGTCAAAGTGTTTTGCGTATCGTAGAGCTTGTAGCTGCCGGATAAAAATAGTGGGTGGCTTCGGCTGCCCATTTTGCATTTGGAGGACGTATGTTACCTTTTGGGCCTAGAACGACTGTCGTCAACATGAGGAACGGCAACAAGAATTTTGATGTGCGGATTGACAGGCAAAGCGAATGGGGTAACAAATATCACATGCGTCGAGACACACTTGAAGAACGCAACCGAGTGTGTGACGAACATGCAACAAGTCTTTGGCTCAAGATTTATAGCGGAGATATAACCCTCAGCCAACTTGATGCACTATACGGTAAACGTCTAGGCTGTTGGTGTTTCCCTAAACGTTGTCACGGTAACGACATTGTAGAGGCTGTCGAGTGGGCACACGCAACACTCTGTAAATGGGAACGTATAAAGCGTACATACAGGAAGAGACGAAATGCAGCAGCAAAAGCTAAAAGCAAAAACTCTAATCACAAGAAGAAAGTTTCTCGGAAGTAGTCCTTCAATGAAGGCTATTAGCTGGGAAGTATTTCTCAGCAATTTTAGTGGCAGTGCGTATGGACAGTTTCGCCTAGCGTGGGGAGCCTCTTGTGTGACGATTCACACGCTTGACCAAAGCTCTCGCGCTAAGTCAGACACAGAGTACCTTGAGAAGCTCGACAAAGTTGTTGATGCACTCAAGAAGTTCTCTGATATACTTGGCAAGAAGGGCGTACAGGCTGCGTATCGTGATTGGCTTAATCCGCTAGACACCTCTGCAACTGGCAGCATTGCATATCATTACGATGTGGACAGTGCAGAAACAATGGTGTATTTCGAACTGGCCTCGTGTGACGATAAGATACGAATCTATCCACACCACTTCCCTCGACCTCAATTAAAGAACATGCAAAAGTGTATGGATAGCATAAGGGTCGAAATAGCCAATCACAGGCTCACTTTCACTCGTTTGATGCAGCAGATAGAATCTGTAAATATAGAGCAAGAGAAAGCTTGTTCTTAAATTGAGGTATATTCTATGGACCACAAAGATTTCGTAATTGCGGTATTTGTGTGTTGTGGACTGATTGCAGCAGTAACAGTTAATGTGTTTGCAGTTCGGTCTGAGCGCAAAGCAAGAGCGAGTTATTGGGCTACGCCTACAATCGCTGTTGTGCAACGTCGCTACCGCATTGCCCGTCGAGTCTCACTCGCAACAATCGTGCTGGCTATTGTGATTATGGCTTTCGCATTCGGAGCACACGCATGAACAGCAATGAGGAATCGCCGTGGTCTGCATTTGTCATGGGTCTTTTACTCGGACTGTTCTTAGGTCTGTCTGTTGCAGCGTTCGCAGTTAAATATGGAGTGTTCATAAAACTATGAGCTACACAATGATTGTTCAGCACAATATAAAGCTGAAAGCAGACACGCCTAAGATCGTGTTGCAGCGTCTGCGTGAGTGGCACAACTGCCCATGGGCGCATGATCAGCTTGAGCGAGCCTACAGCATTGATGTGTATCGTGCTCTTGGTGCAGGCTGTGGCGGTCAGTACGGTAACTTGAAAGCTGAAAGCGTATTCAACACAGGCAGCGGTGTTGTGTCTCACGTCCGCACTACTGCGTTGTTCAGCCGAGGTCGAAAGGGTGCTGACGCCCTGCTTCCGTTCTTCGAATGTCTTGCCGAATATGTACAAAACACGGATGAAGTGATTGCTGTCATTCGAGGCGAAGACATGCTGTACGATCAGAACGAAGGCGTGACCAACATGTTCGAAGAAGTACCGAAGCGTTACGGCTACTATGAAGTGCGTATCGTTTATGGCCATGCTAAGATCGAATACGTGGTCAACGACATTTATGAAGTCCTACCGTGGGTGACTTATGCTTATTAACGTTGCTAAATTTGTGGCGACCACTGCACACGCCGGTCAGACACGCAAGTTCTCTGGTCTGCCGTACATCACTCACCCAGCAGGTGTTGTTGCTTTCCTCGAAAAGTTTAATGTAGGTGAAAACATTCTGGCTGCTGCTTGGTGCCACGATGTGATTGAAGATACGTCGATCACCTACGAATCACTTGAGCTTGTTATCGGCACTCAAGTGACAGATATCGTTCAGGAACTCACGAACTACAAATTCCCTGAAGGTACGTCGCGTGTTACTGAATACTGGGCAAACGTGATGCGCCTTGTACAGTCCAGTCACCAAGCACAGACAGGTAAGTGTGGGGATGTGTACGATAACTGCAAAGACGTGTACGCGCAAGACCCTGTGTACGGTGCACGTTTTATCGCAGAGAAATTCTTCCTCGTGCGTTTGCTTTATCTCGCTCAAGGTGATGTTCGCCAAGCGGTACTCGATCTTCTTGCTGATGTTTATCGCTCAATGACGGCTGAACACCGTCAGTTCTGTCTGGCTTATATCGGATATCTCAACGAAGACGTACCTGCCAGCTATCTCGATTTATATCGTGCTGCTAAAATCGCTGCGGGTTCAGGTACATCACGGTTCGTTGGTGCAGAGGATTTCTTCCATGGAACTACCGCAATTCAAAACTCGTGATGTGCGTGTGTCCGATATCACAATCGTAAGTGATACAGCAAAGGCTTCTGTCATAGTGACTGAGACGCGCTACTGGGGATTGTCCACTAAGCGTCTTGTTGTTGCTTGCTCTTGCGCTAACATCAAACGCAAGAAGGTCTGCTGGCTGTCTGAGCACAATATCTTCATTGACGAAGAGTCCGATGTTCATCAGGCTCTCACCAACACGTTAAAGGATATGCGTCGTATGTCCTTTGTTGTCTTCAACCAACTGCTTGCATATCGTTTGCAGATTCATATTAGGAAACATCATGGCCGCAATACAACTCCTGTTCTATCCTGATGTGAAGGATGAAAAGCTGTTTGTTGAACAACGTTTCGGCAGAAGCATTTTGTTCATGCACGGTATCAGTCCAATGTCTGTGTATCGCGCTGACTCACGCCCTCTCGAATTTCGTCTGTATCAGGTCAATGGTAGCAAGACCTATACGATGGATAAGGGACCTCGCAATAAAGATATTGAACAGTTGCTTAATCTCAAACTCGTTAAGCAATGGACGTTAGTCCGTCGTAACAACCGTATCTTTTATGTCGGCGAATGCTCGGAAGCAATCATCGCTGATACAATTCCATTAGGCACACAAGTAGAAGGTGAAGAAGATGCTCGGAGATGTTTTAAGTCAACCAATCCCCTTTGAGCCGCAGGATATCGAGTTGTACTGGAAAGGTCGTACATACATCGAAGCTGCTCACATGGCGCACTTAGCTGACGAAGACCCGTTTAAGAATACCATCTCTTATGAGTATCTTGCACCGTTCCTCGAAGAGGCTGCTGTTAAGATCCAACTCGAACGTTCGACTGTAGACGGTTCATCAACACTTCCTGCTGCAAAGTTTGATGACGATAACGAACTTGAACCTCGTTACGTTGTTATGCTGGCGTTGTTGATCGACTCTGAAAAGCCTGTCGAAGGTAAAGCAGTCAAAGCGTTAGCTCGCCTGTCGAAAGCTGAGAAAGATAAGAAGATCATTATCGTTCTTGGTGGTGTTAAAACACAACTCGGTCGTGCGTTGCTCGAAGAGATGCAGCAAGATCGTTTAATGGTATCTGATACGCATCTGTTCTCGGAGTTCGAAAACGTTCCGCGTGGTGTTAGACAGAAGCCCGAGTATAACCTGTCCGTGCGCGATCAACATCAAGCGCGAGCGAAAGCAAACAGGAACCAAATGCAGAAGGCTCGTATGCCGCGCACTAACTTCAAAGGCAGAGGCCGATGATAAGCTACTTCGCTGTAGAGTATCTGAATAATGTTCCTCAGCGTGTGTATTTGTTTCCACCAGAAGCTGACCCTACTGCAAGTAGTTATCGCGCGGTGATATCTGCTGGTGCTTTTGATACAGCTATGTGTTCAGGCTGTTTGAAAGATCCAAATCAAAGACGCTTCTGGCTGATGCGCCCTCAAGAATGGGCAATTCAGTTAAAAGTTGATGAACGTTGGCGTCCACGTGGTATCCCTCCTCTTGTTGCTGATCTAGAACAGATCAAACAAGACGACTTGTGGACTTTCTATCGCACTATCGGATATGATTATAAAAAGAAGAAATTCATTTGACACGCAACCCACCATCTCTGCCTCTTTCCGCTATCTGTCTGCAAGAGGTATCAGAGCGTAGCCGCGTATATCTGGAGACGCTGAATAGCAATAATCTTGAAGGGCAGTGTATCAGTCACGTTGTCGATGCAGCCCTCGTACGAGGTCATTATGCAGCACAACCTGTTGCTTCCGCAGTGGAAGACAGAAGTCTTGTCGCTGATAGTTGAAGAAGGCAGAGCGGTCGGTGTAGTGCGTTCTTCGCTTGTCCGTAAGTCTAAGACTATTATGACTTGGACTAAATCGTATCTGTGCATGGATATAACTCGTCGTGAGTTCTTCTGGTCTGACGTTACGAACCTGAAAGACTTGCGTCAATCAAACAACGCAGCCAAAGCATTAAGTAAAAGACTGCGTACCGAATTAGCCTCTTTAATTGCAGAAGGTAAACTTGATGGTTCAGTCATTAGATCACTTGAGCATCGGAAGCCCGTTACCGAACAGCTCTGACTTAATCGCACAGCAGATGATTAACGGTCAGATTGAAGTAATGAACAACCTGTGGTCGCTGCACAACTACAGTTCAGTAGTATTGCGTAGCACACCTGAGTTGGGTAAAGAGCTGCTTAATGGTAGCTGGACGTTTACGCCACCTTACGTTGAAAAGCAGAAGCATCCTCTGTCTTACGTGCTTGGCCATATGCAAAGTATTCCGGGTCGTGGCTATAACGATCTGATGATCGACCTGTGCACTAAGGCAGAGCAAGAGTTTTATTACGGACCTCTTCGTGCGCTTCGTCGATTCATTCTCAATGAAAACAAACCCAATGATCGTGAGCAATTAAAGTTGCCTGATTTCTGGTACGTTAATCTGGATAAGACGGATGCTCGCAACGTTATCGGTGTTGTTAATCAGTATTGCACAGGTATGCCTTGTATCGCAAAAGACTGCTCAAGTGCATTGTATCTGTATCTCGCTGATTGCGCAGACACCAGTCTGGACGTAGTTGAAGAATCTCATATCTTAGTGTCCTCGAAAGGCAGCACGAAAGTCCTGTACGGACATGCTCCAGATGTGGGTTACGTTGATATGACCTCAATCTTCAACTTCCTGTGTTCGCCGTTTGAGCACGGTCTGAAACAAGACATTTTGCAGCAATATCGTAAAGCAGTAAATCTGTAAATACTAGTTGCTGATTTGAAATATACACATAACTTTTAACTGAATGGAAAGGTATTATCTATGTCAAAGAAATTGGTAAGTGGTTCTGATGCGAAAGTGACTCGCGGCGGTGCTTCTGCTCCACGCACTTTGTCCTCTGTTGCGCAAGACCCTGTTGCAGGCAAAGCGTTGCAGGCGAGCGCTGTTATCGGTTCTCAAACCCTGGCCGGACGTCTGACTGAACGTGTTTACGATCTGACTAATTCCACGTCTCGTCTGGAAAGCGTGTTGATGACACTGGGCGTTCTCGAATCTGTTCCTACCGCAGGCACAGACGATAAAGCAGTACACCCACACAATAACGTGCTGGCGATTCTGAACGAAAACCTGGGCGATTCGCTGCGTTATCTTGATCGCGTAACCTTCAAAGCTGTCTATGGTAATGCTGATGCCATGGACGATGAAGTAGATGAAGACGGCGACACCAAGAAAGTTGCGCAGGAAGAGCCTGTGATTGCGTCCACAGCTTTCGGCCGTGAAGTGCATCGCAGCGCCCGCACAAATCTGGGCTACCTTGAAATTTACGTTGAACGTGTGTACCGCGTACGTTCATCTCTGTTGGGTGATTCATCAGGCTCACTCGCCAACGATCGTGTGGAAGATAGCGGCGTTGCGCAGTGTATTGAATCTGTGCTCACTCGTCTGTCAAACGCACAGAGTGTTATCGAAACTCTGATCGATGAACTGAACTACAACCTGCTGGGTGGTGTGCAATAATGTCTGACGCAATCAAACAAGATGACAAAGGTCATTACCGCATAGTGCGTGGTGCTGGTGGTCGCTTCGAACGTCAGTATCTTCCACAGTCTGAAATCGGTCCGACTGGTCCTGTTGGCGGCATCGGCGATGTTGGTGCTGGTAACGAAAGCCAGATCCACGATCATCAGTTCATCATCCCTGCGATTCAGGAAGATGAAATTCGTTTCAACTTGCCTGCCGGTAAGCGTCTGGTCGAAGAGAACGTCCGCCTGATCAATGAGATTCAGCGTCTGTCTAACAACCTATACACCTTCGGCCAGATCAACGAAAACAATTTTGCCGAACTGCGCGACAGCATCGAAACCGCATACACAGGTGACGATGAAGATATCGACGAAGTTGTTGATACTGCATCCTACATTAGCGTGTTGTCTTTACGTCTCTCCCGCGCATATCGTACAGCACGTTCGGACAGTCCGCGTTATGTAATGGCGACGCATTCCTCGCACACGTTCTACGCTCTGCAATATCTGCTCGGTATGGTTTATCCTGAATCTGCGGGTGTTGAACGTTCTTCTGGTGCTGTTGGCCGCATCAACGTATCTCCTGAGCCTCGTGAAGTGTTGTCTGATCTTATCTACACGTACAACATCATTCAGGAAACGCTGGGTAGCCTGGGCATGGACTTAGTCGGCGTAGTGCCTGAAGAAGTTGGTGCTAACATGACTATTCCTGATCAGTTCTCACTGATTGAAATGGTTAACGGTGCAATTGACCTGACCAACTATCTGGTTGAACGACTGGATAGCGTGAACAATCTGCTCGAACAGCACATCTAAAAATCTGTACAAGATCGAAAAAGGGCGGCCCTCAATCAAGAGAGTCGCCCTTTTTATTTGCTACAACGCTAATCCTATCCCAATCGCAGCCGCAATGCGAGTCAACCACAATTGGAAATCAGCAGACTTCTGATCTTCAATACGTGCCTTACGCTCTGCAACTAGATCTTCTGATAGACCGTTCGCTCTCACCTCTTCGGCTTGAGCAAGACGCAGCAACTTATTGCGTTCGTCTACGGTAAGGTTCAGTACATCGAGTAACTTGTTTCGCTCTTCGGTACGGTCTTTAGCAGACTGATAGAGCGTTATTAAATCAACCATTCCCTTTTTATCGAGAACTGCAACCTTCTGCTTGTCTATCTCTTTGACAGTAACAGTCGGCTTAGCAGGAACAGGCTCTTTGTCCCATTCTACTTTGTTGATTTGTTGAACATCCTGCATAGTCGTTTTCTTCTGGGCATCAATATTGCTTAGACCAGAACATCCAACGAGGAACAGTGACAGTACGAGCACGATTATTTTCATAGCTTATTGTACTTATTGACCAGCTCATCCATACTGTCGTCTTCGCTTGGTGGTTTGCTTGTCGTCTCAGGCTTCCGCTCGTTCAGTTCTTTCACCGCCTCGTTAACAGTCTTGCTATCATCGACTTGGTTCTTGATTGCTGCTTCGCGCGTATTGTCTGCGGCTTTCTGCTCACCTGCTGTAGTAGACTCTGCTTTCGGACGACGGAATAACAACGCAGTCACGATCAACACAGCTACAGATGCGAAAACCTTCCAGTATTTCTGAATCACTTCAAGGGCCTTTGACATTGTACTACCTCGCTATTCTTTACCCGGCTCCTGCTTCTCTGCTTTAGTCGTCTGCAAGTTGACAAGATTCTCAACGGTAAACGCTAACGAGAAATAGGTCAAATGATCTGTCTGGCCATTCATCAGAAGACCGATGAACATACCGGTAGACACGAAGATTGCCGCGATGGAGGAGATAGGATTCAACGTCCAATACTCTTTCCAGTTTAAGCCTTCGCGCTTAGTCTTAACAACATAGTTCATCAAGACACCGCCAACGTATGACAGAAAGAAAGCTACAATCTGAATAGTCGGCATTTGGGATAAAGCATCACCCATGTTCAAAACTCCATATTGGACAAAAAGAAAGGGCAGCCGAAGCCACCCTCTATTCATCAGAGTTGACCAGATTCTATCTGACCATCCTGATACAGTTCGCGTTTGCGTTCTTTCCAAGTGGAAGACACATCGTTGAAGAACTCGCGCAATTTATCATCGTCAAGTTCGAACGGTTGTGCTACTTCGTACTTATCGCAAAGGCTTTTAAACGTTTTCGCATACTCCGTTTGCAGCAGTGATTGTGCAGCGCTCACGCTAATAAACGGCTTAGCAGATAGAACAATGTTCAGTTGCATTATGTTATCCTCTCTTGTTATGTACGCTTTAAATTACTGTGCGTACTTCAAAACAAGATCATTGAGAAGAATAGCTTTTGACTGATCGAGCGTTGCGGAACTGTTAGCGAATACTTGCCCGCCAACGATTTTAAGATCAGCAGTAGAGTTTTCATCACCAACAGAACCCACAAACAGTTCGACAGTACGACCAAGGTTGTTACCAACAAGACCTGTTGACAAGTCAAGTTCGTTAACGCCCAGCATCAGATAGCAGAACCATGTAGGAGTACCATCAGCTTTGATGTAACAACTACGGGTATCGCTCGCACCTGCAAGAATGTTGTTTGCAGCGGCAGCAGATAAGGCGGCAACGTATTTCGTATCAGCCTGAACAGACACAGGGCGGATAGTTGCAACACCACCAAGATAGTCTGTGTTACGTGCATCAAGCAACGGCTTAGGATAGATGAAGTACGAATTACCTGTAATGCTTGTCTTGAGGTAGTCCGTCAATTCTGCTTTCGTTGGCATGACACCTTTGAATAACAGAACAGCAGAACCGACGCCTGTTACTGTAGTGGGCTTTGTAGAGATAGCGCTGTTGACAGCCATTCGATGCAGAGCCGCAGCAGTGTTAGGAAGTAAGCGCATTAGAGTGTCTCCCCTACTGAGGCAATGAAAGGGATTGTGATATCACTGATATTCGGATGTCCGTACTTACCTGTCTGTGCGATATCGAGTACAAAGTCTGTATTGATATCAAGGACCATACCTAGATACTCGTCATCAACAGCAGACAACACGGTGATATAGGATGACGTAGCGATTGTACTCGGCACCAACACGGCATGAGTGATAGGCGTCTGAGCAAATGCTGTACCCTGCTCCGCATAGAACTGGAATACATTATTCTGTCCTGCTGCTTTACACACAAGTCTGATCTTACGTGCAGAGAAGTCCAGACCTTCTGTCATACCAGTAGTCAGAACGATAGGCATCCACACACCAGTAGCAGTGTCTTGATAGAGTGCATCAAAGCCACTAACAGCAAGAGCATAGATACTACGGAATTTCAAAGTACGACCGAAGTCATACTCAACCATTTCGCCTACAGCCCACGCAGTTGTCAGAGCTTGCAACTCAATACCGAGAGCGCCTTGTGCTACGATCAAGTTTGCCGCTTTAGAAGAACCCACTAAGTTCGTGATGCGTGTGTATTCAGGATAGACAGCATAGATCTTAGTGGGGACGCCCGCAACGCTAACAGTACGGGGTGCACCATAACCCCCAAACGGAAGCATACCACGAGCGCGTGAGAAGCGGCGCTGGAAGTTGTTGTCTGAGTCTGAGGTCTGCACCATATACTTCATATCAACAACAGCGCGTGAACTAGCAATCAAGTCGGCGAGTGTCTTAGGCACGTTGTTCGAACTACCAGAACGAAGGAACGCAAGCATTCCAGTACCTGCGTAGTTGTTGAGTAACGTGTAAAGAGCAAATTTTTCTGTACCAAACATACATGCTCCTTAATACTTGAGACGCAAGTCCATCGGACGGATTGGAGCAAGCGTGTTCATTGTGACAGCACCGCCTACGATCTTGAGATCAGCAGCAGAGTTTTCATCTCCGACAGTACCTACGATAATTGTGTAGGCGTTAGTACCAGAAGAAAATCCTGCCCAAGCATCTGAGGTTTGCGCAGCAGACGAGATGCGAAGCAAGAACCACGTAGGCGTACCAGCTTGTGCAGCAGTGAACGTTGCAGTCTGAGCACTAAGCGGGAATGACACCTGCATATTCTCAATGTCTGTTACAGGCAGAAACGATTGTGGGAAAACAACGTCTGCAAGGAAATTGCCTGTAGTGGCGAATGCAGCAATTGTACCAGCAGACCACAGAACAGACTGAGAAGCTGTTCCAAGTAGAGCTGTAAGCTGATCGTCAGTAGGCATCGTACCAGAGAACAGTGCTAAATGCAGTGCGTTCGCAGAGACGGTACCGAAAAGACGCTGTGCCTGATTGATAAGACCCGCGTTGCGGTTATAAGCTTGAGCCGTGCGCATTAGTATGCCTCCAGGACAATAGGTTTGTATGCGTAGGAAATAAGACCTACAGTCTGTTCAGTACCTGGGTATACAGTAGCATCAGTGAGGAATAAATCATTCACAGAAGCCTGCTTCAAGTCATCAGTCACAGTGAATCCAATGTGCGGGAACAAGCGACCTAATGCCCAGCCAACCGCGTACGGGTTTGTTGAGATAACGCCTGAATACACGTTGGCGGGAGCAGCAGTCATTAGCACAGCATGTTGAATCTTACCCAACACACGCGGGCTTGAGCCTGAAACATAATCGCCGTAGAAGTGCAGACTGAACAGACCAATACCGAGCGTGAATGGCCACCCAGCCGCTTTCGATACAAGACGGAACTTACGGCCAGTCACAGTTGCAGGAAGTGTGAAGAACTTCTCGCTGTTAGTAGCAGCAACTGTCAGGTTAGTTGTAACGTTCGTAACATCAGTCCACGTGCTGCCTACTAATACTTGCAGGAAGACCATGTACACGCCAGATGCTAAGAACGGATGAGAACCACTAGACCCTTGATTCAGAGAAGTCAGACTGTTGATAGTCACGTCTGCACCGAAGTCATACTCTGCGATAGGCCAAGTACCGTCAGCGTTCTGCTTCGGAATAGGCAGAGTACCGGCTGCTGCCTGAGTAGCGTACATGATAGCAGAAGTTGCTGAGGCACAACGGTGATTCAAGATCGTACCGAGGGCAATGTCCAACTGATACTGAGCATTCGCTTGTGGTACAATGTCAGCGTAAGCAGATGCGTAAGGCAGAGTCAATTTAGGTAGAACGCGCTTGCCACGGAAGCCTGCAACTGTAGTCCATGCAGGCGCTGGAGATATCTGATATGCAGGATACGTCAGTGGTGTAAGTGTCTGCAACCCGTTAGCACTAGCAGCCTGAACAAACATACGGCCAGACACCATGTTGTTGGCAAGAGTCTGCGCATCATAGTTCAGCGGATTCGGAAGCGTGTTCTCCATAAAAGCACAAAACTGTACTTGTGGAGTCGTCTGTGCAATTGGTAACATTTTCATATTTACATGCCCTAGTTTTAAAGACAATTTAAATTAAAGACAGTGGCCTGAATGAGCACCACTGTTTAGCATTACAGTTGGAAGTTCAGATCAAGCAGACGATACGTTTGACCCGCAACAATATTGCCACCAATGAAGCGGAGTTCTGCATCTGAGCTATCCGTACCAACAGTACCGATAATCAGATTATTGATGTATCCTGTTGAGTTGAACCCTGCCCATGACTGAGAGGCCGCTGCAACACTGCATTGACGTAACACGAAATACGTAGGCGTACCCCCAGCAAGACCTAACACAGATTGAGATAAAGCGCTCAATGGTAGTGTGACTGTTCGAGCATCTACGTTAATCACAGGTGTCATGGCCGGGCACACAATAGAACCAAGGTAGTTCGCTTGTACGATACCCATGTTCGTGAACGCAGTGGCGAGCGAGATCAAAGTTGAGTTCGGTGTGCCCGGAGTTACCGTCAGAGCATCTTCCAGTCTAGGCACAGAGCCTTTGAACAGACCGATGTGCATCGTGTTCAGAGGAATAGCAGAAGCGAACAGACCGTTAATCTCAACAAGAGATGTACCTTTATTGCTAATCATACACCTCTCCCCTTCATTGGGTTTGCACGAAGACGAAACGCAGGGATAGGGAATTCACCGAGATTGCGTGAATAGTTTGCATCGCCTACCAGCAGATCGTTTGCGCCCTGCAATTTGATATCATCAGTGATACGCAATCCGATTTGAGTCCAATAGCGTCCGCTCGCAGCGTTTGCTACAGCAGGAGCGGTAAAGGACCAGACAGATGACGCAATCTGCGTGTTCGCTGTGATAGTCGTCATGACCATACTTTTAATCTTCCCGATAACGCGAGGCGCTTGACCTACATAGTTACCGAAGAACATTAAGCCAAACGGATAGAAGCCGCTCGTAGTAGGCACGGCTTCTTGCTTACTCACGATACGGAACTTCGTTGCAGTTACAGGCTGGTCGAGCGTAGTGCCTACAGGTGTATAGTTTGTGATCGTCCGCAGTCGAGCGAATGCGTCTACAACATCTACCCACACGTTATTCACAAGAGCCTGTACAAACTGTTGCTGGTTGTTGAAGAATACCATCTGAGTCTGCGACGTTGAACCCGTAGAGACTACAACAAGGTCTGAGATCGTTACGTCAGCACCGAAGTCATACTCGGCAAACAAGTACCAGCCTTCATCTGTCTTTGAGTAGTTCGGGCAGAACAAGTTACCCGAAGTTATCAAGTATTGAGGATTCGTGATACTCAAGCGGTGTGACAGGATTGTCTGAGCCACAGTTTCATTGTACGCTGTTACGTTAAGCGCATTAAGTGCTCGGGTTCGCTGGTCGAGAGCAGGTAGTCGCACTTTAGGCACGATACGATTCAGTGTATCATAGCGTGTACCTAAACCACTACCCTGCTTGAATGGAACCCATGCAGGATAGAAGTTATTCATAGGCATGTGCGCAAGAAGTTGCGGCTCATACTTTTGTTGAATAGGTGATGCAGGCACAGTTGTGTTGATTGTACGAGTCAGTGAACGGAACGTTACTGCATCATTGAACGCACCGTGTACGCTTCTGTCTAACGGGTTGGGCAAGTCTGTATCGAACAGCAGACCTAGCAGCGTAGTCACGGGCTGGTTAAGACTCGTCATCGGTAAAATTTGCATAACGATTCCTTATGAGTACACGATGTTGTTGAGAACGGTAAGGCTCGTCAGAGTTGCTGAACCGTCGCCTGCAATAACAATTGGAGCACCCATCTTTTGAAGGTCTTCGATGGTCAACTCGATGCAACTACAGATACGCGCAGCACTCACAGTCGGTGCAATTGTTGAGTTGTGCATCATGATATACATGCGATTGAAAGGCACCAAGTTCACAGGCAGAGAGCCTAGTGAGTTGTCGATGAATTCAAACACACGCTCACCACCACCTCTGTTTGTTTGACGCAGCAGACCAGTAGAGAACTGAGTAGGCGTCATCACACACGTAGGGAAGTTTGCTGCGAGGAAAGCGCGTAACGTGTCAATACTGAATGGTGCACCGACCACAGTATTCCACACAGAATCAGGTATAGCATCCCCGTTAGAGAATACGATAGCAGCCTGATATTCAGTTGAGTACGGTACGCCGAACCCTGTGTCAGTTGCGTCAGTATAAGCAGACACATAACGAGGCATAAAGACGCCTTCTGTCGTATTAACAGCAGAGCCGAGTGGGTCTCCGCGCATGTTCTGCAAAGCTTTTGAGATAAACATTATGAGCCACTCCTTTGCGTGAAGCGAAGCTTAGGACAGTACACGCGAGTCAGTTTGTTCGGCACGATGTTGCCTACAATTTTAAACGGACCTGCAACACCACACGCATCAGCAGCAAACATGATTTCATCAGAGTAATCAATATCACCGTGAGTACGTGTATTCGTGTGTGCAAGTGCGGCCCAAGTAGGTTGAGTCTGGGGCGTGGACGGAGCTTGGTCCACAGACGAAAGCAGAACGAAAGCAGCATCAACAGAATTAGCGCCACCGACGGACTTGAGACGATATTTCTTCGAAGCAACAGGTGAAGTTATAGGATAACAGTTTGCTTCTCCTGCTAAAACAGTACCTAAAGTAGTAGCTGTCTCTGTGTTATCTTCCGCAATACGCACAAGCTGATACGAGCCACCACTGACAGTACCCATGTACTTAATGTGAGTGATAGTAACCGCAGCATCAAACTCAATCACGTAGTCGCCATAGCCAGTACGAGCGTGAGTAAGGTTGACAGTGCCGCTAGAAGTAAGAAACGAGATGTTACGATCAGACTGTGCGTTACTCTGAATAGTACGAGGCATAAGCTGTGTGACAGGCAAGAGCGCCGTACCAATAGTCCCGTAGTACGATACACCCTTTGGAATGTATTGAGACTGGAGCTGCAACGCAATAACGTTACCGTTCTCAATACCTGTTACCGGGCTGCGGACAAGTCCGAGACTTTTGTTGTACAAGTCTGCGAGAGAACGTGAGTTGAAGACCTCTGCGAAGCCTTCTTTTGAAGTAGGCATACGGCCATCAAACATGAACAACGACCAGCCTGCTCCGACATGTGGACTATACAAGGCGACCGCTAGATTGACGTTACTGCCAATCATGCTCTGTGCCATAATTCTGTTATTGATGATTTTCATATTACCCCACCAGCGGCGCAACAGGCTTGTTAGCAAACTTGGTGTCTGTCAGGTCGAGAGCACCAACAGTCACTTCCATTACGATGTTGTCGTACAGGGGTTCAAGCTGTACATCAGTGACGAAAGAACCAGAAGCTTCAACAGCACTAATAGTAGGTGCTGCGAGTGAGCCACGCATCGTCGAGTTCTTAAACGTTGACTGAATCTGTGTCACTACTTTTGGTGCAGGCACAGAGGTATTTGTGGTTGCTGAAACAACTGAGCGCTGAGGCAATGCAATCGGAGTGAATGCAAGAGCAGCGGCAGGTGCTGAATCAACTTTTACCTGTTGGCGAGTCAAATACACTGACTTGTCCGCGGACGAAACGAACGGTTGGCTGTTGTCCGTTTCAATCTGTGAGAAGATCAGCGTGAAGTCTACGAACAGGTCTGGGTCATATGCTACGACTTGAACAAACATTAGTAAGCTCCTTGACGTACACCGTACTGATCGATGATAGGAGTGTAAGTAGCATTAGCACCTGCACCGTAGCCACCAGTAACCATGTGACCAGAAGCAACGGGCTGAAGGTTAGCGAAAGCAAACGAATCCATCAGCACACCATTAGCATAGAACGAGTGCATGTTGGTGGTCGCATCATACACGTACTTGATCTTAATCGGCGTTGTAGACTTCATCGCTGCATAGTTATCAATCGGCCGCTGGACACGAGGAGTAATTACGCCGCCACCAACGTTGTTCCAGACAAGCAGACCGCCTTCATTCGAGAAGTCTAATGCTACTGTGAAGCGGTTAGTCAGCGTCGTGCCAATCTTAATGATGTTAAACTCGGCTAGACGTGTAGCATCTTGCTGGTGGTACATGAAATCAATCGTGTAAGACTGAGAAGGATTCAGGAAAGTACCGGTCACGCTCAACACGCCCGTAGTGCCTAAATCAATACCGAGTCCATCAGCAGCAAGAACAGCATTGCCTGTAACAGCAAAGTTGTTGTTCATGTAATCAAGGAACGAAGGAGTTGAGAACTTGAGTTTATCCAGTGCGATAATCTCATTACCTTGAATCCATGAGTTAAGATCAGAGAACGTCTTAGACAGGCTGATACCGAATGCGAGAATGGTGACAGTAGTCTTATACCCGTTCGGGTCGAACTTGATGTTCAGATCAGGATAAAGCAGTGTCACATCAGGGCCGACTTGCAGACAGATAGGCAAGACACCACCTAAAATCAGATGTGTCGGTACACCTTCCGCTGTAGCAGTCAACGTGCAATCCGAGATTGCTAACGTTGCAGCAGAAATAGTGCGGACGCAGTTAGTGCCTTTAGCAAGGACTTTGCAGATGCCAGTAGAAGCAGCAAGCGCAGCATCAAACATATAGCCAGCACCTGTTGCAGTTTGATAGTTCAGGCACTTGTTCAGGTCATTCTCCGTGAAGCCACTATTGAGTGACACGAGATAGCATGACTTGTCATCAATGTTGGCGTTGGCGAATAAACGAGAAAGCTGGCCTACAGTAGAACCAGAAAACAGTTTCAATTTCATGTTATACCTCGGTCGATGTTCTGATCTGAGCTACGGTAGCAAACTCACCTGGGCCTAATGAAGGCGCAAGCAGTTCGACCATGTTACCGCTATTGATTCCACCGACAGATACAGCGAAGTAGGTAGGCTCGTAGTTGCCTGTAGCAAGAGCACCGTAGTTTGTGTCGTGAATAACAACCATCGCCCACTTCAATGTCTTGTACGCAGCAATGGCAGATACATCAGACGCAGTTGCAGGAACAGCGAGACGTTGAGCAGTCACGGCCTGAGTGATACGGAAGCGTTTCGAAGAAGGAGTAGGCGTAGCCATCACGTTACCTTCTTGGTTTGCTGCAATAGACCACGCGAGTGCAGCACCAACAACACCAGTATCAGACACAGGAGCAATCGTACCGCTACATGCAGTCAAGCTTGTTGAGCGACCAACGAATGCGTTGATGACTACAGCTTGATCGAACTCAACCTCTGTAACAAGCCCACGAATGAACGGAGCTAGTTCATCAGTAGGAACACCTGCATAACGATGAACAGGGTAAAGCGCTGTGCCGAACAGCTTACGATTGCCTGTAAGAGCAGACGTTGTGTACGCTGTCGTAATGTCCGTGCCAGCAAGCTGACTGATAGGCTGAACGATCTTCGGATAGTGAATCGTTGCACCAGACTTGTCTTCGTACACGCTGCCTGAACGTGCTTTGAATCCAACTTGCTGGTCCATCATATTCAGCAGACCTTCTTGCGTTGGCCGAAGATATACAGCAGTCGCTGCTACTGATTGTTTCAGTAGTTCACGCAAGTCCATCGTGTAGTTGGTGAACATGCCTGCTTCTGGCATATCGCTGTCGAAGAAAAACATCTGAGCGAGAATGCCTTGGTTAGCCACAGCAGCCCAACCCGACGTTAGTTGCGCTACAGAGAAAGGCAACAAGTTGTGTCCTAAAATGCGCATTAGAACTCCTTAGAATCACGGCATACGGTTGCAAGAAACTTACCGTTACGGAAGTTCGCAGCAGTCAGAATCAAGTCAGCACCAGAACCAGCAGCACCGATTGTCAGAATCAGGAAGCCGCCGTACGGTGTACTTGAGATATCTTTGTTGAAGACTAACACGTTATACGCTGCAAGGAAGTCGCTCACTGTTCCTGCGAACGTTCCGTTTACTGTTGCAGTAAGACGGAATTTGTACTTGTTCGTAGAGCCGTGAATCCAACGTACAGGGTTGACATTGAGTGTTGTCATGTCAAGCACTGCGGTTGCACCGATTGCAGTCTGGATAGTCGTGCCGTCAGCAACAACGATGTTTGCTGGGTCAGGAACTTTTGCAAAACACACAGTCTTCTGCATGTTCGACAGACCGTACTTCAATGGCGGGTCAGTTGCAGGACGAGCACCAGAAGAAGGAATGGTGATTCCGTTGGCAACTAGAGGGAAGGAAATTATTTCCATTGGGGTTTCTCCTGTTGATTCAAACTTAAATTACTGTGTGACGAAGTTCGTCTCAATAATAGGTCTGTGTTCTTGTCTTAAACTTGAAAGATACTCGTATACTCAGGGTATAAGAAAGATGATGTGGACAACGTGTATGATTGTCCAGCAGTCCATGCAACTGATTGCACTATGTCACCGTCCTGATGAATATCAAATGACTCACACACAAATTTCTCAGCAGTCCACACAGGACACAGTGCTTTGGTTAGCAGATAGTCTTCTGTGTTTGATGCCGGCGTTACTCCGTGTAGCAAGCGACTGGTTTTTATCTGGGTGTACGTTGTATTGTACCAAGTATAGAAACCTACACCACTTCCGTTGTTTTGGTACAAATAGTATCTCCATACAGGCAGAGTACACACAACGCCATTTAGTGCTGGTATAACTGGTATTGCTATCTCTTGTCCTGCAACTACGTTGCCTGCCATCGACTGGCCGCCTGGTTTGGCCATAGCGCTCTGAGGTGAGGCGTAAGAGAAAGAGCTTTTATATGTGTCGTAGTAGTATAGATTTGTGCCAGAATTGGTAAATGCTGTTTGAGTTGAGGCCTCCGCAGCAGTAATACGCCATGCAGTTACTGACGCAGCAAGGGTAGGGTCCATGTAATGGTATCGGAAATCGTACACGTTATTGTTGGTCGTTTTCGATGCACGAATTGCACTTCCTGTTGCTGTGCTGTACACTCCTGTGTCATTACCTCTATGCACGGAATACTCTTTGATTGCACGGTAGTCAGAGCCTAAACTGTCAGGCGCAACTACTTGATCCCCAGACGAAGTGTTGAAATACTCATTAGCGAAAGATGCAAGTGCACCAGTCATTACAGGATAGTATCGACCATCTTTGATACCAGAAGCAGGCGTGCAGGATATAGTTTGTCCATCATTGTTATATGCACAGCCTTTAGCTTTTGATACTGCCTGCATCCAATCTATACCAGCCTTAATCGTATTTGTATCAAGTCCATTGAATAGAAAAAGCGACTTGCGAGCAATAGCCAAGTCTGCTTTAACACGCATACTACCTACAGATGCAAACTGCATACACACCTCGATTAAATCAAGAATGACTTAGGAATAACAATATCCGTAATCGCCGAGACTGTTATGTCAGGCTTGGTCGCAACAACGGTCTGTCCGTTCTGCACAAAGTCAGTTGATGCTCTGGCTATCTGAACAATAGCTCGGCCTTCTTCCGTAGCAACAGGCATCATACCCCAAGTGATTGCGTAGTTTGGTGTATCAGCTTTTGTCAGCTTGCCATACATACGGTTAACATCGGACTGAACTATAGACGTCATAGGACCTGCGAAGTACGTTGTCTGGTAAAACCAACCACCACCTGTGAAGTTGTTCTGGCCGTACACAGACGTTCTGTACGAGGACAGAATTCTAGGTCCGTATAAACTTGCTAAGTTCAGAGACAACTCCGCACCAGCACTACCATTTCCTACACCAGTGTTCGAGCCTGTTAATACCGAAGTACCGTTAAGGTCTTTCGACGTCAAAGCCAGAGTGTTCATCTGAGATGTAATGGAAGAAGTCCAGCTATATGTCGAAGTAGAACCGGACTGCGAGGAAGAGGGTGAGTAGCCAGAGTCCAACGTATTATACAGCGCAAGTCCCACATCTGTACCATCAAACGCAGGCATTAACATCACAGCAGTTGGTGCGAAGCCGTTATCGTCACTTGTATTTACATCTAAGTGCGAGCCTGCTTCTGCAATACCTGAGCCTGTAGACAGAGCACCGATAGAATAGAATCTGCGGAATACTTCACTGCCTGTGATAGACACGTTACCCCCAGGAATATTTGGAGGTGCGCCTGCATAGTTCGTTGTAGCAATTGCGAAGTACAGCTTATTCGTTTTCCAGCCCGCAGCACGACTGGTCAACATCTTGTTCGATGCGTTAACGTTGCCACTAAACGAACGAGCTTTGTTCATTGTATCTATTGCTGAGATGAGGGTGCTTTCGGAAGTCGGCGGAGTAGCATCATCTGTGAACAGAAACATTCTGCGTCGGGCCTGATTCAATTTCTGTTCAAGCAGGAAAGAGCCTTTCGCTGCATACATCATAGGTTATTTCCTCATACAATATATTTCTTATCCATACTCAATGCTGTGACTTCTCTCATTTGCATAACAGGCTTCACTCCTGGTGTAGTTAAACCTATCTGGTCGAAGTCAGTTCCTGCACGAAGTACGATTGCGTACAGAGGTACATCAGGCTTATCACCTGAGATAGGCATCATACCCCATGTGAGTGAGTAATCAGCAGTATCTGGTTTCGATGAAGCGATACCAAACAAATAGTTCTCGTCTTTTACTGCGGTTGTTGAATTCAAAGGTCCATAGGAATAGTTAGACGTAGTGCCTGTGACTGTCTCACTGTAAGGGCTCTTAGATACTGTGTACACCCAGGTGCTGGGCGCAAACAATCTAGGACCAAGTGAACCTGCCGAAGTTGTATAGACACCACCATTAGATATATCACTCCCTGTTTTGAATATATACGCAGTATCAGCCGTGAAATTTAACTGAGTAATCTCCGTATAGTTCAACATAGTAGTCGTGGTCGTGGTCCAACGAGAAGTCACGATACCCAAGCTTGTCTGACTAGAGCCAGACGAAGATGTAGAAAGAGTAGGCAACGAGTCAGGTAACGAGCGCAGAGGCGTAGACAATTGACTGACCTGGGTACCATCGAATGCAGGCATTGACATTACGTGATCAAGTGGTGCTCTTGGTACTGCATGATCAAGTGTCTCAAGTACAGAACCTGTTCCATCATAGTATGTACCTGGATTCGATCTACCCATGCTATAGTATCTGGAGAACATATCAAAAACAGTTACAGTTTTCGATGCCTGCGCTCTCGATATAGAGGTGTCAGTAGGCAATACAGATGGTACAAAATTGTAATACAGACGATTGTTTTTCCAACCTGCTGATCGCACACATGACATTGAAAGGTCTGCATTCAGTTTAGCGCAGAAACCTCTTGCTGCATTTATCTTCCCAACAACCGTCTGCACTGAATCGTATCTGTCAGGCACAACAACGTCATCAGAGAAAAGGAACATGCGTTGAGCCGCTAGCTTGGCTTTCTTCTCCAGAACCCATGCTGCGTTTGATACGAATAGCATATACTCTCCTCAGTATAACCTAATGCTTCTATTGGAAATGCGAAAGGGGCAGTACCTCAGAAGATACATGCCCCTTTTTGTTATACCAGCAAGCGGCCGGCTATTGTGACTGCTACACCGTTAAGAGTAGTATCAACTGTTTCTGGTGCAGTAACACGGAGCTGATCGCCAGAGACTAAGATAATCTCTTGACCGATGTAAGCACCAACAGCAGCAAATACACCTGTCTTAGATGCAGCCGCGAAAGTGATAGTACCAATCTGAATGACAGATGCAGTGAGTGAATCGTATACGTTCACTTTGAACACGCTACTTGCGGTCGCTGCGGTATCAGCTTGAGCCATACTGCCTGCAAAGTTAGTGGTGATTGCAGTCGTGCGCACAGATAAATAACGCGCGATCTCCTGAGCACCAGCATAACGTTTAAGCATAGACAGTCCGACGTCATATGGATTGACAGACTGGAGTTGAGAAACCCACTTAGCACGTACAGTCGAGTAGACATATATGCCAGGTTGGTTCTGGCCAACAACAGCAGTCAAGTACCAGACACGTCCGTTCGTCGGGCTTGATGGAAAAGCAGGACCTGATGAATTGGGGTCACCTGGTACTCGTGTGATCTGGGATTGCTGTCCAGCGAGTTGAATACCAAAAGAGTACATAATGTTTCTCCTACGCTACGCGCACTTCACCGCTAACGGCATACGGGAACGTAACTTTGACTGTGTTGTTATCGACGATCACCACATCAAGCGGAAGCACCTGATGTAACAAACCGTCCGGCATGTTCACGCACGTAGTTACAACTACTGGTCTGCCGAAGTTATGAACAATTGTCCATTCGGTGGCAGGCTCCTGTTGAACGTGCGACTTACCCATCGAATAATTGAGCATAAGTCCTCGTTGTTAAAGATTGTAGATCGCTGCTGGTATGCGGACTAGCGGCAGGCTGTCTGAGAAACTTCCTTGATACACATCACCGGGAATCATTGATTCAGGCACTGTGAATTCGCTCTCGTCTAGCAAGTACATCAGAAAATCATTAGCACCCGTGTACACAACGATAGCAGCCCACGAGATGTTTACTGATTCATCCGTAGAGGCAACTACAGGCAGACGGGCAGTGCGCTTAGACGTCGTACCGTTCGAAAACGCAGGGAAGCTTGTACTGCGATTCACTCCACAAAACGAAATACCTTTCAATGTGGAAATGTTTACGCTTATACCCGCGTCCATTGTGAAGTTTATCGTGCTTGTGGAGTTACCGTAGTTATAACCGTACGCAGTGTTCTGACCGTTCGTTGTATCAGTATGCGCGTTGGCTAACATACTGATCGACGTGGTGGACGGATATGGGTTCGTGTTAGCTCTAGACGACATACCCACAGGAGGAATAGAGATTCGAGCACTTCCACCTATAGCTCTGACTGCTTGAGGGACTAGGTACACAGCAGTAACATCCGTTGTATTGAACGTTACACCATAACCACCAGCCCATGACGGACCCACATCTTGCAGCGTCGGACCACTACCTCTTCGATTGTTTTCCTGCACACCACTTTCCATGGGAATAGCAGAGAGTGAGAAAGTATCATCAGAAGTAAAGTCCAAGTCAATACGCATATAAGACATTTTGGTCAGATAGTACGTGCTGCCTAGTCGGCCTCTAACTGGGTTCAGATTGAAGTTTCTGCCCAGCATAGAGTATACGGTAGTACGAGCTTCTCCCTGCGTTGCCTTCCAATCTGCAAGAGACTTGACGTCCTTTGAGGTTGTTTCATCGAAGAACGATGCGTACCGCAGAACACTATCTGTAGAGAGAAGTGCCATCTGCATACTAACCTCCAGATTAATACAGGACTACGGTACCAGACTGAGCAGAATCGAATGTAATGGTCAACTGGCTTGTACTGTTATGCACAATAGACTGCGGCTGAACTTCTTTGCTGCCCTGATATACACGCACAGCAGGATTGTAGCCGAGGTTATGAGTCACGACCCATACAGCTTCATCAGTGTATGACGCAGTGAATGCAACAGTAGGCGCAGGCAGACCAGACTCAATACCAGACAGCAGGACAGCAGTACCTGCCACAGGCTCTGGGAAGAGTACAACGATGTTGTTTGCGTCGGTTGCGTGAATCGAGGAGGGCATGACCACATCACCGTTTTCATCGTAACACTGTACGATAGGTGTTGCAGAGTTCATGTTGTGCGCGATTTCCCAGCGTGAGCTGGCGGCGGGTTGCTTGTAACGGTACATCGTCATTTGCTGAGTAAGCGGAACCCACACAGGGAGTTCTGCGATCTCAACACACAGCATCAAACGCTTGTCCATGAAGATTGCCATGCCCGGCTTAGGGTTAGATGGCCAGTCAGTCGCAATGTCGAAAGCGAATTGACTAAGGGAACCAAACGTAAGATCGAGTGTTCCGTAGAGTTTCATAAATCTCTCCTGAATAGTAAAAAGGGTGAGCACAGGCCCACCCCTTTTGGATGCTTCTATTAACTTACTTGCTTAACGCTTAGACTTCAACGTAAGCATTGACACCGGTTACGAATGCGATTGCAACTTTCTTCGCAGTAGACAGTTCTACGCGCAGGCTGTTAGCATCAACAAACACAACTTCATCAGGGATGATCTGATAGCCAGTGTCATCAACAACGGTAACGGTACCGTACTTCACACCAGCGTTATGCGTGAAGGTGTGAGCAGTTGCAGCAGCATCGCCACCAGCAGTTTTGTCGTACTGATACAGTTTAGCAGCACCAGAAGCGGAGCCAGCAGCAACTGCGTCATCGACATATTTCTTGGAGACAACAGACGCATCAACCAGTGGGTCTTCGCCAGTCAGAGTCAGGGCACCAACTTCACCGCCTTCTGCATCAATGAAGCCAGCAGTTTTCAGAGCAGCGGTATCAACGATGATTTTGCTTGTACCAGCGTCTTTAGTCAGACCAGCACCCAGAGCAGCAGCAGCGATCTTCGCATAAGTAACGCCGTCGTCAGCGATACCGATACCATCAACAGTACGAGACAGTGAAGAACCGTTCAGTTTAACACGGGCTTTGTTGGCGTTGAACTCCAGGCCGCTGTTAGTGTCGAGGCCGAGGGTCACAGCGTTGTCAGTGATAACAATACCGTCGCCAGTCTTAACGTTAACAACGTTCGCTACTTTCTCCAAACCGTTACCCGGGTTGAAGTCAGAAGCACCGCCGAAGCTGCCCCATGCAGTACCATCGAAGCGACGGTAGTCAGTGTCTGCTTTAGACCAAGTAACAGCACCACCAGCTTCTGGGCTAGTAGGGTCGAACTTGATAACGAACGCAGAACCAACGTACTGAACGATCATGTTGTCGGTCAGGCCAGTGATAGTGCCGAAGTTCGGGTTGATGGTTTCAGCATCCAGAATCAGGTAACGCTTGCCAGCAACCAGCTCCGGGTCAAGAGTACCGTCAGTCTGAATCGCGTCGATATCAGCTAACCAGTCGATACCAGCGATTGCGTTGTCGATATCGATCTTACGAGCGGCATCGTTCGGGCTTGAAGGTGCGGCCAGATTGGTAACAGTGTTACCGTCTGCATTCAGGTCACCAGTCAGTGTACCGTTAGCAGCATCCAGTTTACCAGCTACATCAGTCGTCAGGTCAGACACATCACCACTGATAGTGGTCAGCTGGGTCTGGATGCCAGAAGTAACACCAGACAGATAGCCGAGTTCAGCAGCAGTGACCGTTGAAGTTTGCAGGGCATTATCAGCACCAGCAATAACAACGCCGTTCTGAGTCAGACCAGTGATTTTGTCTTGCTTGGTACCGACAACGGTTTCTACGTGTTTCTTAGAAACAGCAGCGTTATCAGCAGAAGCAGACTGGTCATCACCAGACAGTTCGAGGTCAGCAGTCATTGCCACGGTACCGTCAGCCAGAATAACTCCGTCTAACGATGCTCCGCCTTCGCCCAGTGCCTTGATTACAGTGCCATCGAAGTATTTGTATTTACCTTCGGTGGTGTTGAACCACAGGCGGCCAGTTTGTGCTGCAACCAAATCACCTACGACCGGATCTGTATCAAGATTTTCCGGACGGAAGTTCTTAATTGCTGCACCTAACATTAAATCAAGATTACCAGTACGCATTGTATTCTCCTAGTGCGCGGGATTTAGAAAAACTGACTGTCACATTCACCTAAACTACAACGTAGTCTTTGGTATGCAGCAACACGTTCTTCAATGAGATTAATATACTTGTCGTCGATACTGAACTTCGCTCGTAACGGCGCTTCATAGTCATCGAGTAAGTGATGCCTCTTGTACACGTCGGCACGAAGAAGCGGTGTGCTAACCCCAGTACATTCCATAATACTAAGATCAATTTTGTCGGCATAAATGAAAGGCCGCTCCCGTTTACACAGGATATAATCTATCTCATGTAAATTAAAGAGTGTGAAATTCATATAGCCAATAATGAACTCTGCGATAAGCCTGAACGATTCAGACATATCTTGCCTGAGCTGTTGTGTGAGTATCTGACCAATCAGCGGAGTTATTTCTTGTCGCAGATCGGTCCAAGTCTCATACAGCGGCACGGGAAAATCTTCAGGATGTGCTTCCATAATAGCAAGCACATTACGCTCCATATCAGCGAACGATGTTAGAACGTCAGCAGCGTCAACTTCCGTGACGACACCACTGCCTGTTAGAATGAATCTGCATTCAACGTCTCTTAACCACGATTCAGATGCGGATAAGTATTGGAGTAAAATTTCTCTGGCTCCAGCAGTGAAATCATGCCGTTCGGAGTCAAGAACCTCACTGAGCATGAAAGCCTTTGCCTTGTAGAAATCAATATAACGTTCGGCAGTAAATCGTCGAAACGCTATGTTATTTCTCAAGTAGCCTGTCATCGCAACGCCCTCAGATCATTTACGCCCGAACCACCAGGTGCATTCGGGGACGTATACAAGGAACTCGACAAGCTGTGCAGTCTGAGACTGAGCGAGCCAAGTTCTTGTCGCAGATCGCTTATACCATCGAGCACTTCACGCATTAAGTCGGAAGAGGATTGATGATCACGCGATTGTTGGGAGATGATTCGCTCGAAGCGTTGAATAGCTCTGAGCACTGAATTCAAACCCTCTTTCATATCTAAATTATCGACTGGTGCAGACTCGGAAAATGCCTGAACAGCTTTCTTAATCTCTTCCAGTTCAGCAGACACAGTAACTGAATCGTACTGGCCTGTTGGGTCTTCGTCTATTTCTGCTAACCTTGCTTTCGCTTGCTCCAGCTCTTCCATCATGGGAATGACTTTCAACCAATAAAAGCCTCCCCCTAGAATGAGCGCAATAACTGAAAGAGCAGTTGCATACTCGGACGCAAGCAGTTGCCCTAAGATATCCGTCCACATTCTATTCAACCCTTACAGGTGTTCTCATTAAGTTCGATGATAACCCTCTGAGCACCTGGTTCGTTTACGTCAGTGGTTTTATACGTGTGCGCCATCCGAGGCTTGAACTCTAAGCAGCTTTGGCCATACCGTCCATCGTTGATGCAGACAGCAGACAAGCAACTAACATCTTCCTTGAGAATAATGTTTTCAGGAGATTGATTGACACTCCTAACAGCGGTGATTATGAAACTAACCATCGCAAGAGAGATGACAACCAATATAGCGATTCTTATTCGCTTGGCGTTCATTTCGGTTGTTACCTTAATCTCTTTTGGTGATAGAAATTAGCGAAGCTTGTGTTTCTACGAGGACTATTTGTCCAACACGCCACCAATCTCCTGAAACATATTCTTGTACACAAGGCTAGCACCCAAGTTATCAAGACGTTGAGGTGAGACATACAGGTGCGGAGTAGTGCGTATGTCTGACCACACTTTCTCGTTCGCGTCTATGCCACCAACAGTAGGCACAATGACTAAGCTCAAGTTAGACTGAGCACGAACAAACCCCACGTCGATATGTCTCTTATTGATTTTAATAATGAGTCGGTTGATTGCGTCCAAACCAACAGGCACATTATATTCAGTGTCACTCACCGTATTGATTAGGCTTATGAGGAAACCCTTGGGCTTACTGGAAATATCAAACAGATTGGTCTTGAGTTCAGCCAGCGTGTTAGCTTGATACTGATCTACATCATGACCAAGTTCTTTCAAACAGGCTCCGAGCGCTCTTGCCGATTCGTTATGTGCTGAGTTATCGTCACGCAAGATATAGATAGGCGCATCCGGTTGGTATGTCCGTTTTGCTATCCTGTCGATAAGCTCACAAGAAGGTCTGCCGACTGTAGCAAGACCCTTGTTAACGATAACGAACTTCGTCTTATACTGTTCATAAACAGATGGCGTCATGTACTTCATGTAATCGTCATCGAGACTCAAAATCAAACGAGGCTTAATGAGTTGAATCACAAGTTGCACAGAACGCAACGCTGATTTGTATTCAGTGTCAGACAGCACACGGTTGATTGGAAGATACTGTACGAATACAAATCTTTCATCAACTGAATCCACTACAGAACGTATCAGCGTACTGCCGATAGTAGGGCCTGCCGAAAATTGAGTGACAATCATCAAACTACCTTCGGCTACCCCATTCGAACTACGAGTTACTGTTGTATCTGTGGAAGCAGAGGTAACATCCCACGTTATGCCGGGCCCGTCTCGTTCGGGATCTGCATATACATCAACTGAGCTACACCAGAGACAGGCTCCAAGAAAGTAAGCAGCAAGATGTTTTCGGGATCTACTTCTGCCGGATTTATTGTCTCCGGACATAAGACTTCTCCTTTCTCGTCTGTGACGAAAGGAATGCCTGCTCCCTTACCCAGATCGTGGCGCAAGGCCCAAACTGTGTCAGCATTCTCTTGTACGAAAACAAGACCCTTAATCTGCCCTTCGCCACCAGCTTGCTCAAGAGCCGAGATACGACTATCAAGTAACGGTACGTCTTGTTGCAGAGCACGAATCGCAGTTAAGTTCGAGTTAACGCGGGAGTTCATGTTGTTGAACATCGTGAAGAACGAGTTGTTCATCGCGGTACGAACACCATCCGTATAGGACTTCGGAGCGAGTTCGTCTGTATCAAAAGCAGTAACACCCGTGCGCACTAAAACCTTTCCGGTCAAGCGTCCGCCACTAGCACTGATAATCTGAGGAGCAGGCAAATCTGCTTCATCCCAGCGTTGAACAGTATTCATGACAGTAGCGTAATCGGTTTCTTCTTGCCACGTATTTTTATACGGAGCAGTTGCTGTCTTTGATACGCGACGCAGAACTTTCTTGTACCCTGCAGCGGAGCCATCAGCGATAAGCCAAAGACCGTTCAGCGGGAATACATGCGTTGTTGGTTCTACAAACGAAAGAATCATAGTCACATCAGGTTTGAGTTGATATGCAATGTCATTCGATGCAGAAAGTCCCTGCTGCGTAGCAAGAGACACAAGCGTGTCCACGTAGTTAGTCAGTTGGCTCATCCGAAACTCCTAGCGTCTTTAGAATAGAAGAACTTTTATCGGACAAGGCAATTGCAATCAGTTTAGCTGCGGCCTCGTCCACGGTTAAAGTGCTGATTTTTCCTTTGGTGTTACATACGATTGTCTGAGGAGCAAACGTAGCACAAGCCAAAGCAAATAGCAGATGATTGCCGAGGTCACCAGAGATAGATACTTCTACACCCAAGTCAGGCACGTAGATATTCTGGTTTATTTCAGCAACAAACTGCGCCAGCACCACCGGGTCATGTTCGGCAGGCGCTGTATCATAATCCTCTGCAAGATCAATCTGACCTGTCAGAGGATAGTATTGGAATGCAGACATATCGCTGAGGATTCTACCGAACAGTTCAGGAGAAACCTCGATGCAATACTTGTCTGTCTTCTCTCGGACTCGACCCAGCAGCTTATTAGATACTGGGTCAACGCGAATAAACGGCATAGTTAATCACCACTCGCAGTATAGAAGAAGTCCCAGCCAGTAACGTTCGTGCCTGTAGACTTAATCGTGAACCCGCCTAACAAGGCATTCTCATTGACAGCACTTGTACCATCAAGATTGTAGAGTTGCCAAGTACGAGCTTGGTTGAGGGCTGCATTCAAGAATGTAACCTGAATGCTTAGACAACGGTTGAGGAACGGTTGGTTGAAGATAACGTGAATTGTATCTGTTGTTGAAGCGTTAACGATACGACCCATGTTCTCTGTGTAACCAGTGTTCATATCACGGTTGCTACCAATCCATGCGTTAGGAATGATAGCGCCAGTGATAGGGTCAAGCGCTTGAGACGTCAGATATTCGTCAATCGCACTATCTCGCCCAGGAGAACCGGTAGGTCCAGTCGGCCCCGTAGGACCAACAGCACCAGTGTTACCAGTAGCGCCGTTAGGTCCTGTGTTGCCAGTAGGCCCATTACGACCACGAGGTCCACGAGGCCCCGGACAACCTTCACCGCCATCTACACCGTCACGCCCGTCAGAGCCGGGTAGCCCGCGTAAACCATCTTTACCTTGCTTGCCCTCACGACCAGACTTCAACTGATCTGCTGTTGGTAAACCTGTTGTAGATGATTGACTACCGTCTTGCCATACAACTGTGAGAGTACCAGTGACAGGGTCGAACTGCACACCCTGCGCACCGGGAATCTTATCTGCTTCTTGTGGGTCTATGAAAGCAACCGTAGTAGCAGTCTGTTTGCCCAACACTCTACCAATAGCAGCATCGCCGCCACTGATTAACTGTGGGCTGATCTTTGTTAACATGGGCTAACTCCTAACCAGTCAGTGTTGTCCAATCTGGCTGACCCGCTTGACCCGCTTCTGGATTCTTTACTTTCGTGTTGTTGATAGTCATACGAATCCAACGAACATTTCCAGCTCCGTCATCCCAGCGAATCTTCGTGCCACCGTATGCTAAATTAGCTACCCATCTGTCTGTGCTCGGATCTTTGAAAGCTAAACGTGCATAAGCAGGCATAGGTTACTCCTCTTAAATCATTCTACTTCGCTAGGTTCCCAGCACAGTATAGGTCTACGCCACACTTGGAATACGCCGATAGGTGAACCAAGCCCCGAACTGACTTTACAGTCCATTGTAAGTCCGCCTGAGTTGCCACTACGCATTAAGATGTTCAGGTCTTGCTGCCATGAAGCACGTCCGCAAGAATCAGCTTCAAACAAACCTTCCCACACCATATCAAATGCACCATTCCATGCGTTGAAGTGATGCGAAGAATAAGCACCGTCACCAACAGGACAAAGAACCATGTACTGGTAATCTTTGACGCAAGGAATGCCGTAGTTGTTACCACGCGGTATAGCTGTACCGTTGTTGTTGAAGATACATTCCCAACCTGTGCGGTCTGCTGAACCTGTTGTAAGGAACAGAGGACGACGAATGATCATCATGATACCATTCTCTGCACCATTGTCGTCATTAGTCTCACAGTACGCATTACAACGCAACGAACGGTCTACAGTGAACGTTGTAGAGTTCGAGAAGTCACGGCAGTAGAAGTTTGCACCCCACTTAGGCAGGTACTCAGTTGGTGGAACAAAGAAATGACGTTCAGCAAGTTCGACAGAACCATAACGGTCATACGCAAACACGATGTATTCGTAGCCTGCATCAATCGGAATGTTATGCCCTTGAGAACCAACACCATTCCATTTCCAATGCACCTGCCAGTCATTCGAATCGCGCGTAGCTTCTTCCGTGATAAGCTGATACTTACGTTCGTAGATATGCCAGACTTTACCTTCTTGGGTTGTGTTGATATACAACGAATTAGGGTCATTGATATTTCCGTTATCCGTACCGCAATAAACTTTATGACTTGCACCAGCAGAGTTATAGATAGTGCCAGACCCGATAGAACCGAACATATCAAAGTTCATCATCAAGTGAGAAGTACACATCTCATTCTGACCAGCACCATCTGACGTTGTGAGCAGATACTCATTCAGGTCTTTGAACGGATACTTGACCAAGTTCGAGTTAGCTCTGTTCACCACATGCACCCAGTCATGCGATTGAATCTTAGGCACAGGGAAGCAAGGGTTAGTGACGGACACGACAAAATTCTTCGTCTCATACATAGGCAGTTTCTTGAAGCGGTTATCACGAATAGTTACCGTGTGCTTCATGCCGTATGTCTTAGCACCATCAATACCACCGAGAACTTTGTAGTAGTCGATGTGAGCGCTCTTAGTGTTATCAAACACATTCGAGATGCTCATGGCCAGAGAGTTGTTTCTGTCTGTACCTGTCGTGTATGCAACACCGCCGTTATCGAACGCATAACCAACTGAGTAATAACTATCAGGGTCACTTGAGTTCGGTCCCCAGTACATCTCGTTGACTGCATTACCTTCACCGAGGCCAGGACTACCGAAGCAATTGTATGCACCGCGATACTGATAGCTACCACTTTCGTACACGAGACGACTTGCACCGATACGATACATTGCAGCAGGCAGTCCACCCTGAACACGGTTGATGTTCGCAGTATCATAAGACACAACAAACACGTAGTAGTCACTGCTAAGGCTGTTAAGGAACTGAGCCATTTGTGCAGCATACGTTGAACCAGGCGCTACGCCTTCCGCAGAAATATGAATGTCATACGAACGACGATCAACAAGTACACGGTCGGACTTACGAATCACATACACGTTGAAACCTCGTGTGTCTGTGTAGTACGTGCCGTTATAAATTGTATAGCCAGAATCGCCAGTGTCTAAGTGACGTTGATAACCAACAACGTGTGAGAACAAGGTGCTTCGTTGTTGTAGGCTGAGTGCGTTATCGTTCGACCAACTGACAGACACATCACCAGCAGCCATACGTGCAGCCCAATCATCAGGCTTGTACGGATAAGTTGTTACGTCAAACGATGCGCTGAATCCGCTTCCGATTTCCACACAGCACGGGTCACGATAGATGATCGCTGGATCGAGAACGATATCATCAGGGATATCAACTTGACCACAATAGAACTGCAACCACGTTCCTGGCTGACCACCTAATGAACCCGGCCCTGGAGGTGTTGCAACAGAGAAGTCATAGATAGCACTTAGTCTGTACGTCTGCTGGTTATGCAATGCAGGAATGTTAGTCCATGCTACGTGATTACCGAACACATTGATTGAACGGTTACGCGCTGTTTCAGTAGCAGCGATGTATGCAGCACCGTTAGAACGAATACCTAAAGGGCTGTAGATAGCGTTAAAATTGACGTTACCTTCATACGGACCCTTTTGCAGTACGATTATGCTTGTTCCGTTTCGGTGTGCCTCACGGAGCGCTGTACACATAGCAGCAGGCAGTGTTTGAGCACCAGCGGACAGTAATAAAACGACACAAGACCATTGCTGAAACGACTTATACGTACCGTCATATCCGTATGCACCAGCGTTAATCTCTTGCCAGCTATGAGCAACCATATCGAGTGGCATACGCTTCATATAGCTGACGAGCATTCCCCAAGACTCCATACTGTTTTCATCTGAGACAGAGGCTTGGTCGGACATGACTAGCATTGTGCTGCCAGCAGTCAGGTTAGAGTTGTAACCACGTTCAATCAGGAACTGACGCAGTACACCCATGTTGTTGATGCTTTTGTTTCTGTACGTGCCCAGCCAACCGTAACTACCATTGACCATAGGACTATCGTCACGAATGAAAGCACCGTTCATATAGACAGAACCGTAACCGCACACGTAAGCGAGAGAGTGTCCATCTACGACGAAAGAGGTGAAACGAGAACTATCGACTGCCATTGCATCAACAGCAGCAGCAGAGCCATCGCCAGGACTGCCCGAGAATACTGGTGTCATGCCTCGCGCATACAAGCAACTTTGTTGCAGCATGGTATGTCCTTAAGATCGAGAAGAGGGGCCGAAGCCCCTTTGTTTTACCCAAACACGATATTCGTGACAGCAAGATACGTCACATCATTCGAGTCGCCTCGGTCACCTGAGCCATAAGCCATAAGCCAGATTTCTTCGCCTGCTGGGATGTTTGTATCAAACGTTATGGTCTGCATTTGCGTGTTAGAATAAACACGTTGCGCAGCACCAGCTCCAGCGTATCTCTCATAGATGGACATGTCATGCCAGCTACCATTGTTACCGTCGAATGCCCAGTTAAATGTTATGCTCACAATGCGTTTAGTGAAGAAGTTATTGAACTTGAACCAACCGTTAGACCCACCCCAGAAGTTCATGTAACTACCGTCTTGAACTTTCAGGTTCTCAATACCGCCACTGACTGAACGTCCACCCGTTTGCGTAAACGCATAGCAATACCACGGGAATGGATCAGAGTCAGGCGGCTGGTCATTACCACCAGCGATTGTGACGCAGCGATAAGGAACAGTGAAGTCACTCACATTGATATGTGGTGGTTGAATCGGACAGTAGACATAGTACGACCAGTCACAACCGATTGGTGCAGTAACACGCACGTCGATATCAGAACGATAAATATGCTCTGGATATTTCCAGTATTCAAGCGTTCCTGTCTGGCCTGCTGCAACGATAGTGGAATCAAGCAGCGTCATCTGTCTGTCAAACACTTCGAACTTGGTGTCGAATGAATTCGCAACGCACACAATAAGCTCTGCGCGTATATCTGTCTGAGTGCCTAACGAGAAATTATCTTCTGTGGTTGGGTGACCGGCAGAAGACACGCTATAACTCTGACAAGGATGACGGAACTCACGAGCACCACGTTCACCTGGGCAGTACATGCTGTAGAACACGGATGACAGCGAACCTGCGTTACCGAAGTCTTTACTGACAACACGCACCATCAGATCACACGCAACGCCTTTCGGGTCGAAGTAGAAGTACAGGAAGTTCTCACCTGTCTTCGCGTCTAACGTTGTAGCGATACGACGTCCTGACTGATACACTTCGATGAAGTCGAATGTTTCCCACGATGTGAAGTCGAGATACATCCAACCCGCTGCCCAGCCTACAAAGTGATAGTATTCAAAAGCGTTAGCATTCTGAATGCGTTCTGTGATTGGCCAGACAGAAGCATGACACGGTGCGGGGAAGATGGGCGTACCGATGTAATCAGGGTGAATAACATCAGGGAAGTTAATCACGTCATACGCGGCTTGACTATCGAGCGCTAAGCCACCACGGTCAGAAGGTGCAGAGAGACGAGGTGGGAATACCATCAAGCTCCAGCCTGTTGACTGCGTTGTACGCACACGAATCATGAGACGCATATCAGCAGCATCAGGGTCGAACTGGAATTTGATACGCGAACGTCCAGTAAGTTTGCCACAAGATGAAGCTACGCGAACGCCCATGTGATACACATCGACACTCATACCTGCAGGTGCATACGAAGCAAAGATAATCTCTACATAACCTTCAACAGCAGGCATTGCATAGACTGTCTCTGTAATCGTTGCACCACGTCCGTGAACAGAAGCATACGGTAAGTTAGGGTTAGCGTATGTGCCTAAGCCTGTACGAGACGCTACACCCACTGGGTCATACGTCTCAATAGCTTTAATTCCCGGACGGTTTATTGAACGACCAGTCGGAGGTGCAGATGATGTAATGAGACCAAAGCCAGTACGACCAGCATCAGGTAAGTCGAAGCCAGCAGGATAGCCTTTCAGAATCTCATACTTCTCACGACCACCAGAGCCTATGCCGTTACCGGAGCCTTTAGTTGTTGACGTTGGTCCGCCGCCACATGCACCGCCATCGAGATTCGAACACGGGTCATCATATGTAGGGTCAAACGAGTCATCAATATCATGCCAGCGTTTACCATACAAGTTACGCACACTGAACTTCTCAGGAGTCAGAGGAGTCCAGTCACCTTCCTTGGTGCGTATGAACATGGGCGTATCGACGCAATCAAGCCAACCGTTATTCGCTGCATTACGAATGCGAAAACGAGACATGCGTTAGCTCCTTATGGCCTCACCCAGATTGCTCCAGGAGATACCTCTTGGTCGATAGACGGATCAGAATCTTGTACGAAGATCTCCACTACACCCGGATTACCCGCAGCGCCAGTAGAACCGGTTGGGCCTGTAGGACCTGCTGGGCCACGCAGACCAACATAGCCTTGCTTGCCCGGTAGACCATCACCACCACGAGGGCCGGGACAACCGTCAGTACCACGTTTACCGTTAGTACCCATCAGACCGTCGATACCATCACGACCAGCACCGCCGTCAGGACCTACAGGACCATAGCCAATGCTGTGAATAGTAGGCAGTCCACTGATTTGCAACTTGCCGATGCTCGGAATGTTTATTGCGAGTACGCCAGTCTGCTGATCGAAAGCACCGTTAAGCGTACTATCATCTTCGGCAGTATTTACAGACACACCGCCTTGAGTAGCTACTACAGGACCAGAAGCATTTGTCTTGAGTAGCGTTATATCAACCTTTTCAACCACGTTAACTCCTTACGGCCACGTAATGCCTTGGTCTTTAGTAGGGTCGACCCAGAGAGTTCCGGCTGCCACCGCTCCAGGTTGTGTAGCACTCACGATAATAGCGAGACGACCAGATGGTCCAGCAGGGCCTGTTGCACCAGTAGCACCAGTACCACCAGTTGCGCCGGTAGGGCCTGTACCGCCACGAGGTCCAGTAGGGCCTGTTGGTCCCATTGGGCCCGGGCCGCCTTGAGGGCCTGTAGGTCCGACGTTACCATCACGACCATCACGACCATCAGGGCCCGGCAAGCCTTGTTCACCATCTGGGCCTACAGGACCTGTACAACCTTCTGAGCCGACGTTACCATCACGACCATCACGACCATCTTTACCGTCAGCGCCTGTCTCACCGCGTGTGCCGGGACGACCTTCTGGAATATCAGATGATGTAGGGAAGCCTGTAACTTTCACGCTCTGCCCATTAGCGAAACGCAGTGTCAGTATACCCGACGTAGCATCATACGAAGAATCCGTTGTTACCTCAGAAGGAACATCAGACTCATCCGCACCTACAACGAGCGTACCACCGGAAGCGCGAACAGGCGTCGGCGTTGAAGTCAATCCCGTTTGAATCAGGGTTGATTTGACTTTAAGCAATGCCATTTAAAGTTTCTCCGCTTTAGCAACGATATCCGTATTATGCACGAGTACATCACCAACGAAATAGCAATCGAAAGGCTCAACATCAATGTCTACTGTATCGACAGCTTTGTCTACACGATAGCACTCTGATACTGAGATAGGTCCTTTGCGCCCGAGAACAGTTTGACCAAGCAGTACATCACGCGCAGGCACATAACGCCATGTCGTATCATACACAAGGACTGGATGCTCATGCGTAAATTTCTGTCCGTTAATCACATAGTAATGATCTTCACGACCATAACGTAATGCAAGCACAGACGCATAAACTGTTTTGCCTTTCATCGCAGTAACAGACCAGCCTCTGAAATCTTTAGGCTGATTAGAGTGTGCGAGAATGCTATCGCCAACAGACAGGTCTTTCACATCAACAGGACCGATGACAGTATCGACAGTTGAGCCGAATACAATACAGCCTGTAGTAGAAGTGTTGACAGGGTTACGTGCAACAACGGTCAGCGCAGAACGAACTGTAGCTGTCGGTCGAGACGTTTGTCCCATGTCTGTAACTACGCAGGTGATAGTGCCTTTGATTGTTCTATCAGCACCGAGACCGAGACGCAGATAAAAGTTAACGACGCAGGTGGAAGTTTCAGTGTCTTGAATCGTCACGCCTTCTGTAGTAGTGATAGTCCAATTATACTTATAAGGACCGACACCACCACGAGCATTGACAGGCAGATACGCAAGAGCTGTGAATAAATCAGAGCCTTGAACAGTACGTGTACCTACCATATAGAGACTAGACACAGATGCAGCAAGCGGTGTTATGATTGGGAGAGGTGGCGCTGGCGTAACGTTAGCAGTAGGGTATAACCAAGCGAACACACGACCATCAGTAGGCTGAGTATTCGATTGCACTGCAACAGTCAGAGGCGCTGGGCCTTGAGCACCAGTAGCGCCACGCACACAGTCGGGACCTGTATTTCCACGAGGCCCGATAGGACCTGTAGGACCGTCTGGACCAATTGGCCCCGTAGGACCGTCTGGACCAACAGGTCCTGTATCGCCATCGGGGCCAGTATTGCCGTCTCGACCAGCATCACCTACAGTACCTGTTTGGCCTTTAGACCCAGGCTCACCTTCACAACCATCTTTACCAGTTTCACCATCACGACCATCACGACCATCACGACCCGTGGATCCGGGAGTGCCTCTCTTGCCAGCCTTCCCTTCACCAAACATCGCAACAGTCGGCAGTCCGGCGACATTAATCACTTCGCCATTCTGCTTGATGAATACGAGTACACCGTTCTTACTGTCAAACTTCACGCTGGCAAGTTGCGTCATTGTCAACGCATCGGACGATTCAAAAGAGAATTGACCATCCTTGCCTACCGCACTTTTGCCTTCATCGTTGGCAGTAGTTTCGATTTGCGAGAGTTTTAACATTGTCATTTTGGTTCAACCTTAATGCACAAGTTACCGATCAGATTAGAGCCGTAGCTTGTAATCTGTGCGTCAGCGATACGGACTTTCGCAACGATATCAATGAAGCCTTGTGGCTGGTTTTCTGCGAGGATAACAAACATCTGTGTTGCAGAGACATTTGAATATGCAATCACACCTGTATCAGAACCAGATAACGCATTGAAACCAGCAACGCCTGTGCCTTTAAGACCACGACCGTATTCAGCTTCTGATGTGCCTGGAGTTTTGAAACTCAAGACATACTCGATACGTTCTTTACCGCTAGTTGCAGCAAAGCCAGGACCGAGTTGACACTGGAAGTCTACGGTACACGTCATCATAACACCGTTCTTAAACTCGATGCGCTGCGTGATCGTAAGCTCTTCCGTGTCAGCCTCTTTACGCTGAATGTTGTAGACGTTAGTCGGGTCTGCGTCTTCTTTGAGTGCTGCATCGCTACTGATTTTAATCTCAGGCCATGAGCCCGTGATCGATATACCTTCACCTGCGATAATCTCAGGCTTAGCGATAGGCACATCAATAGGAGGCAGACCTTGACGCTTGAACATGTAGCCTGTTGGCGTAGGCACAACGTCGATGATAACACCATCAACTGAACTGTCTTTCGAACCAACAGCTTTAATGTTCTCGAAGATTGTCACTTCAACCAGCGTATCAGCGGGTACGACAGACGTTTTCTTCAAGACATTGCCAGCGACTGTGAACTCTGAACCGTGAATAGTCAGACCGCCCATGTTCACTACGCAATACGCTTTACCCAAAGGACTTGTTGGCAGAATGAAAGTATCTGCATCGTATGGGAAGTTGTATTGAGCAACACGAACGCGAGTAGACCAACCAGCGCGTTCTTCATAGCGAGCAACGTAGAAAGTAAACTTCTGACCAGACGGAATAGCCTGAGTCATTGTCACTTTGTTTCCGTTAGCAAGCTTGTAGCTGGTGGACGGCTGCCATGTGTTACCGACAACACAGAAGATCATGTCTGCGCTATCGACTGTCTGGTTGCCTAACGTGTAAGTAACGGTCTGGCCATCACCAACACCTTCAACAAGTTCAAACAGAACAACGTGGCCTTGAGACGGTTCGATACGGAACTGTCTGAGGTCGAGCGTCAGTTGCTGTTCAAGATACGACGAAAGCAGAAGCTGATCTTCTTGCACAGAGTAAGCTGTACGAGGCTGCAAGACACCACTTGTACCGAGGAACAAATCGGTAGAGCTGTCAAGAATCTCGGTGAGCTGATAACGCAGCGTACTCGGCAGACCTGTTGTTACGACAGAACTAAACAGCAACTTGCCTGGAGGTACGAACAGACTTGCAGTAGTCTGGCGCGACTGACCGACAGGGCCCCAATAAGGCTTCGTGTTCTTGCCTCGGAACAATGCCCATGTATCTGGAACATCATTGTTATCAGGCCAAGGCAGCCCAGCAGAAGCAACAGTTGGGTTAGTGATTCTGCGCCACACAGCAATAGTGGTCTGTGCGCTAATGAATGGAATGACTGCATCCATATTCACTAACTGACCTGCTGTGTATTTGAAGTGACGACAAGCGCCAGCACCAGGACCAGCGATAGTTTGAATGATTACTACTTCACCCTCACTGAGAGAAGTGATAGAGGCAATCTTAAACGTATTCGCATTGATGAACCCGCTACTGACAGCACCGCTGAAAATACGGTCGTGCTCACTGAAAGACCAGTAATAAGAACCGGCACCGTAACGAGATGCTAGGCCGGGCGACTTACTACCATCAGAGTTGATGTGCAGGTCTAACACGGACACAGCATTGAATACGTTATCTTTCAATGAAGGTAAATTCGCAAGCGTTGGGATGCTCGGAATAGATGTGTAGTCAGCCATCTTAACAGCAAGAATCTTTTGAATATCCTGCTGAATATGAACGAGCAAACTTACACGGCTGATAGAATTCGGTACTGCAATAATCGGTTCAGCGAGAACAACGTGACCGAATGGTTGGTTGTCTTCAAGCAGAATCAACAGTTCACCGACACGCTTCAATGACTCACCAGCAGCGTATGGGATCTTAATGTCGAAGATGAAGCGAGCGCTATTCTCAGTAAGAACCTGCACGTAAGACAATGCGCCGGATGCAAGCTCGTTGCCAAGTAACTGCTCAGGAACCTCAGACGGATTTGAACCGACGAAGTCACCTGCTTTGAATGCCACTGGGGTTATTGCAATCCCACCAGCATTAGCGTTAGCAACGGCCTGTTCTCCCTGAGGCGTCAAACGCAGAGCGTCAACGTAAATGGATTCAGTGGTGGCCATCAAAAAAACTCCTTGGGGTTTTAACGCTTATAAATTAGTGAAAGTCAAAAGGGAGCCAGGAACATCTAGCTCCAAGCTCCCTTTATTTTATTGATAGCGAACAGTGATAACAGCAGAGCCGAAAGCACGAGCATTGGTTCGATAGATCAAGACGTTTTCTGTCAGGTTATCATAAACCATTTTGCTGACGATAGGTCCTTTCTTACCATTGTCTCCAGTCACAGGCCATTGAGCACCATCGAATGCAAGCCACCCTTTGTTCACGTTACCTTGACTATCGGATGCAGCAGCAAACACCGCAGTACCGAATGACTGTCTGACAACGAAATATCCGTATTCATCAGTCTTAGTCGAGAGAACAAAAGTACCGCCAACGTTAGAACGTAAACGACTAGGCAGTTGAGCAAGTGCAGCGCTTATCGTAGTCAGACCGAACGGTGCAATACCGAATCGTGGGTATGACGAGAAGGCTTTCATGAAGTGTGTCTGCGTGAGTCTTTGCTGACCTTCAATATAGAGAACCTTAACACCAAAGTCTGTATCGTTAAGCAACAAACTTATAGCGAGACGACCAGTAGAGGAGTTAATCGAGATGCCTTGAACATCTACAACGTCACCCTTACTATTGGTTATCTGCCACAAGCATTTAGCACTCACATCTTCTTTTACGAAGGTGCCTGTACGACCAAGCATTGCAGCCATTTGCATCGAGCTATCATCACGGACGTTTGTGAATCCACCGACTGTTAAGTCCTGTGGGAAACCAATTCCCGGACACGTAATCTCTTGTGTTAAGCTGATCGACGTGCGTTGTTCTGTGATGATACATTCCACCTGAACTGACTGTGGGTCTTTCGCTGCTTGGAAACGGAAGGAACCGTCTTGAGACAGAGAGAAGCCACTAACAGACTTGATTACGTTCCACTGGAATTTAACCGAGTTAGCATCAGGCAGTACGCTCGTACCTTTCTGACCAGAACGTCGCTCATAGTTCGCAACAAACTTATAGTCAGTGTTGGGTTCGATATTCGATGCAGGGTTTTCGATGAAGCCGCTGAGAATGGTGTTCTGCGTATTCAACTCAACCGTGCGTGATGCAATGATCGTTTCGTCTGCAAGGCTCTGCGGGTTCTGTTTAGTGAACACCGCTCTTAGTCCAATAAGGCCATCAGACAGTTGAGACTGACTAATGAACAGATGACCATTGAGAGGATCTACTGAAACACCATCGACGTTTGTCTCGTCACCGATAGACCAGATAGCATCAGAAGTAACGAGTTCATCATCAGGGTCAATGATTACGCGCAACTGGAATGGGATGTACCAGCGACCATTCTCATAACCAATCTCTGGGTTTCTATCAGACACATCCCACACAATATCAGGACCGATGATACCGATTGAACGCAGATACGTGTTAGCCTGTACGAGATAGACGAGCAAAGTCTTTTCAATCTGGTACTGGTCACACGTAAAGCGAGCACGAATCTCAACAGCACCATCAACGTTCTGACTTGGCGTTAGTGTGCCACTCGCATCAATCTCCGCAACACTGTCAGAAGTAGGTACAAGCATCTGACTTCCGTTCGGACCTGCTTTCACGTAGTAGTTATTGATGACAGCCCACTCTGAATCCACTTCAAGTTCGAATTGAGTCTTCGGAGTTTCTACATAGCTTCCATCAAGCGTTTTCGCTACACCACCTGTCTCATACATATTAACCAGTGTATAAGATTCGGAGAGTACATCAGCGCTGATCTGCGTTGCACCTTCAATGCGACTATTGATTATGTTGTTCACACTTTCTTTAGGCTGAGGTGTAACGATAAGGTCCATCTTGTTGCTGATACGGAAGAAACGCGCTTGCACCTGAGTGTATGTTACTTCATTGCACTTGCCTGTTTGCAGGATAGCACCATCAAAGTAACTGTTCTCAAGTTGAGTCAGATCACCAATGCTGTTAAACATAGGCAAGCGTGAGATTTCCATTGCACGGAAGTCTTTGTAGCTGTCAGGCGTACGGCCTTCGACAATCTCAACGATAGCTGTACCGCTGTAACGACCAGGAGAGAACTGTAGGACCTTGTACTCGTCTGTGTCTTTATCAGCCCAAATACCAGACCACTGTGCAGCAGTCACATACTCCTGAGTACCATCAACATAAGTTGCGAGCAGTCGGCAGAACGTGCGCTTCCTGTCAAACATCTCGGTCGGACACTCAATCGTTATTGAATCAACAAGTGAGCGTGAAGGTGTCAGTTGCAGATCACGGTAGTTCGTTATCGTCGTGCCGTCATAGTCATACGTCATTGAGATACGTGCAGAGCCGTGTAAATCACCTTGGAAATACAGAACGTACTCTTTGAACTTACGTGCTAACACCGGGTCATACACTTCGTTCGTTGATACGGTTACGTTCAGCGTTACCCAGCGAGCGTAGTCAGGATTATCAGGGTCGAACTGTAACGGGTCTTCACCAGCTTGAACAGCATCCTGCTGGAGTTGAATCGTTCGCGCTCTTGCTTCTTCTTTCGCGGACTGTGAAGGCAGATACTCGACAGTCACAGCAGCCGCAGCAGCGTACACAAGTCCGTTATTCCATAGACAAGTTGTAGGCAGCATCAGCGTACTGGCGCTACTGATAGAAGGTGCAGAACGCAGATCGACAGAACGAGGTATCATGATGATATCATCAATCAGGAAGTTCTTGCTGAACGTTTTAGTCTCGGCAACGTCGATATACGCGAAATGCAGAGAGTATAGCACTGCATCACCATCCACTAAAGGTGCCGTGAACTGGCCCGTAGATTGCTCAACGGCAGGCAGGGAATGCACATCGTTAGCGTCATCTTGGCTACTAAACCAAATGCCAGATACTTCTGTATAAGCGACAATGATCGACGGATCACGCGCTGCAATCTGTGCATCAGTAGCCGAAGCGAGAACATACAAAGCCATTGCTTTAGGTCGAATGATATCGCGCTCAACAATGGTGCTTGGGATAACGATATCGACTGTGGCAAGATTGATAGCAGGCGCTTTCATTGTCACTTGCTTCACAGCCTGAACAGGTTCACCTTCACCGAACTCGACATAGATACTGGTCATGTAGTCCTGACGCAGAATGTCTGACTTCAACACGTCTTCAACAACGGACGTATGTTCGGATGTGGAGCGAGCTTGAGCAACCACCAGCTTGGACGTTGTGTCGTTGTACGTGACAGAACACTTGATTGGTATGTCGATGCCCTGATCAAGTTCATCATCCATAATCAGTGCAATCGAAACAGGAACAAGGTCACGCACGGAGCGATTAACATCGAACTCCTGTGTCTTACTCAAGTTGAACTGACCTTGATAGAGCACACTGATATCAAGAGTGGTGTCAGCATCAACGGAAGGAAGAATGAGAGTTGAACCGTCGATAGTTCCGAGTGTTGTACTCAGTCTAACCATTCCGCTATCAGTTAGTTCGCGTGTCAGACCTGTACCGTATTTACCATACACACGGACTTTCGCGCTTGCGTTTCCGTAGAGTGTAGGACATTCGATAGACAGAGAATCTGGGTCTGGCTCAACACCTAACGGGAAGATACGCAGTTCCATGTCAGTCTTCGTTCCGTTATAAGACAGTGTGAGTGTCATAACAGAAATCGCAAGAGGTTCATTGAACTTCACATTCTCGCCGTCACGCTCTGCAATCCATACGTTGTCTTCAACGTGAGCGACAACAGTTTCTTCTGTGTTATCGCTATACTTAACGATTGCACCGAACTGTAAGAACTCACCGCCATGAACGTATTCAGGCTGAATGAAGTTGATAGCGCTTGCGAGAGGAGCACCGACCATGAAGCGTCTGACAGGTTCAACTACCGTGTGTGCTGTCATATACACAGCAGCCGCGATATTCACAGTAGCATAAACACCTTCGAGGATTTCTTCGATTGGTGCCCACTGATAGAACAGGTCAGCGATACGTTTCTGGAACATAACTGATCGAGCGGTGTATTGCTCAATGTCATTATTCACAGGGTCGAAGCCGATATGATTGTTAAACCAGTCTTCGGCTTCTTGTTGCTCCATGCCTACGAGTTGCAAAGCGTTAACGATCAACGTCTCAGCATCTTTCGTAATCGTCAGGTCGAGGCCACTATTGATAAGGTGCGCATCAACTTCAAGGCTTGCGTGAGTTGTCTTGTACCAGTTGCCACCGTCTTGAATCAAAGTACCAAGAGGTGTAGGCAAGAACGTTTGATAGTCTGCGGTGTACAGGCGAGTAGTATCGAACTGACCACCAAGCAGCATACCAACAAACTTATTCCACTGCGTTGTACCAGAGACTTGCTGCCAGTCAGGCAAGCAGTCAATGACGCGCTTCAATGAAGGTAAGCGATAAGAAAGCATATCGCGTGTAACGTTGATGCCGAGCTGGCGAATAGCTTCTTCGGCCAGCACGTCATTCGTATCCCCATTAATACGACGGATATCCAAAAGCTCCTGAATAGTTGTCAGGTTCGCTTCGTCGTTATGCTCGTCAATAATCTGGAACAACTCAGCCCACGCGGGATTGTCTTCAATGAAGTCGATCAGGAAGGCTTGAGCGTTTGATTTCACGACATTTTCCTTTCGCTATACGTGATGTTCACACGCAGATTGCGCAGTGCCACGTATTCGAGTACAGAGTTAGGTATAACATCTTGCACAGGGCTTGGGATGTTGCAGTAGTCCACTTCTTTACGTCGAACAGGTCTGTCTACGTCCGTGTAATCATACAACACACGGTCCATGATATCAGACACAGCGAGACGTTTGCCGAGAAGTCCAGGACGACGTTCAAACAGTTTGAGGATTGCTTCTTCAAGAACCGTCTGATTAGAATCGCGTGTGCCTGGAGCATCAGCATACAGCGCGACTTCTACAACACAGTCAATCTGCAACTTGTCAGGGTTCCACGATTGAACATCAAGAGGACTGTGGTACTGAACAAGCCAGTTGAGAAACTTAGTCCACTGTGCAGAAGTAGGGTTAGGATTCACTCCTCCCCACGTACTTGTATTCTTCGGCAATACGCACACACGCACGATGCCCATCCACTCTTTATCGTTCGGTGCAATTTCAGCTTGACCCTGAACAACAACGTCAGCAACATCAGGATAGAGAGCACATGCCGCTTTCCACTCGTCACGACGAATCAGTTTCTTTCTGCTACGTCCAACGATAGGTGCATAGTTGCGATAGTATTCGACAGGCGTTTCATCAGCACCACCGAGAATCGCAGTAACAGTCTTACCTTGAAGCTGTGGATTAGACAGGCACTGAACACGAAGACCAAGTGAATCAGAGTTACCGCTTGCGCCTAATGCTCTGACTGCTTGCACACGCATCGTATAACCATTCGGAGGTTGTACACCCCACTGCTCACCACCGAACAGTAGTTGAACATCTCCGCTATCAGTAGTCATATCGAGGAAGATTTGTTGTCCGGCATAGGCCTCAAACAAACACTTATCGAAACGCTGATACTCAATCGTGCTACCTGTAGGATGTTCGAACCACACACGGATATCAGAAGTAAGCTGGAAGTCTTCTGAACCAAGAGTGATTGACATGTAATCGGTAGGGTTAGTCACGATTTGGCTGAACGTGAAGATATCACCGACAATGAAGTCTACGTTCTTCACTTCACCTGCTGCCCATTGAGTAACCTCAGACAGCAACACATTCATATCACCTACAGTGAATGGAGTGTACTTGTCGAACGAAACTTTCTGCGAACTTAGGTTAGCAACAGAAGCAGTAACGGTCGAAACAGATTTGCGTCCGATATCAACACCTAGATAACGAGCATTCTGTAGGATTGAAGTATCACGACGAGCCAGACGACTGAACGCTTCACGCGCTGCAATCAATGCGGCGTAGCTGTTAGTAACACCGATATCACCGAGAGCATCTGAGATCAAGGAAGTCATCGAGCTGACTTGTGCATCAGTCCAATAAGAGGATGCGTTGATACGCGCAAGGAAGTCTGCGGCAAACTCCTCGTGCGTTAAATATGTACTGAGAATGCTGGTGCTCATTACTGCGCCCTCATAGCAAATGTTACGGACTGCGTTGCTTCCAATTTCGGACAGCGCCATGAAATGATACAGGTGTACGTTTGTTCGTATAGTGAGCTGGCTGTACACGCTGTCTTCACATCAACAACGTCGGCTGTTATGCCATTCGCAGGGTCTTCAAGTGCGATGCGCATGTAGGTTGCAATCCAATCAGCAGTTGTCTGATCGAATGGTTCGAATAGATACTGATACACATCACAACCGAATGACTCACGCCACTTACGGGACTTCTTGCGCGTACCAACGATCATTAGAATCTTCTGGACAATGCTGTCCATGTTCTGCACGTTATCACGAGGCTCAAGTTGAATCCACGCATTCAGATCACAATAGATGCGCTCGCTAACAGGAACATTTATCAGTTTGACGTAAATTCCCATCAGCCGAATCTCACGTTTGAGCTTCCACCAGAAGCAGTATCGCCACACGAATTGCCGTCACCAGCACGTTGAGCAGGCTTACCGTTAACTCTGACAGAAGATGATGAAGTTGCTGTGCCTGTATGTGGAGGGCTATCTTTCTTCCAGTGGGGTTGATATGAATCTCCAACACGCACTGAGCCTTTGCCATTAACAAACACATTACCAGAAGCAGAAACAGGCACTACAGGGAAATAGCCGTTATGGCCTGTAGAACGGTCTGTGCCTAAGCGAATCGCTTTTTGTCCCATGATAATCTCCTTTGTTAAGCATAAATTAGCTTGTTACGTGCGAGAAACAAAAACGGGCAGCCTAATGGCCACCCGATTTTTGCGCTTGGAATTTTGTCGTTGTCCCCTCACACCCGAAGCGAGTGCATTGTAGCGTGAGCTACGCAGCCGGGACGAATTTCAGAACTAGCCTCTTGACAGACTGGTTCCGCTCTCGATAGCAATCGACCAAGCAATGCGATTACTATCAACGACATAAAGAACAGGAAGAACATGAGTGCTCCTATGCCGTTACTACATTTCTTTGCAAAGAACTTTTGACTCAGAATTTTTGGTACGCTCGCGACCCAACTGTCACAAGTCTCGTACTTTCGATTCTGTTAACCGCCCGTGCCAGGAATTGCTCCTAGTCTAATCAAATAAGTTAAGGGGGAACCTATCCGACTCGAAGAAGAGTTGAGAGCACATCGGCATCTGCGGTGGTTGATACACTCTTTAACGATCATCTTAATACTACCTCTGTGCAAGAACCTGATCGACCGCTAACGATTCAAGCACAGATGCCACGAACAAGAAGGACGATATGCAGTGGGCACTGAACACATCCCGCTATGCACTCGGACATTAGTACATAGAAGGCTGAACACAGCTTATGGCAAAGCGTTGAGTCCCCGTATCCCATCTGAAACAGGTCTAACTCAAACTCGACTACATCCTAAACAAGGGCTAAGGGTTCCTTGCTCATATGTGCCTGCGGATGTTACTCACTATTTAACGATTCATTGTCACCTTGAGAAAACCTTTGCAGACTTGAATCGTCCGCTTTAGAATCTGCATCAGTTCCTCTCGCTGTAGTGGAAGCGTTCTCTCGGTGGGAATATATGACGAAGCGCACCCTGTTCAGGCTACTTCCCAATGCGCACTAAGGTGAAAGTCAGAGTACGCATCAGGCAGCAGTCGCCGCAGTACAGCTATACCTAAAAGACTGGCCACAACACGGAGTTTCGCGCTCCACCAGTCTACGTGCCTAGAGGCCGGGTCCGTGCTAAGAGTTTCCGTTGGGCTTGGTTTGCGTCAACAGCAGAGAACCGGGCTATCACGTGGGTGCAGGAGTTATTCCTCACTATTACAATGCCGAAGCATATCCTGCTGGAGGCCGATACAAATCAACTAGACTAAGTATCTGTAGTATGTCGCTATGACGTGTAACGAAAAACATGCAAACGTTACGCGCATACAGATATTACTATCTGCAATTCTTATTTACAGATTTTCTGCAAAATGACCGTTAGAAATTCTTTCTTTCTACGTTCGTGTACAGAGTATCGTACGGATCAGAGTACAGCTCGGAACTACGCTGTGCGCGAACAGTCACATAACCTGTGTGACGATTGAACGCAATGATTTCAACCGTAGGCTGCTTCGGCTTAATCGTCGCATAGATAGGCGCGTTAAGCATCGGCTCGTCTGCAAGCAGTTTATCAACAGCAGGCAGTTGGGCAGCAGACAGCTTAGGTAGATTGAAACGAATCTCTGCGCGAGTACGACCGAACGCCAGACGGATAGAACCTTTAGTCAGTTCACCACCGTTGTTGCGCAGATAGTTCATGATACGACGCGCAACACCTTCCACTTGGCCACGAGCAGCAGGGTCCATAAGACCGTCGAAGCTGATAGCGCCAGTAGGCTGGTTGATTGACAGATGCAGACCAGTGTTGAAGTAACCCTCTGCTAACAGGCGATACACTTCACGCGCAATCTCTGCGTTGTTCGTTGAGATGATTGGCGTTCTGATCTCAGGTGGATTCTCTTTCTGAGGCTCTGTGTACTCAACAGCACCAGAAGAATAACCCATGCTAATCTTTTTCGCTTTAGCATATTTCGCTTGCAGCAGGCCACTTGCGCGAATGATCACTGAACCATTCTTAGACAGGTCATACAACTCGTCTGTACTGAATGTACTGAACAAGAAATAGTCCTGAGGAATAGCCATACGTGATACTGCTTCGAGTGCTTTCTTCTGCGCGTCTTTAATCGTTTCACCAAACACGATACGACTGCGATTCGGCTGAGCAGGACTGACAGGGAAGAACGCGCCGTACACAACACGACTATCTTTCTTAATCGGTTGTTCGGATTTAACCTTCTTGCCACCAGCAAGAGGAGGTAGCTTAACACCAACGAGCTTGCCTTTGGTGATAGCTTTGTTCGCAACAACAGGCTTCAATGCGTTGAGCAGTTTCGACAGGTCAGCAGCATCAAGCACCTTCTCCAGAGGAACAGCTAAGTTCTGCGGGAGATAGTGTTTCTTGCGGAACATGTAGATGACCGTGTCTTTCTTCAACTGAATCGGTGTTGCCATGTTACGGCCAACGACACCAACAGGTGAGAACGTATTTACTTTATCAGCAGCAACAGAACCGAACTCTTTATCGAACACGGACTGGCCAATGATGTTAGCAACACGCAGATGACCACGAAGCGTAAACACAATCTTCGGTTCATCTTTCAGACGCAGTTCATAACGATCGCGGTTGAGATACACAAGGCTGTATTTATCACCCTTCTCAAGTTCGAGATCGTATTCATCGGACGCATCATCGAAGTGTACTTTCTTACCTTGATAGGTAGCATACACACGAGGACCAGCAGACTCAGAAGCAATCTGCATTGCTTTACCGCTATTCGAAAGCGCTACAGCAAAGTCCGTTACAGCGTTTTGCATCTCCAGTGTAGAAGATACATGACGCTCAGGTTGAGGTGACCCGATTTCCAAATGCACAGCGCTTGAGCTGGACATGAACACGCTTTTGCCTGTTGGATTAACGCCAGCGAAGTGCATATCGCTGATACGTTCAATCTCATTAGCATTAACGTGAGGCATCGAGATAGATACACCAGCAGCAAAGTCAAAGATTTCACCTTGACGCCAAGCATATCCGATGTTGTTTGAACTAAGTCCGATAAACGCATCGCCCACTAAGCGAACGGATGTCGGCACGATACCCAAGTCACGAATGACGGGGTTCAGCTTTGGTGAGATAATCATATTAATCCCTAATACGAAACAAGGCGGAAAGCATTCTGTTTCAGCAGGTTGAGATTACCCAACATCAAGCTGTATGACAGAGTGCCATGCTGATTGATCAGACTATCAGGTACGATAGACCCGAAGTAAATTGCTCGGGGAACGAGATCATTAATCTCAACACCGACTGACTTCATCGCATTAGGAACAATGAAGCACCACGGTTCAGCGATATACTTACCTTTCTGAAACTGAACTCTATACCCAACCGCGATTGGCTGGTGGGTAGGCGGGCTGTATGAGAAGACGTCCACGTTCTGCTTCATTGCGCGGCGCACAGAGAACATGGCCATAGTGCGAAAGCGTTGTTCGAACTGCGGAATAAAAGCGTTGTCCTCACAAATCTTCTTCAATACAGCCTCTTGCCGTTCTCTCGTCAGAGATGGGAACAGCGACAGGTTCATGAAAGTCTGGCGAGTATCTGTCGAACCACGTCTGACACAGAGTTAGTTTCGGTATCAATAACCAAATCGAAGCCGCCCGGTACTTCAAGATAGCGCTGATTGTATTGCTCATACACTTCTTTGGTCTGACGCTTTTCGATACGGTCTTCACCACCGATACGAATCTTGCGGCGCTCGATAGACGTTTCATAGCTACACGTCAGCAGCACGGTCAGACGGCGTTCAGGTGCGAGCGCTTCCCACGTATGCTGATAGATGTGTGCGTTAACATCAGACTCACCCGCCTGATACACGTAGGTAGAGGGATAACCGCGATCAGCAATGATGATCGTATCAGGCTCATTATCCAGAATGCGCTCATAAGCATTCATCGTCGAGGAACGTGCTGCAAGGAAGAGCAACAGTTCTGTGCGTGAGTCCATATCTTCATTAAGAGGATTGGAGTTAGACAGCAGAACGTCACGGATGTGTTCAGCCAGAGGTGTACCGCCAGGCTCACGCAAGCGCAGAGTTTTTGCGCCACGTTGTGTCAGTATCTCAGACAGTGCATTACACACTGTAGATTTGCCTCCACCTTCGCCGCCTTCGATTAAGATATAAGTTGAGTTCATAGAGTTATTCCTTAGGCAAATCGCCCGCCACGCCATGCGGCTTTAATGAGCAATTTAGCCACGATTTCGTTCTTCATTGTCTTCCGCTTTGCGTTGCTTCTGACAAATGCAGAGCCGAACTTATCCACGACGATTAATCCACAACCAAGTTGTTTGATGCGGATAATGATTCTATCACCGTGTGATTCAAACAGTCGTTCATCAATGATGAAGTACATGCGCATACAGTAGGGCAAATACTTGTGCCACTTCTTATCAGTGTTGAAGTCTGCCCAGCAACTCTTCACCTCAGTGATTATCATATCACACTTGGTGTTCAAGCAAAACACGTCTGCCCGTAAGTTGCCGTGCTTAATCAGACCGAGTTCGATGTGGCATGAATAGCGTTTGTCAATCCAGTAGCGCTGTGCTGCTTCGGTAAGAAAGGCCGTCTTATCAGGACGGCTCATTGATTTGAATACGGCAGTTTGAATAGGTTCAGCTTTGCGCCGCTTATAAGCCATATGAGTCGATGATATCCAGGGCTTGCTCAACGATAGGTCGAAGTTTCTTATCAACCTTGTTGAGCGCTTTCTCTGCCTTGAACCACTTACGCTCACGGGTCAGGACTTCATCATAGTCGGTCAACATTGTCTTGACCTTCATGACGAACCATTCAACGTGTTGCTCGCGGCCAGTCTTTCCTTTGACATACTTCATGATATCAACGAAGTCTTTCGGCTTGCCCAGAACACCAGCTTCTTCCATTGCTTCTTTAAGCGCAGAATCGAGTGGTGTCATTCCTTTCTCTACGCCGCCTTTGGGTAAACCCCAATTGCCTGCGTGAGTAGTACGAATGAGAAGAACTTCAATCGTACCGTCTTTCTTTTTACGGTATGGGATTACTCCGGACTGCTGTCGAGGCTTTTTCTCAAAAGGCATCTTAGCAGAGAGGGACACATTGAGCATCATAGATAGTCAGTGCCTCGTGGCATGTCTTTATCCCAAGACCAAGCGTTTGTCTTCCAAAGACCAGCTTGCTGCAATTCGCCGTAAGCTTCTTGGTAAGAGATAGAGTGCAGAACACTAACTTCCATAGGCAATGCAGGTCCGTTGTAACTGCATGACATACCTGGGAAGTATGAAGCACGGCACGTTGCATACGTGTCAAACACAATGCAACCTTCTGCATCAGTTACGACAGCATGAGACGCTACTCCGCCATTAACACCGCTCTGCCCTAATACGACAATGCGATAGTCCGGATGGAGGTTATATGAACGCTGAACAAATGAGGCGGCTTCTGCGAAAGGCAATGCAATAGATGCAGCACGATTGCAGTTCTGTTGGAACGCAGACTCAGAAAGAGAGCGAGCTCCTGTCAGATTCATAGCCGATGCAAAAATCATTGTTGTCAGATCTTTTGGTGCGACAGCAGTGGGGAAAAACTTAGTGCCCCACGCTTCTGATAATGAAAGCATGGACATCTCCTTATACGATAGTCTCAGCTAAATTAGCGTCATTTAGTTCGGACAGACTAACACACGCTTGCGACCTTTGTAAAAAGAATCTGGTGCTTTGCCTATGACGATAGCGTAGCGCAACATGAAGCCTGGCTTCTTTACAGCTACGTTACAGCCACCATGAGAAAGAGCTGATAGCGCTTGACTGCGAAAGGGACCAGTCAGACAGAGATTATGAGCGAAGAAGGGTTTGCTCACCTTCTTCATTGTCCTGCTCATGAGTGCCCGAATAGCTTCGCATTGATCAGCAGTAGGTTCAGTACCGCAGTAAACATCAAAGTGCATAATCAAACCTTACTCGTCATCACGCCGTCGTAGATTCCCATGTTATCAGTGAAACGAGCTAGTGCTTGGTGCACATCATCGTTTTCAAATTCAACAAGGCGCACGTTAGCATTCGTTGCTGTTACGTTCTTCGTACCCTTCTCTTGAACAAAGAAGGTGGTACCATCATACTTACTGTTATCAGTAAAGAAGACACCATAGGAGGCCCACGATTTTGTACCAGCTTCGAGAACGAATACGGACGCTTCGAAGAACATGGTGTTCAGGTCAGCACGGTTGTCTTCGATGAATTGTGCGTCTTCGTTATCAGACAGAACAACGTCCAGCGTGATAAGTTCGACAGAAGCGGGACTCGACTTTAGCCAGACGCGCATCAAGCGATCAAAGTATTCAGCAAGTGCGCAGCAGATACAGCTACGATTATCAGGGTCTTTGGCTGCACGAGGGATTGCTGTGATTGCACGATCAGTCATCTTCCAAGAAACGAAATCCGTCTCAAAAGAGCCTGCGTGGTAATCATACTCTTCATCGTTAATGACAAAGAGGTTGGTGCGCTGAAACGCAATAGATGACAGGACATGCTTTGCGCGAGTCATCAGATCAGCAGGGAATTGAATCATGACACGGGCAGTAAGAACGCGAGGAACGCCCTTTTCAATGTATGCAAAGTTCATCTTGCGATGTAAGAGCTGGCGCATCGTAGTTCCTTAGTTTAAATTGATCGTCTGGCCATTTACAGTAACTTCCTGACCGGCTTCGATACCGACAGTACCTTTGACTTCGAGCTTATCGTTGCCTTTGATTTTGGTCACACGATTACCATCAATCTCTACTGTTTGATTGCCTGTGATCTTCGTGTACTGATTCCCAGCATCACCTTTAGCTGTACCTTTAAACTTGATACGCTTCTTCGGGTCCGGCTTCAACGACTTCGGAGTCATTGTCGGGTCATTGAGAATGTAATCAGGAATATCGTTCTTAGCGCCAGTGATGATAAGCTGTTGGTTGCCAACGATAGTCTGATTCACATCACCCATGATTGTCATATTGAAATCACCAGAGGTCACGAGGAAGTGCTCGTTAGTCATGCGGTCAATAATGAGCTGGGTACCAGTAGACAGACGAACACCGATACGATGCGGGTAGTTAACGAGAAACTCAGGCAGCATGTCAGCTTGAGTCATACGCACAGCAGTATTGTACATACCCTCATGCAACTGGCCTGTAGGGAATTTCACATTCACTTTAGCGCCGCGCGTCGGTATGAATGATGCACCGAACACTACACCCTGTGAACCACCTTTAAGACCTTCGAGATGACCGACAGCAGGACGAATCCACGGGATATCTTCATCTGCTATATCATCGGTCAGCCCCATAATACGCGCACGTATCTGGCCTATCTGACGTGGGTCATTGTTGTCGATAACGATTGCCTCATAGTCCATCAGAGGGTCGATACCTTTCTTTGAGTTAACACTGTTCAGAGGAATCATTTATTCACCCGAGGCATATACATTTCAAGTTTCTCACCGTCTGGTGTTCCGTTCTTGCTTGAACCATCAACAGTACCGTCACCCAGCGAGCACAAGAAGTTACGCAGGTTCTCTTCTTGCTGTCTGATCATCTGCGCCAGATTCGTACTCGGACCAAGCAGTTTGCTGATAGAGAACGCATCGAGACACTTATCAGGAAGAGCATCATCAGCCATACGCTGCAAGTCATCCAACTTGTTAGAGACGCAACGTTGGTTTATCTGAGGACCGTCAAGATATTCAGAAGGGATATCACCATTTGCAATCAGACCGTTCACGTCTTGCGTGAAACCACCGAGCATGTTTTCCATACTGTCTATGCGATTAGCAAGACCATCAAGAATACCGCCTTTGTAGTTGATAGCAAGGTTGACACTCAGCTTTTCAAGTTTCGACAGAGCGTTACAAATACCTGTAAGGTACTTCGCCATGTTGAATTCTTGCATCAGACTGTTAAGGTAGTCAGCACCCTCGCCGTACTTCGCAGCAAGCTCAGGGAATTTGAACATCTCACTATCAGTCTGGAACTGGTCGAGCATAACATCAAGCTGTAGGCTGTGCGTCTGTGCAATCCAATCGAGGGGGTTAGAGCCATCGAGAGCCTGCTTGATGTTAGAGTTAATCTGGAATGGACGCAGCACGTTAGCCACTGTGTCGAGTGGAGTTTGAATGATATTCGCACCGCCACCTACATTCGATGTACCTTCAACAGGCGTGAAGTTACGAGACAACAGGAATGCTTCGCTGTACATACCACTGGCAAACGTGCGAGTACGACCAATGACGATCCACTTACCTGAAAGCTTATCATCAATCTTCACTTCACGCGATGCACTAATGATACCAGCAGATACATCAACGATATCGAACAGGTCTACTTCTGGACAGCCGCCTAAGATAAGACAGCGAGCAGTTTCGGTGTACGTCATTGACTGACGCTTGTTCGAATAGTACGCCTGCATGTACTTGTCGTGGATGTTGATATCGTTCGTCGGACGGGCATACGCTTTACGTGCACCAGCAATATCACCGCGAGTGTCGCTGTTAATGTTCAGCGGGTCACGGCCTTTGACTGTCACGGTAGAAAGTTCGTTTGTCTTACCGTCAGAAGAAGACCACAGCAATTTATCACCGTAGTTCGACATACCATTGAAGATGCCGCTCAACGACTTTGGCTTGAACTCATGCAAGTTGTAGACAGGACGTTTGTCAGCAGGCTTGTGGTTGAACAGCCAGTATGCTTTGGGTTCTTTGTCGAACAAGGCATTGAGATCACGAACGACCATGCGCTTATCAGCAGTGACAAACATCTTAGGAAGAGCTTCTTCCGATATCCACATATGCTGTGCAATGTCGTTAGCGAATTTCTTAGGGGAACATGTTGCAGATACCCATGACATGATATCAGAAGTCTGTAGTCCACCTCCGTCGAACGTAAGGCCACTGAACTTAGCGACTTTAGCCAGAGCATCGAGTGATGTACCACGAATACTGAAACTGCGAGTATCGAACAAGAAGACAGGCGCATCCAACGCACACACAACACGCAACATGTGAACACCACCCTCGTCATACTCACGAACAGCAAACACACTGAACGTAAGCGTAGAGGCTGATTCTGCATCAGGGCCTAACACGAGGGTTATCTTGGTGCCATCGACGATAGCATGAGAGGAGCGTAGAATGTTTGTGTGGTCTGCAAAGATAATCAGAGCGCACGGAATAGCGAATGTGTTTTCGAATACGTGGACGGAGCGCACAAGGTTCGGGGTTGACGGCGGTGCTTTGCCGTCAAGTAATAGTCCGAAGAAGCCTTGGTCTTTAACGCCGCCAGCAGATACTTGCTCGGCCATGATTATTCCTTAGCATCAATCTCACGCGCAAGGTTCTTCAACTGCACTGACAGAATCTTTAACTCAGCAGAATCAGCAGGCATGTTGAAGCCACCACGTGCCGGTTTGATCTCAGCATCTTTTTTGGTGTTGTACCATTTACGGAACGCAACGACAGGTGAACCTTTATCGTCAGTAGAAAGCTCAACAGACAACCAGCCGTGCTCACCAGTTTTGATTCGGAAAGGCACAGGCTCAGATGTTTCTTTGCGTGTAACTTTCTTCTCTTTACTTGGCTTCTCTTTCGATACAGCAGGCTTCTCAGCTTTTACTTTCTTTTTCTTAGGCTTTTTGATTTCAGTGTCATCAGAAGCTTTCTCAACAGGCTTATCACGCTTCAAAGTCTTCTTGATCTTCTTCGCCTTAGAACCAACAATTTTACCGTTCACCATAGCCATTATATCTGCGTCCTCTTTATTTGTTTTATTGCGGCACTCGGTGCTTTGCGAGGCAGAGCTACCATCATACCAGCAACTAACTCAGACGGATGAACAAGACCGTTCGCAATCAGAATCAGATGCCAGTATGCGTTAGTGCCATATTGGTTGTAAGACAGCAACTGTGGATTGCCCTCCATCGAAGCGTCAATGCGTATTGAATCGAATAATGCGGAGTCAACATCACTGAATGCTTTCATCGTTAGAGGGTCAATTCCCCAGGCGTCAATCACTGCGATAGTTTCAGCCATTTGCGTAGGTCCTGTCGAGTCACAGCAAAGTAACTTGATACTTGAAGGATGAAGTCAACGCTGATAGGGTTACCAGTACCATCTTCCCATACGTTGTCGAAGTTAGCACTCACGCTATCAACAACACACGGACTCATTGAGAAGAAATTACCGATATCAACAAAGAAGGCTTCATTGTCTTCAAGTACATTGCCTAGTGCTGCATTCGCTGCGTCAGCACCTCCACCACTAGCAGCCAGTGTGAGTGTTTCCATACTGACTGACTTCAATGGACTTGGGCCTGGAGGTACTAGCAGACCGCCGACTTCTGACGGTGCGCACAGGGAAAGCAGGCTGACTGTCGTCTCAACTACTTCACTGCGTGTATCTGAATAAGCATCAACGAAGATAGGAAGGTTGAGCGACATATAGCTCGGACCTCCCCATACACGCGCACTAGCTAACTTGTGCATCGAACTAGCACCAGCGAACTTGAGAGCTTTATCAGCACGACCTGCGTTAGCAGCAACGAAGTCACCGGCAGCACCAATCTTTCCGCCTACACCACCGAGAGCGCCACCGAGATTACCAGCAACATCTGCGATTGATGTATCAGCGAAAGGTGCTGTCCATGAACTTGACAAGTCGAACGCGAAGTCAGGTGGCACAAACCCGCTGAACTTGATTGTACCGCTTTTGTTATAGATGCGAACCCGATACATGTTATCGACTGTCATGATATCTTCACGAGTTCGCGTAGCGCCAACAGCGGTTGGTGTACCGCCATCGGCTGGCATTAAGTAGTTAGCCACAGAGACTCCTTTACATGTAGCCCATCGTAATCATATTCAGCATCGGGTCATCCAAGAACACTGGAATTGAATCGAGTGAGTGAGCACTGCCTGGACTTTGCCCAGCTTTGTTCGAAGAACTAGGGCGTGATGTTGCGCCACCCGAAGGTGCAGGTGCAGCAGCTTGTTGAACTACTTGCGCAGGCTCAGGAGCTTCACGTCGAGCTACGTCACCCTCAGTAACTAAAGGTTCACGCTCAACTGTCTCTGTAGGTTTCTGAACAGGTGTTATAGTTGATTCAGAACGCGGTACAAGATCTTGCAGGTGTTTCGCATACTGCTCAGGTGTCTCTTTTGGCAGAGAAGGTCCTTTAGCAGTCAGATCAGGTACAGGCTGTGCATCAACACTTGTATTCGACGTATCTAAACTGCCATCGCCCTTAGGTAAATCAGGGAATTTAGCAGCGATCTTCGCATCAAGTTCTTCGTCACCTGTCTTAGTCTTATTTACAGAGTTTTTCTTCTGGTCCGCATCAGCAACCTTGAGCAACACGTCCTTCTCGTTCTTCGCTCGCATCGCTACGGATTGCTGCGTCTGAGCATCAGAGGACTTGAAATACTTGTCAGTCGTAGCGGCCTTGTAGTCCTGAATAGCGCTGATAAGTTCTGGGTCGGACATTGCATTAACGTCTTTCCCCTCAAGCGCTTTCGACACAACAGAAGTACCTGAACCGTACTGAACAGCAGTCGAGTAAAGCAGTTCTTTAACGCCAGCACCACGAGACGACAGGTCAACACCCACATCGTTCTGCGTCTTAGCAACAAGAGGTGCGTAGTGAGTACGAGTGATATAGTCGGACTGTGCTTTATCCAGTTCAGCACCCTGTGTATTAGCAACGTCCTTATAAACAGAGTTGAACTGTTCTGTACCAGGAGCAAGGCCACCAAAGCGCTGCAAGAACGGTTGGCCTTCTTTCGAGTTCAAGAAGTTCATCATGCTGCCGTTGTTCGTAGCGAGCTGGTGCTTACCGTAAGACACACCGCCGTAATCGCCTTTACCCGTCGATACAGTACCTACGCCTTTGCCACCAGATTCAAACTGTTCTGATACTGCACCTAATCCACCCTCAGCAATAGCTTTCTGGGCAATGTCAGTTACTTGCTTGCTGTCGAGACGTTGAGCAGGACGCGCACGTTGAGGCCCGCCATAAGTACCACCGCCACCGCCCGGCATCATCATTGGCATTGCAGCGCCACCTAAAGCAAAAGGCATCATCACAGGAGCAGGGAATTTCGCTTTGTTCTGATTCTCAGCAGTGGTGTCGTTATACTCGTCCATCTTTTCTTTACGGTCTTTCTCACCCTCTGCGAGCATGTCATCGGATTCGTCAGTTACTTTATCTGCAACGTACTCACCGACTTTACTGCCTATCGCATCACCCAACATGCCACCAAGAGTAGCACCGAGTGCAGCACCAGCAATAGTACCTGGGCCAGGAATGATTGAACCGAGAATGCCGCCAATCCAGCCACCAGCGATAGCACCGACTGAACCTCCAGTTGCTCCGCCAACAGCACCACCAGCAGTTGTCTTATACGCTTTCTCTTTCTCAGCTTCTGTCATCGTGTCATCGGCTTTGATGTGCTGCATATCGTTAGCAGCCATGAGGCCGTTACCTAGTACAGCGCCGACAACAGGAATACGTTTACTCGCAGCCATTAGCGCAAGTGACGCGCCAGAAACAGCGAGGTCTTGAGCTTCTGACGGTTCTTTCGTCTTAGACTCTGCGGGCTTAGCTTCTGGTTCATCTGTCTTAGGCTTAGCAGCATTGACAGGTGCTTGATCAACAGGCTTAGGCTGTATCTGGTCAGGAGTACCAGCACCGCCATTCTCTGCGTTATCTTCTACGAACTCTTCCTGTGAGTTTTCTTTCAGCTTGTTACCAGCATAAAGAGCAGCACCAGCAACAGCACCGATAGCGAGAGCAGCACCGAGCTTGCCTTTGAACATACGCTTCCAGCCGCCACCGCGAGGTAAACGACGACCAGGACCACGTCTGTTTCCACGGCCACGGCCATAACGACGTCCGCGTTTCTTGCGTCTACGTCGTTCATCACCACCATTATCTTCTAAGCCACCACCATTGTCGTCGTCGTTGCTATCATCATTAGCAGGATCGTTTACAGGACGTGGGCCACCTGCACCCGGTTGTTGACCTAGTGGATCTGACTTAGCTTTGTTCTTCTCTTTGAATGCCTCACTCTTCTCCCAGCGTAACCAGTCTTCAAGCGCTTTCTGTGTCTTAGCACTTACAGCGTTACCGTCACGAATAGCATGGACGATATCTTCACCCGAACGTTCACCAGCAATGAATAGTTCTTCGATTGCGGATTCAACTTGACGTGGGTTAGGTGGCTGTTGATTGACAGCACGAGGCTGTGGAGATTGAGTGACTGTTATGTCAATCTGTCGGGCTTTCTCTTTCTCGGCACGACGTTGACGCGCTTCCTTGTTCTTTGCACGGGAGCCAGGACCTACATAATACTCTTGGTCGTCGTCTTCGGTCTCGCCTAAGTTATCGAATGAGAAATCAGGCTTTGACGATTTACGTTTATTACGAGGCATACCAGCGACAGAAGAACTCATACTGTCTGCATGTTCGATCATCAGTTCGAGTGCAGTCAGTTCCTTCTTATTAGCCTGAGCCATTAACCACCTCGTCCGCCTCTACCTCTACCAGCAGCCTTAGCCAATGCTCGCGCTTCTTCTGCGCGTTGCTTGTCTTGAACGTATGCGCTATGCCAGTAAAGCAGTTTGTTTATCGTGATATCATCAGGCACGTAGATGTTTTTCGCAGACGCAAGGTCGAGCGTCATGTTCATCATAGACGTGTCGGAGTAAACACGGAAGAAGCCAAGAATATTAATCGCATTCTTGTACTTGTATGTACGGAAGCAACGGTTGCACTTGTGCGTTGTCTCAAGCTCACAACTGATATACACGTACTGTCCTGCATTGATTACTTCGCTAGGATTCACGTAGTCAATCGTTCGGTCGAGACTCAGATCGCTATCAATGTACATCGCGTTGGTCACTATCGTTCTGTCCATTGTTTCAGACAACAACTCAGCTTCAATCCAACGACCAACTGTTGGGTGTCGAAGTCCTTCTGGCAGGTCACGCCATTTGTGCTCTATCACTTTATGACGCATAACGTCTTCGGTGTTAAGCAACTTACAAGGAACTTCAACGTACTTACGACCATGCGGCCTTTCGTAATGAGTCATACCTTGCATGTCTACAAAGTAGTTCATCGAGCAGCGCCACTCAAACATACGGTGCGACTGCGGCCAGCTATTTTTGTCGAACATAGCAATCATATAACGGAAGTCTTCCAGATACATCTCACGGAGATTAACGTTAGTGAAGCGCTGCAACGTATCGACAAAGAGGTCGGGCAGTTTATACTTCTGTGCGTTGTACAAGCTGGACATTGCATCTGCCGTGACTTGATGAATACGCACATCTGACCGACCGGAAGGTAGGTATATCTCTAACATTAGCTAATGAAGATCGCAGGAGTCATTTCCCACTGACGATCAGAAGCACGTTGACAGCTCGGACAGGTCAATTCGATCTCAGTGCGTACACCGTGAACAGAAGCACGAACCCACTCAGACAACTCAGTCCATAGAGTCAAGTCGGTTTGTTCTTCAAGACGTGCTACGTTCCTGTCGAAGTTCGGTCCCATGTGCGCGGCGTGCCAGTTGAACATATCGACAACCGCTTTATCATAGTGACGCATACGCGCAAGGTCGAACGTGTCATGCTCTGCAACGAGACGAGAAATAGTCATGGAAGATTCATCAATCACACCGACGTTGTTCGCAGCACACGGGAAGGTATTGATAGCACCACCTTCAGGTCGAATGTGCTTTGAAAGTCCATCGGAGTATTCAAACAGTGGTTTACTGCAACGCCAGTAAGTGCGAAGCGGTGCAACGGAATTCATGAACATACGCTGTTGGAATACGAGAGCGTGTGCATCCTGAATAGTAAACTCTTCAAGCGGTACGCTAAGACAAGGCGAGAGTGCATCAATAAGGATATGACGCAACTCTTTTGTCTCAACTGCTTTAGAAATGAAACGCATCTCAGAACCGCCGAACATGCGCATCTCAAAAACAGCAGGTATTTGTGACTTGTACCCACCAGAAGGTAAACTAGCTGTTTGAATTTCCATAACGTATTCTCATATAACAGGACGTGAAACATCAATAGCCATTTGCATAGACCAAACAGCACGACCACCAGTACCATTAAGCTGTAAGCCCTGCCCGCCAATAGGCCAGCAGTTACGAAGCTCTTGATAACCAATCATCGTACCTTGTCCATCATACAGCTCGACGATAATGTTTTTCTTATACACAGAGGGCAAACGGAAACCGCCTGTATACGGGTTTTGAATTAAGCTCTGCCAAGCATTGAAGTATTTCATGGCAGCCAGCTTCTGGTCCAAGCCGAACATCAAACTGAATCCATCGACGCTTGAACTCTGAGGCGTATGAATAGCGACTGACGCTACCTCTTTGGACTTCATCTGATAGACAGAGAATGGCAGTTCGACTTCTTCACACGCGAATGGGCTTAACGAGAATCCCCCGATAGCAGGGAATGAACGTACACGCCACTTATCTTGCATGAATGGATCATCAAGGCCGGGAGCAGAGCTATCTTGCAAGTCAGCAAGCGTCGGCAGTGGCATGGGTTTAACCCTCTACGACAATGAGCACAGGACGAACAGCTTCATCCAGCTTGAGGAACGTTGCGCCTACGAGATAACCACCTTTCTCTACTTGCTTAACGACCGCTTTCTCAAGGTCTGTTTCCCACTTGTCACGCTGATTTGATTTGTAGGGTTCAAACGTTTCGGAAGCATCGTAGTAGTTATACGTTTCACCAGTAGGGAATGGGATACGCGCTAAGAATTGCAGACGATTGCAGTTCTTCATCGGTGTCTTGCGCAGTTCTTTCGTCAGCTTAACGTCTTCAGGCTTAGAGCCGGGCACAGCTTTGAATGGCAACTTTGGTTGTGCTTCTTTCGGAGCAGCAGGCAGTTTCTCACGCGCTGGCGTATTCTTATCAGTAGCTTTCTTAACACGAATGCCACTAACAGTTCCAGTGAATGGACGACTGCGGCCTAACAGAGAACGAGCACCAGCAGCATCAACTTGAAACACGACAGAGGGATCATCACGGTGCAGAACATAGAACACATTACGTTTTGCAGCTTTGATTCCGAACACATCTTTCTCGTCGATATCCGCTTCATAGTCTTTGTTCTCGAGGGCGACTTTGCGTTTACCTTCGAAGCGATACCAATCGCAGTCGAGAATTGCTACTTGCGGCTTGCGGGCACTTTCGCTAAGAAAAATAAGCATAGTGTCTCCAGAAACGAAAAAGGGCCAAAACATCTGGCCCTTGTGCTTATGCTTCTTCGGCGTAGTCGAAGGACCATTCGATTGATACCGGAACAGCCTGAGCAGCACCAGAGAACTGCAAGTCTGGAACTACTTTTGGCCACACACCGAAGATGTTGTACTCTTTAACAACAGAGCCATCCATATCAAAGATACGGAAGATTGCTTTGACAGCGTACTCTGCTTTCTTCGCACCGAGCTGGGTCTGCGTAGCACGTACAAGAGTATGCCACGCTTCCAGAGCGGAATAGACTTCCATCTCGGAGTTTTCGTTGTATTCAGTTGAGAGAGCATGAGAGAAGATCTTACGACCAGCATAGTTGAGCTGATGGCCGAACGCTTCTTTCAATACTTCTTCCAGTGTAGAACCTGGCTTAACACCAGTCTTACACATCAGGCGAAGAGTACGCGCATACTCAGTACCACCAACTGGCGGGTTAGGAATCAGGAACTCGAAGTTGTCATCGAGTAACGGATCCTTCGTAGACGAGAACTCGTCAAGAGTTACCTTAGGCATCTAAAGCTCCTTAGAGTGAACCGGATTGGATAAGTTGCAGCGCGTACTGAATATCACCAACAGGTGGTACGATAGCAGTTACGTGAATGCGTTTGGTGTAGCGAGTCGGGTCAAGGAAGATATCAATGATCAGATCGCCGCGAGCTTCGTCTTCTGCCGTGTTGTTGGTATAGTCACAAGTGACAGCATACCAGCGCAGACCACGACCGAGTTTGATTGGCTCAAGAATTGCTTCCATCGCATCTTTCTGGCGTTGCTTCAACAGGTCATCGTTCGGTTCGAATACAGCGCTAAGGTTGTTAGCACGAACAGAAGCGTGAAGCATTGCGAGCAGACGACGAATGCCGATATCTTGCAGTGGGCTTTTCGTAGTGTAAGTGGTATCAGCACCCCACACGAAGATACCTTCACCGTCAAAGACAGCAATCGGGTTAATCTGGTTATCGACCAGAATGTCACGATCGCCCACTTTAAAGCGATAACGCACATCAGTAGCGAAGTCCAGCTTACCGCGATTCAGACCACCAGGTGCTAACCATGATGCTACTTGGTCAGCAGTCAACATGCAGTACGCCATACACACAGACGCAGGCACGTAGTAGTCACGGGCGTTGTCGTTGTCACGCGCTTTAACATCACTGTTAGTCAACGCAGACCACGAACCGGTACCAGAGAACTCTGCTTCTTTGTACGGCTTGTTGCCACGACGATAAGCAACAGCAGCATCACGTTCCTGATAAACAGTAGGGATACCGTTCGTTGCGATACAGTCCATGCGCGATTCAGCGAGTGAGTCAATCTTGTTAGCAATAACAGGATGCTCAAGACCGCCGGAGCACAGGATGCCCGCTTGAATGTCTTCCCAATCGCGATAGTTATCCCAACCAGAAAGCACAGCAGCAAGGCTTGTATTCGCAATGGTAGCGTCTGAGTGATCGATATCAATCACAGAGCCGTCTGAACCACCAGTGAACTGACCGTTAGGTGCAGTCGGATTCGTTGGGTCAGCAGGCCCGCCGCCTACAGAGTTGAGCACAACAAAGTCTGGGTCTTCCAGAAGCTTGTAGTGATTTTCGTTGAGCTTGAAGCGGACGTACTTCGAGTTAACGTTGATCACGTCTTCAATGAAGAACTGATTGCCTGCTTCGTCTTTGTAGTAACGAGTAGTCACCACATGAGTTTCCAACGCAGTCAGGAAACCTGTTTGATACACTTTGATGATGGACTTAATGCCCATTGCATCAGTCACGTCAGGTTCGAACGTGATGTACAGGTCGTTTGCCTTAGCATACTGAGACAGAGCGTAGAGCAGACCAATATCGCGATCAGTGAAAGCAATTTGTTCTGGGTCTTCGAGTCCGCCGTCACCAAGCGGTCGGCATGTAGCAAAGTTATTATACGTTGTTAAGTACACACCTGCATACTTCACAGCGATAGCGACACGAGTAATGTTCAGCTTTGTTGCTTTGGTCATCAGAGTCTTGGCGATCTGAACGTTGTTAGCGTAAGGACCTGTTGCTGGACCGAACAGTGTGTCGATTTCAGTTGTTGAAGTAACAGTGGTATTCTCACCAACGACGCCACGAGGGAATGGCAGAACCAAAGTACACATGCCGAACTGGACAAGTGCTGCTTGATTCGAGCGGTCATTCTCCTGTGAGTATACCCCAGGAGAGGGGTGATTAGGTTGTAACATCGTGAATCTCCATGAGAATGGGCATCGTGAAACGACTGTATCAAATTAGCGTTTTGTTAATAGCAAATCACATTAACACGCTGTTCGACGTCACTTACTAATACGGATTGCGCCATCTTACCAGTCAGGGTGAACTGACCTTCAATGATCAACTGACCACCAGCGTATTGCAGAATGATTGGTTCAGCAGTGTCGATGTACAGAAGACCTACAATCTCAGGCAGAGCATATCCTTTTGGACCTACGATAACACTCTGCATTGAGTATGCGCCATCGAGAGGAATGCCAACAGGATGTGACTGGCGCTTGAGCACTTCGTTTTGATTCGAACTAACAGAACGCACACGGCTGTCAATGACAAGTGTACGGTCTAGCTTACGATACTTCTCGCGTGTGTACATTACGCATCCCCTTCAGGTTCTTTCGCTGTGTCAACGTCCATATCAATCTCAAAGGACTCGGTGACTTCGCCGTAGTTGTTAATCTTAGCTTGTTCAAGGTTGAAACCAATCTTACTTTTGATAAGAATAGGAATCTCAAGCTCGAAGCTTCCTGGAGTTGAGCCATCATCAAGGTCTTCGATGGTAGGCATAGGGATACTATCACCTTCAACAGAAACACGCACAGTCCATTTAGCTGTAGGCATTTCAATAGAGAAGCTGAGTAAGTCAGAGATGGATGCAACCAGCAATTGCTGTACGAACAGCAGTGCCTGATCAACATTCATAAACTTAACGAATAACGTCCCACTCATGTTGACAGGGAAGTAATAGTTGGTGACTACGATAGCATTCGTATCACTACCGCCAACAGCCCAACCTGAGCCATGACGTGCAACTGTCTTCGGGTTAGATAACGTCTCACGGTCAAACGCTATCGTAGGCAATTTGAACCAGCCGTACGGATAATCAGTGCTATAGTTGTTCGTAGCACGAATACCCTGCTTTGGGTTGTTATGCACAGACCAGACGAATCGCTTTAGCCCGAAGCCTTGTCGAAACTGGCGCTGAAACCCAAAGATGGTAGCACGTAACGATGTGCTGTTGCGTAGCATACCTGTAAGATTTGCACTCATTTGCGGCGCTCCAGATACAAAAAAGGGCAGCCGAAGCCACCCTTTTGGTTACCCGAAATCGGGTGCTTAGTCGAGACGTATGCGAATTAACGTGGAAGACTCTGAATCAATGAACTCGTCATTTTCATCATCGGCCTCTTCGTCATCTTCACCAAAGTCGAAGTCATCATCAGATGATTCTTCATCAGTGTTAATGTCGTCCACTTCGTCGTCGCCGTACATTGACTCGGAACGTTCTTCCTCGGCGTCAAGTTCTAAGGCAGAAGAGAGAGCCGTAACAGCAGTTGTCATTCCGCTTGCGCTACTGAAAGAATCAACTAAGCACTGTGCTTCGTAGTTCTCGGTCAGTTGGCACTCAAGGAATTGATCTGAATCTGGCGCACAAGCAGCTTGCGCAGCAAGTCGAGCAGCGTCAGCCCAGTTACCATCACGAATCGCAATTAATGCCAATGCAGCTAAGGAACCAGATAAGGTCTTCATGTATGGTCCTCAGAAATTAGGGCAACGTTATGCTGCCCTTTGCATTAGAACTCGCTTAGCCACGAACCGCTTTAGCCACGGAACGAACGTTAGCCAGGGTGAAGCTGAAGGTGCTAGACAGCAACCAGCCGCGGTCAGTGTTACCCTGGTTAGCGCCAGACGTTGGAGTAGACTGGGTGCCGCCACGAGTGGTGTACATCGCGTGGTAGTCCTGGTCAGCAATAACGTACAGCTCACCCTGTTTCAGAACGATGTGCTCTGGTGCGCGCATACCATCGGTCAGCAGTTCCATACCCAGCAGGGTACCCAGGCGGCCGGTGATCAGCAAGTCATACTTAGACACTGGGTCCAGAGCAGAACTGAACTGGTCGTTACCGACGATATCGTTCCAGTAGTCATACGCCATCACAGCGGTTGATACTGGCAGCGGCCAGGACGCAACAGAATTTTTCAGAGTAGACAGCAGACGAGGAGTCAGGTCACCGTGAACATAAGTCACAGGGTTCTGAATACCAACTGCTTGGTCACACGCACGTTTCCACAGACGGTCTTCTGCAACCATGATGGAAGTCAGACCATCCTGTTGAGCGCGGTCCAGCAGATCGCCGTTGATCTGGTCCAGGTCCATTTTGCTGACGCGAATGTTGGATTTCAGTTCAAACTCAGCAGGCGTGTAAACACGACCGCGGAATTGGTAGTAACCCATGTCAGTAGGACCAGTAGCGATGATTGCTTCTGATTGGTGAGTTTTCAGTTCGATACGAGCAACGTCGCCTTGACGAACAGTTGCGCCTTTACAAACTTTACGCAGAAGACCAGCACGTTCAGCACGGTCTTCGATAGAGCCAACGATTGAAGCACCCAGTGAAGCCCACTTAGCGCCAGACTGATCTGCAACAGCTTCTGCCAGCAGTTCAGTTTTCTCTTCGTTGGTCAGGCCGTTAGAAGCAGCAGACTGGCTATGAACCAGTTCACCGTTCTGGAAAGCCTGCATCATGCGAGTGATGTTAGACACCAGGTCTTTCTGCGAGTAAGCATTCAGCTCACCGGTAGACTCAGACAGTGCGAGTTCGCCTTTGCCGCCGAAACGCAGTTGTTCAATCGGGTCGCCGTTACGCAGAGTTACTTTCGCGCCGCGCATTAAGGAATTTGACATTGTTTGCTCCTGAGAATTTTATCTCGTAGTTTCAGTTCAATCAGTCACGGTGCGCGACGATTAAGCGCCGTAAGAAGAGGTGGTTTCGACGATCAGGTAACCGCGATCAGAGGTCGGTGCCTGCTTGATGATCAAGCCTTTCAGCTCAGTACCAGCGCCACCGATGGTCAGTTTACCGTTCGGGCCCAGTGAAGGGTGCAGAACGTTATCAGCAGACCAGTCAGCATTGGCATCAAACATAGAGGTAGCAACGTTACCCAGTTTGATATAACCAACGCGGCCTTCGATGTTGGATGGCAGACCACCGATTGGTGCGTCAGCAGTGTAAGAACGCGCTTCGGTCACAGTCAGCTCGTAAGCATACTGGATGAAGACTTTCTTACCGATGTCAGATGCGTGGAAATACAGATCAGCACCCTGAACACCGACTTTGCCAGCAGCAGTAGGAGCAGCGTTAGCTTCCTGTTCTGCTTTAACGCCGTCAACTTTAACCAGCAACTGGCCAGCTTCTGGCAGACGAGACGCGGTGAATTTTTTGGTGGCATCAACAACGAATTCTTCGACGCGGTTCTGGAACGCTGGTGGCATGTTACGTGCCAGAGCGAAACCTGCGAATACTTCGTCAGCAGCACCGGTAGACAGACGCACGAAGGATTTACCACCTTCACGAGCCCAAACCAGAGCAACACCTTCTTCGTGGATTACTTCGCCCGGCAGCAGATCAGCTTCCTGGGTCTGTACGATAGCAGTAGCGTTTTGAAACAACATAATTAAATTCTCCGATAAGAGAGGATTAAAGTCAACTGATTGCTACGCGACGATTAGCCGCGCAGACGTTTCAGTTTATCTTCGAATGAGCCAGTGGAAGCTGAACTCTGAGATTGAACATTAACAGGAGCATGTTCCTGATTCAGCAGATCGTTTGCAGAGTTGTTAATCGGTTGAGCGACAACAGCCTGCTGAACTACAGTCTTCGCAGCAGTAGCAGCGGTAAGAGTACCGGCCGCAGCATTAATGCTTTCGGAGATTTCGTTCTGAGCTACTTCGGATTTCGACATCAGGTCCATAGCTTTAGACAACGCTACTGCCAGATAGTCTTTACCGTGAGCAATGAACGCACGTTCAATCAATGCGCGTGGCTCTTTCAATCCGGCGGATTGCAGTGTGCTGCACAGTGACTCAACGATTGGGTTGCGAGCATCACCCCAGAAGTTTTTAACGATACCCAACTGAGCAGCAGACAACGCAGAGATAAGGCGCTCTTTGTTTGCGTCAACAGCTTCGGTGATGGTGGCGTTAACGGTTTCAGTCGTTTCGCTGATACGAGCGTCGGACTGAGCAACCAGCAGTTTGTCAACCGGCATTTCGATTGTGAATGGCATGAAGCCAAACGAATTGCAAGTTTCAGAAACACCGTTCTGATTCAGAGACACGCTGATTGCACGAATGAAATTATCAGTTGCGAAGTTTTTCGCAGCGGATTCTTCACTGATTGCGTTTGATACAGACGCGAACGTTGCGCGAGCGATCGGCATACCGTCGTAGTTCATAAACACTGAATCTACTTTACCGCCGGTAGCGCGAGACAGGCTGACCAGAGCAGGGTCCAGATTGCCGTGCTGCGCTTGCGCTGCGCTGAGACTGTCGAAGGTGCAGGACACGGCGCCGCTTTCAGATTCGATATCTTCGTCGTCGTCGAGGTCCAGATCATCTTCATCCAGGTCTTCGTCTTCGTCAAAGTCGAGGTCTTCATCGTCTTCGTCTTCCAGATCGTCTTCGTCATCGCCGGAGCCGCTTTCAGAATCAATGTCTTCGTCGTCGAGGTCTTCTTCATCGAGGTCCTCGTCGTCCAGATCATCTTCATCGTCAATGTCGTCTTCGTCGAAGTCTTCATCGTCTTCGTCGTCAGAACCAGATTCGGAATCAATGTCCTCATCTTCGTCTTCATCGGCGTCGAAGTCTTCGTCATCCAGATCGTCTTCATCCAGATCATCTTCATCGAAGTCTTCTTCGTCGTCATCAGAAGATTCGGAATCAACGTCGTCGTCTTCTTCAACGTCGTCGCTATCCAGATCTTCGTCGTCCAGAATGTCGATATCGCTATCGTCATCGCCGCTTTCGGATTCGATATCCAGCAGGCCGCCTGAACAGTGAGCGCAGAATACAGGCTCTTCATCAGAGCTTACAGTGAATGGCTGTTCGCAGTTAGCGGAGCAGCTATACATGTGCGCTTCAACTTCATCACCTTCAACGCTTGAAGACAGGGCTTCAACGCTTGAAGACAGGGCTTCAACGTTTTCTTTCGGCTCGTTGCTAGTGACTTTAGCACCAGTGTACGGGTCGAAGTTTGCGTGAGTAGCAGCGTTGAAAGAACCACTACCAGACAGCGCGGTGAATGCGTGTGCGTTGCTCAGAGCCTGCACGAAGTTGCGTTGAGCTTCTTCGGCGGTAGCACCTGTTGCAACTAAACCTTCGTGCTCGACAGTCTGGCTGGCGGAAGCGGATTCAGCTAAGAAGCTTTGAACGCGCTCGTCAGTGATTTCAGACAAGTCCGCAGAGCACGACGGGCAGCAACCCTGGATGTTCGCAGAGCTATCGCTGATAACGTGGCTACCACAACCATCCAGACAGATGGTGTAATAAGCTTTGACGTCAGCAGAGCTAGACTCTGACTGGAACTCGGCTTTTGCAACCAAATCAGGGCGTTCCACCAGCAGTTCAGAACCGCCGTTAGGATTGTAGAGGTCAACAGAGCTATTGGAAGCGAATGCTACGCCATCTTTCGATGCGTAAAACATTGTGTTCTTACCGACAGCAGTTTGACGAAAGTTCTCTACAGCCTGATTATGGTTTTGACCGACACACAGGATACCCGCAAGACGGGAAATCTTTGGCATGGTAAAACCCTCATTGATAGAAGTCGTTGTTTTCGACGTATTAAAATTAATGTATGCAGAAAAAATAGAGGTATTTTCTATACTTTCCTGCTCTCAATATCTTTCTGCGGAACGTAGCGATTTTCGAAGTATTTCGCTACTACATCAAACCCATTTAACGTATAAACGTTACGCAGGCTAGCACCCCACACCATTAACTCAGCCAGTGTTGCAAAATGCTCAGTCGGTACTGATCGCACTTGCCGCGTGAGAGAATCTGGGTGTATCTTCTTACCGCGAATCGCCTGTTCGAATCGCATACGCTCTACGTTACGCAGCATCGTATGGTCAACAAAGTGGGCTAATTCGTGGGTGATAACGTGAGCCACTGACAGGCTATTGAAGCCACCGAAATACTTAATAAGCTGTTTCGGGTCAATGGTTATCGCGCCGTACATAAAGCCATGCACTGGATAGGTAACGATGTGACTACCGATATCCGAGTTCTCTTTCGACAGACCAACGTATAGACGCTTGAATGGCAGAGGGAAGTTAAGACCAATGCCGGGCATCACGTTTTCCTGTATGTCTTTCAACACGTAATCAGGAGGACTCACGCCATACTTCTCAAGCTTAGCGCGTGGCACTTGCAAATCATCCAGACCAAATACTTCTAAATGCACTTTACCGCACTTAGGTACAGGCTTAACTGCATAGTTATTAGCAGAGCCACCAGAGTAAATAGCTGGAGCATATACAAGCGGCTTTAAGTTGCCGAAGTCAGGCATATCATCAGCGCGAATACGTTTAGCACGGGCTGTAGCAGCATCGTCTTCCTCATAGGAAGTATCTGATACTGGCTCAGGTGCGGGTGCAGAAGGCTCAGGCTTTTTAGTCAAGACAACAGGTTTGGGCTTGGGTTTCTGCACAGCTTCGGGCGCTTGTTCTGCAACTTCTGATGGTGTAAAATTAAAATTTGCAGAAAATAAAGCGTTAGGAGCAGCAGTAAATTTACGACTATTTGCTATGATCATTTCGCCCGAATCACCACTGATTGCAACAGCTCCAGGGTACTTAGGGTGAGCGATATAGAAGAGAGAATCGTTAGCTTGAATCAGACCAACAACCTCGCGGGGCTCCATGTGAACCCCGTTTGAGATTAGCTGACCTTTCCCCAAATAACGATAGAAGGAATAATCAGATATGTCCATATTAACCCATTCTCATTAAGTGCTCTTTGTAAGTAGCAGCACATGCGAAGGCTGGGTCATCAACAGAACTACACTCGAAGCCTGTAAGAACCTTACAGTCACGATAAGCAAGACGACCAGTGCGAGCGTCGAGATGCGTAGGCTTGTTGAAGGATGTATGCGAGCAGAAGTTTCTGGCGCGTGGGGTAACGAGTTCACCGCAGATAGAACATTTATAAGCACGGTAGGTAGTACCCTTGCTGTACGTGTTCAGGTCACCGCTAAGAATTCGGTCACAGCGTTCTGGACAACGAGTTCTGTCAAACGCCAGCAGCAGAGTCAGACGAGCATGATTGCCACGGAAGTTTTTCAGCTTAGACATATCGCTATCGAAGATAATGCCCATAGCCTGACGAATATCTTTGTTGTTGTGCTCAATGAACGTCGGCTTACCGATAAACGTTTTATACGCCAATCGGCCTTGGTCTGGGTTGAATGAAAGCCATTCTTGCAGACTGAATGCGTCACCGTTAGTGTTCGGCAGTTCAGTGATATTCACAGGAACAGGTACTACGATGTAGTCACGAATATCGCGTGAGGTGTTGTAGATCTCAGCGGCTTTCGGCAACCACACGTTAACGTCGAGATTGAAGGAGCCTGTCTGGATTCCGAAGCGAGAGGCATCAACACGAATCGACTTAGCTGTTTTGCTAACGTCTTCTTTGTGCATATCAATCGCGTTCATCCCTACAAGACCCACATCCGATACGTCAAACGACTCGGAACGAACGGGCTTGCCCATCATGTTCTCCCTATTGGAATTTGTTGATGTTATCTTGGCTCTGGTTTGCTAAACGCACACAGGCTTCTTCAACTTGGAACGAATTAACGCCGTCAAGTTCAGTCAGCCAATAGCGCAAGCGACCATTTGAAATTACTGCACTATCAACATATGCAGGGATTTCAACACCAATATCTTTGAGACGCACCATAACTTCAACGCCTGGGTAAAACACATCAAATGACTTCGTACTGAAAATCGGTTTGACGATTTGTTCTTCCTTCACAGGGTGCTGCGCATAGCGGCTGGTAACCATATACACAGCTTCATCGGCAACAATGAGAATCGAGTTGATAGTACCACGAAGAATGCAAGGACTGCAATGCTCAGAAGGTACTTCGTATGAAATGATATCCCCGATGTTATACGCAAACGAGAACTGTGGCATGATTAACCTCTCAATGCACTACGCGCCCATGACTTAGCAAACGCAAGAGTCATACGGCTTGGGTTCTGCAATTTAACTTCGCCCTTATGCACGGCAGTGAACGGTTCATTCGGGTTCGTACCACGACCAGAACGATACGCTGCTTCATTGAATCCATCAAACAAGGTAACTACCCAGCCTGTAGATTTGTCAGAGCATTCACCACATGCAGGATCCCAGCTTACTTTGCCACAAGGCTTTCCACCAGATGATACAACGTAACTCAAACGATCAGAATCGCTGTACACGTTTTTGCTTTTGTTCGCTTTGAACGTGATACGGGATGCTGATTCAGAACGAGGCATCATCTTTTGTTTCAGCGCTTCGACGTCGATCGAGGACCAGTACGATTCAAACAGAGTTACCAGCTTCTGTTCAATAGGCAGGTCCACTGCATTCATCTGCACGATAGTGGATGATGCGTCATCGATCACACGGTTAACAAAGTATGCACCAAGCACGATTGGAAGTTGCACACCTTGAGAACCTGCTGTCAGACCAGAGCGCTTGCAGTAGATATCAGCAAGACCAATAGAAAGACGCACAAGAACCTTGAACGTCTCTTTTTCAGTTGTTCCAGACAGCTCCGTAAGAATGCGTGAGGCAATCGCAGGCACTACTGTGCGTTTTGCAACGCTGGTGATATCTTCGGGTTTGAAACTTGTGCCGAGTCGCTTACGCGCTGCGAGTTCAAAAGCATTCGTCAGACTAGCTTTGTTCGCTGTCGTCAGTGCTTCGCTCAACTTCTCCAACGTGCGCTCCGTCCCGTTGATGATCGACACTGGCTTCTGAGCCATTTTCCGTTTCGCTACTTTCGCCATTGGAGACTGTCTCCTGTTGTTGCGGCTGTTGCAGTAAAGCTAACAAGCCAGAGTTCGTGATTGCAGCAGTCACGTCTTCGTTTCGGTGAAGACTTAATTGCGCAAGGTAGTTAAGAGCTTGTTCAACAAGACCCAGATTGCGACAACCCCAATAAGCGAGATCGTAACATAGGTCTAAATTAATAGAAGTCTGGTCAAACAAGAAACTTTTTGGATTCTGTTGTACAGTGCTGATCCCTTGAATAGCGAAAGAAACTGCACTGACATTATCACCACGACGATAGAAGATATCGCCAAGCATCGCATAACATTCAACGCGGTCAGGTCTGTATGCAATAGCTTTATAACAGGCGTCGATTGATTCCTGAGTGAAGCCTTGCATGAACAGAGCTTTAGACAGTTCAAGGTTAGCAATCGAAACGTAATCGTTCCAGCGAGCAATGCCCTGTAGACGAGCTACTTCGCGGCGAGCATCATCAAGCAAGTCCGCCTGTCCGCCTTGCACTGCATAGCACAGTTCACGCGCATAGTAGAAACTGCAACGATCTTCATGAGGCCAATCACCGACGTCACGCGCAAGCTCCATGAGATAACCACGAGGCTTACTGTAATCAGGGAAGTGGTCAGTTGCAAACTCTGCACGTACTGTAGCAATGCGTTGAGGATTCTTGCTCAACAGGACTTCATGCGCACGATAGCGCCAGCCATACGAACGACGGCGATACGCCTTCATTTGATCGTAGTGACTATCACCGTTACGCATCAGAATCCAAACAGCTTCGGCTTGATCAATATCTTTGATATCTCGAAGCGACTCAACCCAATCAGGATCGTCAAATCGCTCGTCGATATCAAGCCAGACAACAAGGTCATCTTCTGAGAAAGGTGTAGCGGCCAGTTCACGACTTGCAGCGAGATTGCGTTCTTCCGACACGTCAAACATGTGGTAGATATTGCTGTGTGCGAATCGTGAGATAATGTCGGTAGTTGAGTCCGTACTGCCTGTATCAACAATGCTGATAGCATCGGCTTTCGATACATGCTGCAAGAATTCAGCCATGTTCTTTTCTTCATTACGGCAGATAGCCGCTACACAAATTCTCATACATGCCTCTTAATTAAACAAGAATGTTTCCGCTGTCCCACCACTTCTTGCCGTAGATATCAGACACACGGTAGGTAAGCACAGTTGGTTGGTCGAGATCGACTTGAGTTATATAGCGGCCTAAGGCTGCACTCCATACTGTTTTCTCCTCAGTATAAAGTTTAATGTCGATTTCGATATCACCTTGAGATCGTTTAGGCAGGAAGGGATGTGAGAAGTCAGCATCAAAACCTTCGCCGATAGTATCATCAAAGTATGTGTACGCTTGAATCTCACTCGCAGTATTGTAGACAGTAGGCGCATACACCATACGGTTATAGTACGATGTGTAATCCGCATACGTGCTCTGCATTAAAATTCTGCGCTTGTAGATTCGCTTAACGCCTTTGCTGTCTGTCTCGGCACGGTACTGATTGTAGAACCAGCTAATCTCCGTGAACTTGACAGGCTTCAACTGCGCTTGTCCTGCTGCATAACGATAGAACGGATATGCAGTGAATCTGTGATATGTCTTCTCCGCATTCTTACGATAAAGCAAGACACGGAAAGTATACCACTGGTACACGTCGAGCGTAATCGTACCGCTATCTGATTGCTGCGTACCGTTAGTCAGGACGTAATCGAAACAGTCACCACCAACGTAACCACTTCGAGGGCTGTAGATAAACGCATCGTTAAATGTATTGAGGCGCACAGTACCTAACAGCGGGTCATTTATTTTAATCGCGTTAAGACGCCAACCACGCTGGGCGGGCACCTTATCGAGAACTCCCTCTGTCGGGCTGTGCTTTGTCAATTCATCACGAGCGCCCTGTATGATTTGCTCAAGCGTGATCTCCGTATCAGTGGAGTTACGCACTTGAACAGTAATGTTCGGAGCTACTGGTTTATAGTTGCGCCAATAGTCGAACGTACAAGGCTTCGCAAGCATAGTTACTCCAGTTTGTATTTGCTCTTGAACTCCGCCAGGCCCATAACAGGAATGCCTTTATCCATAGCTTTCTGGAGTTTAGCACTACCAGAACCTGGGTCTTTGGCGATAAGAATCGAAGTATCTGCTTTCATGCTGTCGGACGCTGTGCCACCAAGCTCAACAATACGCTGCATCAGTTCACGATCACGAATACCAGTGAACGCTACGTTGACGCCTTTGAGCTTGGAGCTTGTCACTTTGATCTTCTTCGGAGCAACTAACGTCACACCGATTTCAACCGCAAGCAGATAAGACTTAACAGCAGCCTCTGCAATCTGAGGTGCAAGCTTATCGACACCGTGCATACTGTTGATCTTAATCGCCAGTTCAGCAGTCTTTCCTTTCTTGAGGTACTGCTCAAGGTTCGGAATGGCATCAACAACTTTGTCAAACGTGGTGTTAGCGCCGCGCATAAAGAATGATGCAGTAGCTTTCAACCACGTATTCATCGGCACACCAACTTTCAGCGTCTTGAGATCTTTAGCAAGCTGACGACCACGAGAGTCACCAACAATCTCACGCAGAGAAACCATAGGCGTCATGAATAACTGTTGCGGTGTTTTGATGCCAGAAGCGACAAGCTGTTTGCATGTGCCTGGGCCTGTGTTCGCAACATCAAGTCCTTTCAAGAACGAACCCAGCAGACGGGAATCACCAGCACTTGTCTTCTCTTTCGCAACATACTCAACGCCGTTAACTTTATACTGAACGCTAGGCAGTTTGGGCTTAGAAGCAGGCTTGATGATTTCCATTATCCACGGGATTACTTTGCCGCTACGAATCAACTTAACTTTAGCACCAGGACCGAGTGGACGTTTCTTGCCGAGCACTGCACCTTTCTTCTTAGGCTTGAGATAGCCATGCTCAACATAAAAACCGTTGTGCGCAGAAGCACGTTCGACAGTAACACCGCCAGGCATGATAGTTGGCGGGAAGATTGCAACAGGAGCAAGCACACCGTACTTAGACTCCTGATAGATGATATCTTTCACTGTTACGATCACAGTGTCCGACTCAACATTCATCTTAAACTTGAACGCATGTTTCGGGTTTGATGCAGTAGACTTAGGCGAAGGTACATCACGGGTCAGCACGATACCGTCGAGTTCATACTTGGCTTTTGCCAGTCGTTTCTCCAGCCACTCAACAAGTTCTTGAGGGTCAGAGAAACGAAGAGGACCGAAGTTACGAACAACCTCGAATCCCCAACGCTCAAGCATAGCGAATTGTTTCGACTGCTTATCCGTAGCACCTTTACCGCCAATGATTCCGAAGCACACCATATGGACGTACTTGAATTCTTTGGCAGTCTCGAAGTTACGCACAAGACCGGACGCAGCATTACGCGCTGCTTTAAAGCGACCGCCATTCGATTCGTGCATCTTAGACATGAACGTTTTGAACGGGATAAGCGCTTCACAGCGAATAATGACCTGACCCTTCTGCGGTATCTTTTGAGGAATACGCATAGAAGGGATGTGGTGCGATACGTCCTTACCGTGCGTAGCATCGCCACGAGTGTACGCAGCAACAGGTACTCCGTTCTCATAAACAAGTTCAATGCTCAGACCATCAAGCTTATCAGTCAGCACCCACTCCACATCTTCTGCGAGAGCTTTGGCTATCTGTTTCCCTTCAAGCGTATACTGGTCGAGGCTGGCCATTGGTACAGGCAGCTTAACATCTTCATCCGAGCGAGCACCCACTTTGAGTGCAAGCTTAGACTTAGGCCAGCGATTGGTTATGTAATTCCTGATTGCATCGTAGACAGCATCGGACACAAGGCCCTCAGAGTCAGTGTGAAACGCATCATCCAGATGCGCCACTAACTTGGTTGCCTGCGTCAGATTGAGCGTGTCGAGAATCTTTTGAGGACTCTTCTCTAAGCGCTTCAATGATATTTGCATGAGTATCTCCACGTATCGTCGTAACACTGTTATTTACAGCATTAGCTGGCGATAGGGTCTTTATTCACAGGATAATCTTCCACAATATCGTAGACTTTATTGAACAGCTTCGGAGCCATGTCTTTGACATGTTCTGCGTAGTCGAACAGGTTCTGTTTACGAGCGCGGTTGATACGCACCTGACGAACTTCGTCTGGACTATTCGTGATATCGTACACGGTGTACGTCACGATGTTATCAGACTTCTCGTGGGTACTCACTTTGACGATAAGCCAATCGCGATTCAGTTTAACGTCAGCACGGAATTTAACTACGTCACCTTCCTCTGGTTCTTCTGCACGTTGAGACGGCGTGGATTTGTTTTCGGCGGCAATCTTCTTCGCAGTCTCGGCAGCTTCTTTCTCTGCTGCGGCCACATCGGAATCACCATCTTCATCAGCTCCTGTTTCGTCTACGGCGTCAGAGGCATCGGCGTCTTCGCTATCTTCATCTGCTGAATCATCTCCTGCGTCGTCGTCCTCGCTATCATCCAAGGATTCGTCTCCGGAATCGTCATCAGATTCAGCGTCGGATTCTTCGTCATCAGCATTATCGACGTCGGGATCACTATCGCTAGTATCTTCTTCTTCATCGTCAGACTCCTCTTCCTCAGGTTCTTCCTCTTCTGCGTCGGGCTCAACGGCAGCAGGCTTAGCTTTCTTCGAACGCACTTTAGACGGTGGAGGTGTTTCTTCTTCATCGTCTTCGGGTTCATCCATGTCAGACAAGTCGAACTCAGGATCAACTTCATCGTGAGTATCATCACCGCCAAACAGAGAGCCGATAGTGTCTTCGATGTTATGCGTGTCACCAGCAAAAGGACTTCTGCCAATGATATCACCCATGCGCTGTTCGTTCTCGTCAATCTCAACATCAAGGTCAATATCGTGATCGAAGTCTTCATCCAGATCATGTTCCAAATCTTCTTCCTCTTCGAGTGCTTCATGCTCGATGATTCGGGAGTTACGACGACGCTTGTCCAGTTCAGGTGAATCCTGATAGATGGTATTAACGTCACGCTTAGGTGCTTCGATTTCACCACTGCGAATCTTGCGGCGCATCTCTTTCAGTTCAGCTTCTTCGGCTGCATTAGCATTACGCTGTGCCGTCGAAATTTCTTTCTGCTGCTGTTTACGTTCAAGAATACGCGCACGATCTGCAAGGCGAATTGCTTCGCGCTCTTCCGCTTCGGAACGACGACGATTCTTTTTAGCGGACTTGCGATATGCAATCACAGCCTCAGCGTCAACAGAACCTTCTGGCCATTCTTGATACGGAATGATGTTCGTGTCTGCAACGAATTTATCGAACTCGTCATCAGGCACAAGCAGATACAGACCATCAGTATTTACAAGCACACCGCCTTTACCCTGACGTTTGAAGCGAACGCCAATCATATCATTGCGATGAAACTTGACGATACCTTTAGAAGTCTTCACAGCGTAATCATTCGTTGGTACCATGCGCCATTGATAGCTCGCAAAGTTGATACCATTGACTGACTCGTTAGGGACCTTCTTCGGTTGGAATCGTGCCTGATCGAAGTTAGTGCGATTGATAAGACGTGAAAGTGTTTTAGCACCAGCAGTCTTCACACGACCTTCGTTCTTGACGATCTCAGGAGTCTTGCGCATCTTCGAACTACGATCCATCAAGAACTTACCTGTCTGCATATCGAGAGGGAAATCAATATGCGGGATATCTGGGAAAATCAAAGTATAGCGGCTGCCGTTACGCAGAGGCAGTATGCCGAAGATATCGCCCTCACGAATCATTCGCTTATGAGTGCGCTGCGATACTTCTTTGCCACGGGACCCTGTGAACTTGAGCCACGCGTACTTCGATACTGCATCATCATAAGATGCGGATTCGGAGAGTACCATGTTATTGTCTCTTTAGTTGTACGAACACTCATTGAAATTAGATATACCGAAAAGGAAAAGCGGGATTTAACCCCCGCTCAGATATCCTCGGGCAGCACAAGACATAGAACCACAAGAAGCATCACACACGGTGATTTGTGCCCACGTCCAGTAACCATTGACCTGTTGAATAGCATACACCATCGACGGGTCAAAGCCCCACACAGAAGTTGCGTTCTGCAACGCTGCGAGTTCAGTTGCGAAATAACCTTCTTTCAGCGGTTCATCAATATATCCGTGATCAGGCTCGACAGTCCACGCTTCCAGCACAGGTCTTTCTAATCCGTATACTTTCGTCTTAGTGACTCGCGCTTGTTTCACGTCAGCCCTGATGACAGGACGAGCTGTTATTCTCGGTGCAGAAACATTAATAGGATTCGACTTAGGTGCAGACACCTGAATCGCCTTAGACGTATCTGCTTTATTGACGGACTTGAGGCTTACGTGGCGTTGGTTGTTGTGATCAATTTTGTTGACCACATCTGCAACACGGAACGATGGCGTCTGTGTCTCAACATGCGAAGCAACAAATCGTTCTTGACTGAACACACTTTCTGCACCCGCTACAGGGTACTGTACAGGAGCTACAGCCTGTCGTGAGGGAGAAGCACCGACGTAGTAATGCGTCTCGCTACTATTCCAACGAACAAACGGAATCTCAGGCAAGAAGATAACGGCTGGGTGATACAGAGGATCTACATAGCGACCGGTCATTGTTTTGACACGATATACCATCTGACCCGGAATCCATCGCACGTTACCGTTATCAACACCGTACACCGCATTGCTTCCAACACTCAACTTAGCAGTAGAGGCAGCGATTTGGTATGTAGCGCCATTATCGACCTTAACAGCTTCTGCGGACTGTTGGCGATGAACTATCTCGTCAATGAGTCTAGCGTCAGCAATCGGAATTTGCCCGCCAGCAGGGTCTCTAATGATACGTGCGGTCGCATTAGGGACGTGTGTAGGCGCCTGCTCGAGGTACTTTTTAGGAAGCAGAGCATCTGCACGACCTTTTGAGTATGTCTGATATCGAGGCTCCGCAATGTCGAAATACTGCGGTTTATCGAGAAGCATCTCAACGAATGTATTGCTGAACGTGTCGGCAATAAACTCTCGGTCTGTGAAGAACTGTTGGTCGAACTCAGACTCAACAAACTCTCTGTCCGTAAAGAAGTGTGGCCAGAACGTATCAGAACGAACAGTCTCGCCAAGCATTGCCTCAAACAGAGGATACGTGGTGATCGTGTCTTTACGTCCAGTGATAAATGCAGGCAGAGGCATTGTTGTGCCCGCTACATCTTTACCACTAACCATCTCGAACAAGTCGAATCCATCAGCACGAATGTCTGTAACGGTATCGAATTCAAACAGGTCGAACTTGTCTGACTTGATATCCGTAACAGCGTCGAAGTCCAGTGACGCATACGGTGCGATGAAGTCTTTTTGCCCAACGATAAACGTAGGAAGAACGATATCCTGACGCGGTGTTGGGGACTGTGTGACTATTGAGATATCCGCGCTCGTATTCGCATGAGTCTGCGCTTGCTCGAACTCAAACCAAGAGTCACTGATTGCTACTGCTCGGTCAACAGCATTGAGGAACGCATGAGAAGCAACTACCGATACGTGCTCAGTAACACGATCATCAAACGCAATACCAACCATTTGTTTTGATGACTCAGGTTGATACTCATACGTCGGGTCAGTGGTCATATCGTACAACCACGGAAGAGGCGCATTGCCTAGCATCAACGTGTGAGGCTGATCGTGAGACGGAAGTCCATGTATCTTGAGCATCGTCTCAGAACATTCGAACGGTCCGATTACTAGTCCTTGATCTCGATACACACCACGACTGTCAAGTTCTTGAACGACACGCACACCATCAACATCGAGCAGCATACCAGCAGGGATTTTGATATACGTCCAGAAGTTATCAGGTATATTGCCGAACAGAATGTCGTCGCTCTCGCCCATGACATAACGTTCAGCACGTTCAGTCGGAGGCACTACACCCAGCCATACTTTGTCTGCCCACACAGACCACACGTAACTGTATTGGTCTGAATTGAACTTGACGCTGTATTGTTTGTTCTCACTCGGAGTAAACTTCAAGTAAGTTGTAGCGTTTGGTGCAAGCGTTACCGTCTGGCCACCCTGACTGAATTGTGCATCAGTCTCCGTGATTGTAAGCACAAGCGGAATAGTGCCTGTGTTAGTCATCACGTCAGAGCGTACTTCAACTCCGATAGGTGCATATGCCCAGTTACGTCCTACTACAAGCTGGCCTTCAACAATCGTGTACACACCAAAGTGAGAACTACCTTGACCTACGTTAACGTCAACGCGGGTTGTGTTGTTCTCATGTTGAATCTCAAAGCCTAACGTTTGATTGTTGCGAACATAAGCAGGCATCGGAGTTTCAACGCCGTTCACAAAAATCTTAACACGCGAGTAATCTTCAACACCATCGACAAGCACAGACACAGGAACAGAAACGTTGATGCCTATGATTGCAACGTCAGCAGTACGGTTCCACGTATCGTTATCAACACCGAGAATATTATCCCACGCATATGCGTTCGGTGTGTCGTCAGCTTTCATCTCAAAGACATGGACTGTACGACCGATAGAGATAGGGAATGTGCTGCTTGTGATATACTCGTGGGCAAGAGTGACTTCAATCTCCTGTCCATCGTACACCTTAGTTACAGGCTTGCGTGTTACTGTCTCAACACCATCGTCATCGACAGTGCGCGTAACAAGTTGCAGAGAAACAGTAACGCCATCAGGTGCTGTTACAGGCAGACCAATATCCGGGTCACCTGCGTCTACGTTAACAGTGAATGTCACGGTAGGACCGAGTTCAACGTTAGCGAGTGCAGGCATAACAGTTTGATAGTTACGAATAGCAACGTGTTTCAAGTTGTTCGTAGGACGTGCTGCGTAATAGAACAGGCGATCATACGAACTGGCTAACGTATAAGGTGCAGTAAGCAACTCAACGTAAGACCAACCAGCACGGGTTTGAACAGGCGTCTCACTATCTGCAAAACTGAACAGAGCATCAGAGCCATTCGAATCCATACCAGCAACTAACTTGCCACCAGTCTCAGTCCATGCAGCGGTCGTGTTAAACACAACACAATCATTTGCGACTAACGCACGAGGAGGTACATACTCTTTGTTGTCACGAATGTTGAACTGGTGGATGTTGCCTTGAGCATCATAACCGAGTACGAGGAAAGAACTTGGAACGAATTGATACCAGAATACTCCTTCAGGAAGCGTAAGCCCCATTGCAGTAATCTGACCATCAAGCGTTGACAGAACATCGTAGCTGTCTGAGGCGTTGACATAGAACTTATCAAAGATCGATTTGGTCTGAACGAACGTAGCACTAAGGAAATGCGCAACGCCGTCTTTGTCAAGTACCACGTAACTGTCTACGGTGTTAGAGCCTACACCAGCGCGTCTGCAAACAACACGGTTAACTTCATACGGAAGCTGTGTGCTGCCTGTCTTGAACATCGCCTCGTCAAAGGTTTCAATCAAACCACTTGTGTGGAATACTACGGCTGAACGTTTATTCTGTGCGTCATAGCTGATCTTGTACGCAGCGAGATCAACGTTATTCATTGCACCGTAGATTTTGGTGTTCGCTATCGAATCAGCATTGCTAATCCAATAAAGAGTCTGGTTCTGTCTATCGTAAACGAATGAAACAGGCTTCGTTAAATCGAATACGGCAGATTCAAGTTGAGAGAACGGAATCACAGCACTTGACTGCATTGCATCAGTTGTCGGGATGCGAACGCCACCACCAAGCACAAGACCATTATACGTTGGGTTGACTACAGAACCTAAAGGAAGAGCATCGAAGCCTTTAGTGACTAAGCGATAGTCCAGCTCTTTCGTCTGAGGCAGCATGAAGATGCGAGACGCGCTGTTAACGAGTACCCACAAATCGCCGTCTTGATAATAGACGAGAACAGGTTGTGTAGCAGAAGCATTGACTGTGATAGTCGCCTTCAAACTTAATGCGTATGCAGCACCAGTAGGCGAGATATCTTTTTCAGTCGTGTCATCATCGAACGTACCGCCTGAGACACGGAACTTGAGTTGCTCTGTATGACCTTGAATGGTAGCAGCATCAGTCCAAGTCTGTTGGCCAGTAGACTCAACGACAGTGATTAATTCAGCCATGTTCACCTCACGATGCAGAAACTAAAATGGGCGCCCGAAGGCACCCAGTGAGGATTGCATTAGGCGCCTGATTTTTTATCGTCAGCCAAGAAGAAGATACGCATACCGGTGTTGTTCGGACTGTTAGCAGTCAGAGCTTTGTACTGGCGTTTCAGCGGCTCACCTTCTGGGAGTCCATCAACAGTTTCGTTGTAGACCTGTACGTCGATGGTTGTGCCGTTAGAGATAACGTCAGAAGACGCATAACCAACAACATCCATTTCGTACGGGTAGCTATAACGCTGCGTGTTGAAGCCCTGTGGCAGACGGAAATCGAAGTGGTTATCTTCGGAGAACGGAACCATCTGATAAGGGTTGATAACAGCAGAGGCATCAGCACTGTGGATGTGAGCGAGAACAGGTAAAGTCGGCGCATTCACATCAGACTCACGCACGGTGAAGCGCATGATCTGGTATGAGCCTGGGCTGTTCGGAACAGAACGCACTTCGGTGCTGTTATCGCTTGAACCACCGCCGTTGGTAGAGAACATGCAGAACAGAGGTGCTTTACCGTCTTCAACAACAGTACCATCAGAGTTGATAGCACGTTGCACAACAAACCACGCAGCACGACAACCATCAGAGTCACGGCCTTCCACTTGAATGTGGACAGCAAAGCCATGATCAGTGATTGCCAGATGATACGTGAACGGAGTTGCTTCTGGGTCAGCGAAGATCAAGCTGTCTGCGTTCGTCTGCAAAGTGGCGCTTGTAGTAGCATTCGGTGGGAATGCCATAGAGCCGCCGTAGAACACAGTGGTGTTTGCGTTCTGAATACCGCGATGGTAGAAAGCAACTTCGTTATCACCAGCAGCACCGGAAGTACCAGTGTAGCGAGCACCAATCTGACCAGCGTACTCAGGAACAACAGTACCTGCGATAGTCAGAGCACCAGTCTTAGCGATAGTACCAGTGTCGGAGATCTGCTCAGGTGCAGCAACGTAAAGCTGAGTGCGTTTCTCAGTCAGCTTACACGCTACACGCCAGCGCTGTGCACCAGTTCCTGCAAGCGGGTCAATAGCGGAAGTTGCTTCAACAACGAATGCGGTCAAGTCAGTTGACGGCAGCGTCGAAGCAATCGTGTTGTTGTAGCTTACCAGAGAGAAGCCGTTGGCAATCAAATCGGTGAGGATTGATTTCCACATCTTAACGTTGCTGGTGAAGCCTGATTTTACAATCAATTTGCTCATGAGATGAAATCCCTCTTAGATTAAGCAGATGCCACGGCGATAGGAAGAAGCAGACGCATACCACGGTTGTCTTTACCGTTAGCGTTCATACCGCGATACGTTGTCTTGAGAGCGGCAGCAGTCGGATTCAAATCTACTTCTGAACCAGCAGACAGGACGTCAGCAGACGTATAGCCCAGCATGTCGAGTGTAGCGAAGTACACGTAACGCTGAGTGTTGATCAGTTGAGGGAACAGCACGACAGCGCGGTTACCTTCTGCGATCATTACCTGCTGCATCGGGTTGATGATTGGGCAACCGTCTGGAGTAGGTGATACAGCAGAAATCGGAACAGTAGCTGAGTAGATACCGTCTTCAACAACAGTGAAGCGCTGAATCGAGGTAACAACCGCAGTATCTGGATCGCCATTCTGACCGCCACCGCAAGAGAACACACAGAACAGAGGACTGTGATCACCTGGAGTAGTGTCACCAGTCTGAACGCCACGCTGAACAACGAACCAGCTAAACGCAGTACCAGTGTTATCGAAGCCTTCAGCATTCACATGCAGAGCAACGCCGTGATCAGTTGTAACCAGATCATAGGTCAGTGGGTAGGCAGCAGTGTCTGCGCTACCATCCATCTTCCAGTCTGCAACGAGGTCAATGAAGAAGCTTGTTGCAAGGCCAGTCTTAGACAGACGCCCGATTTCTACAGTAGCAGAACGCATCGCTGCGCCGTAGTCAGTGGTACTCACCTGATTATCAGGCAGAACGTTCACAGCCAGTTGTTTGTTCGCGTCAGACGCTTCCAGAATAATGCCCCACTTCTGATTCGCATACAGCGGATCGATAGTAGCAGAGGCGAGCAGGTAGAAGCTCTTTGCAGTTGGTGTTACAGTCGTAGCGGCGGCACCATCGACAGCTACGAGCGTGAAGCCCGCAGTAATCAAGTCAGCGACCAGTTTGCGAGTCATTGTTTCCAGACCCACAAGTTTGTTTGCAGTCAAATGTTGCATAATCACTCCAATACCAGATAGGTGACAGTGAGTTTAGGTTTAGCAGGTGATGTGCCAATATTTTTCCAGCGCCACGAGATAGTTGGTGTATTATCTCTGTTTGACAAGAAGCTATATCGACGAAGCTTTCTGATCACAGGATTGCCTTCGCTATCCTCTTCATAGAACACGCCATCATCTGAAAGGAAATTAGCAGTAGAGCGGAATAAATACGGGTTTCTGTCTGTTCGTTCCGAAGATTCGAAAGCGGACAGTTCGATATCAAACGCATTGAGTTCCACGCGCTGCAACATCAGTGTACGGTTCATCTGTAGATCGAAGTCAACAGAAGCACCAGGCTGAATGTACGCACCTGCTTCATACTCAACAGTCTTGCGAACGCCCATGTTCTCGCTACCGCTCATGTCTACCCAGAACATCGTACCGTTTGCGCCTGATACAAGCGTCATGCCTGCGTATTCAGGTTCAGGTACTTGCGAACTTGGGTCAAGACCTACGACAGTTAAACCTGTTTCATCCACAGCAGTGACGAACGGTGACTCAAACTTATAAGCAGAGCCTCCGAACTTCGCATCCTTCCACGTCACGTTGTCTACATCCAACTGATACATCTTGTTGGTCTCGGTGACGTAACACAATGTCCCAGGCTTTTTATTACCAGCAGACATTGCATCACGATCAGCAAGAGTAGCCAGACAACGCATACCCCCACGAAGGTACTTGTCTTCGAGGAGGTATGGAAGTGCTGTAGATGCAGGCAACAAGAACGAAGTCATGTTAACCGGCATCTTATTTCTCCTTACGCGATACCTGAACCAGGGTTCGTAGAACCGTAGGTCAGTTTAAACGTATAGGCCAGACTATCGAATGGGAAGTCGTTACGATAGATAACGTAATCGACACCGTTGATCTGCACTTCTGCTGGACCAGCAAAGTTGAAGTCATCAAACTCCAACGCACCATCCCAAGAACCTGCAAAGCCCTGCGCGGATTCGACGAAGTAACCATAGCCGAGAGACTTAGGCCAAGCTACATAGAAGAACACGTTGTTCGATGCGGTACTTGTATTCGCTGGACAGTTCAGCAACTGTTGACCAGTAGTAGTCAACTGAGTAGCCAGAGACTGTACGAACTGAGCATCATAACCAGATACGGCTTTCACTTTCGCATGAGAACCGAAGCGAGCACCCAAGTCAGATACCTGCTCTTTCTTCACAGTAACGTCTTTGGTTGCTGTCACAGTCTTACCGTTCTGAGTATAAGAAACAGTAATCGTCACAACAGCATCAGCAGTCACAGCACCAGTTACCAGAGAACCACCAACAACGGTCAGTGGACTCACTGTACCTGACTTAACAGCTACAGACCATGAGGCAGTAGTCGTCACATCAGGCGTTGTACCGTCAGACAGAGTTGCAGTAGCAGTGTACGCAGTAGTAACGCCACCGATAACGCTCGTAGGTCCGTTGATAGTAACAGAGTCAGGAGTTGCAGGTGCTGGCGTGTTTGTCACAGTCAGGGTTGCTGTCTGTGCTACACCACCATACGATGCAGTACCTGTGATGATTGCGGTCTGAACAGTGCTCACAGTATTACCTGTGATAGTGTTGTTTCCGTTGAACGTGAACGCTGTAGTAGAACCAGAGCTACGTGTAATCACAGGAGTCAGGTCAGACGTTGTACCGCTAGAGAATGTCAGGCGAAGAATGTAAGTACCAGTCTCACCCTTGTTCACAGCAGTCGGACCAATCAGCTCGCGCTTCGTGATCGTTTCAGCCTGATTGATAATCTGAATCGTTTTCTCAGGTGTGTACGTTGTACCCTCGATCGTCACAGCAGCAGCACGTAACGTAGCGGTTTGATTCTGCGTGATGGAGTTTGCAGGCACAGTCACTTTGATACGAGATGGCAGAGTACCGACAGACAGTTGAGCGTATGCACCACCCTGAGGTAATGACCACGATGGAGTTGATGCAACGTATTCAAACGCTGTACCTGACAGACGTGTAGCACGAACGAGATACTCACCAGCAACGCTACCCTCAGTCACAGTATCTGGACCGATGATTTCAACTGTGCTTACTGTATCAGTAGGACCAGTAACGGTGAACGACACGCTACCTGTCTTAGACACAGCACCAACAGTTGCAGCAACAGAAAGCTGGAATGTCAGAGTACCGTAGAAACCGGTCAGTGCTTTCTTAACGCGAATGCGCCAGCCAGTCGTTCCACCAGCAACGATCTCAAAGTATTCTTGAGCAGCGGTGTTGAGTGTATACGACAGTTCACCACTTGTACCTTCACGTGTAGTAGAATCAGAGAAGGTCAGGGTTGTATGCAGGTCACGCGCATCACCAACGATAGCACCGAATGCAAACACAGGACTTGGTGCGAGCGGTTGAGCAGTCATCAACGAGATAACGATGATGTTCTTAACCAGCACGGACTTCTGTGCAGTACGACCATCGTAAGCAGCACGAATCAGCACTGTGGTATCTTGCGTTACTTCACCAGCAGACAGAACACCAGTTTGTGCGATTGATGCAACTGCGCTACCTTGAATGACAGACCACACAGGTGCAGTAACCTGACGTGAAGAACCGTCTGAAAGAACTTCCCATGCAGCGAATGTCTGCGTGGTGTTTTCGTTCATTTGGTCAACACCGCGAATCTCAAGTGAAGTAACAACAGGCGGGTTACCGACGATTGAAACATCCAGAGTCGCGTTCTTCGTGATACCGTTTTCAGTGTATGCAGCGTAAATGCTCACGCTTGAACTTGCTACGTTCACAGCACCAACAGTCAGCGTTGCGTTAGCAAATGTCGCGTACTGGTTAGTGGCTTGCAGACGGAATTCAGACGGCGTGATTGTTGCAGTATGACCATCAGAGTAAGTAGCGAGAACCGTGTACGGAGTCTGCGACTTCTCTTGAACAGAAGAAGGTCCGATGATTTGAATCTTCGTCAGGTCAACAACAGGAATCACATTGACGATAGTGATATCCAGAGTTGCGTTAACAGTCTTACCAGCTTCGGTGTACGATGCAGACAGTTTCACAGGGATATCAGAAGATACCGTACCTGCGTTAACAGTCTTGTTCACAATCGTAACGATATCCTGTCGGTCCGACGTGAATGTCGCTGGGTTAACAGTCTTGGTAGTCGTGTCACTGTACGTTGCGAGGAACGTGTAGTTCGCACTCTCACCACTACGAATTGTGTTAGCACCCTGAATCGCCAGAGACACAACGAACGGCACTTCGACTTCGTGCAAGATCGTGATGTTCTTCGTAGCCTGAACTGTCTGGCCATTTGCGATGTACGATGCAGACAGAACAACAGCGCGGTCCTGAACAGTTTCTTTCTTCGCAGTCACAACGTTCGCACTAATGGTCGTGTACGTCGCGGGACTGGCTTGGAAAGCGTTCGGCGTTACGAATTCAATATCACCATTTGACCAAGTGATCTTGAACGTGTAGCTCGCATTACCCTGTGAAGCGATTGAGTCAGCACCAACAATTTCAAGCTTGGTGATTGACTGTGCTTTCACTGTCACGTTTTTGTTTGCTGTGAACGTCTGGCCATTATAGACATACGTTGCAGTCAGCTTCGTAACAGTATCGGTAGCAACTTGTTTCGCAGTACCAACAAGTCCAACAAGACCCAGAGCATCAGGCTTGTCCACTTCGAAGTTCGAAGGCTGGATTGCTGCAACAGCGCCAGAAGCAAAACGACCAGTTACGGTGTACGTTTCTTTCTGCTTGAAGAACAGGCTGTCAGCACCAATGATTGAGATAGAAACCAGCGCATCGTCAGGGATGAACGTGTTTTTGATCAACAGGTCATAAGTAGCAGTCACCCAAGTTCCATACACAGGGTCACGCAGTTTAGCAGTCACTTTCAGCACAACGTCAGCAGGCAAATCAGGAGCAGACACTGTACCGTCTTCACTGATTGTCACGCCGATAACGTTGTCTTCGATAGACCACACAACACCCGCAGGATCGTGCTCAATGCGGTCTTCCCATTCAGCATCAGCTTTAAGCTTGACGCTTGAGTTGTCCGACATGTAACTCGCATTGCCCGGCAGTGAGATACGCAGGTTAAGCAGACGAGATGAAGACCACTCAACGTTTTCGGCAGTCGCTTTAATCCACTTACCGATATATTTATTCGGGTTAGTAGGTGACTGGTCAACGATAGCCAGAACGAAACCTTCTTGAGGTTCGTTAGAGCTTGCGACTTCAACGAACGCATTGCTATTCAGACGAATCATTGTACGCGGATAGTCCGCGTGGTCATGATTGGTAGGATAGCGAGCATCTGACATGCGTGGGTCTGAATCAGATACAGCTTCCGGATCGTTCGGGTCAGTAGGTTCTACCTTCGTTACGACAGAGCCGAGACGAGAAGTAGACGCATGAGGAATTGACAGGTCACCAGTTTCGATACCCAAGTCAGCGGCGTTCTCTACAACCTTACGGAAGAACTGTCTTGATTTAAACAGTTGTGAGTAGTCAGTCAGCGTTACCCACGAGCCACGGTGATTACCGTCAGATACGTGAGATGTACGCAGCAACACATACTGATACTGTGGACTGCCTGTGTTAGCATCAATCCAGATCAGGTTATACGGCTTATCAGCAAACGATGGCTCAGTGAGTGACACAACAACCTGATACACATCAGTCTGATCGTTCGCGTTCGGACGAAACAGGAATGTAATCGGGTTACGTGGTGTCAGCCCTCGGGTACGAGCCAGACCGATATACTGTTTTGCAAAGCCATCAATCGTGGTCACACTCATGCGTTGTTCTCCAGGATATCAGTTGCAACCAGATGGCCATACGACGCTTTCACGTTTGTATCAGCGACGAACGTTGAACCGTCATCACCAACAGTGGCATCCATATTCACTTTGTTTTCTACGGTCTTCACTTCTACCAGAGGCTTCTCTGGGTGCATTGAATCATGCGGAAGTGGAGTACGCTTGTCAGTGTTACGTGGGTCAGTCACAGAGACAAACGTCGGACGGCCAACAGACTTCGGCTCAGTAGTCAGACGTGCAATACCGTATTCGTCAACAGACGCATTAGGGATATCATTGCCGCCGCCGATATCAGATGGGTCGTAATACTGAGGTGCCCAGAACGAGTTGAAGTTCTTCACTTCTTCCCATGTATTCTGGTACTGGCCGGACGGCGTCTTGTTCTTACGCGCAATGAACTTACGGTAGAACGCGCTGTTAACGTCCATGCACAACCAGATAACGTTCATCGGAAGTACAACGCCAACAGGTTCTTGAGACGCGATGATGTGCGTACAGCTAATGTTCAGCACTGGATTGATCTGACGAACAATCTGATCTTTTGTCAGGTCGTCAGCAAAGCCAGTAACGCTTAACAGAGCAGTAGCGAGATCGTTCAAAGTAGTCATGGCTGCTCCATTAATCAGTCGGTTGACCAAGTTCAGACTCACGAACTTTACGCCATTGAAGCGTATCGTCTTCGAGAACCATTACTTGATTCAGTTGCGGTACCAGCTGGTCTTTGATAGGAACGAACTGTTCACCGTAGCTACCGTTGATGCTTACCATAGTGGCAGGCTTCTCAGGATGCGTATGATCTTTCGGGTCACGGTCATTCGTCAGAGTTTCATCGTTCTCCAGAATAACGCGAGACTCCGCTTCTGGATAAGACAGATAACCAACACCACGAGTGATGCTCGTCGCCAGTGGAGGTAAGCTCTGGTTGATGATTTGCAGATCGTTCGGGTCATACGTCTGTTCGGCCATCGCATCGTCGTAGAAATACAATGCAGTCCAAACATCTTGGTATGGGTCTGAGTCATTCTTCGCAGTACGCTTAAACGCAGTGCGGAAAGTATCAGACTCGGGATTCAAGTCAATCCAAATCGCATTGATTGGAAGGACCACGTAACGAGGCGTTGAATACGAGCAGAAGAACAAAAGCCCCAACTGAGAACCATCTTTTGGTAGACGGAACATGATGGGGTTCTTATTCTGCTGGTGGATATTCGTGAGCACCTCAACGTTACTGATGAACTGTTCAAGTTTCAGTTCCATTGTACTCTCCGTTTAACAAGAAGCAGGTGATTAAAATTAGTGATATATCAAACAGGGTCGCCCGACTTAGGACTCGTCGAACCGTATTTAATGCGGAACACGTAGTCGAGACTATCGAACGGGAAATCGTTTCGATACACTACATAATCAAATCCACCGAGAGATACTTCTGCTGCACCTTCAAAGTTGAAGTCGTTAAACTCCATAGCCCCGTCCCACGAACCAGAGAAGCCTTGAGCTGTCTCTTGAAAGTAGCCATAAAGCAAACGCTTAGGCCAAGCGACATAGAAGAAGCGATTGTTATCAGAAGTAGATTCATTAGGAGGGCAGGTAATAAGCTGAGGACTCTCTTCACCTAGAATAGTAGGGAGCGCACGGAAGAATGCGTCATTGTAATCGATCAACGACATTACTTTATCGAGAACACCGAAACGAGGTCCGTACTCGCCGCTAAATGGAACAGACACGCGCACACGATTGGACGTAGCATTCAGCGTTGTACTTACGTTATATGCTTTGGCTACGATATCATGCTCGCCTGTATCGAACGGTACAGTGAAGTCGAAGTCAGCAACGGTACCTGTAGTAGGCATAGCAACTGTCTTCAATACTTTCCCGCTGCTGTTCTCAATCTGGAGTGTACCACGAAGAGGCGGTGAATCCAGATGAACGACGAAGCGAAGATTCTTGTTTCGCTGCGAGAAGCAATACTCCAAGTTACCTTGAATGGCAAGAGTAAACATAAAGCCTCACAATACGAAAAAGGAGGACCGAAGCCCTCCTTGCTGTGGATTACAGAGACAATGACGTGGAGGTACTGCCTGACGGATTGATGTTGAAGCGATAGATCAAACGCTTCGCAGCGCGTGTCGGGTCGAGCACGATATCAAGAATCAGGTCGCCATTGGCAATTGACTGATTAGTGTTGTTCGTGCTATCGCAGACAACGACATAGCCCTGACTACCAGAGTTACCGCCACGCAGACCGCGAGCGAGCTTGATAGTTTCGAGGAAGCGTTCAACCATACCTTTCAGATAGTCACGCAGAATCTGGTCGTTCGGATCAAACAGACCGACACGACAAGTTCTCTGACAGATTTCGAGCACGTAGCCTACCATGCGCTGAATCTGAATCTGCTGGAATGCAGAGTTCTGATTGTACAGAGTATTCGATTCCCACACAGCGTAACCGCCACCAGAGATATCAGGCAGTTTACGAATGTAGTTCACTTGCTCGCGTGTCATTGCATCACGGTCATCTTGATCGTATTTCTGAGTAAGACCTACGAAGTCGAGAACCTGAGAAGCAGTGATACCAGCCGGTGCGAACCAGCTACCGCGATTGTTATCAGTGAATGCGAACACAGCACAAATCTGACCAACGTTCGGCACAGTGAAGTAACGCCCAGTATCTTCATCGAAGATCTTAACATCAGGAGTATACAGCGCCATGTTTTTGTTGTTCAGGTTCAGTGTCTGACGACGATAGCGAATCGCTTTGGCAACGGACTGCTGGTCAGAGGGAACGGCTGCGACAACGAAACAGTTGATGTGGTTGTTTGCAGCAAGCGCCATACCGCGATGAACGATATAGTCTTCAATGCCACCAGACACAAGCAACGTCACACGGATTTCTTCTGGGTCAGAGTAGTACGTCTGATATGCAGCAGCGAGCTGGTCAGAAGTAACACGCGCACCATCAGAACCACCCTGGAAGAAGATGAAGTCTGAGGTGAAGAAATCAATGTCAGTCGTGAAGTACGGGTTCTGGATGAAGCGGAAGTTTGAGCTTTCGTTTTCCATCACAGTACCGATGCGATACTGACGGTCGAACTCATCCTTGTAGTCAGTTAAGCTACACTGATAAGTATTCACTGGAGCACTACCAGCCTGATAGTTTTCGTACTCGTCGATGTAGAACAGTTTAGTGTTATACTTCGTACGGTCGTCAAACGCGCTCAGACCTTTAGGCACAGCAGGACGAATCTGCATAGCCATGAAGTTGTTCCAGTCACCTGGGTTTTCGAGAATAACGTAGCCGATGACGTTATCATTCAGAGGGTCAGTTGGCAAGAAGCCAAGACGATCTGGTGAATCGACACCTACAACATTACCGTCTTCGTCAGTATACGGAGTCAGACGAATAACAGGCTGCAATGCAGTCGGATCATCAACAGTGAGAACGCCGACAGCGTACAGCGCACCATTAGTGATACGAACATAGTTCAGTTGGTTGGTTTGTTTTGCAATCGGCTCTGCGATATACAGGCCCAAACCGTACTTTGGATCTTTAAGACCGAAGATGTTTTTCAGGTCGTCTTTACCACGTACAGGGACACGTTGGTTAACAGGACCGCGTCGACCCTGCCCCACCATGCCCACAACAGACGTAGATAAAGACGTTGCACCCACGGACAAGTCTCGAACGCCAGTGTAAACACCAGCGGAGGAATGTGTCGAGTTTACGGGCATAACATGTCTCCTTATATTGACTGTCTGAAATTATCGTAAGCGCACACCAAAACGTAAAAAGGGCACCCGCAGGCACCCTTTAGTTTGTTAGCAGTCGCAGCCCACAGAATCAAAGGCAAGATTCAGGTCTGGATAAAGTCGTTTAAACTCTTCTGCATCCATATTGAACCCAGCAGCATTGATGTGACCTTCACCGCCTTGAGATTGAGCTATGTGTTTTGCACTGCCCGCAACGTTTTCTGTGTAGCCAGACGAACGTACTGAAACAAACACACGACTTGGGTCACGATGACCAAGACGCGGCAGCAACACTGTTTGGAAGTGCGCATAGTTTTCATATACGTGAGTACCGAGTTCAGAAGCAATGCCTTTGTCACACGGCACTACTGCATGTTTAACCGGCACCAAATCGTTCGGCTCTGCGAATACGCTGTTGGTATCAATGAGATGTTTAATCTTTTCATCACGCTCAACGATGTTTTTAAAACCATCAGCAATGATTGTTTCGATGTTACCATCAACAATGATATCAAAGGCTTTCTTAACAGTAGGTGGCATCTCGTCAAAGATAACACCTGACTTCTCAACTTCGCTGAACACGTCCTTAGAATATCCTTCATAGAAGGCGAAGGCGCGTTTGTTAGATCGTCGCCAGCAATCGCGGTCAGACACTAACTGAGCGATACGGATAATGTTGTTTACGAACACATATCCGCTGTTGAGAAACTGAGTAACATGATCGAGGTATGCAAGTAACGCACCTGAACCCGCAGCAGTAAAGACAAGCGGCAATGGAGTTACATCACCAAGCTTTGCACATTCTGCTTTATACAGTTCATGGGTGCGAACATTGTGGTGGTCGAGAACTTTGAAGTTCCCTTTATAGTGCTGAGTGAACACCGCCATCTGCCGCTCTGTGAAAGAGAAGTCAACAACGATTACACGCTCATAGTCGAAGATGCCAGTCAATTCGTCCAGCTTTATACCATCAGCGTTTACGATATCGCCGTTGTCTTTTGAGTAGACAGCAGGCAGATAGTGTTTCGCGTCTGTAGGGAAAGCAAGTGCGATAATGGCAGCAGCAAACGATCCATCAGCACAACCTTGATGATAGACAACAAGTGTAGTCATGACCACGTCCAGTTATTCGGGCTTGTTGATGGGTTTAGCATCAGCTTTAAGCCTTCGAGGGTTTGTTCCAGAGATTTGCGGTACTGTTCATCAGCAACGCTCTCTCCGTATCGTAACGCAAGACAGAATAACTGCCATTCGGATGTACCGCGTAGTTCTTCGATTTGAAGTCTAAGCTGTTCACGTCGTTGGCGAGCCATCATCAAGCGCTCTATTAAATTAACTACACTGTGCGCTTTGGCAAAAACTTTTATGTGAATTTCTTCAAGAAGATCGTAGTTCAAATCATCCATAGCTTTTCGGGCTTCGATGAACAAACGGTTACGTTCTGCACGCACATCTTTAGGGAGGTGACGGCACTTGTCTGGATGTGTACCACGAGCGATAGCACGATACACATTACCACAACGTCTATTCAAATCCATTGCAGCTAGAATACCGTCAACAACTTCGCTATCCGCATCACCTTCGTTGTCTTGAGTCTCATGCTCAGTATCAGGCAGAAGTGCGTCCATAGCTTTCTTGCGTTCTTCTGCTTCAAGCTGGTCTTCAAGATCATCTGACTTGGCCTGCTCTTCCTGTTTCGCTATCAGGTCTGCATGAAGGCGCTCGATAGAAGCAATCAGAGGTGCGTTCGATACGTTCAGCTTTTTAATCAGAGTTTCACAGCGCTCTGTATCAGAAGCAAGGCGCATCTCCAGAGAAGCAACCTGACGTTGTACCTCTTCGAAGTTATCTTGAGCAGACTCCGCATCGTCTGCGCTATACTCAATTTCTTCGACGTTATCCTGTGCAGCAACTTCCGTGTTGTCGTGCTTCACTAGCGACTGGCCAGTAACAACCATTAGCTCTGTGTTGGGCATGGGCGCGTAAGCTCCGAGATAGGTTTAGCGAGCAACTCAAGGAGTCGTGGCGGACAGGTTGGGTTGCGTTTCAAGTTCTTATGCAACCATTGCAGATTAGAACCAGATGCAGTTACCTCAGAGCGAAAGCTGGGTAACTTCAAGTCCTTACTCTGTTTGGCCAGCAACGCATTGAGTTCGTTCAGTAGCATGATTGTTCCTTTATAAAGTCATGAGGTCGAGGATGTTTGATACAACGTGTGTTGGTCCAATCGAGATACCCGCTTGAACAGGCAGATGCACACGCTTAGTAAATAGTTCCATCGGGTCAAGGCCACCGCCTGTGACAACGATGCGAGGAATCTTCGGGAACATCTCAAGAATATCACGCAGTCTTTCGACCTTGTACGATGTACTCTCAAGGGTTACATTGGATATTACTAATAACGACGGTCGCTTGCTTTTGAGTTGTTCATAGTCGAAGCGATCTCCGTACAGCGTAACCCAGCGAGGTTTGAGTGCAGTCGTCGCACTGTCTTCTACAGCCGAGTTAAAGATATTCAGTGCAGCCATCTTAGCGCGGGCATCAGATGGGAAACTGCTTATCACAGTGATTCGTGGATCAGAACCGAACGGGTTTGTGATCATTTGAGCTAGGTGTCGAAGCTGTTTGGTCTTCGAAAACACTTTACCCTTGAAGTACGGAGAGAGCGGCTTGAAATCTTGAGCGGCTTCTTCAATCACGTACTCGTCTTTCTTTCCATACAGCAGTTGAGGGTCTACACCCAACGTCTGCATTTGCTTGGCCACATCTGGTTCAAAGTTGAAAGTTAACACTATACCCTCCATATGTTTCTATCAGCTATTTACAGTTTTAGCAGCAGAAGGTAAAAGAGCCGGACCGAAGCCCAGCTCTTAGTGTCATTACATCAGAGCCAGTTCAGGGTCAATGTACGTGTATTTGAACACGACAATAAATCCTGATGGTACTGAACTTGTAGGCATGATCTGATAACCGTAAAGCATGAACTTGCCTTTGGTATCAGGTTCGAGCAGCGGGTTGAATTCGAGATAAGAAGGTTCGAGCTTCAACTTCTCTGCGATATCAAGGGCCCAGCCATCGAAATCATAATCGGTATCAGGTACTTCCCACGAGATGGAGTACTTGTTCCAATGTTCTGCCTGCATGTCTGTATCTTTTGAGATCCAGATAAGATTATCGTATCCCAGATGATAGCAGATAGCGTTAGCCAGACCACGTTCGTTCATGTGGCGCTGTAATTGATCTAAACGCATTCGAGTTACTCCTTTGTGCGTTGTGGTGCAGCTACCATAATGACTCTGGTAGAAGAACCCTCTGCATGATTTGTAACTGAGCACAGGTCAATGCGCTTGCTGCCTAATGTTTTGGACAGCAGCGTTGCAACGATAGCAGACGCAGACATAGGGTGCGTGAAGTTAGACACAACACCCTCGACAGTCTGTACATCTACCAGTTCCGATTGCTCTGCAAACTCAATCACAATTCCTGCGCGTGTTGCCTCTGCCTTGATATCATCCATGGTAAGGCTTTGGGGTAAACGCTCTTTCATGTTTAACTCCATATAGACTGCAAAGAGACAGACTATAAATTAGTTGCTGAGTCCCTTTAACAGCGCATTCACGCTTTCGATAAAGATCGTTTGCTTTTCAGGAGGCAGCGTACGGAAGTTTGCCAGAGCATCGTCAACAAACGTCTCAGGCACAGGCTGAGGTTCTACAGCTTCAACAGGTGCAGTAACGCGAAGCTTGAACGTGCCGTTAAACACATGGCCGTACGCCAGACGGTTACGAACAGAGTTCAGGTCAGAGATAGACTCGATAACGAAACCGTTAGGGAACGCAGCGAAGATTTCTGACAGATCGATAACGGCTTTATTGTCCGGCGCAGGGGCCTTCGCTTCGAAGTGAACAGTGTATTCAATACCGTACGAATCATCTTTCTGTTGGTGGCTGAAAGTAACTTTTTCAGTTGCAGATAATGTTTCGTAGAGAAATGTTATCAACGAATCTGACATATAGACCTCAATTGGATTTTAGATTGTCGCACAGCATCCGAGTGAATTGTTCGAAGTTGATGCGCTTGAGTTCTGACAGCTCGGACCACGCAGGGAGCTTAGGGTCATGAGCCATGAAACTTAGATACAGAGTAGGTGCGGACGTGCGTTCTGCTATCGGCTTTTTCACACGGGCGCACGTAGAGATAACACATCCACGAAGAATGAAGCCCTGATTAGGAAGGTCTTTGATACGGGGCTCGACGTGATCAATTGAATGAAGCATCAGATACTCACCGAACTCCTGACGCAACTCACTCATATTCAGGATGCGATGCACGATATCCGAGACACATACACGTCCCGCACACGAACCCATATCGGTTGTAGCGATAGGAATATCCACTTTACGAGGGCTGCTGACAGACAGGTAGTTTTCATTTGACGAATTAATAAAGAAGACTGTCAGGTAATTAACATCAGCCAAATTCGGCAGGAGATATCTGTCGAGCACCTCTTGGACGTCAATAGGTTGGGCTCTCATTAGAGTAGCCCTTGGTCGAAGCACTGAATCACAGTGAAGTTGATTTCCATATCACTGTGATTAACAGGGCTGCCCGGATAGAAAGTGACTGCACCTGTAGTCTCAACGTCTGTGATTACGCACACGTCTTTCAGCAGCATGAAACCTAAGTCCAAATCGAACTTAGTTTCAGGCAGTGCTGCGTCAAACACATGACAATTAACAGCAGCACTGTGATGATCCATCAGAATCTTATGCAGACTCTGACTGAAAGGAATCTTGTGTTGTGTCTGAATAGTTCGCATCAAAATCTCCTCAAGCCTAAGTTAGACGGGAGTCCTTTCTTAGGCGCTTCGGGTTCGAAGTAGTCTGGGAGTTCTGCGGACATTGCTTCGTCTCGCGCTACAACGCCCATCCAATCTCGAAGTTTCTTCGGAGTACGTTTCGCTTTACCATAACCAAACTTCCAGCACATCTTGAGAACAGACCGAGCACACTGCATCGACTTGTCCATGTTCTCGTCAATGAACATACGAATGACAGGCGTTCGCTTGTTATCCATAGGAGTTAGAATACGACACGATTCCTGTTTCCAGTTCGGTTCGTTATTCATAGGCATGATATAGTACAACGTATCCCACTTAGGTACGTTCAGGCCACGCTGCATCAGTCGGCGCATACCAACTACACAACGAATCTTACCTGCACGTGCATCGTCGATGATTTGCTTACGACGTTTCGCGTGACCACCACCAAGGAACACGGAAGCAATCTCTTCTCCGTAGTGTTCATTGATACGACGCACAAGTTTCTGTGCTTGGTCAGTAAACATGATCGGAATCGCAATCGAACGACCAGCATCGAGATCTTTGATAATCCATTCGAAGATCTTATCGTTACGGTCTGGATGTGCTGCAAGGAATTTACAGAAGCGTACCCAACCGCTCTTGTTATTGTAGTTCGCTTTCGTTTGAACCAACTTACTCGTCTTATGCAGCGTGACTTTCGGTACGAGTTCTTCAACGAAGGCTTCTGCAACAACAGGGCCGATGATTGACGTGATCAGATAATCACGTTTGTCCTTACGCCACGGTGTTGCTGTCAGACCAAAGCGATACTTCATCTTTAGACTGGCGAGTGTCTGACTATAACACTGCGCACCACCAGCGTGGACTTCATCAATGAACAGCGTTCCGTAGTTCTTGTTCAACAGCTTGAGGCGCTGCTTGGAAGTTTTGCTGTCACTGATCAACGACTGATAAGTAACGAGAATAATCTGGAAGTTCTCGTAGTCATCGAGTGTCTTCGGGAACCCGTATAACTTCTTGCCGTACTTCTCTTCAAGTTCAGGCAAGTTAGTCATTTGCTCAATCGTCTCTAAGAAACCATCGAGGAAGTCTTTCTGGTCAGCCATGATGATTGTGCGGAAACCAGAGTGACAAGCGCCAGCAGTACCGATGACTGTTTTACCAGAACGAGGAGGTGCTTTAAACACACCACACAATTCACCGAAGAGATCTTTAAACGGTTGTTGCTGATAATCACGAAGCGAGCCTGTGAACTTCACTTTATAATCAAACGGCACACGACTCGTACCGTTGATGAACTTCACTTCTGACAGGTCAAGACCAGAAGTCTTTTCGAAGCGGTGCATCTCACCGTACGGAATTGATACATAGCGCTTGCCTTTGATTTCAGAATACTTGGCGAGCACTGTGATATCGAGAAGACCGCCCTTAGAACAAGAGCGACATTCCGTAGATGGTCTAATGGAACGAAACTCGCAACCCTTACAGGCTGCGTTATCGAACTCATAATGCGTCATCTTCTTTATGATGTTGTCAGCGTCCACACACTTCACTGGAATATGCAGACGGCTGTCGACCAGTACTTTGGCTGTCACATCTATTTCCTTGAGTTCGGCAGTCCGTACTCACGCTGATTGATAAGACCAAGAGTATCAACAAGCGCACGGTATGCAAACCCGCACTTATCAATATCTTTAATGTACAAATCAAGTTCTTCAAGAAGCATCTGCAACTGATCAGCGTAGCGGTAGTATTCGGCCATTATGTTTCTGATACAGCGCTCACGTTCTTTCGCAGCGCCGATGGATTTCAGATCTTTTGCATATTCAACCGACGCATAATCTTGAAAACGCTCCAGCATATCTTTTAACAGTTTTGAGGCTGCACTGACATGGGTAATGATTTCAGTCATGCGTGATCGATACGACTGATCTTGAATTATCGACTCTGCTACTTTGCTCAGTGCGTTAGGGTCAGATATGTTTAACGTTCGGACCTTACGCATCTTGAACAGTTTACGCGCTTCTTCCTGATACTCACCAAGCGGCATCTGAAACAATGAGTTGGTTTTATAAATATCACGGAGCTTCGCGTAGCGCTTGTTCGCTCTTACTTTCAATCGAATGCGTTTTAAGTCATCCATCATTCACCCCTGTCAGTCACAAGCAACGGACTGCTCAGTGTTTTGTTAGGGAGAGCGAAGAACGAACCATGATCGTCTCGATACACTAAAATCCCACCAGAGTGAGATTCAGTTGGGCATGTGAAGTTGAACAGCTTTTCGAGAGGAGGCATATAGCCTACAGACACATCATTGAACGTGCACCACTTGGCGGATACTTCCAGCATAGAACCTACAACGGTATCAGCCAGACGCAGGTACGATTGTTTGAAGTGATAGCTGTGTTCAATCGGTGCAACACTGTCTATGATCAATTCATTACCGTACACTGCTTTATAAACAATGATAAAGCGACGACGCCCACGAGGAGCATCGTTTATTTCATACAGAACATCGTGTATGAGTGAGGAGACGTCCCCGACAAGGACGTTCTTCTTAACTTTCAGATCATTCACGCTGGCAGGTAACCGAAGTACAACAGGCTGTACGCATCGAACTTATAGTTCAGGCTGAATGCGTTCAGTTGATTGATACTTGAACCGTGGAAACCCATCGCATGACGTTCTTCACGACCGATAGACTTCAACAGTTCACGCATAATACGCAGATCGAGGTTCGCAGTCAGTTCACGCTCTACAGGTTTAGCCAGAGTCAAACTATCTTGCACACTACCGCTATCGTTTCCGAATTTGAGTCTAAACTCTTTCTTCTTCAACAACAGCTTGGCGTTCGTGTTACCCTTCTTCTCAATCAGCGTTGAGATGTTAGCGAACGGTGCTGACAGATCCCCTTTGACAACACAACCCATCAACGGTTTACCGAGTTGAGCCAACATGTTGTCCATGTAGCGATAGTCTTCGTCCGATGCTTGAATCGGAGGCAGAGTAAGTACGAACGTATCGGACTCGGCAGCGAACGCTGTGCTGTCCACATGGAACGTTACTTTCTCTTCACCACAGAAGCGATAAATCAGATCGAACATCTCACCGGTCAAAGAGAAGCGGAAAGGTTCTGCTTTCTTCTTCAACTCACCTTTGTAACGAGATGAAGTCCAATGACCAGGGCTGATGATGCTTACGCTCTTACCATCACACACAACACGGCAGATGATCGACTGGTTCGTGATCGTATCTTTCAAGCGAGTAAGACGCACACCCTGAGTCAGACAGTCGATTACTTCACGAGCCATCGGATGACCACCTTCAAGATGGTGACGCAGACCGGTTTCAACCATCGGTATCTGTTCGTCAGACACTGGACGGAGTTTGATAACTGATTTGTACTTGCCGCTCACTTCGTTGATGTTCAACTCTTTACCTGTGAACTCAACGGTCAGCTCTTTACGTTTGTTGATCAGACCGGTCAACTGAACAGGGTCGATGTTGATGATCGTATCGCTGTCGGCAGTTGCATTAGGAACCAGATAAGCAACGAACGTATCTGGTGTACGACCGAGAATAAACACATCGGACTTGTACGTCACCAGAAGATGGATGTGCGTCAGTTTATCGGCAGACTCAGAGAAACGAGTGACGCTATCGACACGCTTTAAGATATCAGACAGGATAGTACCTGTCAGAGTTATGTTGCATTGTTTCGCTGGTGATTTAGGCAGTCGGCAAGTCTTCATCTCTGTCCTCTAAAACGAATTGTAGTATACCCTCTACATTTACAGCCTTTAATCTCTTCGAGGTAGGCATAAGCATACCGTTGAGAAGGCCAAGCAAGTCTGCACTGTGGCAGTCAGGTGCAATCTGGTGAACGTAGATATCTTCGGGAATATCCTGAGGGTTAAGCTGCCAAGCAGTACGCAAGGCAGCACCCATGAAAGCAGGACGTTCCACCAAATGTCTGTTCAAGAAAGAACAAATGTCTTCGGCGGTTAGTGCTGTCATTTCTTCGTTATACCCTTCAACGCTGATTTAAGAAGCTTACTGCTGATTTTGATTTTCTTCTTAGCACCATCAACAGAAGCCGCTGCTTTCTTCGCTGCTTCTTCTGCTTCGTACTTCTCAAACATTTTTGTGTTCTTCGGCAATTCTTTCTGCCAAAGCTCGATGTTCTTTTTGTCTTTGTTGGTTAGCGGATTCACTTTAGACATTGAACGGATCTTAATGTTGTTTGCCCAAAGTTGTTTCTGCATCCAGTCAGACATGAGGTGATACTGATCTTCCATAATGCTATCAGTTGTCGCCTCTACATCGAGGTCAGGTTCATTCAGTTCATCACGCTTGATGATCAGACCATTCGTAATCAGCTTGCGTAAGTTTGTGAATGAGAAGTCCCAACCTTTAACGTCTTTCTCGGTAGCACCGATTTCGAAGTCGATTTCAGGTACGGAAGTAAATTCAAATCCAGGATGACGTTGCTGTACGACTTCGACCACTGCGCTTGTCATGGCTCGTTCGATCATATCGAGTGCGAGGAATATCCACTTGTAGTCACAGTCAACGGTCAAGGAGTCATGTACAGATACGTTCATATCGAAGTCAGGATATTCTCCATGCGACTTCCAGTATTCATATTTCATTCGGTCGAGAATACGAATCGCGGACATCATCAAGTCTGAACCGAAGCCCTGCACTGGACTGTTTACCGCACGTCTATCACACGCAGCATGAACGATGTTCGATTCTTTGTGCGACTCAGGAAGCATGAAGCCCCACAAGTGACGACGACGACCAACTGGTGATTCAACGAAAAAGTTCTCATGAGCAAACTTCTTAATCTTATCAAACCATTTCAATCCGATAGGGAATCTGTCGAGGAACTTACTCTTGATCTCGACGATCTCTTTCACATCACGACCAGTAGACTTCGCAAGACCTTTATCACCCTGCTGATAAATCAAGCCGAAGATAACTGTCTTAACCGCGTTACGAATCGCTTTCGTAACTTCCATCACAGGGATACCGAAGAAGTATGCGGCGTTAATCTTATGCACGTCCCCTTCGACTTCTACCAAGTGACTAATCCATGGATCTGGAACAGTACGATAACGATGGCGAAGTTTACGACCTTGTTCGAATACGTCAGCAACGCCTTGGTCACCTGAGATGATAGACCAGCCCCTTACTTCGTGGGCTGAGTAGTCGACCTTGATAAGTAAACGGTTCTTACGCGAGATAAGAATACGCTTGATCAACTTACCCATCTCACTACGACTCGGCACCTGCTGTAAGTTCGGGTCAGATGCAGATGTACGACCTGTCACAACTTTCAGATAGCTGTACGTTGGTCGAATCGATCTGTCGTGTCTAAAGTCATCGGATGTTCCCCACAACTTCAACAGGCTGTTAACGTAGGCGTTCTTGAGTTTGTACGCTTTACCCAGCTTCGTGTACAGTGCAACAATCGTAACGTCTGCATACGCTGCTTGGAAGTCTTTGTCGAGCTTACCAGCTTTCTTACCGTTCTCACGTACTTGGCTGTCGCTCTCTTTAAGAGGCTTGAGCTTCATCACGTCAAAGAACAGGACTTGCTTGTGCTCGGACTTGGACATATCAAACTTCGTTACTTCGACAGCGCCCATAAGACCCATCTTAGGAACATTGTCGTCAACGCAGATTGCTTTGTTTGCAGCGCGTACCTCAGGACTCGACATGAACTCACGCTCAACGTTTCGAATCTCTTCATTGATTGGACTGTTAGGCAAGTTCAGCTTAAACAGGTAATCAATGTCAGCGCCAGCACCTGTTACTTCCAGAATACTAAACGCATGGATCTGGTCAGAGATTTGTTCACGCACCATCGACTCATACTTCTTGTACTTAATGTCTCTGGCTCGTTGAATCTGTTTCTCTGTAATACGGAATGGAATGATAACGTCGAGGCCAGCATATTCCTGCACGTTTTCATCAAGTTCAACGTCAGCAATGGTTGCTCGCATCTCTTTACCGAACGACACTTCGTGATAGACAGTACACCCGTACTGCATCGTGAGGTTCGCTAAGTTGTAATAACCTTGACCGGTAACAGACAGCAGGGACTTGGCGTTTTCGTCAAAGGCAAACTCACCTGCTTGAATATCCCACACGTCGGCAGCATAACTACGAATGCCGAAGTTAGATCGCATAACGTTCAGGTCGAACTTCGCGTTTGTATAGATCTGATAATCGTTTTCGTTCTCTTCGAAGTAGTCACGAAACATCTCTTTGATCTTGCGCAGTTCTTTCGGGCTGAACGGACTGTCCTTGTGATACACAGGAATCACATACGCTTTCTTGCCATCGTCCGATAACTGCACCGTCAAGATTTTATTCTTGATACGATTCAGGTTCTCGGTTTCTGTATCGACTGCAACCTTCTTGGCGCGCTTCATACGCTTCAAGATCTTTTCGAGTTGCTTGACCTTCGTTACATACACGAGGTCCCAGTTACGCTTCTTACCACACGTCACTGTGTCGATCTTATACTTCATCCCCTTGTTGAGCCAAGGCAACATCCAACGACTCATATAACCAATCGTATACGATGATGCACTGATAAGGCCAGGGTTCAGTACGATGTTATAGCTAACGTTAGGCAAGTGGATGAAGCTGTGCTTACGACCATCTGCTTTTACTTTAGTTGGAATCTCAACACCGTACCAGTGTTCATAGTGCTCTTTCGAGAACTGAATCTTTTCGTTGTTCAAGGCTTTGAACGGAGCCTTACCAAAAGTCAGAACATAGTCTGGCTTATAGTCAACGATGATTCCTTTCAGACGTTCTGCAAATGCTGCGTCTGCATCGTCTTTATACTGCTCGGTCTTCTCATACGTCTTAAACATGTTGTATGAAATAACCAAGAAGTTCCAATCATCCAGAGTAGTCTTGGTGCGAAATACATCTTCAAGATACTGAACCTGATTCAGGAATAACTCACCCTCAGTCGAACTGAATATCTTACCGTTACGCAAGTCATCAGAAGGCATATGGTCGAGGACGATTAGTGCTTTACCGCCTTTGGCACTCGTACTGATGCCTTTAAGAATTCGAACGCCATCATACGTCTGCACGTCTGCAAACTGTTTGGGAGGGTCGAAGTCGATAGCTATGTGCTTGGTCTTCACCATCTAGTCCTATGAGTATCAGTGATGGTTGTTATTTACAGATTTAGAAATGAAAATGGGCAGCCGAAGCCACCCATGTATTCATTTATTGTGCGAACTTTTTCAGTGTTTTTTCCAGTGCCGCGTAGAACTCGTCATAGGTCTTAAACACACCCTGCTGTTTGAAATGATTCATAGGCAGGTCAGTAGGCAGTTCACCGCCGTCGCGTGTCCACGTAACGATTGTGTACATGCCACTACCTTTCAGATCACGCAGATTATCAGTGAAGCCGTTGCTCTTACCGAACAGAACACCAGACTTGGCTTGACTGTCGTTCAGACCGATAGCAACTTCTGAACCACCGTAGCTCGCTTCGAAAGCATAGGTCTTACTGTTCTTAGGCTTGAGGCCGAAGATTGACAGCAGGTTCTTCGCATCGCTATGCGCACCACGCTCAGAAGAGGTGGTATCTTGAATCTGTTCAAACAGCATGTTCATGTCATACTGCTTTTTAGAGTTCTTCGCAGCAGCGCCAGAACTAATCAGACCCTTAATGCCTTTAGCCAGAGTAGCAGCAGTCGGACGTTTGAAGTCTTGTCCTACAAAGATACCGCCAGACTTATCGACGCATGAGATCTGCCATGTAGCAGCACCTTTACTTGTGCGTGAATTGAATGGCGGGTCGATGGACACTGACTTATATTTAGCGCTAGGGTTCTGCGCTTCAAACGTCCACGGACTTGACTGACCGTTCGTTTCTGAGTAATGACCGACGAAGGCCAAACCAGTTGCAGAAGAGAGTTGAGCAGCAATGGCATCAATCTTGGCTTGATTGATGGTTTCCATAGTGCGACCAGTGACTGTAGCCAAATCAACTTTAGGAAGCGCTGCATTTTTGTCTACGCGAGTAGCAACAACTTTTACTTTCTCGGTAGGCTTACCGACAGCAGCCGCGTCTTCTTTGACAGGGCGAGTTGTCTTAGAAGGTGTGATGTTACCCGCAGTTACCTTGATACGGATAGCGCGTAACGCATTGATGGTAGCCACCAGCGTCTTAGCTTTGTACAGGTTCTTTACGGCAGTAACGAGAGTCTTACCAGAAGCCTTCTTCATGAAAGCAGTGGCAGTCGCTTCGTCAGCAATCACATCAAAGATAGCGGAGAGTTTTGACGTCTCCAGCTCTTTGATTTTGATCAGTTCTTCGAGACGCTTGAGAATGATAGCGGAGTTGCGTCCGAACAGGATTGCACCTGTTTCAATCTGCTTTTTAGTAACAGCAGAAGTGGATTCAACAACATCCCCATCGAGATTACCCAATTTAATCAGAGACATGTTCGTTCCTTATTTGCGCTTTTTAGTCCAGTTGCTGTTATGGTTGTTGCGGTTCTGATTTTGAGTATCATCAGCGCCGTCATCAATCTCTTCGTCTTCTTCGGGCTCGTCTTCTAACTCAGGCTCGGCTTCGGCCTCAATCTTTGACGTGTCGAGCACTTGCGCCTGCAGTGGTTGCTGCGATACAGTGCTTGCAACAGCAACATGCTCAGGTGCTTTCTGTTCTTCAACAGGCTTATCACCAAACACATGAGCGTGAACGTGGTCGCAAGTAAGCAGTGCGCCTTTCTCTTTCAGAATGGCTTGTGCGCGTTCTTCATCCCAATTAGCCCAAATAATATCAAGGCCTTTGTACGCATAGTGCATACCTTTAGGCAGCTTGCCACGTCCGTTGAATGGCAGACCATTCGAAGGTACGGCAGGCTCGAACTCGTCAAGCATTTCCCACTTGCGTTTCGCTTCGATGCACTTAGGGCCCCACACACCATCGCACTGGCCATCGTACAGGCCAAGCAATGTCATGATGATTTGAATCTTCTGATAGAAGGTACTAAGCATTGATATGTCCTCTGTGAAGAAGGGGCCGAAGCCCCATTCTATTATACCGACTTGTTCTTAGAAGCAGTCAGTTTCAACTTGTCGAGCGACTGGATGCACTTCTTCAAGTTCGTGATAGTGTAACCTGCTTTCACGATCTTGTTGATGCGAGCCTTAGCACCAGAGACGTTTTTCACGAAACCAATCCACATGCCGGTAGCAATATCAAACGTACCGAACTTACGAGTGTTCGGAACTTTGGTGCCAACGAAACGTTTCATTTTCGGGTTCGTGTTCAGGTCGAACATGATGCGCAGACGATCTTCCATCACCATCGGATATGCCTTGACGTGTTGCTTGTCGTTAGCAGTCTTGTGGCGTACAAGGAAGAACTGTTTCAACTGCGATTGCAGCTTAACAGCCAGCTTGTAGTTGAAGCTCAGACGCGGTGTTGATTCGTCGAAACTGTCCATGATGAACTCAAGACGTTTAGCCGATGCGTTATCGAATTCCAATTTCTTGGAGTAGATGAAGTCCATCATCTTTTCGAAGTCCGCATAGTAAGCACAGTCGAAGTAGACGTAATCACCAAACTCGGTGAAGTCGAAGTCTTTCAGTGCTTTCGCGTCAGGGTCTGTCGCGTCTGCATACAGCGCTACGAAGCCGTTGTATACGGTAGGCGTCAGGTCCATTGCCATGTCAGTACCGCTATCATCAAGAGCAATGATGCTGGCACCAGGCTTGGCTTTACGCACAGTGTTCGGCAGTGGAGGCAATTCAGATGCACGGCGACGGCGTACTTTGCCCGCTGCTTCCTGAACACCTTCATTAACAGGCTTACCTGCTGCTACGTTCTCACGGCGCTTCTTAACGCGAACGGTCTTGCGTTCCTGAATCTCAACCTTCTCTTCTGTAGCGCGAGTGTCAGCAGTCTGTGATTCATCGGCGATGGTGTCTTCGACTTCAACACGACTTGCTTCCGCTTCGGCACGTTTGCGATCTTGAGCAGTAGCCCAAGGCTTACGCACAGAGAAGAACTTCTTGAGATCTGCTTTGCCCACAGCAGTAGCAACGTGGACTTTGTTTGCAGGAACAGTAACGAGATCTTCTGTACCAGACAAACGCACACGCACTGTGGTGATAGGCGAGTCAGCACGGAGTTTACCGTCAACAACACGAGCAGTAACACCGACAATCAGACCATTACCGAATTCAGTAACGACAGGCATCTTGTCCATCGCTGCTTTCATCATCGGACCGTCCGCGAAGTTCTGGTTACGTGCCCAATCCAGCAGACGCTGTAAGCCCCAGCCATGACGGTCTGGAATCTTCTGGTTTGCTACGACAGGCGCTTGCTCCAGTACGCGGAAGTTTTTCAGAGGCGGTGTTTCAGGCAGAGGCATCATTGCTGCAACTGTCGTTGTACGCATCTCGTGGAACTCTTGCGATTCGATATCGTTCAGGTCTTTCTTCGCACGGAAGTATTCGATGAAGTCTTCCATCGTGTTGTTATCGATCAACAACTTCGCGCTCATTTTGATCGGGTCAAGCTTGTATTCGTCCAGCTTGTCGTACTTAGGATTACCCTTTTCATCGAAGCGGGTTTTCTCAAGCGTCTTCCACATCAGACGAGCAACCTTACCAACTTCTAAGGTCTTGTTCGTCATCACCCAGTCAATGAATACGACTTCACGAGGCATATCACCAGGCTTACCGTTTTCATCAAGTTGCGCAGCAGAAACATCAGGACGGAAGATACGAGCAGTAGACTGATCGTAAGTACCTGGTGACCACGGTGTATCACAGCGGATAATACGACTACCCATCTGCATGTTGTGGCCTTCACTGATAGCCTGTTCGTTCGCAATCAGAATCTGAACAGCGTTGTCAGTTTTGAATGCGTCGAGGTTAGCGTCTTTGCTCTGGCCGAGCTTACCGACTTCGCCGTGATAGAGAGCAGCAATTTTCTTGTAGTTCTCTGGCAGTGCGTTGTAGATAGCGTTAGCAGCACGAACATAGCGAGTGAAGACAATCAGCTTACCTTGTGTTTCAGGCTTCCAGTAATCTGGATCATCACTTGGTGGAACGTTGGACGGCGGCAGATACTGACGTTTGAACGCATCGGTCTGCTTACGCGCAAGATACTTCTGACCTTGATAGACAGCAATATCCAGCTCACGAGGTTCTACGCCCGGACGCCATTCGAAGATCTGTTGGTCAGACTGATTGTTTGGATCAGTATCACGCTCAGGCTGTACTTCGAAGTGTTTCTTAATACGGTTGATGATAGCGACAACTTTCGCACTGACAAAGTTAGTCACACCAGCATCTTCAAACGTCAGGCGCGCTACGTCATCACCCATTGGGTCAGTCAGTAACATTTCCATACGCTGGAAGTACATGTTCAGGTCAGCGTTACCTGCGAGCAGCGCACCGAGATCATCACCTTCTTCAATCTCAGATACGTCGATGCCGCTTTCTTCATCTGGACCATCTGCATCACCACCGTCATCTTCGTCGTCTTCCATCGCACGTCTACGCGCTTTAGCCGAGTTAGATGCCTCTTGCAGTTTCTCCAACACTTGAGAGTACATCGCTTGATATACTTCCATGTGCAAGTTGGAGTTAGGCACAGATGGATCATCAATCTCTACCTGAATGAAGGTGTCGATTGGGTTAGGCAGCATGAACGCCCAGTGCTTACGCTTGAACTGAATGAACGCTGTGTGGTTTGCCATACGTGAGTGAGCACGACGAATCATTTCGATATCGTCTTTCGCACCGTCATACGCTACGTCGAGTGAGTCACCGAACATAGCAGGTGTCATCAACGCGGCTTGACCAACAATGTCACGCACACGGTCTGTTACCAACGTACCAGTAGCGATACGCGCATAACGAACAGAAGGCGCAGTGAATACCGCTTTCGTGTTGAAGTGCACCTGACTACCAGACTGACCACCGCTGTAGTTCTTAACTTTGTGCGACTCATCCAGCAACACGTAGCTGAAATTGAAGCGGTTAACGAACTCAACAGCACCACGTACGCGAATACGGACGCCACCGATATCAACGTCGATTGTACCTGTTTGCAGGAAGCTCAGGCCAACGATGAAGATGGTGTTCTGTGGAGCTTGAGAGATAACATCGTACAGACGTTCTTCGCCCCAAGTGTTCACAGTGTCAGAAGTAATAGGCACTGCGTTCCAACCGTCTGCGATCTTATGCAGGTCATCACACCAGTTAGCAACAAGGTTAGACGGACAGATGATCAGAGGACGAATGTTCTCTTCACCCAAGTCGTTCAACTCTTGAATGGTTGCAGCGATATCGGTCAGGCCGATAATCGTTTTACCACCACCGGGCGCGATAAAGATAGTCGCATAACGAGGACGTTTACGCAGAGTCTTGTGCGCTTCGAGCTGGTGAGGCAGCAGAGCAGAACCCGCTTTCAGACCAGGAATACGAATGTCTTCGATAGTGATTGAACTATCAGGCTGGAGCTTATCAATTTCGTTTTCAGCCGCTTCGAAGATTTCCAGAGACTTAGGAATAACGTCGCTGTACATCGTTGCGAATGGCAGGATGATTTGTTGCAGACGATCAGAAGCTGGAGCAGTGTCAGAACCCGCGAGAGAACTGAACAGCGCTTTACGATCACCGTTCTTAATCGCTTCACACATCTGGCGATACAGAGCACCACCGAAGTAGTTGTTCAGTCGAGCCATGTCCATCAGCTTAGAACCAGAACCCATCACGAAGTAGTGCGTGTGAGAAGGCATTGATTCCATTGCAGTGGTCATGTCACCAGATTCAGCGATTGACTGTGCAGCCAAGTTAGAGCCACGCAGACCGGACGCATCGTTCAGTACGCGAATCATAATACGCAACATAGTCAGCGCAGGACGATCGTTCGCAATCTCAGGAACGGAGAAGTCGTTCTCAACAAGATTCTGATACAAGCTCTTGTCCATAGGACTTTCGTCGAGAGAAGCGTTCTCTGCATCCATACCAACAGAAGCACGGGCGGACTGTACGAGGCTACGCAGGTCAGTAACGTTCTTACTGCCGAGCATGAACTCGTAGGTCTGACAGGTCTGTGCGATGATGTTCAGCAACTCGAATACTTTGCTGTTCTCCGTAGAGTTAAACACAATACGGTTTTCAGTAACACCATCAATCAGTCGGCCACGGCCTTGCTCTGCTTTCGCAGCTTCGATCAACAGATCGTTAGCAGGCTTGAATGACACCATACCAGAAGAACTCTGGTTTGAACTGATTGCTGCGATAACAGACGACGCAGAACGGAAGTTCGGTGCTTCACCAGGTTGAGCGAAGTCATAACCAAGTGAGTCAGCAACGTCCAGTGCAGAAGGTGCTTTCATACCAACTGTACGGGTTTCTGAAACAGACAGACCACCACCGTTAGACGTGTTCACTACCAGCGCAAAGTCAGGGTCGATGCCGATACAGATGTTGCTGAATCGTGCGAGTGATTTCGCTTTGGTCTGAATGTCTTTGTCGAAGTCGAGGTTCTTGTTCTGAATCGCGTAGATGTTTGTACGCAATGTATCGTGGTCAGTAGACAACGGTACGCCTTTCTCAAACAAGTCTTCCAGCACTTGGTTCAGCGTAGACTCATACGACTTAACCATTTCGACGTCAATCTGGTCGCGTGTAGGCAGCACAGACAGCGTACCGTTCGGCATGATAGTCATACCGTTATCGTCAGCAACAACATCATGCACACCGTAGCCGAACTTCTCACGAAGCGTTTTCAGCATAGGCAGCATTGTGGCAGACGTAACGTAACGCGGGATACGCGCAGCACGACGAATACCAGTACGAGTTGTGTTAGACACACGGAAGTAGTACGAACTCCAACCCTGGAACCAGCGATACAGACACATGGTCTGGGCTTCTGCGCCTTGAGAAATGTATTCAACCATTTCTTTTTCGAGGCTAACAATCAGACCACCTTCTGCACGGACGTCAGTTTTGAGTGCAACGTCATTGAACTCAACAGGTGTATCGTTGCTGATCTTCATCGCCTGAATTTTGCGATCAAGCATTGCTTTGCCCGGAATCGAACGAACACCAATCATCATGAAGTCGCCTAAGGCATCGACAACATTTTTATCCAGATTAGCGAACAGGTCGATATCGAGACGGTTCATTGACGGGTCGATTGAACGCAAAAGCGCGTTATAGATAGACCAGTCTTTGTCGAGAGGTACACGGACTACTTTGGTATCAAAGGCGTTTGCGTTTGTACGTGCTTCACCGAAGATATCTTTATACAGAGTACGTGCTGCTTCGATAGCGCGTTGTGCGATATCAGAGCTGTACACGTTCATGTTGGTTGATTCGAACTGTGCGTCTTTATCGACACGCGGACGGTCTGAACCAGCATCACCTAACAGGTTGAAGTTACCATAACCAGCCAGAGGGCTAGTTGCACACGGCGTACCGGCCATGATGATATCTTTACCGCCAGGGAAGCGCGTACTGTTTTCGATGATAGCGCCAGATGTTCCGCCGAGATGCTGACTCAAAGAGTTCTTGATCTCACGGCTCAACTTACTACCATTGAGCTGGGTATTGATACGCATGGTCGCCATTTCGATATTCGCTTTAACACGCTTCACGAAATCATCAGGACTTACTTCCAGCATATCTTCGAATTCAGCACCGTGAGCAACGATGTAGTTGATCAGGTCGAAGGCCGCATAGATACGAGAGACAGTTGCAGCAGCAAACAGCGCAAGCGGTTCATAGTAATGACGCGCTTTACTGTTGGTGTACATCTTCGTCATCTTCGCATCAAACTCAGGAGGCAAGGACTTAACAGCAAGAGCCTCATTGAATGATTCGGCAATTTGCTGAGTAGCCGTAGCGGACGTACTGATATTAATCATTAGTCACCCAGTTTAATGTAGTTTTGAATCACTGACTGCCAAACATCTGGAACAGGCAGGCGACGATCGGCCGCGATATCAGACAGCACATGAGCCATCGCATATGCACGAACCGGTTTCAATCCTTCGAAAACGTCACGAGTGAACATTGAAGTCAGTTGCTCGTTGGTCAATGACGAGAACATATTCCGATATTCAGACAGGTAGTTGCTGTATGCGCCGTCTTCAACAGGAGTTGTGTCAGGCGTACTCTGAATGTACAGCAAAGTCTTTGCCATTGCATCCATAATAAGCAACAGGTCTTGTTGATCAAACGGTTGAACATCAGGAACACCGAGAGAACCCATGAGTTCAAGCACGGATTGCGGCAGTTGAATCGGCTCACGCGATTCTGAAATGGACTCAAGAATACTCCCAGCCGCACCTGCATAAGAACGATCACTTTGCGAGATGCTGGTCAGAAGTGTTGTGAGTCGCTTATTAACTTCTAAGGTCACGGTTCTTCTCCTAAATGAAAATGCTCCTGACTAAACTGTTGAGTTTCTTCTCGATCATGTGGCGTCGATTAGAACCTAAGAAACAGCACAGTCGGCGGGATTGTATGTGTATCGCAAACGCATTACCTTTGACGCGCATACACTCAACACCGATATCCAAATTCCACAAATGCCACAGTCTCGAATCGAGCATGGCCTGATGGATTGAGGGGTAGGTATCTGTCACAACAGGCGTAGGAGACTTTGCCAGTTTCATTGTCAAATTATCAGTTTTAAACAATGCTTTCGGTCGTTTGTTCGAAAACCAGTAAGGAACTTGCTTGTTCAGCATCTCACCGACTTTCGGGATACCTTTCGTTGTCGTCTGAGGCACGTACACCAGATAGATATCGATCGTGGTGTTAATGCTGTTAGCGACACGGTTGTATTCGCTACTAGTGCGAGACAACACTTCGGCCAAACGCAATTGCTTTGAGAACTGAATACGCTGTTGCCACTTCTTGAGTGCTTGGTATTGCAGAGTAAGTAATGCCCTTGCTTCTTTGATCGAAACAGAAGAAGGACCGGGAACAGCGCGTATCAGGAACTTCGTTGAAGTCTTAGACAGCGACGACAAGAAGCCTTCAACTACACGCTGCATACCCATTGGTTGAGGCAGTGAGTGGAATAGATCGACTGCGGTTTGCGTTGTGATATAAGCACCCCAAGCTTCGAGATACTCTGGGTCAACGCAGTCGGGGAAGTTCTTAATCTCAAGACCAACATCGGAACCGTATTGACGTAAACGTGTCACCGTCTACCTCCATGAAGCAGTCTTGAACCTCTACGGTTCGCGCTACCTATTTGATTGTTGTCGCACTTATGGCACAGCAATTCGAGGTTATGTTTCAAATCAGAACCGCCGTTAGCGTGTGCAACTTTGTGGTTGAGTATCAATTGTCTTGTTGCAGTACCACAACGTTCACAGCGTTCACCACGTTCGTCGATGATACGCATCTTGTACGCAGTCCATTCAGTACGGTCCATACGCACATGAGTACCGACACGCGCACGTTCAATACCCGTAATACCTGCAAGGCGCTGTGATGTAGACATACTGCGACCACGACCACTGTTCTGTCGAGCAGCGATACCGCCCTTTGGTCTGTAAGCCATACTGTTCTCCTAATAGATTCAATTCTATTTACAGTTCTAGGCAGACGCGGAGAAGATACCGACAGTCTTATCTAGACCTGCTTGATACGCCTGTTCAATGTCTTTCGCAGCAGATCGAATGATCTGTTGAGTAGCGGCATGGGCGTTAGCAATCGAATCAACATCAAGATTGTTTTTGTTCCATGCAGTGATAGCGTGGAAAACAGAGATAAGGATTGTGCCTGCGGATTCAGCAAATGGTCCGAGTACTTCACTATTAAGAATCTCACCAAGCTGGTTAACGTCACGCAGCGCACGAAGGTCAGCAATGATCTCACGCATCTGGTTATACAGTTGCATAAGAGCGTAAATGTCTTTACTCTGCTTTGATACCTCGTACTGCTTTTCACAGATACGAGCAATCGACTGGCACTTGGTGAACATGGTGATATATTCTTGGAGCTGTTCATTCTCCTGCTTGATAACGTCTGGAATATCATCAAGCACTTCCATCAATTGACCTTCTAATGCAGCAAGGTCAGTCGTCTTCGCAGGCTTATCGCGTTTCTTCTTCGCTTTCTTGATGGTGTCTACAGCGTTCTCTTTTTTCTTCTTTTTCTTTTTCTTCGGCGCTTCGTCTTCTGCCTGCTTCTTAGCAGTTGCAGCAGCGATCTCCGAGTACATCGAATCAGCATCAATCAGAGTAGGCATCAGGTCGAGTGCAGGGTCACGCTTCTTTTTCTTCTTAGCGCGAATGCCTTTGCTCACTACCTTAACTGATTTGGCTTTCTTGATAGAAGTCGCTGCCTTGACAGTTGCTTTACTCGTCTTCTTTTTCGGACGTGCTTGGGCACTGGAGCCAATATCATCCAAGCTTATGGCTGGCATAGTGAATTCCTCAGTAGAAACGAAAAAGGGAACCCCGCGAGGCTCCCTTTAGGGTTTTGATTAGAAGCTGTAGTTCTTGATGATGGTTGCCAGCTTGGCGTAGTAGTCCGGGCTGTAACGATACACTTTCGCGTAGTAGTCGAGCAGCTTCGGTACGTCGATGCCAGCGGCAGCAGACACGGAATCAACAGCAGGCATGTGGTTCTGATCCAGTTCATCACCAGACAGAATCGCAACCATTGACAGTGCGCTTACTTGCTCGCTTTCGCCAGCTTCATCGACCATCAGAACGCTGTTATCATCAGTAACGCGAGCAGCGATGAAACCAACTTTCAGTTCACCAGACTGAGACACGTAGCTGGCCATGTCACCACCAACAGCAGCAGAAAGCTGTGCGTCATGGATGCTCATAGCCTGCGCAACGTGCGGCAGAGTTGCGTTGATGTTCAGAGTGCTTGCACCAGACACGGAGCGAATCATATCAATCAGATCCGCGTTGTCGTTTGCTTCGCTACTGCGAACCAGAACTTGCTCACCACCTTCGTTAGTGCGCAGCGACCACATGCGTTCGCTCTTGTCCATATACATGTTGCTGGACAGAGCACGGAATTCGTTCGCAGTGTCGGCCTGAGCCAGCGGAACGATATCCTGCATACGAGTCATGATAGTACGAACGTAGGTACTGGTTTTGCCAGCTTCAAGAACAGAAGCAGCGCCCTGAACAGGCAGATACTCACGATTGCAAGAAGCGCTAACGATTGCACCGAAGTTCTCTGCAATGTTCTCGTTGGCGGCGTGGGTCAGATGTACGATAGCCACACTCTGATTGTCAGAGAGCTGGTCAATCTTTTGGATGAAAGCCTTCATTGTCATCTCCTGAGATGTTTAGACAACTGAAAATTAGTATTTCGAGGAAGAGTTACGTGACTCGATAGCGAGCATTTACCCAGATGTTTCGGTTACCCATAGTAGACCACTTAGTAGTCGGACTGTTGGTAACACCCAGCTTACCAAGCGAACGAGCACCGTCAATCGCTTTAGCACCTTGAGAACCATCACCTTCATTGAGACCGGCTTTAGACAGCTTGTTCTTCAGGTTAGTTACTGGGCCTTGTATCTGAGTTTCGAGTCTGCCTAAAGCAGCTTCGATAGAGGGAGTGCGGTCCATGTTCAAGTTAACTACTTGACCAGTGAAGTCGAAAGCCATTTGACCTTCTGCTTGTAGCTGTGCAGCAAGTGCATAGTAACAGGCACACGTAATCCAACCATCGAGAATGGTTCCCTGCATGTTCGTACCAGCCCAGCCAGTAACGCGAGGGCCAATCATGTTGAACAGAGCAAGTCCACGATACAGATAGCCAATGATATCGCCTTGACTATACTCCAACTCAGGTATCACGTTATACGCGCGGGCTTTGTTGATATGGTCTTCAACAAGGGATGCTGCAATGAGAACTTGCGGCGTCACTACCCACAGCTTATACGTGTACATCTTCGTTGTTTTGCGAGTGTTAGAAGTGTGCATGGCAATCAGCGATATCGGCTCAAGGCGTCTTGTCGCTACCCATACAGGAACTTTGAACACGCAGGTCTTAGCGCGGTTTGCAATCATCTTCACGCCAGCATCGGATGATTCGATGTTGTCGGCGATCATCTGGTTGTTAAGCGCCAGTTGGAATCTTAACTTATCACCGCGTACGTCGAAGTGAAACGGAAGAGTTAGTTCAAACGTTTCTTCATCGCCAAACAAACACACAATGTCTGTCACGCGGTTTTCAGTCAGAGGCTCAACGATTAATTCTTCGCGAGCCTGTACAAGACCTTCCTCAGACTCATAGCGCCATGTAACAGACAGACGCTTGTCATCGGTAAGCCCCATGTTCGGTACAGCTAGGTCAGCAGTCCACGTACCAGGAATCTCTCCCGGCGTGGCAACAACTTGAGCTATGACCGAACGATCTTCAGGGTCAATGAGACTTACTACAGGTCCCATATCATCTGATTGAGGATATAGCGGCTGGTCTAAGTCATCAAAGAAACTTTCCTCGACGACTACGACGCTACCTTCTGTCGTGCGCATGTCAGCCTGCCTTAGTGAGCCCTAATGTCTCAATCAAGTTACGCAACTGATCATGGTACCCACCAGAAATGAGTGCCCGCGCCATTGCAACGTGGTTACTACCAGCATAGCGAACGATCTTCGCCTGATACTCAGGAACGTTCTGCATGTTCTGATTCAGGTTATAGAAGAAACTCCGAATGAAGTTCACGCGCTCTACGTTGCTAGATTCCATGTCTGACGTGTCTTGAGTCGGCGTAAGCAACAGGTACATTGCTGCGGTCAGTTCAGGACTTTGATCGACGTTCTGCGATGCAATAGAAGCACTGAGCTTCATCAAGCCTTTCGCAAGGAAGTCTACAACAGGTCCGTCGATATACGCAGTGCCTGTCTTGCCAACATCAGGTAGGTACAGAGCTTGCAGAATGTAGATGCAGAAGTACAGCGGGAATTCTTTCTGCATTACATCCGTAACGAGCATCTCACTGTATTCGCGCCACATCGCCAAGTTGTAGTGCCACTCGTCATACGGAATAGTCCGCATACAAATAGACACAGCCTTGTTTAAATTCTGACTGGCGCGACTCGACAGGTCTTGCGTGTTAGTAGCAGGACCGAATGAAGAGTTACTTACCAGTTGAACGTAGTTGCGAGTGATAGCCCCGATAGAGTTATAAATAACATTCAGGAACTCAACGCCATTGCCGTTCAGACCAAACACGATTGAACGAGGTACAGAGATTGTCAGATACTCGTTATTATTGTCAACACCCCACAAGCGCCAGTAACGGCCTCGACCAACTTGAGTCATTGGTGCAGGCAGAATACGATGCGCTTTAGACTGTAGGCAGAACGTGAAAGCAATACCGCTGTCGACCATGATCACTGAATCATCGGGACGATTCGAATAACCCATCGACATTTCGTTATCGGTAGAGTACACGTTGACCAGAGTAAAGTTCAGAGCCTTAGTGAAAGGCATCTGTGCCTCAATCATCTGGGTGATGACTTGGCGTATGATAGAGTCAAGCACGTATGGGCTTGCGTTACGCATTTGCTGAGGACGATACATCCCGCTATACGTGTTCGGCTTAAACGTGCGCTCTACCTTGAAGTGAGTCAACGCCATTACTTAACGGATTGTTTCAGTAAACGTTTCTGCTGCGGGTTGAGACCCATGACTTCTGCGATCTGGTCAATCTTCGCAAGAGTCATAACACCCTTAGCAGTACCGGAAGAAGAGGTCAGGCTGATCTTAACGAACTCACGACCGTTACGACCTTTGACAATCTGATGGATAAGATTGTTCTTGCCACCACGACCAGCACGAAGTACGCTTGACGCCATACCCAGGATTTCAACAACTGCTTCACGCTTCTCATTCGCTGTAAGTCCAGGAACGAGACGCACATACAGGCTGTCGTTTTGCACACGCACGTTGTCGAAGATTTCACGCTTCTTACCGCGAATCGTATGTTCAGCTTGACCCAGCATCGAAGTATCACGCAGGTTCTGTGTGGTACGGTTGATAGGCTTACGCTCGCTGTAGTTCAAGAAACCATCCACAGCTAACAGACTGTTGATAGCACGTTTCAGTGAAGGACCTGTTTCGACTAAGCGGCCCATTGGGAATGAACCCGGAACCTTTTCGTCTACCAGAGTAGTCACGTAGTTGCTACTGATGCCTGATGCGATTGCGATCTGAGTAGACAGCACGACTGCATACGCAGGGTAGTGCATGTTGTCAGAGTTAACGAACCCGTCAACGAACACGTAGGTCTGGAATACAATCGGGTCAGTACCAGACGCGATGAAAGTACGTGTACGAATTTTGGTGTACTGCTCTTTGTTCAGAATCTTTTTCAGGTAAGTAGCGATTGCACCGACCAGTTTAAGATGTTCTTGTGGAGCGCCGTTCTTAACGTCAATGCTCATGAGGCGGACGAACTGCGATTGCTGTTCTTTAGCCTGAGTAATAACGTTCAACAACGACTTAGCCGCGCTACCCTGATCTTTGAAAGCAGTGAAGGTGCGGCTGTTCAGAATTTGATATGCTACGGACAACTCACTGATTGCCTGAGTCAACTGAGCAACCTGCGCGTTATATTTCGCTTTATTCTGCACGTCAGAGATATCAATCTTGGACAGATCGATAACCTGATTAAGCTCAATTGATTTTGCCTGTTTGCCTTTGATTGAACCTTCGATATCGGCAAGTTCAATCGTCTTAGCACTAAGGGACTGTAGCTTCTTGGGGATGGTAACAGACGTGGCGGTAGAGACAATGTGCTCTACAACAGAGCGGAATTCCTTGGCTGTACGTGCACCACGCAATGCGACCATGTTCCCAGAGGCATAGTTAACAGCAGTGCTGATACTGCTAACTTCATTGTTTTTGGCAATCTTAGCCATGATCATCCTCTACTGGGTTTAGTATTCATGTCGTGTAAAAATTAGCGTTAAGGTAGTGAAATTACCAACATGATCACTTTACATTTATTAAAAGCAGTGTAGGCGATTAATAAAAAATTCGTGTAGAAAAACAAAAAGGGCAGCCGAAGCCACCCTTTTTGAATCGTACAGTGTTAGACCGGCATCACCGATTAAACAGTCACTTTGCCTTTCGCTTTAGTCTTGGTCGCTTTCTTAGCGCCAGTCTTCTGCGCAGCAGTACCAGTGTGGTGTACTGCTTTAGTTGTCACTTGCTTGCCACCCTTCAGGCGCGGCATTGGTTTCAACTTAGGCTTTTTCAGAGTCACGGAAGCTGGTTTAACTTTTGGAGTTACCAGTTTGCCGGACTTGATAGACGGCTTACGCGCTTTACGAGCGGCCAGACGTGCTTTCTGTTTTGCGATCAGGTTGCTGTAACCAGCTTTCTGTTTCGCGGCCAGGTTGGAGCGAGCTACTTTCTGACGAGCGATCAGCAGTTTGCGGATTGCTGCCTGAGATTTGGTAGTTGCTTTCAGACCGGCGGTGTATTTGCTCAGACGTTCTTTCAGGCGCTGCTCCAGGGATTTACCTTTCGCTTTAGCACGTTGACCTTTCAGGTGTTTCGCACGTTCGCCATCGAATTTTTTGTCAGCAGCATCTTTCTTAGCGGCTGGCTTTTTGGTTGCTTTGGCTTTGGCAGCTTTCGGCTTAGCAGTTTTGGCTGCTTTAGGCTTAGCGGCTTTCGCAGCTTTCGGCTTAGCAGTTTTGGCTGCTTTAGGTTTTGCTTTAGCCTTAGAACCACCTTTAACAGGGTCTTTAGGGCTGGTCAGTTTACGATTTACTTTAGCCATGATTATATCCTCGAAGTTACATGGAATGCTTTTGTCCTGCTGGACATTTAAGTTTCAAATCAGCATGTAAAAATTAGTATAATCTCCGCGATTTACCTGCAGGATTATTCCGAAATATTTCTACACAGCAGTATACCCAATCTCAGATAACACCGCGTTCAGTTCTTTACGCGCACTAACTCGCAAAGACTTTTTAATTCCTGATGCCTTTAGGTAATCCTTAAGGCCATCGCGTGGATCAATGTCTGCAAGCTGTAGCTCGCTAACATCAACTGTATCTATATTATCGAGATCGACTGATTTATTCGTGGAATTGATTTGGGAAATATTCGGCACACGAGTACGAATATCAGCAGGTATTGACACTTCATCTTTAACGATAGCACGGTAACGAATAGCAGGATTTACTTCCAGCTTAGACCAATCTTTCTGCTTCTCAATCAGCACGGTCTCAAGTCTAAAGCCGGGTTTGCTATCGACGAACTTTTGTTTTACTTCGAGTTGTTTGTCCTTCGTATAGCGAACGCGGATGTGCGAGAAGCCTTTAGGCAGAGCTTCACCGAATGTCTTTTGATACGGTGAACCGCAGTAAGAGAAACGCTTCTTCGCAAGTATCTGTGCAAGATGGATGTGACCACTGATCGTATAGTCACGCGGGTCTACAGCGATATCCTTCTTAGTACGCAGCGGTCGTCCGTTATCACCGAGTGCGCCTACAGCTTCAACGTGACAGAAGTTAAGACAAGGCTTCTTGTGCTTGATGCTGGACTTAGCAGGGTGAGGCAGGAAGTTAACTACGATGCCTTCAATCTCTACTTGCTCAGGACGCAGATAGATGTGCAATGACTTGAGGAAGTCCCACTCGGTGAACGTCTTGATAAGGTCCATAGACGTCTCAGACATATCCGCCCAGTCGTGGTTGCCGCCACAGTACCAACTGTCGATGATACCTTCATACTTCAAGAAGAACTGGAGTAGCTTGCGCTTAGTCTCGTCAGCCATCTTGAACTTGTCAGTGATATCACCGGGAATGAATATATGGCGTATGCCGTGTTCAATAGCATACTGATAGATGCGGTCGATCGTTTCGAGTTGACGATCAACGTGATCTGTTGGGAAGTGAGCAGCAAGTCCTTCTAAATGCCAATCAGATGTTACAAGTGCTTCAAGGAAAGCCGCTACTTTATTCTTTTTCATTCGAAGTGTTCCACATGTTCTGTTGACTGCTATTTACAGAAAAATGGGCAACCCGAAGGCCGCCCATGTGGTTTATTTCTTACCCTGCTTCAAGCTGGAATCGTAATGGATTCCTTTAGTCTCAAGCAGACCTTCGAGTTCTTCAACGTCGATGTTGTGCTTCTTAGCAGCCGCTGCATTAAGATGAATGGTTTTATCATTCTTAATGTCGTAGAGAGTGATGCCGCCTTTTTTATCAGTAGGACCGTACGACATGTTCTTCAAGCTAGAAGCTTTGAAGTCGCCACCGATAAATTCTTTAAGACCTTTAAGGTTCTTGGCATTCTCTTTTTTCTGTTCAGCCAGAGCTGCGGCGCGTCGTTCAGCACCACCAGGTTTCATCGTCTTGCCGAAACGGTTGTTGCGCTGCGCTTCAAGCTCTTTCGCTTTAGCCGGAGTGTGCGCACCAGTCACTGCGCCTTTGCGCTTGGCAGCAATTTTTGCTTCAATTTTCTTCTTGCCAATCCTGACAGACTCTGCGTGACTTGGCTTCTTACCACTGCTTGCCAGAATTTTTGCAACGTCACCGAACTTAGGCTTAAAGGTACCTTTCTTGCCTTTGATACGAACCTGATCAACTTGCGCAGCATTAACTGTACGCAGTGAACGGCCTGGACCAGTAGTCAGAGTGATTACAGACGCAGGAAGAGCAAGTGACAGAGAAGACAGACCCGCCTTACGCAGGGAAGCGGCCGCAGTACGCAGCAACTCTTTTGCCGCTTTGGCGTCAGCGCTTGCTTTGGTTTTCAGAGTCTTGTACTTGGTGACCAGCTTTGTCTTAGCAGCACCCTCTGCACGGGACGCCTGACTATGGGCTGTAGTAGAATCAATCTTAGCCTTAAGAGCACCAGCCGCAAGCTTCTTCGCTTTCTTAGCAGCAGACAGAGCGGCAGCCACGGTAGCTTTGTGTGACTTGTCGATGACAAGCGTGGTAGCACCGCTAACCTGAGCAAAGATATGCGCAGGTGTTTTGGCGGCGGATTCAGAAACGATATTGCTACCGTCGAGTTTTAAACGAATGAGTGACATGGTATGCCTCTAATGAATGAGTGTGCTGTGATTGAAAAATTAGCATCTACCGTCTTCTAACGCGGTCTTGATACTCATTAAATCGTAGCCAGTCGTTCCACAAATAAGTCACAGGTTTAGAATTCTTTAGTGCGTAGTCGATACAGTTCTGAGTACCGGAAGGTGCACCGCAACAAAGAGCAAGAAGTCTATCCGTGTTATCAACCATATAGTGATTGCGCTTGTTCAACGCAAACCCAGCTTGACCGTCCATATGAACCCAGTCTTCTTTAGACGTGACTATACGAACTTCGTGGCTTCTGTTCAGCAACACGTCCAGCTCCCACACACTATCGAGAGGCCAACGAGCATTGAAGCCCAAGAAAGGAATACACGATATGACTTTGTGCCCTTGTTCGATAGCAGCAGTGGCAACAGCCATGTCCCAACCTAAAGCACAGCCTACCCACAGTTCAACTTCCTTGTCTAGCTTCAAAAGCGGTCTGTGGGCAAACTTATAGAGGCGCTTCTTGGCCTCAGAACCATATCCACCTAAATACTGTGGGCGGTGACCTGTGAAAGAGTATTTATTCATGCAGTATATTTACAGATACTACATGGTAGTGACTAGACCTGAGTTGAACGCGAAACTTGGGCGAGTTCCTGGAGAGAGCGGGTTGTTAGATTGTCCCGATACTAAAATTTCATTGGCAACAAACTTAATCAACATACCATCTACAGGACTTGTAATCGCATCAGTCATTGTAGGAGTTTCATCTGAGCCAACGTTGTCTATCATCATAGTAACTTCTGCGGCACGTTGTATAAATGCTCCGCCATATCCAGGCTGAGTGTGTCCAGATGCGTAGAAGCCTGTGATGATTGTTTGATCAGTACCTCCAGAAAGATTCAGTGCCTGTGTAGGTCGGTTGAACGTACGGTTCTCATATTGAGAAGGTGCGCCGGAATAGACTGTGTAGTTTTGTGGAGTACCTGAACCCCGCATCACAGTCATGTTGATGAAGCTGTCGCCAGGTCTGTATGCACCAAGCTGACCAAATTCAGGATAGGTAACGTCAATAGATGTGGTTTCATTTGTGTGCAACGCACTTGGCACCATTGAACAAACGTTTGGGCTGTATGGCAATACATAGTCAGCACTGAGAGAACCTGAACTGATATTGTTTGCGCCCGTCTGAGGACTATCTATCTTAGCAGCAAAGGTAGTGCCTCCTAAGTATTTAAAGTTGGTGCAGTAATACTTGTTGCTCTTGCGTCCGGAAACGACATTAACAATCCCTTTTCCTACAATACCTCGGGCCTTAGGTGCAACCGTTTTAAGCGTTGTCCTATCTACAATGCTGTCAATATCAACACCGTCAGCTCTATCGAACAGAAAGATTTCAGGGAAGATATCCGTCACAGCAAGATGATTTGCAGTTGAGATAAATTGCATACGATATTCCTTTTACTAATCAGGTCAGGGCCTACGCGGAACGCAAGCTTACTGAACTTTGGTAGGAGTTAGCTATTAAGTGAGAGAGAGTATGTTGTATTCAAACGCAACTTAGGACGAGAGCCGGGGACAATAGGAGTAGATAAATCCCAATCCGCTTTAGATAGTTTCAACATCGTTGTCACATCAAGCCAAGTTAGGCCAACGTCCAAATCAATTTCTTCGCTCGGCATAGAAGACACAGGTGTACCAGTAACTGGATCTGTCAGATACACAAGACCATCAGATTCACCATTAAAAGAGATATTAAAACCGCTACTGCCTGTGGGTGTTACATCTGTTAGTGCATTCAAATACTGAGTACCTATCGTAAAGCCGTTTGCTGAATTTGGATAGAGATAATCTGAATCAGACACGGCAGGAACTACCAAGCCTGTCTGGCTATTATAGCCATAACTTTGTAGGTTGTAGTTCGAACTGGCTGTAGGGCGTACTATGGAGAAGGACCAATAGCTATAGAAAAGAGTCAGGGCGGACCCGTTATAGTTCCTAAGTTTGTATTTAGGAAGATTGATTTTCACATTTGCTTGAGGTGAGGTGAATACTGTAGGCACTGGGGTAATGACGTTGTATCCCTGGGCATACGGATAATTCTGCTCAATAGAACCATCTGCTTTAGCTTTAGAAGTCCAGAGTGTAGGACTCTTTGCTACAGTCGTATGGTTATCCAAATAGTGTTGGCCTAGCATTCTGTAATCAGTCTTATTATCATAGCCGTAGAATGACCAACGTAAAAAAGTTAAGTAATACTTACCGTCAGCGTTTTTACCTCTAACAGGATTCAAATAACCATCATTACCCATAAAAGTTCTTGCGTCCTGCAGAGCTATGGATATGCGTGAGATGTTTGATAAAAGGCTAAAATCTATAGGGTCTTTCTGCGTATCGAAGAAAGCAATCTCATACGTGTTAAGATCTATTGAAGGTTTCATTATGAATTGCATAGAGTAATCCTCAAAGCACATCCTTGTGCTTGGGTGGTATTATGCTACTACTTCGAGATCGTGATCACCTGAGTTCCAAATGAGTTCACGAATGTTGCGGGGCATAATGATGCAGCCGCTCGATGCAGTACCAGGAGCTTTGATGCTATCACCGTGAATCTGGAAAGACGAGCGGCCGAACATCACGTTGTCTTTGTTCGGATCAAGGGGCATTGCGTAAGGACCTGTCTGAGCACTTGTGCGTGGAGCAGTGATAACGTACTTACCTACAGGCAAAGGACCTACGCCCACGAGATTCTGATCAGCGTGTTTATTCTTGTGCTCACCTTTACCAGCATAGCCTGTAGCTACAAGCTTGCCTGTCTTGGCGTACATACGACCTGTTGATTGTTCATATTTCCACATGAGTATTGCCTCTGCGTTGGATAAAAAACAAAAGGGCCTACACCTCTCGATGCAAGCCCCTTTCTTATAAAATGATTGTCACGAACTCGTTGCGATTCTTCTTAGGGTTAAACCATACTTCATCTATGATCTTTCCCATACCGAAGTTGATCATGCACACAGTGCGTCTACTGACTAACTGCCAATGCTTTTTACGATCAAACATCACTGGTCCTTAATCATTTTGACTCTGGTGTGATTGAATATTCCATACGTCGGAACATCGTGGTTCGCACCTTCGTTACCTAAGATGGAGTCATATTCAGCGGAAGCAAGAATCCGACTTATCTCTGCATACTCGTCCCACCACATATAGACACGCTTATGCGTAGAGGCAGGAATGAGATGTGAGAGTTTGTCCAGACGTTCAATAAGTTTAAGCGCTTCATCACGACCAACAAGCTTCTGTTGGAATGACTCCATGATAAGAGCTTTAACCCGCCTATAGATTTCAGCAAACTTCACTTCTGTCCAGAGGGAACGGAAGTTCAGACTAGCGGTGCGGCCTGGGTCTGCATGAAAACTGTAGAGTCGCCCATCTTCTGCATACATTTCAGCATACGCACGGTCTTGAGTTACCCAAGTCATGTGTAGCTTCTTCGCTTGTTCTTCGGACCAGTCGGAGGCTAGTCCTCGGTAGAAGATTTTGGGCGATGACAGACTAACGAAAATTTGCATTAGCGACCGGAAGTGCCTTTTTCCCAAGCTGTCTGTGAATCTATGCGATTAGGCTTCTCGTACTGGCTAAGAGCTTTTACAGCACCGCGTAGTTGTTTACGAGCAGTGGCTTCTGGCACAGGTGAATTGGAACCACCACCGTTGCCTCCAAAGTTTGCATACAGTTTCCACCTGCCGTCAGGCTGTTTCGACATTCGGAAGCTACCTGTACCATGCTTGTATTCGAATGAGTTACCAGATGCAATAATCTTGCCGCGTGATACACCATCTTTAGTAGTCATGGTCTTGATCAGGCTCTCCATTTTCGGTGAAGGGTTTGTGCCTGAAACTTTCACTGCACCTGCTTTCTTACCTGTTAAGGCAGCAGTGCGCTTTTCTTTCAGCTCTTTTGCTTTAGCCTTAGTCATCGCACCAGTCACTGCATCTTTGCGTTTGACAGTCTTCGGTGCATCAACCGGCTTCGGCTTGTCGCTCGGCTTAGCTCCTGGTGTAGATTTCTTAGCAGCAGAGGAAGCACCGATCTTATCGAACTTATCACCTGTTGCAAAACGAGGTTTGAGTAACGATGGACTGCGATTCGTACCGCTCGCTTTCACCCAGAAGTTATCAGCCTTAGCTTTACCGATCTTACTGATCGTGTAATCAGGTTGCGTCGAAGTGATGTAAGACGGACGGATAGGCGTGGACAAAACTTTCAATCCCGCTTTGGCGAGTGAAGCGATTGCAGATGCAGCCAGCTTCTTAGCGGCAGCAACATCCTTTTTAATCACAGCGTTGTTGGCTTTGATCTTAGCGCTGATAGGAGCTTTCTTCTCAGTGTCTCGCGTTGCTTTCAACTTGAGTTTCAGCTTTGCAGTAGCCTGACCAAGTTTAGCAGCAGCCACGCCTAAGGTCTTCGCTTGCTTCAATGAAGTAGCGGCCTTAGCAACAACAGGCTTGTACTTAGAGTTGATAACAATCGTCGGGCCGTTAGAAGATTTGACGATGTGATACGAAGGTTTCTTTACAGCAGATTCTGAGGCCAATGTCTCAGCCACATTAAGTTTGATTTTCATTTTAGTCCTTACACCAAGGCTCGTGCTGGTGCATCAAAGTTTTTGCCTGCCGAGTAATCACCGAGAGCAGCGTACAGAGAATCACGCATCATGTTCTGGATGATATCAGAGTTATGTGCTGACGCATCTTGAAACGCGACTTCAATCGCCAGAGTGCGAGGGTTGACCACAGCATAACGAATAGGTGCGATACCCTGACAGCGACCCCAAGAGTCTACACGATCTTGCAGGCCAGCACTGAACGGGATTTTGAAGTCAGTCAACTGAAACACAGCAGACTGAATTGGAGGTGGAGCAGAGAGCGACATGAATTTACCTGTCGGACTCAGCTTCTCCATAGTTGTAGACGCATCAAACACGGACTGGAAGTTGTCTGCGATTGATGTGATGTTCTTCAACTTATAGCTGTTTGTCGAAAGGCCCTTGCGAATCAACTGTGCTACCTGAACTTCGTAGTCACCAGTATCGCCTTGAGCATAAGAGACAAAAGCGTAGAGAGCAACACCATTGGCTTCACGCAGCAGACGATGATCGAGTACACGGAACCCGACCACTTTAGTCAATGCTTGCGCGTTCATTTGGGTTGCTGCCAAAGAAACGAAGATCTTCATTAACGCATCTTGCTCAGTGCGTCTTTGGCTTTGGCCAGAGTAGGTTGAACATCGGAATCACCGAACTCAGCATTGATAGTGATACCGACTTCGATCACGTTGAAGCCTTCATCTTCGTCCGCCATAACAACACCGAAGCGAGCAGTTTCACCATTGTACTTGATGAAACGGTAGTCGAGGATATCGTTCGGACCAGAGATATCAGACGGCATACCATCAGCCACTAACATGGCGTACAGAGATTTCTTGTCCAGACCTTTCATGAAGAAAGCTGTAGGGACGCTTGACTCAGATGGTACTGCGTCTTTCAAATTCAATTTAATAACGGTCATGATCAGACTCCAACCTGTTTTGTGATTGTGATAACACGCTGGTACCAGCCGTAGATGTTATCTTCTTGTGTCTCGTCTGCCTTAGCGATGTTCTTGAGTTTCGCAATACGACAGCCATTAAAAGCATAGGCCAGGACTTTGATATCACGGACCTTACAGTAAGCAGCAAGAGCAGCCAACGTCTTAGGACCGATGTTCGCAGCAGGCGCAAAGTCGGGATAGAGTTTGCCACGTTGATTCAGGATGTTCAACTGATCTTGCAGTTCAGCAATAGCAGCAGGTGGGCCTGAGTTAACAGCGTAATCGAACATCCACAGTGCAAGCTCTTGGCTGTACTTAGCGATCTCGTCACACTTGCAGAAGTCCCAGAAGTTAGCGCTGTAAATCGCGTAAGCAATCTCATACGGCAGATTCTGCATATCGCCTTTATAGCCATACGCACGAGCATTCTTTTCAGTAACGCCCCAACGAGTTGGACCGCCACGGTCAGCAGCGCGGTTTGTGTACTTCGAACCACCTTCGCGATCAATAACCTCAGCAATCGCGTTCTTTCTAAACGTCAGAGCGTCCATAATAAATCCTCTATGTCAATACGCTTAAAAATTAGCGTCAGAAACAAAAAGGGCAGCCGAAGCCACCCTTTAGTTTAGAACCAGCGTATAGACCAGATAAGCATAGAAGACCACAGACCTATGTGCGCAAGATATGCGAAGCGTAAAACATATCCTTGAACATATTTGTTTAGGCCACCATCGTACATGCCGCCATAGATTCCACCGAATGCAGTAAACGCAAATACCATAAGCATTGATTGAAACTGAGGTAGCTCCGCCCAAAACACGCAGAACTGAGCGAGCACCAAGTTAATGACGATCAGATAGATAGTTGTACGATACGTCCATTGCGTACAGTAAACGATATCGTACATGAACATGCTCAACGCAACTGCAAACAACAGGAGGGCCTGATAGTCAGCGGACATTATACCCCCTGATTCGCAACATACGTGTCGGTTATGTTTGCAGTCTTCTCCACGTTGCCACGGATGTAACCGATCTCAAACACCTGCACGTTATGCTTCACCACTGCTTCACCGACAGTCTCACACGCATTGCTATGAATATCTAGGAACGCTTGGCACAGACGGTCAGCAACAGGCTTCGCAAGAATCTTCATCAGTGTGTGCCGTTGTATCGCAGTCAGCTTGATAGGCAGAGCATCAATCTCACGACCAATATCTTTTCTGCCACCACCGAATATCCAACGGCAAATGGTATTCGTCAAAGGCTTCTGGTGAGTCTTCGATGGTAGCTTGTAGATGAACGTCATCAGACTGTAGAACAGGCTTCCGTCAACAGCACGTTTCTTGAGGTCATCGAGATACGTACCGATAGGAACTAAGCGACCACGCTCTGGTTCCATGTCATCAAGTTTACGATCAACTGTCAGACCAAACTTGTTGATTACTTCCGAGTGACCGAACACAAAGAAGATATGATCAACGAGTTCACGGATAGCGATGGAGTTGCGTGAGTATTGCTTAGTGCCAATAATAAAAATGTGCTTACGATATTTCTTCGATGGGTCGAGAACACCTGACAGAGGAACGAACGTCACTTGGTCTGCTTCACCACGAGATTTGAGCCAGCCCAGAACCTGCTCTGGGCTTTGTCGTGTAACAGCAATTACTGGCATGATTTACCTGTGTTCACGTTTACTTCTGGGTTGTCTGCAACGAACGCAGCGACCTTCTGACGGACATCAGCTTCGGTGCTGCCGTAGAAAGTATGCTGCACGTCATGGCCACGAGTTGACGGGTACTTGACAGAGCACGACCAAGACTCGCAGTAGAAAGACGGTGGGTATACTTTGTCTTTCGGTTCTTTGAGTCCAGCGTTAGGCAGGTCTAAATCTTCTTTGTTGAATACGCACATGGTTATTCCACCGTGTCGAGTGCTTTTGCTGTGTACTCACGCAGAGTACGTTCGATATCCTGAGCAACATCCGGGTGACAGATTAACTGAGAGCCTCGGATGAATACACGCTGAGAGGGTTTCAGTATCGTACGCGGCTTACGCAGAAAGCGAGCAAGAATATTCCGTTCGTCTTGCTTGAACTCGTCCATGCACTGGATGTTAGGAATCACATCATACTTGGCGTAAATGTCTACGCTCTTTTTGATGTAGTTGATCGACACAGGGATGCTGTGCTTCTCATGGTCGCGATTGAGTTGACCGAAGATCATTATACCACCTTACGAGTCAATGCAGAGGTACCACCCTGCTTGGTGACTGTCCATTGATTGTGAGAGAAGTGCTCGACGTCATTCGGGGTTATCCAATAGATGTTCGGGATAATCTGTTTGAGTATCGGCAGGAAGTTATTGATGATGTGCTCACTCACTGCTGGGCTGCAACTGTTATCAGGCTCGTCGAGGATGATAAAGTTTGTACGGCGATTAGCAGGAATGAACGGCATGATCGCAACAGCAAACAACAGTCGGAAACAGTTAGTCTCTGCACCACTCATGATTGCAATGTCGGTTGTCTTCTTCGACACCATGCGCGTCACAGTAGCACCAACACCTTGCTTAGTAGTGAACAGTTCAAAACGCATAGGCTCAGGGAATACAAGGCTGCTGTATTCGTTCAGCTTATTCTCAATCTGTTTCAGACGACCTTCAACTGCTTTCAACTTGAGAGCGGTGTTCGAGTAAGCCTTGTACAGGACTTCAAATACTTTGCGCTTATCAATCATAGGCTGGAGCTTGGACAGTTTAAGACGAAGTTCCTTCAAGGTTTCTTCGTAGTGCTCATGCTCCTGAATGCGCATCTGCATGCCTTGCGCCTTACGTTCCTTCTTATCAATGTCGGTCGTCAGTGCAGTTACTTCCTTCTCAATGCGTTTGTAGTCGGCATCAAGAGAGTAGAATGGATTCGCAGGCTCACCGACGGCTTTCATCGCAGCGGTCAGGTCTTTCAGAATTTCAAGATCACGAATGCGACTCTTGATTGCTGTACGACCTTTCTTAGGCTTCTTAACTTCCTTCGGCTTCTTGAGTGCGGACTTACGTGCAATCAATTTCTCATAACGCTTAGACGCTTCGAACTGCTGTTCGATTTCGTCAAGGCTTGTGCCGATAGTTTTGAGTTGTGATTTAAGTTCTTTGCGATTGTGCTTAGGCTTCTTAACCTTCTGGTCTTTCAACGCAGCGAGTTGAGCATCCAACTTGTGATAGTCGATGGCTTCAATGCACTCGTCGATAACAGACTGGGCTTTCGTTGCAGCACGGGACATTGCTTTAATGTCAACGTCTTGTCCGCACGTAGGACAGGAGTTACCATCATGGTCATGTTCCTGTAAAGCACGGTACGCTTGAACTATTGCTTTGGATTCTGCTCGGGCATCCTGTGCCTCTTCCTGAGTTCGTTTAGGACTTTTGAGCTTAGAGAGTCTTTTACCGAGCTTGTCACAGGCTTCTCGCCATTCGTCGTACTCTTCTTGCTGTCCATCAACTTTCTCCAACAGTTCTTGCAAACTCTCTTCCTGTTGAACAAGCTTGCCGTGCTTCTTGCGTAGCTTCTTGTTGTCGAGGTCTGCAACGTCACCGAGAGCTTTGATTTTCTTTTTAACGTCAGCGAGTTCTGTGTCATACTCTTCCTGAGCTTCAACATAATTGTCGTAACGATCATGTTTCGCAAGGAAGTCACGCAGGTCTTTGAGTTCCTGCTTAATGTCATCGGACTCAATGCCTAACGTGTCGAGCTGGTGCTTTAACTTTTCATACTTACGCGCATTGCTGCGCTCAGTAGACAGGTCAATAAGTTGTTCACCAAGTTGGTTACGTCTGGCCTTCATTTTATCTAGATGCTCAACAATCTTGGCTAGCTGATTCTTTTCCTGAGCGTGGATGTCCAGTGCGTTCTGCTTGCGCTGCGTAACGTCCAGCATATCAGCAAGCCCTTTAGATTCTGTCTCTGCATCTTTGGCCAGATCCAGTTTCTTCTTTAGTGCCTGACGAATGTTATCAAACACGTCAAGGTTAAACAGGCTTGTCAGATACTTGAGACGATCTGCAGGTGCAGCGCGTTGGAAAGGATGGGTAATCTGAGACTGCACATAGCAGTAGCTGTAGAACTCTTCCTTCGAAAGAGGCCAGTGCTTCGATACCCACGAACGTGCTACGTCCTGACGATCGACCTTCTGATCTTCATTGTTGTAGTACACCTTATACTTCTTGGCTGTTTGCACGATACGCACAATACCGCCGAGAGGTGACTGCCACGAAATGTCGATTGAACTGTCTTTGCCGAGCATGTTCCCTTTGTCTTTCTTTTTAAGAGCAAGGGGATCAGCTTCATATAACAAAGTTGGGATAGCGCCGAACAGCAAACTCTTTCCAACACCGTTCGTATTATCTTTAACGTTCGGGCTGTCGAGGTTCTTACCGCAAATAGTTGCGAACCCTTCTTTGTCGAGCTTAACGAGGTCGAGTTCCTTGTACGTACCAACATCGCGCAAGTGAATCTCTTTCAGACCGATGCCGTGTAGCTGATTCTGCCGCTTTGTTTTAGACATTAAATATACTCGAAGGATTTTTCCTGAATCAAACCTTTACCGTGAATCTGTTCGAATACTTCGATTTCTTCTTCGGTGTATGGCTCGGCTGCCTCTGCGACTACATGGTACGATACTGATTCGTCCCGGGATTTTTCGCCATAGCTGTGTACGGTTCTCAACACACGCCACACAGGTAATGCAATTAGTTCACGTTCCATTAATGAAACACTCCTGATGCTTCGACCCACAGGTCAGTTGCGTTATACTTCGCACGGAGTTCAGCAAGCTTCGTTTCATCGAGAGGCTTTTCTGAGACAAAGATGCACTGAGGGACTTTCTCTTCAAGTCCAGTTACAGGGTGAATGTCACGGTCGTTGCGCATGACGTTCCAGCGTTTGTTGGTGCGGGTATTGAATGTCTGTTCCATAGTGGTAATGCCTATGTATAGTATATAAAAGATACTTGCTATTTACAGTTTTTGAGGACACAGATAGAAAGAAGGGCCACCATTAGGCAGCCCCGTCTTAATACTTCTTAGGTTTCTTAATTGTGGATTTAGGTCGCTTGATTTTACGCAGCGCTTTACGAGCCTCAACAATATCTTTGGCCAGAGTAGCACGACGAGCTTTGGTCTGCTCTGTGTCTTGCTCTGTACCTTTAAGTTTGTCGAGACGATTCCACTCGCTAACAAGACGGTCAACGACAGCCGCTCTGCTCACACGCTGCTGGTTAACGCGAACGATATCCTGATTCGTTTTAACGGAGCGTTGTGTGTCTTGCACTTCGGTACGTGCAGACTTCACGCCCTTAGTATCACCGTCAGATTGTTTGTCGTTGAGCTTCTTACGCGCAAGCTGTGATCTACGTTGTGCACCTTTCAAGTCATCCTTAGAGTTCTCCAAGCTGACCTTCGTATCTTCAAGAGGACTTGTGCGAGCACTCAGGCTGATAAGAATTTTCATAGGACCTCACTGCTACTTGTACTTGGAGAGATACTGATCGAAGATGCGAGTAGCCTTATTTGCATCGACAGGACCTGAAGAAATAGTAGGACCACTTCCCCAATACTTAGCGACGTATGTGTCGTGGCCTGAGTCTTCTAATACGACAGTACCGTCAGGAACTGAGATGTGTAGAAGGTCACCACTGAGTTGAATCTTCTTCTGTGGTATATCATCATGCTTACCGATGATGCTTTTCAACGCAGACAGAAGAACAGGATTAGCTTTCTTCTTCGACTGGTCTGCATACGCAGCAGCAGGACCGCTCAGCTTTTCAGCAGGCTTAGCAGTTGTACCAGCTGCGGCTTCTTCGAAAGCTGTAGTCGGCATGAACAACACACTCAACCAACCAGTTACACCACGTGCACCGAATTTATCAATGTGCTTATCGGGACTCTCACTTTCGGACCAAAGCTTTGACAACGTTAGAGGAAGTTTGAGTCCACTGAGACCTTCGGTTTTAGCAATCTCTGTGATTTCTCCCATAAACTTCTCACCGAGATCTCTATTGTGCTTGTCTTTGGCTTCAAGCTTTTTATGTTCGTCTGGAGTAAGCTTCTTACCTTTAACGCTCTTTGCGTTTTTAATCACTTCGTTTCGAACAGACAACGCAGCGTTAAGACGAACTTGGATTTTATTGATAGCCGCCCGTTTAGAGTTAGGTACTGCGACGATTTTCTTGCCTTCGTATTCAGTGATAATGTACGAAGGTGTTTTGGCAGACAGGCTTATAAAAATTTTCATACATGCTCCTGAAAGAGAAAAGGGCGGCCGAAGCCACCCTCTATTAGATGGCGCGCTATGCACCCGACTTGTTAGGTCTTCTACTCTTATTTAGCCTCGTTGTAGTCTACGAGGAGATATGGATCACCTCCCCAGATGGTACTACAATTCGAGTTCTTCGTGCTCGGCTTCCATTTCAGCGGCAGACCAAGAACGAATCACGGATGCGTTACCACGATTACCAGTCAGCATTGTTTTAACTGCTGGTGATGCTTCTACTTCTGCGTAGTGGTTGGCGAGAGCTTTCTCGTCTTTGAACCACATAAGTGACGATGCACCTTTTGAGCATACTAAGAACTGAACAGGCTTTCCATTACCGACGTTCAACGTCATGTAATAATCACCAACGCCATTAACACTGAGCATAGGCATTGGCTTCATCACGTATTGGAAGTCGTCCGCTGTTTTAAGCGTCTTATCGCCGAGCAACCAGATAGCACCTTCTTCACCTGAGCGAATAGCACTGAGTTGACCACGGCGCGTAGAGATTGTACCAAACGTTTCTTGATCGAAACGGGACAGACCGAAGATAAGGCTAGCGAGCTTCTTCAGGTCAGGAGTCGTGCAAGGACTATGAATGATAGCCTTACCCTCAGACTCAAGTATGATTTTCGAAAGGGAAACAAAGATTTCCATCAGCTTAGATTCCGGTTGCAGGTAATTGTACTCGAAATTAGCGTCTGATCAGACTTTTCTGAAATAAAAATGGGCAGCTCATTGGCCACCCATTTTATGCTTATTTAGAAGACTTCTTCTTCTTTTTCTTCTTAGGTTTTTCTTCGTCGTCTTCTTGTTGATCGCCGAATGAGACGTTCAACTGACCGCTATAAATCTGCGCCATCAATTCAGTCACAGTTGATTCCAACATGATATCGGCAGGTACAGAAGTTGAGTTGAATGCGATTTCTGCATTAGCCAGCGCTTTCTGCAAAAAGATCAAGCGCACTAAGTTCACACTGATCTTATCTTGCTTAACCATGTTCAGGAACATCTTGAGTCCAGCAGACTGCCACTTGTTTGTTTCGGCGTAATGACCGAGAACACCATGCAGCACCCAACGAGCTTTCACTACGATAGCACGAGGGTTGTTCGCTTCACGTAAGAACTGAATCACACCAATAAGATCCATTTCGTGGAATGCACCAATGACTTGAACAGCTTTGGCTTCCATTTCAATTTCAGGATCGGCTGCTGCAAGTTCTGCAACCAGCTTCTTATCGAAGTCTTCACCACCGAGCACGGACGAGTAAACGTTTTGCAACATCGAGATTGCACCACGCATCTGACCACCAGCGTATTCAGCAATCTGGTGCATTGCTGCTTCTGCTTTCTCACGCGCTTTATCTTTCTTCGGCAGGATTTCGAGCTTGCCTGCGATCTCAATCAAACGAGTGTGAATGATATCAGTCGGTACAGGTCTGATTGGAAGCTGAGTCATACGACCGACCATCGTACCTTTCATCTTCTCTGGGTTCGTCGTAATGAAGATGAACACAACGTGAGCAGGTGGCTCTTCCGTAATCTTCAAGAACTTCGACTCGGCAGCACTGGACATTAAGTGGCATTCGTCGAGAATGAATACACGGCGTTTGAACAGCGCGTTACGAGATGCAGAGTCAACGATGTTCTGGCTACCGTCAACTTTACCTGCATCACCACCCATATCGTATTCTTGAATATCAGGATGTGAGTCAGGTCCTGCATCAGCCATCTGACAGGAACGACATTTACCACATGCGCTGAACGTGTCGCAGTTGATGTACTTAGCAACCATGCGACCGAACGTTGTTTTGCCTGCGCCTGTGTGACCACTGATCAGAATAGTTGATGGGATGACACCAGACTTCTTCCAGCCGCGAAAGATTTTGACGATGTGGTCTTGACCAACATAATCTTCAATACGACGTGGACGGAACTGAGCACCGAAGTTAATAGTCTTGAGTTCTACAACGTCCGTGCTCTTACTTTTCTTTGAAGGCTTATCGTCACTGAATGCACGAGCCTTCTTTTTCTTTTCTACTTTCGCCATTTTAAATCGCCCTTTGATTTTGTCTCTACTCGCTATATTTACAGTATTCGGCAGTGTACAGACAAAAAGAAAGGACCACATCCCAAGGCGGGAGGGTCCTTATGATCGAGACATAAAAGGGTGATAACAACTATCGGCAGTGGGCGCTGGCGATTCAGGCAAAACTCAACTCCCAACGAGGTACAACTCGGGAGAAGGTTTTAAAGTGGCTTGGTGGATTTCGTTTGAGTTGAGCAACAGAGCGTTCAACTTCATCATAGTCTTTGATATCACTCGCAACGGTGTGAGTGACGAACGTACCGTCAGCATGAATCAAATCAGCGACAACACGGTATCGTGGGATTCTAAACATGTATTCTCCTGCTATAAAAAATTCTCGTCGTTATTGAATTATATTTACAGTTAAATCCAGTTCAAATCCTGAACTAAAGTAAGACTAATCTTAAACTCCAATATGCTCTCGTAAAAACATATTGGAGTTAGCCCTCGACAGATGACGGTCTATCGAAGACTATCCCCCTGCACTCTTGTATGTACGTCAGTGCAGGAACGTTCGCGGTCTTATGCGCTATATCTCGCAGCAGGGTTGGCAGCAGGTAGCAGGGTCCCTCGCTGCATAGCGCGGCCGCACTTCAGCCATCAGTGTTACGCGGTGTTACACTGAGCGGCCTTGACTCTTTGGCCGAGTCGGTACAAAAAAGTGTCTGGCCCACAATGAAGGCATGAAGCATTCGGGCCAGACCAAAACTTTCGAAGCAAACTCCTTATGCCTCGTTTTGTACATGTAAAAATTAGAAACATCTCGCAATATTCAGACAATTCTTAGTCTAACATTGGAATAAAGTTTTCGAGGAAATGCTGGCGATCAAACGAGCTAATACGATGCGGATGATCGATATGCGCGTTCCACGGCTGGGTGAACAGCAATACGTTCTTCGGAAGTGATGATACATCTCCGACGCGCGTAAAGTTGTTCGTCACCTGAGTACGTGGGTTGTCATCAATCAGGTAATAGCCGTCTTCACCGTGAATTGAATTCAAGAAAGCAATCTTATCGGGATGCTCTGCTGGATTCAGTACGTGAATGTGATCGAACATTGACAGGTGAGGAGCCAGAGCTTTGCGAGTATAACGTTCGCCTTTCTCATGATAACCACGATGCGTACAAACGCCGAGAGGAAATCCTTCACGCAACAGGAAAGAAAGCGTTTGAATGAAGTAATCATTCATGTCAACTTCTAACATGAAGCGACCACTCTCCAGCATATCAACGAAAGGCTTGCCGCCGATCTCAGGAGTGATGTAGCGATCTTCGACCATGATGCCGTGGCCTTGCAGATGGAGATTCATGTACAAGTGAGTACGGAATCCCGTGTCATCTAAGTCAACGTAAATAGGTTTCAAGTCCATTAGTGTCTCGTGCCATTTACCAAAATAGGTATGTTGTTGATACGACCGAGAGATAAGAAATGCTTGTGGTGAAGCTGTCTCATTTCATCGGCATTCGTTACGAAGATGACTTCCTGATCGTAGTCCAGTTTGAAGCACGGTACTTCACGCAGTTCTACAGTATCACCAATCTCACAGACATGGTACGGGGCATTCAGCCAAACAGAACCGTTAGAACAATAAAGAATGTGACCCACGTAATAAACATCATCAAGTGAAATCATGTGGAGAGGTTCGAACATCAAGGCTTCGTTATCGTTGAAGTCGAAAGTGAAATCATCATCGTCAGGCATAGGTTAAGACCTCAAATCAATCAGGATAGAAGCACTGAGATCACGAAGCATACTGCGACCCAGTGATGTATACATAACCTGAGAAACAACAATGCGTTCGAGGAACAGACGCGAGCTTTCAACATCGTGCCCTGTCTTACCGCGAACATATTCGATTATAGAGGAAGGTGGCTGTATGAGGAAGGTAAGTATTTCTGCATCATGCAAAACAGAACCCATGTCAGTGACAGGGCGCATCTCTGTTTCCTGATCAAGGATGTACGCGAGCACACGCTCACCGTTACCTGTGATTGGATTCTGCTTGAAGAAAGAACGAGTAACGTCCACAGTGTGTTTAAAGTTGTAGTCGCTACTCGTTGGAAGACGCAAGAAAAGTGAAGCAAGTAAAAGGTTAATATCGACCTGAGGGCCGCTTTCAATATTGAGCATCGCGTGAGAAGTGAGAACAACATTGAGAGCGAAGTCCCTAGTGTACAGTGTATGCGCAGCCGCGTGTCTGTCATAAAAGTCAAGGGCTTTCCGTAACCCTTGATTCATTAACAGATGTTCTGCTTTTATGCGGGCGAGGCGCTGCACTTTAGTTTTCCCCGCGGATTTCTTTAAGCGAGTTCTTCATCGCTTTGCGCAGAGACTTACCAACATCAATACCGTCGATGTGCTTCGCAAACACATGGGCGAACAATGTTGTTGGATTTTTCATTACTGCTTTGTCGAGATCAGGACGGCCACCAGCAATCTGAATCTCTCCAGGCCACAGGTCTGCAATAGCGGCAGAGTCCTGTCCTGCAATCAGTTCGAGTTCACGCACACTGATTGAGTTCTGACGTGCGATAGTACGGAAGATGATATCGACGAAAGGCAGAAGGTCTTCGGACACAACGTTCTTCACGTCTTTAGCATCACCAGCACGTTGGAAATCTTCCATCAGTTCTGTCAGAGTTTTCTGATCGATCTTCTGAACGTTGCGCAGTTTCTTGAACATCACCATCCAGCGAACTTTACGCTTAGAACTTACGAGGTGAGTCCAGACGCTTTCGCCTAATGCAAGGAGTAGACGATTATAAACATCCACACTAACGCAATCACGATCAACGAACACAGAGACTTCATCATGCCATTCATCCTTACGGAACTTACTTCGGAATGAATGCGTCTTCGAGCCTGACTGCTGAATGAAATTGATAGACGCCATACGTCTTACAGCTTCACGCAGTTTGTACTTGTCGATCAGCTTAGGAAGTTTCTTCACGCCGATCATACAGGCTTTACGAACTTCCGATTCACGTCCGTACAGATGCAACGCAGGCATATCAGAAATAGCAGGTAGGCCTACGTGCGGACGAACAGTAACACCAAACACAGAACTGCCTGGCTCAGGGTCATCACCTAGAACACACAGCAAGTCAGTGCTTGGCAGGAATTTAATCACGACGGGTTCTGGCAGATGCAGCGAGTTAGCAGCAAGGCCAACTGTTTTACCTGTCGCTAGAACCAGAAGATTTTTATTACCCTGCCTTACGACAACATAATCTTTTTCACGATGTTTCATAACGGCCTTTAGATTTGAGTTTCAGAAGAAAGAAGTCCGTGAGTCATACCAGCAGCAGGATGCCACTTGGTAGTTACGTTGAGGAGAGCTTGCTCTTCCCACGCATCATTGTCTTCAAGTTGTTCGCAGATCAGAGCGAGCGCCATGTTCTCGTCTTTGCCTAAGTGCGCGAAGTCAGCAACAACGATCTTAGGCTTAGACAGGTCTGCGATCTCTTCGAGACAGTATTGCAGTTCTTGCAGCGAGTTAACGGCATACGAACTGCAATCCATCAGACCAGCATATTCAGTTGGTCCAAAGTGAGTGATCGCAAAGTCAGGCGCGATATCATGCAAGCACAGGAAGTGCATCAGGTCAGTGGCAATCGACGGCTGAACTTGCATGTTAAGTACCGCGATTGAGCACGGTACGTCTGATACGATTTGAAGATCACATGATGTTCCAGCAAGGTCTTTGACGATGCTGTGTGCGAGAAGGTTGCTCATGGTGAAGCCCTCTATTTCTCTTCTGTTGGGTAGGATACAGGACTAGAAGTCTTGTAGAAGTTAAAGTCCGTGTTGAAACGAACAGAGGCGCGAGACACTTCTGTTTGTGCCCGCACCGACTTCTGCTGTTTGCGTTTGTTGAGAGACTCACGACGATCGAGGTCGTCAAAGATACCAGACCGTCTGTGGTACTTGAACTTCGGATGCACTGAAATATCTTTGACGATAGCGGTCATACGTTTACCTCTTAGCTTTTTCAACCCGTTTACAATACTCGTTCCATTTTTTAATACAGAACTCATAAAAAGTTAAAGTATCAACTCGACCTGCGTAACGTTTATGCCATGAGCCTACATGATGACGACAACAGCTTTTTCCGTATAAACAACAGATCAAATGACCAAGTCCCCACATGATAGGAAAATTAGTCTTACGAATAATACGAGCAAGCTCCTGCGCAACATTGTCCCAATCAAAATCTTTGAACAACGTATCCAATTGTTTTTCGATCTGACCAATCTTTTTGTGGTCGAATTGATCTAGTATTGGATCCAATTTCTTGTCAGACCATCCGTATATCCAGTGCGAAGATGGTTTGTGCCCTTTATACGCAGTAGGCGTTTGATACTTAATAGCATCAATAACCAGAGCCTCTTCAAAAATTGTTAGGATTTGTCGCTTGGTCGTATATAAAGGTTCGTCTCTTTTTATAGGCCTCTTTCTCTGTACTCTTGCCATACACAGAAACTCCTTGTGAAGAATGTATGCAGTCAGTTTACAGAATCAATCTTCTACGCCGCGAATGCGCTCAAGCTCATACGCAAGATAGTCTTCCCACGAATAGAAACCATCTTTAGCAATAACTGGATCGTGCTGCCCACCAATCTTCGTACCTTTAGGGAAACGAATTTTGTTAGACAGTCTCTGCAACTTATCGTACATGTAGGTTGTATGTCGAACGAGCAAGTTAGGTGCAGGCAAATGCTTCTGCAAAAACTTGCAACTTACCATTAAAGGGAAGTCTTTCAACAATTCAACTGAGTCGCGTTGTTTCTCCGCGCGCACGATCACCTGATCAACTTTAGCCTTATACTCAACATTCGAGTAGTACCATTCATCAAGCGAATCAAGACCGTGCTGTTCTTCATATACCATGGCTTCATACATGGACATAAGAACAGGCTTCCCCTCCTTCTTGTCCTTGTACGCCAGTAACATGTCGGCATAAGAGCCGAACTTTACTTCCATGAATACTTCAAGGATTGAGGCGTAACGAAGAACTTCAAATTCAGTAAGTACCTTACCCATACTTTACTCCGGGAATATTTCTTTTTCAGAAAATCTTTTAGCAACGAACAGAGCATCACTGCTGTTCACCACATCACCATCAACAAGCATCAGAGCACCGTCATGCTCAAGCGAGTAGAAGCCTTTAACGTTCGGACAATTTAAAATTGCATCGAACAAAAACTTACTCTCCCAACCAGCTAACATATGGTTGAGAACACGGCGACTGATTTTCTTACGCTTCTCGTCAGGCTCAGGGTCGTAGCGCGATCCTGTAGCACAAGTGAGAACCCCGTATTCTTGCCTGTTTGCTTTCGCGTTCTTCCTGAACTTCTGTTGGTACACATCGAGTAATTCATTGATGCCGTAGTACAGAAGTGTAACGCGCGTATTCCAGTCAACAATTTTATTGCGGACCTCTCGCTTCGGAAGTATCTTAGCATATTCCTTATATGCGTTACTGTAGGGACCAGTCTCTAACTGACCTGCAGAAAATATCGTTGAGTACAATAGGACCTTGGCTATGGGCTTATCGATCTGAAAAACCCGAGCAACGTCTTCGACAGATTGAAACTCGTTGAAGAATCCTAAATCAATACCGTTGAACTCAAACTCTTTGCGGAGCACATTGAACTGACTGGACTTCATATCCCAGTTGGTTCCGACTGTGTAGCACTTCTGTTTGAGACTGCTTGGTAAGTTTTGGAATCCACCACCCTCTTCGAACAAACGACCACCGAGTTTCGATAGACGGTACTTAGCCCAATAGCGAATTACGAGAGGACTCTCGCTAACAATTTGCACAGGCCCGCCAACGATAGTGTCGAGTAGAGTTTTAACCTGTAGGTATTGCTTCTTCGCCTTACGATTAGCGATCAAAGATCTATCTTCCAAATAAGCAAGTATAGGTTCGATGTTCACTTCGTTCGGCAATTGTTTTTCTAACACAGCACGATAAAGCGCACGGCCAGTTAAAGTTTTACCGTTACCCCTGTCGCGATTCCTGTCAAGAGTTGACAGATCGTGAGAAGGTTTAGTGAAAGGGCGCTTAGAATTCTTTTGAATCTGGGACCAGACTGTTATGCCGTAGTCTTCACGGGGAATCTTTAGCGGGCTATAGAATCGGATGCGATGCAAGATATCGTCGGATGTGTGTGGTTTAAAGTGCCCGTACATTCCGTCTAAGATTTCTTGACGCATTCTGAACTCTCTGCACCTCCCCTTTGCTTTATCGTAAGGCTTAGTCTCAAGGACGTTTACTTTTAGCCAATCTAAGGAACGTTCGAAAGTCCCTCTCTTCGATACAGCATATTTACCGACTGCAACAGAATCTCCGCCCCTGCGATAGCCAAATACCATCGGAAGCTTGTCTTGACCCAATTCTTTCGGAAATGGCACCCAAACACGTCCAAATTTCTTTTTCTTGTCTTTTCGCGCAGGATATAGGCTACACTGCAAAATATGCCAGAAGAATAAGTTCAATTGAGTACGGAACTCGTGTTCACCGCTAGGCGGACCCTCATAGGGGCAAGCGAAAATCACGTTGTCTCGAACCCAAATAACGACTTCTTTCTCCTGGTAAACGGGGCTTGTGATCAGAACAGGCCCCTGGCCAGAAACGATTCGTTTTTTCATGTTCACATCGTGTTTACCTGATTTTCTATCAGCTATTTACAGATATAGAACCCAAAGCTATTCAAGGCTATACAAGATAGATCATCATAGGAAGGATAGCTACAGCGGTACAGCTATACAGCTCATAGATAGCTACGATTGTTATTGCTGGTACACATCTTTAGGCGGCACGTTTTTCAAAGAGCGAAAATGAGAAAACGATACCAATACCTGCCCAAAGCATACCAACTAACAGCCCAGCAGAGCATTCTAGCCGACAAACCTAGGTCGTCTAAACCGTGTAAATAATTTCTAAAAAGGGAGCAGTTTTCTGAAAAAACACCGCAATTTAGAGAAAAATGAGGGCAAAACCGAATAAAATCAAAGGTTTAACCCTCGTTCGACAGAAATCAGATCACTTTTTCTGAGAAACGCGCTGTCCTAATTTGACGCCGATGCTCGTCATAATACGTTTCACTGTTTCGCCGTCATGTTCTTCAATTGCTTGCGCAAGCCGTTCGCCCTGATCACGCGATAGCTCAGGCATAACCATTTTAAGCATAGTAGAACGCAGTTTGGCGCTCTTGCTGCGCTTTTTCGACAGCGAAGTCGTTTCCATCTCCTGTGCTACTCGGCTCATTGTACGCTGGACGCGACGATCAGCGAAGATATCACCAAAGATATCGCCGAATAAGTCTTTGAACGACATACCTCCGCCCATTACATCGTCCTTTGTGAAACGAACAGGCTGTCCGAGCGCATTAGTTTTAGCGCAATGTGTAGATTCGACAGCGTTTTGAATGCGATCGCCCGTGCGCGTTACTTCGTCAGGACGTGACGGCTTGCCCTCTGCTCCAGGATTCGTATCACCGTTACGCAGCGCAGGGTCACCTTCAACTTGTTTGTTTTGATCAAACATGTCATCGGCTGTAGCGCTTTGATTCGGGTCAAACGGAATCTTGCCTGTAAGCTTGTTAGGGTCAGGATACGAACGAGGGATATCAGACGCCGGTTGAGGCATGTTCGTCATATCGCCGTTCTTTTCGCTATTCAAACTAATCATTACTCGCATTTTTCGTTCCTTATCGAATTTTATAGCCTTTGAAAATGTTGTACGCAACTTCTTTGCGCTGTACAGGACGAGTGACGCACACCCATTCCCATTGATCGTTCTTCGCCGTACGCTTCTTAGGTGCTTCCATAACTTTCAGCACGTAGTTTTTGAAGGGCAGCACTAAGAAGTCTTCAGGTTCAATAGCGCCGCTACGCGCAGGCAGAACAACCGTGATGTTACCGACGGTCAGCTCCTGTTCGTAGTTCAACACGTTTGCTTCGTCGCTGATGTTGCCGTTAACAGGCGGTACACCCAAGTCGAAGATCATCGCAACGTGCGTGAAAGACTCAACATTACGGATTCGTAGTGTTACGTGCTGCCCGCGAAAACGGTCCATGTTTGCGGCTGTCAATTCGACCTCTACGCCGTTCAGGAGCAGCATAGGGCGGGGAAAAGCGGGCAATAATCTTTCGTTCTCACGAATAGAATAAGTCGCCTGCGTAAAGTATTTTGGAATAAGCTGATCGAAATCTGCGTGTGCGTCTTTGCGTTGCTGTCTAAACGTGGACGGACTTGTTGATTGATCCAACGTATAGCCAGACAGCTCTTTGACGTGATGGTGCGTGACGATGTTATAGATATAGCCTGTTGCTGCGAAGCCGGGAACAATACCCTGACGGAAACAAATGCCGCAGTTCGCAACGTTACCTGCATCACCTCTGACGTCAAACTCTTCGTCAGTGCCTGTACCCATAATGTCTGCTGCATCCATTGCTGCATCCATGCCGTCGTCAATATCATCGAACGCAACAGTCTGGCGACCGCCACCAAACATTGTCTTTGATACAGTACCGAGTTTAACTCCACCAGCTACTTCGTTGGAGCTACGACCAAGACCCTTCAATGGACCTTCTTGATCATCGAATTCATCGTTCTCAACCTTGTTACAACTACAGGTGATACCCATCTTCGCTTTCTTGAAGATGACTACCTGCGTTGAATCGACAGCAAGCGCCTGTTCAACTTTGGACTGCACCACTTCTTGGATGCTGTCTAAACGTTGTTGCACTCGTTCTGTTTCGTAGGTCTTATGACGGTTGTAACGGTTGGTGGGTTTACCACGTTCAATCCAGCTCATAATTGTCTCCTCTTTGTGCTTAAAATTAGCGTTAATTTTTTAGGACATTGCACCTAGTAAATAGTTATTTACAAGCACATTGAATTACGGAGTCGAATATGCGTATTCTTACAGGCGACCCTGGTAAAGTAAACTTTGCGTTGTCTGTTCAGGAGTTTAAGGACAATCGCATAGACATACTGGGTACGAGGATGTTCCACAGTCCTATACAGAACCTTCATTACGATATGCGCGAACCGACCAAAGCGTTCATGAAAGAACTCGAGGACATGTGGAAACAGTACGGTCCGTTTGATGCAATGTGCTTCGAACGCTTTCAGTCGCGTGGTTTAGGTGGCAACACAATTGAAGCTATCAGTTTGATGCTCGGTGTTGCTTCCGTGTTCGCGCTTAAAAAGAAATGTCCGATTGATCTGATTACTGCGAGTCAGTGGAAAAATGCGTTCAACCGCACTATGAACCTGAAAGAGTATTACGCTCTCCACAATCTGACTTCAAAGAAAAGCCGGAAAGCTATCCACGAATTCGACGCAAGTCTTATTGGCGTGTACACTTTCTACAGACAATCAAACATCAAACCATTCACGGGCTTCGCGCGTATCCTCAATACATATTGCACGAAGTTCCTTGCATCACCTGTTTTATAAGGCACGACCATGATTAACGAAAAAGACGTAACGAATGTAATCACAGAAGTTCTCAAAGGTTTCGGCGAAGTCCTGTTTCTGGATCGTGGCCACACAGGCAAAAACGATGCCACGTACTCGACGCATGAAACTCAAATCAGTTGTACTATCGCTGATAACGCTGATGCAGATACTTTCGGCGAAATGTTCTTTTCGAAGTTCAGCGATCAGCTCGAAGAGTATCGCAAGAAAACCACAGGGACGGATGCACCAACTAATCCGACTCTGATCGTGAACAACCCTGTTTATACTTACCGTGAACCCCAAGTATTGTCTGTGCCAAATGGCCGTACTTTGATCGCGGTTTCTGTGGGCTTCCCCTTCATTGTTGACCCAGCACTGCCCCGTATGGATCTGTAAATAACCATACTAGGTACTCTTGGGAAAATCTGTAATGGCGAAGCTAAAGAAAGAACGAAAAGCTGAGACTAAAAAAGTCGCTGCGAAGAAAACAAATAAACGGAAAGCAATTCCAGTAACAGTAATTGCAGATACGCGCCCTATCATCGTATGCCCTGAACTCGAAGAGACTGCACAGCCTTTCCGATTCAGAGGCCAATGTCCGATGGTCACTTGTCAGTATTGCACAAGAGAGACTACGACAGGCTGCATGGCTCTTGACAGAAAAGAATCCGCTGATCGTTCTATCTCTAACAGGGAGATTGCTTATTACAAGCGTGGCCTCTTTCCTGAACTTAAAGAAATGGACCAAAAGCAATTGGACACGACAGTCCGTCGCGCACAAGCTCGTACCCGTACTGCTCTCTGTCTTAATATGTACATTGCTTCCATTGATGATTCTGATTGCGACCGTACTTTCTCCTTTGTAGAAGGCCGCTCACGAATCGTTGATCAGGTTCATAACTATCTGGTTCAAACATTTACTGACTACCGACCGTGGATGCTCGCGTATCTCGATGATGAAGAACGCTTCAACACGTCAGTGGGCAAAGTAACCAATTCCGAATTCAATTTAGGTTACGCACTGCGCTTAACGCCTCGTAAGTATCAGACGTTCTGCCAGTCGCTGAAAGACCTCAAACAATCTGGAGAAAGACATGAGTAACTTTATTTCGTTGGATCAGTATCGTGCTATCATCCAACGCAACATTCTCGTCGAGCCTGCAATGCTTGTCTCGAACCAAACGCAGCCACTGGGTTCTATCACCTTCCAGTGTCCTGGCGACAACTTCCAGATGCGGGATATCACAATCCCTGCTTCGCGTAACGCAGTCGACCTGACTCAATATGCACCTCTGGAAAATTTACTTGCGTGTTCTCAACTGAAATCTCTAATTCAGTTGCAGCGCATCGCGTTGTTGAATCCGGAAGACATGCCAACTCCTGGTGAAGGTATTCAGAAGCCTACGCTTTCTGTTGAACCTGTTGCTGGCGCTATGTCAGTTGATGGCCAGACTATCCCGAATGCAACGATCATCGTTGAGCAGAACGGAAACGTTTGGACTGGTACTTCGAACGGTGCTGGTGTATTCACTGTTGACGTTAGCGGACTTGAAGAAGGTTCGTTCTCAATCACAGTGACCGCAGAAGGCTTCACGCCAGCTCGCTTCACTTACGAAGCAGGTGAACAGCCTCTTCAACCGTACCCAGTTCCTACTGCGACTGCTGTGTTTAAAGAAACCACAGTCAACGGTACGACTGTTCCTCTTGCGAACATTGTCGTTGCGTTCGACACTAAATCGTTTACCGGTCAAGCAGATGATCAAGGCGTGTTCGCCATTGATGTTGACCCAATTCCGTTTGATGCAATCAGCCTGCACTTCGAAGCTGAGGGCTATTTGGAATACAACACAACGATCAACGCTGCAAGCATTCCTGGTATCGCGTCTGTTACTGCGCTGAACTTCCTGACAACTAGCGTTGCAGGTACTGCGAGTCCGAACGCAGAAGTTGAGATCTTGATTGATGGCCAGCCGAACGTGTTTGCTACTGCAAGCCCGACTGGTGCATGGTCTGCTACAGTGTTGCCTGTTAAAGGCACTGTGCTTGCGCGTAGTCTTGAAGTTGATGGCTATGATGAAGCAACGGCAACTGCCGTACCTTCTAAATTGAACTTCGGTGACGTTGTTGTTGATGACGCTGATCAATTCGGTGAGAACCGTACAACTGTGACTGGTACAATCGCAGGCTTGAGCCCTGATGCTACCGACATTGCTGTGACAGTTACTGTTCAGGCGGGTGTCTACGAAGGGACTGTTGACCTTGCTGCTGGCACGTTCAACATTACAGGCGTTGATGCTAAAGCGGGTGTTGGTTCTACTGGCGTTGTCGATGTTACTTCCGCATTCTACGAAGACGGCTCTGCTGCGTTCACGATTCTGGAAGAGTTCGCTGCGCCTACGCTGCAACAAGCTGTTGATGGTCAAACTGCTGTTGTCGGCGACACTGCTGCTTCAACCACAGTTAAAGTCACAATGAACGGCGAAACCAAAACTGCATCTTCTAATCCGCAAGGTGCGTTCTCTGTTGATGGCTTCACTAACGTTGTTCCTGGTGAAATCACAATCGAGTTGTCTCGCGCTCAGTACCTGACTGCGACGTTCAAACCTGTGCTGGCTGTTCAAGCGTTTGCTGAACTCGATGCAGACCTGAAAGAAGCTGACACAACTGTTGCAGGTCACGCAACTCCTGGCTCTACTGTTTCTGTTGTACAAGACGCAATCACTGGCGATGCAGTTGCTCAGCCAGACGGTTCGTTCTCTATCACGCTGTCTGGTCCACTGGTTGCTGGTCAAGCACAATTATCTGTGCAGCACGCCAACTATGTAACGTATTCGTCTGCGCTTCCTGTAGACGCTGCTTAATCCTATTTACTCGAGGGGCTTCGGCCCCTTAACAAAACAATTCACGGAGACATACAATGTCAAACACTAAAACTAGCCACGTTAAGCCGATTACTCTGAACACGTACAACGACCGCTACGGCGACAACTCTGTTGCTCCGATGTATGTTGTTAACCGTACCGAACCTCGTGGTAACGTTGCATTCACTGCGCAAAACGACATGGGTCAGCCTGTTGCTGTCGTTGTTCCAGCCACTTTCATCCCGATCGATCTGACTACTCAGGCAACTAAAGAAAGCCTGCTGAAATCTACTCACTTCCGTCGTGCGTTGAACATGGGTCAGTTGGTTATCATCGAAACTGACAGCGCCGAGTCGTATCTGCAAAACAACAAACTCGCTCAGTCCGAACTGCGCAAGCTGAACAAAATGGGTCATCAGCTGGACGTTGACCTGTCTCGCGGCGATAACGAAGAACTGGAAGATATCGATCTGGGTGCGGGTTCTAAGAAACGCGCAATCGTATTCGAAGGTGATAACGTCAGCTCCAACAACTTCGTCAATGCGTTTATCCAACGCGCCGCTGAAAACAGCGAAGAGTCTGACGACAACTTAGAGCGCGAATTCCTGACTAAAGGTCTGGAACTGCCTCGCTCTGAACTCGAACTGCTGCGCAAGTACATCACGCGCCCAGCTATCGTTGAACTGATCGTACAAGCACTCGACGACGCACAGTAATTCTCGGCGTTTAGACAAAAAAATGGGAGGCCCCGAAAGGAGTCTCCCATTTTACTATGCCGCTGCTTTTTGTCTACTTGACTTCTTTACTACAGGCGGTGGCAACTGACATTGCCTACTCCAGCCTAACTTCTTAGCCGGTATAAGTGCTTTCTTACCGTGCTTATCTTTCAACGTCAATCGAACTTCACGAATGATTTCTTTTGGTGCGTTGTCAGGGTCCATCTTAATCACGTTACCTTCTTTGTCTTTATCACGCGGAAGTTTGAAGTGACGTACGGGAACAGGTGAGCCAGAATTTTCAAACTCATACTTGATCTTGTCACGCAACAACTTACCACCGCCGTCGTTATCAGTCATCGTATAAACAACACTGATACCGAGCATCTCAATCGTTCTGCGTTTAGTCACACCGAACTGCTCTGCGCCTAACACAGCGATTGCTGGAATGCCTTGTGATAATAACGCAAGCGCATCACGAGGACCTTCAACAAGAACAACGTAACGAAGATCATAACCTTTGATGCAGTCTTTCACTAACTGCAACGGGAACAGACCTTTCTCTTTCGCCCAATCACCTTGCGAGTTCACATAGCTTGTGCCGTTCATTTGCTTACGCAGATACGCAGCGACACCACCTATGTATTTCGTTCCATGCTTACACGGGAAGAAACAAACGTTACTACCTGTTCGCTGTGCATTCAATAAACCACCAGCAGCACGAACAAGCGATCCCGGATATGTACGCCACTCAACATCTAGAGGCCATTCCATATAACTGTTTCTGCCTAACGCTTTCATCAATGAAGCGACAGAAGCATAGGTACCAATCTTCGAACCGAGCTTCTCGTATGTTTTAAGCAATGCACTGAGACTGTTCGACCCAGCATCTTTCAATGCCCAGCCTTTTATCTCTTGAAGCCCACACTGCTTCGCTAAATCATTCCACCCGCCTTTTGCACCACAACCGAAGCAGTGAAAGAAGCCTAATGGAATCTCCATCCCTACAGAAGTGTAAATACCACAACTAGGGGACTTATCGCTGTGGAACGGACAGCATACCATAACAGTATCTCCCGCAAACTTTCTGTCTCCGGGAATCTTTGCTATCTCGTCCATTATTACCTGATGAACGTCATCTGCCATACCTTACCTGCCTTCTTTCGTAATTTCATAGCATATAAGCGTATTTACAGATAAAGGAAAAGACAATGGTTAATGCGCATCGTTACGTGCATACAGCGGTACGTCGCTTCTATGCACCACATTGGATTCAATTTTGTGATCAGATTAAAGTAAGCCCGCAGACGCATGGTGCATTCGACAAGCAAGACAACATGCTTGGTCTGCAACTGCCTCGTAACTTGTTTGACCAACGTATCGATCAGATGGTGCGTCCGCTCAAGCTGGTTTATTCTGTTAAGGAAAATGAAGTAGAGTCTCGCTGCTATCTGTTCGGCGTTCGCTATTACGTTTTTGTTTTCTTCGAAGAAGTTATCGCTGTCAGTGAGGACACATATGAGAACGTTCGCAGCCGTACCCAGCAGGGCTAATGATACTCGTGTGTTGTCACGTATCGGCAAGATGGTTGATGCAGCACTCGACGTAAAGATTCAAGAGCGACGCTGGCCAAAGAAGCGCGTTAGTCCTTCTATGTTTCCTATCTGTGCGATACAGGAATATGCAAAGCTCCTGTATCAGAAACACAACAACGCTGTTACTGGCGAGTCAGGTACGCTGCTGAATATCTTTGCGAAAGCAGGTACGGGGATGCACGAAGCTGTGCAGAATGCTCTCGGCAATAGCGGTCAGATGGTCGGTCACTGGAAATGTAGAAACGAGAAGTGTCCAGAACACGCGAAGACCAAAGGTAAAATGGTTGATGGTAAGTACAAGAAGGGCAAGTATACGCGCACTCGTAGCACGAATAATATTTGTCCCTGTTGCCAACAACCGATGGCTTATGCAGAACTCAAAGTCCTGTACAAGTCGCTCAAAGGTTATGTCGATGGCCTTATTGATAATCTCGACGGCACGTATAGCCTGATAGATTTGAAATCAACGACAATCAAGAAAGCTGGTGACGGTACCTTCTTCGTGAAGTATCACCGTTTCCAGATCGCAACGTATGCTTACCTGCTGAAAAAGCGCTACGGATATAACATCGTCGATTACACATTGATTTATGTACCTCGCGATAACCCGAAGAACTTTGTTGAGAAGACTTTCCTTTTCGATGAAGCTGAATCAAAGCGCACTAAAGATTTTATGATGGAGCAAATTAACGCATGGGACGCGGCTGTTACTTCTGCTGCTAAGTCAGATCCACTTGCAGCGATGAAGCGCAAGCCTTGCAAAAGTCCTGAGTATTACTGGGACGAGTTCCACGGTTACGATGTATGCCCCTTTGTTGATTACTGTTTCATACAGTCACACCTGATCGAGTTCCTCGCAAAACTGGAACAACGAATCATGGCTAACCCCGATCTGTCTTATACGGAGATTATCAAGACAAGTCGGAAAACTCAACAACAAGGATTGATGCAGGACAAAGCGAAGAAGTCGCAACGTCCCGCAGTGATCGTAAAACAATTTGAACTATGAGCATACAAAAAGACTACGAACGATCAAAGCGTAGGCTTATGACTGCTGTTCATCGAATGGAAGAACTAGGATATGTGGTGCCACGATGCGTCGATGTTATTGTCGATAAAATCTTGCCACCACAGCAAGTAGTGTCACGAAAATATTTAGTGATGCTCATGCTGTTCAGCCAGACGTGCGAGACACTAGGTTACACTCTGACTACGCGAGAGCAACTGGTTGTTAAGCTGACACTGTTAAGCCGCAAACACCCTACACCAGAGATACAGCGACGTATTGAGAAGCTCGATGCTCTGGTTATATCGCATGACAGGAATATCGAAAGCCAGAGATTGTTGCTTGACTATCGCAGTGCAATCCTGATTGAAATTCTTGAAGGGCGAGAACCAAATTCACGATATACCTGAGGTGCAACATGATTGTATTTATTAGTCTGAGTCAAACGACTTCTGACAAGAATCGAGACAAACCGACTAGCCCTGAATCAAACACGGGCCGTGTCGATATCTCCGAGTACGCTAGTCTGGAGAAGAAAATCCGTCTGACTGATGAAGCTAAGGACAAAGAGAAGTTAGCTCAACAGGCTGGTGGCGGGGATTCTGTAAAGGGTAAGAAAGACGCTAAAAAAGGCGATACTTCTAAACCCAAAGAAGATGACGCAGACGCGGATGCTGGTGACGACGATGAAGGCGGGGATGACCCGGACTTTGGCTTCGGAGGTGGTGACGATGATGCAGATGATTCTTCCGATGATAGTGGAGACGACTCCGATGGAGCAGACGATTCTACCAAAGGCAAGAAAGGAAAGAAAGCCGGAAAATCCAAAGCTGACGAAGCTGACGATGCAGAACCCGCAAGTGACGACGGGGATGACGATGCTGAAAGCTCTGATGATGAGGAGCTCGATGACGGAGACGTGTGACGTTGAAAAGTCATACGAGTCCATGCGTGATATCTTGATCGCACTTCGTTATATGTGCACCAAGCGCATGGCATTTCCAATCGTTACTGCAAATATCGAGCAGAACAACGAGTATCTGGTTATGACACGGATGGGCTTCCAAGTGAAGCCGTCCAACTTCTTTTCTGCTGTGACTGATAACAATGGTCGTGTGAACTGTGAATGGTTGTTGAAAGCATTCACGCGCATTGCTATCTACTTTGATCTGAAACCGATCATCGTTGAAAAGAACAATCAGTATCAACCGCTGTCTACACGGTATTTCTCCAGAGAGGCTTCTGAGTTTGCGTACAGCCGACATTACGATGTACGTGCTATGCCGCAAGTTGATTCAATCAGAAAACCTCGTGTGTATACGCTTCAAGGAGTTAACTATAATGGCGTACAAGTCGCTGGCCAAGAAACCCAAGAAGAGCGCCGCTGCGAAGCAAGCCGAGACTCGGGAGAAAGCGCACAAGCAAGCGAAACGCGGTAAGCTGGGAAAAGCAGTGAAGACTTTATCTGCTGCTTCTGCTAAGTCTCGTCGTATGACCAAAGGCGAGAAACGTGCAATCATGGTTACGCCGTTCAAACCACAGATTGTGCCTCAGCCTCCAACAACTCCGCTGATGCTGAAAGGTCTGTCACTCAACATGCTGATGAAGTCAACGCCTCGTCTCATGAAAGAGAACTCAACCGAGTGTTACGTTAGTCGTTACAAGATGGGTAAGACAAAGAAAGGTCTGCCTGTCGTTACTGCAAACGTAAAACACAAAGACCCGATGCGTCCGAACAAGACTGTTCGTATTCATAAGCCGATGATCATTGGTCTTGATGATCCGTTCAAACCGATTCACAAACAAAAGCGTGTGATGTGTAGCTGCCCGTGTGAGAACTATGTTTTCATGTGGGAGTATGCGAACACTGAACACGGTGCTGCGCGAATCATTTACGGTAACGGCGAACCACCGAACTTTACTAACCCAGGTTCTGCACCGGGATTGTGCAAACACTTAATGGCTTTGGCCACACTGGTCAAGCGTAACGGAGATTGATAGATGTTCTTCAAAAATCCTGTTGGCGGCATTGTGCCGAACTTCCCTGTTCAGTTATCAATTGTTCAGATGCACCGCGAAGTCGCAGAACTGCATGGCGAGCTGAAAGCTGCTGGTTGTGAGATCGTTCAGCACTGCGGTGACATTGAAATCAAAGTTCCTGCCGGCATTGATATCCAGACTATTATGGATAAGCACATGCACATGTTTAATAAAGGTGCTCAATGAAAAACTTGAAAATCTTTCTTGGCGGTCATCCTCTCGATTGTACGCAGGCTGCACTTCAACCTGTGTCTGTCAAGAGCGAGTTCGATACTAATGAAGGTATCATGTCAATGTTTAAACGTTGGCAAGAACTCGTTGCAGAACCGACACCAACGCCTCCGCCGATGTGTGCTCCTGTTCCTGAGTACATGCGTCAAGTGTTTCGTGATCAGGGTTTCTCTGAGGAACGCATTGATCGCATCGTTATCACAGGCTTCGAACCTGAATTGAATCTGAATTGTCTCGAAGACAAGACAGTGCAAACAGTTCAGATTACGTGGGCTGATGGCTTGTAGTGGTTGTGGTCGTCGTAGCACACGCATTAGTTACGGCAGACAGTCAGTTCCTCAAGAGCTAGTTCCTATTGAGGACGATACGTTAAGCGCCGCGCGTTTGACACCTCACGGTTGGGTACGAACCTGCATCAAGTGCGGTAAAGTATCTGACCCTTCTCCCTTTGCAGAACATATCAACCAGACTTGTGACTGCAAAGCTGACGAGTAACTAAAATGGAACAACTTGCTTCTTATGCTTCTGATCTGGACAACATTCGTTTCTATGCTCAGAACATGTTGAACGTCCAATTCGGTTCTCCTTTGCAACTGTGTCCGTATACGCATCGCGTGTATATCAGGCACGGGAGTCTTCAACGACTGATTGCAACTATCGAGCGTGATTTTGATAACGCAATCAGTCGTGGTGATCTTGCTTTCCCGTCTGAACCTCTTATCTATAAGTTCCGCGCTGCGCTTGATCGCTACAGAACCTCGTACTTTTACACGCAATTACAACCATGTTTGCCTAGCTTGGGTTACGATCTGAAAGTTCCTGAGCGTGGTAATAAATCTGCGCGTGAGTTTGCTTGTTTCTTCTTGGACTACGCGGCCGAGCAGGTAAGGAGTTTCATTTATCTTCTTTCTATCGAGTGCTACGCAAAGCAGACGGACGATAGTGTCTTACCTCTATGTCCGCAGCGCTTCGAAGTTCCTCATGTGTTTGATTGTCTGCAAATGCAAGATGCTCACGCTAACGTTGCGCGTTCCATGCTGGAAGCTCTGTTGCTGTCTTATCGCGATGGGGAAAACTCTCATAATCCTATTCTACGTGAATACGGCAGAGATGTTATTCTGCCTCTCGTAGCAGAAGCCCGCAATGTTATTTATGCGGCATACCCAGAAGTGCGAGGCGAATAATGCCAGACGTAATAGCGTTCGTAGATCAACAAAGCTGGGAAGATATTGGCACTGCTATGTACGAGGAGTACAAACTCAGCGTTACAACCACAGCAAGCCAAGCGATGCACATTCCTGTAGTCGCACCTAATGGTGATGTTAAACACGCGCTGACCTATAAAGACACGAACATTTGGTCTGAGAAGGTTGTTCTTGACCTGTTGATCGAAGAGGCAGAAGTACCTAACGGTGTTGAGCCTTACTTCGATGCGACTGGTCTTGAAGTTGCTGTGCGTCAGGTAGTAGCTCACTATCAGGCCGTTGCGAAAGATCTTGATTGTCATACTGTTGGTCGTTATCTGACAGAAGACAACAAGATTCAAGGTGCGCTTGTGCGTGTATTCCGCAATGCAGATTTCGAGTGTAAAGGCCACCCAGAAATGTTGTTCGGATCTCCAATCGGAATGTTCCACTGCGACAAATGCGGAGAGATGCAAGTCGCGGGTTCATTCCATCTGGCTAAAGAGGAAACAGCTAATGGTTAAAGGCGGTCTGTGGCGCGTCTTTCCTGATTACGATTCAGAAGAGATGCTGCTTAAACTGTTGTCTACTATCGGCATAGACTCCGATGATGAATCTGTGCCTGATGAATTCCACGTTACTCTCGCTTATGATATGTCTAATCCAGACGTCAAAGCAGAGATCAACGATCCAGGGGAATTCTTCGGCGTAGTGAAAGAGGCAACGTTGTTCGGAGAGGGTCAAGATAAGATTCTTGTTCTCGTACTTGAGTCCGAAGACTTGCAGCGCGAACACAATCGCATTCATGCGTGTGGTGCAGCGAAGTTTAAGTTCACTCCGTACAAACCTCACGTTACTCTCACTCATGCGGCGAAAGATAGTCACGCAGAATTCCTGAATCAGGTTATCTCGCATCCGGGTCGCCCTCCAATTACTTTGCGCTTCATCGAAGAAGACCGCAAAGTGCTTGTACAGAAAGACTAACCCAATCAGAGCGGTGGCCATTGTGCTGCCGCTTTTGTCATTTGAGGACAAAACAATGGAAATGCTCATTAGCCTTAGCCATGAGATTCGCATCGAAGAACAGGATGTGAAGCCCGTTACTCAACCAACTGATCAAGCGCAGCAGGCCCTTGCGTTAAAAGACCAACAACGTATCGTAGAGGATTACGGTATTGACGCCTCACCTGAGGAAATTGAAAAAGGTGAGAAAGAGCGCACAGAGCAGGAAGAAGAGAAAGCAGAGGAAGCAAAGAAAACTGTGCCTCAGGATTTGGGTCAGTTCAAACAGTCTGATGAATCAGAGAACAATGCTGCTAAGATCCAGCAATCTCATGATAACCTCACAGACCTGTAGGAATCTGTAAATATGAGTCAAAGCAACTGACAGGTGTATTTGACCATGAGCGATAAGTCTAATCTCACGGGTGGTCAGATTGAGAGTGTGATGGACACACTTCTTCATGACTGCCTTAGTGAGATTGTTGAGAATACAAATATCTTTGACGTGCAACTGACCTATCTACTCGGTCTTATCACGTCTAATAAAAAGCGAAAGCCGTACAACGCAGAAACCCGCGAACGTGCGATAAGCCTGCTGATCAAAGCACTCTCTGTTACGCGGGACCAGAAGATGGTTTATATCCGCGAGCTTAAAATGGAACGTAACTTTATCTACGTCTTCCTGGACAATGTAATTAAGCGATACTACGCGACGTATGTTGATCTGTATCGCTGCTTTATCGTGACTGCCGATGTGAACAAGCGTATTCGTTATGCTCAACGCCTTGACGTGTACGTTAAGATGTTCGGTGCGGATTCACGATCAAAGTTGTTTGTAGCACTCAATCGCCTCAATGATTTGCTTCCGCACTTCATGGAATACTTCCACTCGGTTGTTGCTGACTTCTATCGTCTGTGTACAAAGCAGACACGATTTTATGTTGATACCAATAAAGGCAAACAGTACGACAGCAAAGATGTTCGACAGAACTTCCTGCGCAACGTCATTATTGCGATCAACAAGTATGACTCGTCGCGTGGTGCGATTGTGAGTTATACGAAGTGGTGGATTCTGAACGCTCAAACCTGTAGCAGTAGCGAACACGAATATGGGATCGCGTATACAATACCGCAGACCCAGCGTAAGAAACTCGCAACAGGTGAAGATACCACTTCACTCAATTTCTCGGTTAGTCTCGATGCTCCGACTTCTGAATCTGATGAAGGACCGGACGCGAGCCTCCATCAAAAAGTGAGTGACCATCATCACTTAGAAGATCACGTCGATAGCGAAAGACGAACCGGAAAGCTGAGACTCTTGATTAAGCGTGTAGACCCGTTGGGTGTCGCTCGCCTCACGATGGATGTGGGTGAGGAGTTCGACAAAGACGAACTGGAATTTATGCGCCGTTACATGAAGTCTCAACGGCTAGCCTAAAACTGTAAACATTGCGAAAGCAAACTCAATATTGAGGATATATAATGGCACGTGGATTTGATAACATCAGCGACAACAGTAAGCGCGACAGCTTACGTGAGTCGGATATCTTTGAGATTTATCCGTTAGCGAAAAAAGCTGCTGGCGGCTGGGTGTCTATTCGTTTACTTGAAACTGACCTGCTGCCTATCAAAAAGCACTGGATCAAAATCATGGGCGGCAAAGACAAAGACAAAGAAATCAAAATCCCACGTCTTTGTGTTAGCTTCGACCCTGACAATGCCGGTAAACCGTTACGCGGTATGAAGTGTCCGTACTGCGGCATTGCTCACGGTAACGATGAATCAGGTGCACCAGCGCAGTACGACTTTAAGTGGTATGCGCAAGCGATTGTTCGTGATGAACAAGAAACTCAGCCACGCAAATTGCCGAAGCACACGAAGCAAGAGCTGAAAACGAAAAAGAAAGAAAAAGGCTCAGAAAGCTGGACTCCGGTATTTTGTATCCCGCTCACTAACAGTCTGGCTGGCCGTATCAAAGAGCTGGGCGAGCGCAACATTCACAACGTTAAAGACAAAAAGTCTGGCAAGAAGTCTAAGCAAGCGTTTCAGGTCAATCATCCGAAGTACGGCTGTGACATTGAAATCAAATACAACGCTAAGAAATCTCCTGCAGAGCGTTACTCAATCGAACGCGGTGAGCATAAGCCGCTGACCGAAGAAGAAAAAGAATATCTGACCTGGGACTTCGAAAACTGGGAAGAGATTTATGATCTTCTCGGCCGTCTGTCAGAAGCAGATGCTCTTGCTGACTTCAAGAAGATGGACGTTCTCGGCGTCGAACCTGATGATAGCGATGACGACGAAGACGACGATGACGATGGCATGTCATTGGGCAAGAAAGGTAAAAAGTCCAAGAAGTCTCGCAAAGACGATGACGACGAAGACGACGAGGATGACGAAGACGAACGACCGTCTAAGAAATCCAAGAAGTCCAAGCCTTCTAAGTCTAAGCGTCTGCTGGACGATGATGAAGACGACGAAGACGAAGATGATGACGAAGACGATCGTCCATCTAAAAAGTCCAAGAAGTCTTCTAAGGACAAAAAGTCAGTGAAGTCCAAGAAGTCTAAAAAATCCAGTCGTGACGATGACGACGAAGATGATGAAGACGACGAAGACGAAAAGCCTAAGAAGAAGAAAAAGAAAACTTCTTCTGCTGACAAGTCTTCCGTGAAGAAGAAGAAAAAGAAATCTTCTGACGACGATGAAGACGAAAAGCCAAAGAAAAAGAAAAAGAAAAAGTAACTGATCGATCACATGGGGTGGCATAAGCTGCCCCATTCTTTTCTCTAATCAGGAATTACCTCTCGATGGCCAAAGAGAAGAAAGTAAAAGAACCCAAAGCTAAGAAAGCAAAAGCTGTTGCTTCTGATGATGTGGGTGGAAAAGAGATTAAGGTGTTTAGTCTCTCAAGCATGATGGACGACACGCTCGATCTCATTGAGAAGAAAACGAAAGTAAGTTCTCAGGATGCAGCGCGTCACGCACCACGTATCTCAACTGGTGTGCTCGCTCTCGATATGTATCTCGATGGCGGTATTGTACCTGGTGGCTGGTATACATTTGCAGGCGGTGAGCAGTCCTGTAAGTCTACGATGACCATGAGTATCATGGCGTCTCTGATTCGTCTGAAATATAAAGGGACCAGCGTAGTATTCGACTACGAAGGTTCAACCGATGCTGACTACGTTGCTGGTCAGTTGAAAACGTTTGGCGTTACTGTCGATCCGAAAACAATCTTCGGTGTGCGCGATACTGATGGTGGTGGCTGGATCATCAAACCTCAGATTCGCTACTACGCACCTGATAACGGTGAGCGCTTCTTCGATTACATGTCGATGCTGCGTCGTCGTCTGCCGAACAAAATCGTTGAGAAAGACGGCTCTGCGTATTACGTCTTTGAGAACACCAAAGAGAACGCGAAGAAAGTCGCTGGCTTCTACGATAAGAAGTGGTTCAGTCGTAACAACGAATTCAAAGTACCTGCCGAAGATGCACACATGCAGGCTATGGTTATCGTTGACTCCTATCCGGCAATGATGCCTGATGCTGTCGATGATGACGATGGTTCAAAAGCAATGGCAATGCAGGCGCGTATGTTCTCTGACGGTATCAAACGTTTCCGTGGCGGTATGCGTCGTAAGATGATGACTATCGTTGGCGTTAACCAGATTCGTCTGAAACCTGCTGTAATGTTCGGCCCGCCTGAGTACGAGCCGTGTGGTGAAGCGTTGAAGTTCTATTGCTTCGCGTCTGACACTAACATCCGTACTGATCACGGTGTGCTGACTGCACCTCAGATCAAAGAGCTGCTGGATGCAGGTAAAGACGTTAGCGTTGAATCGTTCGACGGCTTCCAACAGATCGTTCAGGCGTGGAAAGTCGATGACGCTCCATTCCCTATCGAGCTGTACGCTGGTGGTCACGCATATGTTGGCAGTGCAGAGCACCGTCAGTTCACGCTGATGCACGACACAACCGATGATGGTATGCGTGTGTTACGTCCTGAATGGAACACACTCAATCAGCTTGCGCAATTCCCAAGCGCCGAAGGCCAGTACGCCGCGTTGCGTGTCGCTAAAGTTGAAGAACTGAAACAGCATACGCCTGACGTGTATGATGAATCTTCCGCTGCTGTTAAACGCCTACTCGCTAACTGCGATCCACAAAGCAAGCAACTGCCTCTCGTATCTAAAGGTGATACGACGTATGCAGCGAACTGCCTCGTGATTGATATGGTTGGTGATAGCACTGACCAGTCAGACTTCGAGCTGTGGGTTAAGCACTTCATGAACATCGGTATCTTGGCGTTTGCTGATGCTAACGGTATCTGGTTGCCGGGTCTGCATAAGCATGAGCTGGAAGAAGCCTTAGTTCAAGATGCTCTCGGTGCACACGCAGGTATCAGTGATGCTTCGTCCGCTCGTCAACGTCAGACTCAGATGCTGACTGTGATCGCTGACGTATTCCCTGAACTGACTCGTTACGTCCTCGACTACAACCTGACTAACGAGCCTATCTATCTGGCTCCTGGTTATGATTTCGCGGAAGCGCTTGACGCAATTCTGCATAAAGAAATCAGCGGTTACGACGACCAGTACGATCTGCTGATGACTCAGCTTGCGTATATCGAAGACTGGTACACGGTCTGTGACTCAATCGTTCCTGTTCCGTTCTCTCTTCGCGCTCTCGACCGTGATGTTGAGTTCTGGGATGTTAACGTTGCATCAACCTCAGTCGTTATCACGAACAACTTCGCATCGCATAACAGTGACGTGCGCGTTCGTCTGACTTCTCGCGCTGTGCCTCAGGGCTGGCCTGTGATGAAAGACGCTCACGGTATCGTCGGCGAGAAGTCTGTTACTGTTGAAGGTGGTACTGACCGCTATCGTTTCATTGCGGCTAAGACTACCAAGAACAAGATGGGTGGCATCCCGAATCAGCAAACGTGGATGCGTTTGTGGGAAGCAGATGGTAATGGTGAAGCTCGTGGCTTCGACCCAGTGTTTGACTGCTGGCATTATCTGAAAACCCTGGGCTTGATCAACGGTACGCGCAAGAACTTCAAAATGAAAGCGCCGTGTCCTCTCGCATCTGATGTTAAGATCGATTGGGACGAGTTCCGTACTTTGATCAACGGTAACAAGCAACAAATCATTGACGTGTGTCGTAAGCTGAAAGTGAAGAAGCCTCTGTCTTTACGTGCGTGGTGCTTCAAGTTCGTGCAGTCCACACAGGGCAAAGAGATGTTGAAAGCGTCTATCAGTAAGTCGGCTAAAGTCGAAGACGACGAAGACGATTAATATAAACCAATAGAGGCGGGCTTCGGCTCGCCCTTTCTTTAACAGGAAAAATGAAATGTCAAAAACGTATCTCGCTGATATCGGAAACTTAGGTCTTATCAAACTGGCTATCAATGCTGACGTTCGCCCTCTGAATATCGAAACGCTCAAAGAGCTGGACTCTGCTGATCTGCCTACTGACCTGAACCGTGTGTATGTCGTTGGGGCTAACGTCGCGCCTGCTATGTTCACTGAACTCGAAAGCTACATCGACCCGTCTGAACTCGTTGCTGACGTTGAGAAAGGTAATATCGGCAAGCTGTTCAACCGTGATGTTATTCGCAGCGAACAGGTAGACCCGGATATGCTGGCGCTGGTCCTGCTGTTTAGTCCGAACAATGACAGCGCAGCACTCGAAGTTCTCGGCTTTGCTGCTGTGAAGATTAATCTGTAAATACAACACAGAGCGGGAGATTCACTCTCGCTCACATTCAACTCGATAGACCATACGGTCAGGAGTATTAGACGATGAAAAGAATTCACGTACAGACATTACCGCTAGACGCACTCAACGGACTTGTTCACGGTTTCCACCACCATGAACGTCACCACAATTTCGGTCGGGTCGATGTATCTTTATATTACATGGACGTGACAGCTCAAGCAGCGCAGAACTCCTTGTTTTCTATTTTGAAAAAAGAAAAGCATAACATCAAACCTGTGGGTTACGATAGTATCAGTTCTGTTCAAGGTAAAACGCTGCCTGAAATAGCTGGCACTGTGTTATCTACTAGCCTGCTTCACGTTGACCGTGCATCTATCGCATCTAACCTAAACGACATGTTTGGCAGTATGCGCCGCTCTGGACTCACTAAACAAAGCACAATAACAATTTACGGTGAGCCTGGAATTGAGAAGCTTATGCACATGGCGAACGACGTTGCATACGCAGCATATAGCGAAGCCGATAACTCCTCAATCCGACTGGGCCATGAAGGTACGACGACAAATCTTCCGTTAGATACTCTCATGAAACTTATTCTCGACACTGAGAAGAACATTTGTGCTACGATTCATAATTCGCCTGCGAACGTATACACGTTTGGTCCTGAGCTTACGATCTTGGACCCTGAGTGGTTGTCTAAGTTTCTTTCGTGTGTGAAGCGTACAGGCAAGAGCGCACATCTTCATCCAGAACTTCATCGTAAGTTTTTTGACGCTGAAATTTCCATTTACGAATTCGTATAACTGAACACAATGCTGTGTGTAGTCTTTGCCAATTGGCACGGGAGATCATGATGGTCTCCCATTTTTTTTATTTAAATTCCCCGCATATGTCTTGAGAGTCTGCGCTATGTCTAAAGAAACTTACTTAGAAGTACATGATGCCTATATTGCAAACAATTTCTTGCAGGATATTCCACGTTCTAAACTGACAGCTCGCTTCACTGAATATTTGAATCGTGTCAAAGGCGTTGTTCCTTCCAACGGTATTCCTATGGCTGAATTCTTGCAGTGGGCAAACATGATGCCAGCTAAGGACGAGGAGATCGATTCCCGTAGAATGCTGTTTACGGTTGGCATTGTCTACACGCATTTCATCTGGTCGTTCACTAAAGCCTCCTATGTTGTTGAGCGTGATATATGGAAGCATCTTGTCGAGAGCGACTCTCCAAAAATACTACCGTCTGCTACACTCAAGCAACTCCCTCACTGGTCTCAGTGGATTGCAGCACCAGTTACTGTCACACACAAAGACAGCAAGTCCGATACATCTTACATAATTGATTCGGATGGTTTCTGGGCGACCTATGCAAATTTCAACGAAACAACCCACATGAACCTGGCCTTTGTTGGGTCTATCAGCATTAATAACGCCCGTCATATAATGCACATGCAACTTATCTTTGACATTACCAAAGATATGGAATTGATTGATGGTTTCGATTGGTTCATGTTTATATTGGGTGAAAACGGAAGTTCACATATAGACCCGAGTACACCAGAAGGTCCTGTCGTAGCTCGTATTCTTCAAGAATTTATGAAGCCTGTCGTCAACGTGCTTTTGTTCATTGCCTCAGAAGTAGACAACATCTACAAGGGAGGTATGAAAAGATTTAAACCCCGCAAACAGGGTAACTCATACAAAGTTATACCAGTGCGCGATGTAAGAGAGTGGAAAGTAGGTACAGAGTTACTTAATGAAATTCGTACATACGAAAACGAAGTAGAGACTGCGAAATCTCAAGGCCGTCGTGCTCATATACGACGCGGCCATTATCATAACTACTGGTACGGTCCGCGTACTGGTGATCGTCAGCTCAAATCAAGATGGGTTCCACCTTGTGTTGTTAGAGGCACCATCGAAGATTGAGTTCTATCAACCTCCACGTATGAGCGTTTAGCTCGGAGAAAAACTATGTCTCGTGTACAAAATGTCTATATCCCTGATGTTGAATCGTTTGAACCTTACGTCCGCTCACTGTGTCACATGGCGCGTATACTCGATCAAAATGGTACTAACTACAACAAGATGAAACACGTAGTTGTTATCGGTACTTCTAAACGTATGGCAGAAGCTTATGTGCGACAGCTTCTTGGATCAAAAGACCTGCCTAGCAATCTTATCTGCTTCGGTTGTGATGAATCACCTGTCAATCACCGCGAGTTCTCTTACATCGGTTCGCATGTCGTGCTGCTGCCTGAATTGAACTATGCGTCTGAAAGCGCTTTGGATAAAATCTCACGCCGCGTTATTGAAATGATTTTGAGCCTGAAACAGAAGGACGAAGACACAGAGCTAAAGAATGGCGCTCTCACTGTCACGTATCAGAATCCAAGAATCTGGTCATGCCTCATTTCATGTGGGGCCGTCATGAACGCGCCGAACTATGCTAACATTCAGTTCCAGAAAGATTTGGTGTCTTCCATAGGCGTAGGCCAACTCATGGACTGTATGACGAATGAAGACTACCACGAACTTCATGCGCAAACGATCACGATCGGCCTTGAGTTCCTGTACGTCAAAACCGAATACATTATTGAGAAACTGCACAACCTGCTGTGGTCACTCAGCTCAACAAACAGTGAGTTCAAGGATAAGCACACGATAGTCCTGCACGACGATTTCCGTCTGGCCTTATTCGAACAATATCTGCTCTACGACTTCCGTGGGTTTTAAGACTATTCTTAGTCCTGTTCTCTAATTTCTAAACGTCGGCAAGTAGTGCTGACGAGACGTTATTGGAGAATAACATGTGCGGACGTAGCCTAGTACGGTTGAAGTATCTCGCACGGTCCTCGAACTGGTGCAACAATAAAGTAAACGCTTGTAATAAGCGGAAGGCGAAGCATGTACAGTGTGAAGAATTTCTGGCAGCCACGAAAGGTTGTAGCACTGTCCAACTCTCGCCCAGTGTTATCTCGTTCTATTGTAATTCTGAACTGGTCGGTCAGACAGTATGGCATGAAATAGAAGGCGATAATTCACTTCAATTCCGTCTGTTACTCGCATAGTCTAAAGGGCTGTCAGAAATCAATCTGATGGCCCTTTCTCTTTTATACGCTAATTTTTAAACGTATAAACGCGCGGTGTTCCGCTACCTCACTCTAAGGATATTCATTATGTCTTTGATTAAACTCGAAGGCGTTGCATCTACTTCTGCTGTATCAAAAGCACAGAAAGATGCGGCTGTCTACATGTTCGGTTCTAAAGGTCACAGCATTGTTGCAGTGCTTGACAAGTTCGCTCGCGCAAAAGAAATTCAGGCGCCGCACCTTGCTGGTATTCTCGCGCTGATGAAAGATGGTGAAGATGACGAAATCATCAAATTCACATCGTCCGCTGCTGGGAAGAAGTCTATCGTTGCTGCGAAGCAATTCGCTATTGCAAAAACGTTTACGAACGCAATCAAATACCTGAAACTGATTCGCGTTCCGATGAAGTGGATTCCAGGCCACTCTGATACTGCGGCTGCACGTATTCAACAAACCGAAACTATTCGTGCAAGCAAACGCGCTTCTACAAAACCTGAGAAGCCTATCAAGCTTGATAACCCTCATGCACCTGAAGCCGTAGAGCAAGAACAAACCAAAGCGTCTGCCGCTATCAACAAGATTTGGGACCTGTCTAAGTTCAAATCAAATCTTCTTGATTCGTCTTGGTCTGCGTTGATCACTGCATTCAACACAGAGTTCAAAGGTCGCTATGTGTTGAAACTGAACAAGCGTGAAGGTGCATTCCGCATCAACACTCTCAATGGCGGTTACTCTGGTCGTGGTGAAGCATTCCTGTCTGCTGCTTTCGAAAACAATTCGTGGGTAATGTTTGCCAACGACCCTGCGACTAAGAGTGCTGCATTCGATAGTTGGTACGTCGGTCCTAAACTGACATTCGCAACAATCGTTTCGTATCTGAGCAACGAACTTGCTGGTCCTCATTCCGGTGAGAAGCAAGAGATCGATAAGCTGATCGCTGGCGCTGTTATCTTCCCGCACAATGATCGCTATTACGATGCGACAGAAGACCAGCCGAAAAAGACTACTGCAAAAAAGTAGTTACCAGTGCACCTGCTGCATACACTCCTTCTGGGAAAAGCGCAGATACACTGGTAGACGAAATCGCAGAAACTCCTGCCAAGAAAATTGCAGCGAAAGGTCTTCGCGAGAAAGAAGAATACTTTGCTGCACTAGCTACGGTGCTAGGTCGTAACTTGCCTGCATATCGCGTAGAAGCAACGCACGAAGGTGTGACTGTTACACGTGGCTCGAAGGTCAACACTGTGCGTCTTGGCGAAAAAGCTTGGACCATTCAGATGGGCATCACTGCTAAATTGAAATCACTCGGCTCCAAGTTTGATATCGTTGATCTGCTTGGTATGATTGACAAAGGTATCGCCAGCCCAAAGCTTAAAGCCGGAGTTCCCGGCCAAGCAATGCCGATGCCTTACTTTGATGCCGTGAAGAAGAACGCGCAAGACGGAACGTATGATACCGTTATCTACATGGAAGCTGATCGAATTTATCCTCTGGCGCTCAAGCGTGAAGGGAATATGTTCACAATGAAAGTTTCTATGTTCGGCCCTATTCAGCATTTCATCACTCAAGGTATTCAGGAGTGTGGTGCAACGCTGACTGGTGTGACGGGTAGATCATTCACGTTCAATGAAGACGATGCCAACGCATTTGAGAAGTGGCTTAAAGCTCAACGTAGACCGAAGACGCTTTCGACCAAATATCTGATGCCACAGGCTTTGTAGTAGCAACTGCTTGAACCAAAAAGGGGTGCCTTCGGGTGCCCCTTTTGCGTCTCTGTATGCCGTTAAAAGCACTAAAAATCGACCTCATATAGCTACATATAATAGACCGCACATCTGCTGAACTCTGCATATAATAGGCTAAAATAGCGCTAGATTTGAGGTGCTGAATATGATATACTGAATGCGAGCAATAACGCTCAATACACTGATTGCCAAGGGGCATACAATGACTACTTATACATCTATCTATGAAATCGCAGAAGCAATCGACGGCGGCCTGAATTCAGAAGAAGTTGCGCAAGCTCTTAACATCACAGCGTCTGCACAAGAAATTCTGGTTTGTGGTCTGCAAGAAGACTTCGGTATCTACGTGCCGCTAATCAATGATCAAAACTATCTGATCGCTGACACAGACGATTTGTTCTCTGAACATCTGAAAGGTCAAGGCGCTTTCACCGTATGCCGCATCTTCACACCAGAAAATGAAATGTTCGATCAAGAAGAAGTCGAAGTTGAACAGCTCGGCGAGTTTAATGATTTTGAAACTGCACTCGCAGCATTCGTATCTGCTATCAACACAGCCGCAAATCTGAAAGCAGAATTAGAAGCATTTGCCGCACGTATCAATCAACTGCTGCCTGATGATCGCAGTGTTGTGGTTTTCGATGATATCGAAGATGAAGCCGCATACATGATGATCGTCAAAGTAGAGAACGGCAACGTGGTTGAAGATATCGGCTACAGTATTTCTCACTCGCTTTCAGGCACTGATTGTTCTTACGCTGACGCGGGCGACTACCCGACAATCGAGCTTGGCAAAACTGATGAAGAAGTTGCGGCCAACATCGCTGCTCTGACATTCTAAACTGACACATAGCAGGCAGAAATTCTGATTGTATTTGAACTGCTGCCTGCTATTATATGATCTCTAGCGCAATGACGCGCTCAACACTGAACGAGAGAAAACAAAATGACAGACAAGAAAGTAGTTATTGATTTAGTCGCTGACGTTGCATCGCCAACAGAAGTTGTTTTTGAAGATGGCCAGAAATCATCTGAGTGGCTTGCGCCTTACGATCTGCGTTTGAACGTGTCGCAAACTGTAGGACCGAACGGCTACCCCGAAGTTGAAATCATCGGCGACGATGCTAATCTCATTAAGTTCTTCGACGAGCAAATGCCTAACTCTGAACTTTCAGAAAACGACTTGCTCGATCTGTAACAGCGCCGTACACAAGAGACGTTACGGCGTCTCTTTTCTTTTATACTAATTGCCAAGGGGCATACTGATGAACGTTTTAAAAACTGCTGCTGACTTTGATCGCGCACTACATAACGCCGTTACTCTGAACGACACGACTGAGATTGATCAATTCATCACGTCTATCACAACTGAACTTAATCGTTCAGATATCGTTTTGCGTTTTGTTGCAGGCGACGACCCCGCGAATAGCGAGTCTAACATGGACCTTTCGCCTACATACATTTCAGCGGCGCGTGTTGCGAACCCCGAAGAAGAGTTGCTCACTATCATTCTGCCTACTGCTCATGAAGATTATAAGTGTGATACGATTGATATCGTAGGCACTGACCTGTGCGTGTCTCGCTGTAAGGCTTACATCAAAATCAACGATACGACAATACAAGAAGTCGCTCGCGTGATAGCGCAGACCATTAAGCGCCGTTCGCCTCTGCTTAAACTGGCTGACGCTGATCGCTCTATCATTGAGATGTACAGTGCAGGTCTTATCTCGATGACTGAGCTTGTGCTTGACCTTGTATCGCGTGGTATTGGCATTCGTCAAATAACTACAGGCACAACTGATGACCCAGCAATCGAAGTCATTGTTCGTCACGGCAAACTCTACTTAGACCTCACACATGATGCAGGCCAAGTCGATGAACACAACTGGCCTGTGCTGCAATCAGTTGTTGTGCTAATCTAATTCAATTCGCCCTGCTGCGGGGCTTTTATATTTCTGTTTGAGAGAATCGTTATGAAAAATCAATACCTCATTATTCGCATGAAAGCCGCTGACCTGTACAACAACAAATTTTTAATGCGCGGCTTTGATCGAAAACGTATCGATCAAGTCATCGGGATCGTTGTCGTTGTAGCTGATGAACACAGCACTTCCCTGAAAGACAACATGTATCACCTGTCCAGCGTTGGTGTTGAAATGCTAGTTTCTGATACGCAGCAAAAACATGCGCGACTGTTCTGGAATGACGAAGACCGTCGTGTGATACAAGATGGTAAAACACTTCTGCCTGCGGATTTACGCAAGACGATTGATTCTATGCTGAACAATCGTATGTACCATACAGTAGATACTCAAATACCAGAAGCGTTTCGTGAGTGCCACACTGTGTTTGATATTCCAGCAGGCACAGAAATGCGTGAGCGCATAAATAAACGCTTGCACGATATGCAGAAGAAAGACGTTCTGGATAAATTCACTGTAGAAGAATTATTGCAGCACCTGAAGAAACGTACAGGTGCTAAGATCACACTCGAACTGTAAATCAAAACTAACCAACAGCCTTGCGCAAGCGGGGCTTTTCTGATCTGGAGAATGCTATGTACCAATACGATCACGATGAACTGTCTGTTATGCCTCTCGATGCGCTGTATGGTCTTGCTGAGTCTCGTAACTTGTTGGACGACGATGCTGGCGATGATGATTCAGATGCACCTGATGCGGACCAGTTGATTGCACTGATTATTCAAGATCAGATCGATCAACAACAGGACGAAGATGACGCGGCAGACAAGCAGCGAGCCGAAGATGATCGCGATCCGCTGATCAATCGTCGTGATGGCCAAGACGGCTCTGACGACTACTGCTAAAACGAAGAGACACCAAACGAGTGTTTCAATAACTGGAGAACATCATGGACCGCATGATAATCAAAGTAAGCCCTGACGAATTCAACGCTCGTCAGATTCTATTGCCTCACGCTTTACCTTTCACTAAAGAAGAGGCTGTTGTGTTTGTCGTAACGAGCACGAACGAGTTTGGTGGTTTGACGTATGAAGACGCATACCTTATCACTAAACTCAAAGTGACTGACAACACAACTCCTGGAGGGCCTGCTCAAACGCTTGAAACGCAAGAGTATGGCAAAGTCACATTAGACGAAGCGTGGAAAATTCCACTCTTGCCTAAAGTGTATATCGTTGAGCCTGTACCTGAACGCGATCAGCGTATCTACTCGCAGACTGAATTCGTCTAACTATCAAGGGCTGCCTAACGGTGGCCCTTTTTCGTTTCTGTAAATACTGCTCACGAACAAACAAAAGGTAATCACTATGCGCCGCTCTTTCATTGTATTTCTTATCTCTCAAGGCGAACTGAACAACGGTCGCTTCTTTCAACCCAAGATGAAACTTGGCGCAGACCTGCTGGCTCACATTGATTGTGTGTTGCTCGTCGTGCGTGATACCAAACACGTCTACTGCCCTAAGCAGTTTGAGCACCGTGAAAGCGCAGAGCCTGGAATCTATCAGGTTGACTTTGAAGACATGCAAGAAGTCACCACGATGATCAATGCTATTCAGGCACTCAAGATGCCTATTGACAGGACTGCACCGATCGAAGAGATTCGCTATTTCTTGCGCACACCAGCACAAGACACAGACCCGTCACTTGTAACTTATATCGAGGTATAAATGGCATACGATCCACCTAAGCCGAGAACGAATCTCGGTGCATCACTGGCAGCACGTTTTGGTGTTACTTCTGCTGAGAAGATTGCGAAGAGAAAAAAGATCTATCCGAAAAACAAAACAGCTTCGTCTGCTGTCACTACTCCGATGTATGTTGCACTGACGAAGCTGGCTAATCGTCGTGGTATCTCTGCTGCCCGTCTTATCGAAAGTCTGTTGGAGCGTGAGCTTACCGCAGAGAACATTCCTTACATAGGAGTTCAAGACGAATGAGTCTGCATATTTATTGTCGTCTGTATGGCGTACAGCATCGCTTGCGTATCACGGAGCATGATTTCACACGCACACCTAAAATGGTCACTGTGTGTAACGCAGACTTCCTCACAATGATGCCTCTTGTTATTGTCGGTGCTGCTTACGACACGTACACGCCGTACAAAATTTTGAAAGCAGGTAAAGCTGATTTTAAGATCAGAAGAATTGAACGTGTATCGTCAGACAAGTGGCTTTATGTATTCGAAGATTCACAGGGCAATGCGTTCCAAACGTATTTGCATAGGAGGATGTATGAAACGTATCGGGACAATCGTAGCACTCGGACTGAAAGACAAACAGCCGAAGTCGTGCGACATTGATATAACGCCTGTGTCGAAAGACGACGAATGGGGCTCGCTGAGTCCCTTTCATTTAGGACCATGCAGAACACCTGACGGTACGATGTTCTATAACATGGAAAACCTCTGGCAGTACAGCAAAGTGTATGAAGACCATCTGAACAACTCTAACGATATCTTTAGTGGTGAAGTTAGTCCAGACTGGTATGCGTGGCATCTCAAAGGTGCTATGTCAAAACAGGCGCATCGTTATCCCATGGGTAAAGGCCAAAAGCCGTTATTCAGTCGCTGGGGTAATCTGCGTCTTTCTTACGTTCCAGCGCGAAAACAAATCTACGTGCCTGAGTATGCGAAGCTGGTAATTGAACAGAAGAAGTTCAAACAGCTCCTCAAAGAATATAAGAAAGGTGCTAACATCGTTGTGCGTGACTATGACACATACGATATTCATAAAGCATATCCTGATTCACGCTCCCCGTGGATAAGTGCGATAGAGAATCCTCACAACAAGTTCGGACACTCATTCGTGATCGCTCTTGCTCTCTTATTTCATGAACGACCTCTCTGGTACAATCAATGGGTTTTATAAAAATCAATCGACAAGGTTGTACGCGCATTGTTTTCCTGACAAAGAAGTATGCGATCAAGATTCCTACTATAACAACGTGGGAAGGATTCGTTCTCGGCCTGCTGGGAAATATGAATGAGCGCAGGTGGAAAGACTCACCTCCTGAATGGTTTATCTGCCCGCTTCTTTATAGCAATCGTTTTGGTCTGTTGAACATAATGCCTCGTTGTAGTCCAGTCAAACATCGAGGTTTGTATCTCACGGAACTGAAACGTATCTGTGTGCTTTCACCTCTGTCCGATGAATTCTATATGTCAGACGCAAAGCCTCAGAACTATGGAACGTATAAAGGCCGCATGGTCAAACTTGATTATGGGAGTTAAAGCATGATTCAACCTAAATACGAATGGCGTATGCGCTTCGAAAACCGTGAAGGTAATCTCAACTTACCTGAGTTACCTCCTGATATCGAAATCTATATCAAAGACAACCTCACGCTTCAACGCATCCCTGTCTTAGTTAACCGCACAACAATCGTAAGCGTTAACGGTAAGACGTGTGGTTGTTTACAGTGGCTCGATACTGCTAATCTACTCGTTTGGTCTTCATTTGAGATCTATCGTTTTACGCTGTTTGTCGAACGAGTCACACGCGAAACTGCATCTGAGACAGCCCTGCAATCTGAACAACTCTGCATATAATAGGCTAAAATAGCCGTTCACTTCTAGACGCTCCTATGCTATAATAGATTCAAGCAATAGTGCTTATAAATCTAACGCTGAGGAGCGTATCATGACTGTATATCACATCTCAACTCTGACTTCCCCAGAAGACTTCCTTGAAGCGCGTTTTGGCCACATGGAAAACCTCGTTACTAAAATCAAAGAAGCGTTGAATCGTCCTGATATCGAAGTGTACTTAGATGCGGACGACGGGCAGATGCTCGAAGAAGCAAACACAGAAGGTCCAGACCAGAAGATTGACGATAGCCTGATCAACGTTCACATTCGTTATGCAGGTATGTCGTCTGATGAATCGACTGAGAAAGGTGTGTGGGATATTCTGCTGGGCGTTCCTCATGTTGATAACGACATGGGCGACTGGACGAATTCATACACGCTGTTCATTCTCGATGAAGACATGGACGCTCTTGAGGAAGTTGCGATTGAAAACGGAAATCCTCATATGTTTGAGACTATCGTTGATCGCATTAACTTCTGGTTACCTAAACTGTAATTGATTTGTGAAGGGCCTTCTCTGAGGGCTCTTTGAAAATCTAACCTAAGCTGAGGAGCTTAACAATGTCATCATCAACTGAAATCACTTTCTCTTTCTCTTCTCTGACTAGCCTTGAAGTTGTGACAGGCAGTAGTGCTGTTGCCGACTATATGGGCGTGGCTGCGAATCAGAAGAAAACGTTTAGCAACAAAGAAGCGTTGGACCTGATGCAGAACAGCAACATCATTAGCGCGTTGTCTCGCTTTGACCAAGCGATTGTCAATCTGCTGATCGATCAGCAAGAGAGCCACGAAGAACAGCGCAAGCATTATGTTGAACTTGCTCGTGGTATCGATCGTCCTGAAGATGTCCATGCAGGCGTGTATCTGACAATCAGACACTGCCGCTAAGATTTGTGAAGGGCATTCTAGCGAGTGTCCTTTGAAAATCACATAACCCGTTCTGAGGAGAACAACATGTCTGCTACTCAACTGCCTATCGACGCTCGCGCTTTTGATGACCTCGATAACATCGGCTTTTTGCATATCACTAACTGCCTGTCGATTATGCTTTCTCGTGGCGATTTAGAACTCGTCACTGATATTGCAGATCGCACAGTCACTGTTAAGTACAGCACTGGCGCTGTGAACAAACTCGGACACGGACTCATTGTCCTGCGTTTCCCCTCAGAAGTGCTTCAATCAGATATTCTCGAAGACTTCGAAGTGACCGTTGATAAGAATATTGTGATTCTTATCGAACGCCAGTACAGTTCAGCCGCAACGTTTCAGCGCATTGCTGGCGTGATTGAAGGTCTGATGTACAAACTGTGATTGTTGCTTGCAGGTTCTTACGAGAGCTTGCTGTCAACATAACCCACATGCTGAGGAGCATACAATGATGAAATTCCCAACACGCGGCCAGACTTACACACTGCGTCAAATTCTGCTTGAACTGCCTTTACGTGATTCCGCGTTCTTGCGTTTCTACCCGACTAAAGTTCGTTATGTCGGATCAAGTGAAGCAGATATTCAAGTCATTCAGACTTCTGCATTGAGCGACGAGCATTTGCTGCTTGACCCTCAGTGGGAAAACAGTGAGTGGGTATTCGTCGAAGAGACTTACGAGTGGATTCCTATCTTCCGCGCAAAAGATAATGCAGCAATCGAAGCGCTGTGTGTTATCGAAGCTTCAACCGAGTCATTCCATCGTAACAACGGGCACATGCACGTATACCCAAAAGGTATGCAGTTCCCGCAGTACGAACCGTATGATGAAACAGTTCACGCCAGCTATCTTGAGCGTGTAGGCGAATAACAAAACAGGGATGCTCACAAAGGTGGGTGTCCCCTTTTACTTTCTGTTGAGGAAAAAGCTATGACAAATAACACCAGTGCTATCGTTCTTCGTCTCATGACTCACGTTCATCTGATGCACAGTGTAGAGCAGGTCTGCATCATGCAGGACGTTGTACGCATCCGTCTGTCTGGGATCATGTATGACGTGCGCACAAACGGCCATACGTTCTTAGTGCATGAGATTGAATCCTCCTGCATGTCATCAACTAAGGCAGCGCGTGACCTTGAAGAGAAATTGAACGGCGAGCGTGAAGCGGTACCTGTGCACGGTTTAAAAATTCAACCACACTGGCCACCGATTATCGACAAATACACCCAGTCAATGTCTCCTCATTACATTCAAGAATACACGGAACATTGTGGTGGGCCTGACTTAGATGGTCTCAAAACAAAAACTATCTGGGTAAGATCTCACTTGCTTGAATTCTGGCGAGCGAATGGTCTGAACAATTTCCTCGACCACGTACTCTTTATCGAAGGTCGCATTCGCCGCGACGAGCTGTTCAAAGAAATCCAAAAGCACTGCTAGTTCACTCATAACAAAAGAAGGACCAAATGAAAACATTACCGCTTAACTTAGCGGGCTTTGTTGTAGCGATTTATAGTCGCATTAAGTACCGTAGGGAAAGATTTAAAAACGAAATATTGGACGCGATTATAAAATTGAATCAACGAGACCGTAACCTGTTGTTCATCGTGTTTGATTTAGAAAACAATGACAGTGGCATAACTGCATTGTCTAACATGAGTCGCAGACAGCTTGCTGACCTGTGTGCTCAAAACTACGTGCGTGTCACAGGCAGAGATTGGTCTGTGTACCACACATTCAACCAAGTAGTATCTGCAACTAGAAGATGGGGTTAATCATGAGCGATATAGATATTCTGATCCGTGAATACCAACGGGCGTATCTGAAAGCGGAGTCATCACACTGGGGAAACGTTGCGTACCACGTTGAAGATCTTACTGAGTGTTCGATCTACATGCGATTCCGTTCAGGCAGACAAGCTCTGTGGCAGCGACCCGTTCTTGTACTCGCAACAATCGACGTGAAAAATCCGGGCAACGGTTTCTTCTCCAAGCTTCTCGCTGAAACGAAAGCCCTGTGTAAAGAACGCGACTGGGTGCTACAGCTTGAGAACGTGTTGACTCCGCAGTTTCGTCGCTTCCTATCTCGTGGTGGATTCACACCACAAGGCGTAGACTCTGATTCTGATCATGGCAGTATGTACTGGTTCCATGACGAAAGTATCCTCAGCACAACGCCTATGCGACCTGAGTATTTTGAATTGATCAAACAGCTCTGAACATTGATAACCACCCAAGCACTGGTCTGAAAAGGTCAGTGCTTTTCCTACATTACTGGAGCACTACATGACTAACGAAACTGGCATGATGATTGATGAAGATGTTCTTGATTACCTCGAAGACAGACTCACGCATGAGATGCAAGACATTACCAATGCGTTGAACAACCTGCTGTACGCACACCGCGCTGTGTTGCAGATCTCTCACCTTGAATCAGATGAAGACATTGCTGCATTGTCTCACGCTGACCTTACGCTGCTGCTCAAGCTGGCTGACCCGAACAGTTCTTACGACAACGTTACTCTGTCTAACAGAAAGATTCTCGGTCTTGTGCTGAATGCTCTGAACGTTGTAGAGTACCGCCTGCCGACATATCAATCCACGCTCTTGGAGAAACGTGCCTTTGAGCTAAATGAAGTTCTCATTCTCGACAAGACTGTAGGCCAAGGTGTTATCTTCTCTGCTGCATGGAACTGGCTGCACGGCATTCAAGATGTGAACCTCGATCAGATTGGATTCAGTGAAGTGCCTGAGACAGATGGTATCTATCTCGTACTTGATGAACATAAGCAAGTGCGTATGGGCCGACTGTTCCACAACGCAGATGATGGACTTTCGTTTATTGAGCATCATGCAAATGAAAGTTCTGCGTGGCACAAGGCAGAAGAACTCAACGAAGATGAATTGCCTATTTGCTTACTCACTAACTGGGTTCTGGTTATACCTGAGATAGTGCCTACAGTCCGTGCAACAGGTGCACCGCTTAAAGCTGCTACTGACTGCACTCGCATCTATGCGTTCGTGACAAACCTCAGCCCTCACGTTAAGACTGAACTTGTCACACACTTCGCAGGCATTCTTGATCGTGAACTCAATTCCGTTCAAGCGATAGGTCGTCTGTCTGAACTTGACTGGCAGAACGCAGCCCGCGCCGTTGCTGACGATGTGCTGTTACGCCTGAGTGACCGTACATCGTGGTCTACAGAGAAAGCGTGGCCGTGCTTTGTTGCTGTGTTAAAGGAGTTGGGCTTCAACTTCGAAACCCATCAGTTCGATGCTCAATATGAGTATGGTGCTAACGATGAAGAACATGATACAGATTCGTAAAAAGTTATATTTGAATGTGACAGCCTTAGTGCTGTCCTTCATTCTTATCACACTGCTTTGTTGGTCCGACCTAAACATATTTGCGTTTGCATACGCTATGCTGCTGGGTCTATCTCTATTCTGCGCAGGCGTTGCTATTGGCCGCGTAGAAAAAACAATTGAAGAACTATTTGAAAAGGAAGATCAGAATGGCTAAGTCACTCGGCGTATACATGACATACGTGTTACGTCACAGTCCGCAATCAATCGGTATTGCTATGGACACTCAGGGTTGGGTATCAGTTTCTGATTTCTTGCAGAAGCAACAATGGCACAAGACAAAGACTGTCTCTCTGGAAATGCTGATCGAAGAAGTGGCGAATGACGAGAAAGGCAGATTCGAGTTGAACACAAGTCAGACCAAGATTCGTTGTGTTCAAGGACACTCCGTCGAGCATGTGATTCTTAACTTGCAGGACTACATGCCTGAAGATTACCTGTATCACGGTACTGCTGAAAAGAACTTGGCAATCATCTTACAGGAAGGTCTGAGCAAGATGCGCCGCAAGCACGTTCACATCTCTGACAACCAAACTACTGCAATGCAAGTAGGTCAGCGACACGGCAAACCTGTTGTGCTTTCAGTTGACGCCGCTACTATGGCTTCTCATGGATATAAGTTCTACCGTGCAGAGAACGGAGTCATTTTGATTAACGAAGTACCTCCACGATATCTTAGGATTGCTCATGAATAAAAGATACTATCAATATCTAGGTGGTCGTCGATTCGTCAGATCGCCTAGCGGTACTTGGTACTTCGTGTTTCAGCGCGATGGTGCTATGGTAACGAACAGCAACGGAACAACGTTCTACCGTACAGGTTCAGAAGTGTGGAAAGATATCACGATGACTGAACGTAACCAACTTGAACGCATGTTCGTGGAATCGAGACAAGCCGAACGCAAAGTAATGAAAGAGGAAGATATGCACTGGCTGACCCTGATCCGTGTTCTTATCAATGACTCAATGATTGAAAGCAACGAAAACAAGGCCGAATTGGCGGGGCTTTTAGATGGGCTGCGCATAGCGTCATATCAAGAGAAGCTGTCTGATCTAGACACATTATTGGACAAAACGTCTGTATAAAGTGTAAGCACAACCTGATATACTATCTATGAACGCTAGACATTCTGTTTAGCTATTTACATGAGGAACATGTACATGAAAAAGATCAAACACACTTTCCGCCTTGCTGACTTGGTTCACATCAAACCAAACACAAAGAAAACCCGCAGTCACTTCGAATCCGATGTTGATGCAATCGTCGTTGGTCGTGATGATGAAGAAGACAAGTATGACCTTCACATTAAAGGTGTTGGTGTAAGTGCTTGGTACCCAGCAGAAGATCTGATTCTGATCAAACATGATCAGAGCGAACTGCTTGACCAGTGGGAATCAGGCAACTACGGGAAAAAGAAGCGCAAGATTCCTAAGACGCTGCGCAACTTCACAGCGATTCTGCCTGTGACCTGCAACGCCGATTGTTCGTTCTGTCCAGAGAAAGAGATGGAAACGAAAGCAGGCCAGAAAGAATGGCAAGACAATTTGATCGCTTCTATTCTTGCGCATGAACATCGCTTCGACCACGTATCAATCAGTGGAGGCGAACCTACTCTGCGTCAGAAATTCCTGTTCGAAACGATCGACCGTATTCTGTCTGAGACTTCAATCAAGAAAGTCGGTCTGACCTCCAACGGCCAATTCCTTGAGAAGCATAATAACACTCTGGACTTTCTTGATCGTAACACAACGCTTGAGATGACGAGCAAGCTGTCGCATCTGAATATCAGTATGCACTCATTCAACCGTGACCGTGCAAACGAAATTATGGGCGTGAAGTATCAGCACAGTCTGGAAGAGCTTGCCCGCTTTCGTCGTCAGTTAGGTCGCAACGTTAGCTTCCACATTAACTTTGTTCTGAATGAAAAGTCCGATGACTATCAGAAAGAGTTTCTGGCAGCACAAGCTTTCATGAAAGAACATCCGTACATTGATGTTGTATTCCGTGTTGACTACAACAACAAAGAGCTGTCGCAAGAGCTGCGCGACTACGCTATGGCCGTTGAAGAGTATCACGCACAATCTGCTGATGCTGTTAAACGCCGCTTGAAGTTCAAGGCGCCTAAAGTATTACGTCCTAAGCTTGTTCAGAAGTTTGATGGAGTCTTCGGGCATAACGAAGATCACGAAGAAGGTGCTTGGACAACGGGCTGTCCGTCTTGCTTCACTCACTGTTCTGATTCCGTCAACAATAGTCATGCGTACTTGAAAGCGAGTTCATACGAACCGAATGAAGATGAAGATGAATACACTGAGATGGTGTTTCACATGGACGGTAAGTTGTACTTCGATTGGTCGCGTGTGGATGTAGTGCCTGCTAAGAAACCGAAAGCAAAGAAAGTTGTGGCGAAAGCTAAGAAAGAAAAGACTAAACGCGATTGTGTGTACTACCCGCGTTCTGGTTGTTCTTATGCTCGTACTGGCGTAGGCTCTTGTCAATTCTAAGGGGATAAAAAATGAAACCTGTTGAACATTCCGAAGGTTACTGGGCATCTGCACTCTGCCCTCTTCTGCCTACAGCGATTCATAAAGATCGCGCATGGCACGGCAAGAAACTGTTTCTTGCAAAACTTGATCGCGTAGAGTTGCAAGCGAACCGTGTGCAATTCCGTGGCATCTCTAAATGTCGTCTGTGTAACTGTCAGAACGGTGGAGGTACCTTTGAGTATCTCGGCTGGCGTTGGCCTCAAGGCTATTCTCATTACATCGACGAGCACAACATCAAGCCGTCTGCTGAGTTCTTTGAATTCGTTAATCGCTGTACGACCGACCCGAAGATCAAAGTAGACGTTAGCACAGGCGTAACGAAAAAAGAGATGTTGCTTCTGGAGCATGTTGCATGTGCCTATGCAGGCAGCGAGCAAGTGCGCCTCCATGCAATGTATATTGTGGCTAAGATGCTACGTGCTGAACGCGGCCAGAACATGCCGCACACTAACGTGGTTATTGTTGATGAAAATAGTAGCGAAGACGAACTCCGCGCTGCTCTGAAAAGAATGGGAGTCTTATAATGTATTCTGTTTATTACACTGCGTACCATACGTGGCGCAAACGCTTTTCTGCTGTCGTCGTGTTGTTAGTTCTGACTCTGATTGCTCAGGGTTACATGAGCCAAACAATGGCGAACAGTTACTGGATGTGGATTGGCATTCTGTACATCATACCGCTTGCTGTTAGTTGGTACTACATGGCTTTCTATAGTGACTGTCTGATTTCTGATTTGCAGGCAGGAACTCACGTTGTCTGTCCTGGCTATGACAAGTGGAAAAAGCGACACATCGCTTGGTACACAAAACGTTTTGGCAGCGCACCTCGTATTAAACAGATGGGGGATAATAACTAATGATTACTTTCCTTCTCCGTGCTCTAGGCCTGCGCTACCCCTCAGTCTATTGTGCCCTGAACAATATGCGCAAAGATTGTGTGCGTATCTCCTATGACTCTTACGTTGTAAAAAATTCTTCTGGACTAGCCGAAGCAATCAATGACTATATCAAAAATACTTACGATATGGTTAGCCCTAATGATCGTGATACAGCTTCGGCGTTGCGCGTTAATCTTTTAGAAGGTGCAACAAACGTGCATTATCCTAGCGTTGTGTGGGTGACGCAGAGTTCATTAGAAATTCTGCATGTTGATTATGATCAATCTGATGCGTACGGAGCGTAGCTAATGAGTCGTCTGTTTACTGAGAACCACCGCAAGAAACATCACGTTGCTTCAACTGACCCTAAGTATCATGGTGCTGAGTGTGAAGCAATCTATCTCAACGGTATGGAGTTGTTGAAAGAGCATCACTACCTACGCTCTGTGCTGACCAACATAAATATTGTTTCTAGTTCTTCTGGCATCACTAATAAGACAACGCGCAAGACTCGTAACGCTTGGGTGAAAGCTGTTGCTGCCCTAGCAGACGAACCGCGTAGTCGTGCAACTCTTATTGCTCGGTACAACGATGTTGCCGAGCTGCTGAAAGATGCAAGGCACTCTTATTCCGAGTACCACAGCGAACGACACGGCGTGCCTATCCTGTATCACGTAGTCGACCCGCGTATGCAGGTTCTCGTCAAGTGTCACACTCACGGGTATGCCCGTCACTATATCGACTCAACGGGCATCATCGCAAAACTTAAATATATTAAGGTGTAAAGAAATGGCTGTAGGCTTTGGACCTGCTGATGGTGTTCAAGATACCATCCACGCAAACTTGATGAATGAACTTGATCGCGTTCGTTCAGAACTTCAAGGTAGTGGTAGCGATTATTGCCATGACTGTGACGCAGAGATTCCAGTCATGCGCAAGCTTGCAATGCCGAACGCTATCTACTGTGTAAGCTGTCAATCAGATCACGACGGCAGCGCTCACGTTTCCTACAACCGACGTGGCTCGAAAGACTCACAGTTGAGGTAAGTATGGGTATCAGATATATTCCTCGTTGGATTTACCTGAGTATCAAACGTGTCGTTCTCTCCATCGAATTGAAACTGCTCGAACGTAAAGTCCAGCGAACGGAAGAACAAAGAGTTGTGTTCGATGCGATTGCGAACATGGGCGTTCGTGGTCATCAAGTCTTGGTTTACTTTGATCGTTACTACAAGAAACCTCGTGGCATTAGTCACAATCTTGTTTACTTGTGGCCGAAGAAAACATTGCATCAAGTATTCCACAATAACGGTATTGAAGTGTCAGACACACCTGACTACGAAGTTGCGTTCAACCAACTACTCGACAAAGTATACAGAGAAGATAAGCATGAAACCGACTATATGGAAAGTTAAGTACACGCAGAAAGATAAGCCAAGCAATACGCATGGCGCTATCTTTTTCTCTCAAGAGGACTTTGAGAAATCTGCGTGGTTGCACTCTCTCAATTTCACTGTCGATGTTCAGACATTCATTGAGCTGCCGCTTGATTCGTTTCAATACCCAAACGTACCAAGCACCACGGAACCTCCGCGTATCTTTAGCGTTAAGCATTACACAGGCGACGAGCATCCGTCACTGATAGGCATGAAGCAATACTTCCACGTCATTGGTGATCGTGAGGAAGTACAAGAGTTTGCTGACATGCTCAACACCGCACTGCTGTGTGCGTCAAAAGTTAAACAGTAGGTGAATCATGAACGAGAAATTCGGTGGAATCTCTGACGAAGAAGTGGAAGTCTTCTTGAAGCAGAATGGTTTTATGCAAGTGCGTAAGCTTGAGACAGGTGAATGGATTGGACTGATGCGCCTAGCATTCACAATGAGCGTGTGTTGTGATATTGATGACATGACACCGTTTCGTTATCGTTGGTGTTTCAGCGAACTTGCCGAAGCCATGCACTTCTTCGCTGTATGCAAGTCTGTGACAGAAGTACCAGAAGAAGATCGTAGACATTCACTTGCTGGTCATCGGTACATTGATAAGCCGTTACTCGTTCTGTACAACGAAGTGGGGCTGCCTCGCTGGTAGTCGATACGATTCTGTAAATCCCCTCTATAACTGTTGAGTAAGGAAAAGAAAATGATTAAACAACTTCCGAACATCGTCAAAGGTATGAACTGTGACGATGCTGCCGATTACGTCGGACTTCACGAGTACAGCGCTACTGTCAAAGGTACGTGGCGTCTCATTCACGGTTTGAGTGCAAGCGGTGAACGGGTCGTTGTCCTGTCCGTACCTCAAGAACATCATGTGCTGCCTGACTATAAAGGCGTTCAGACTCTTATCCACTACGGCTTCAAAGAAGTGGACGCTCTGCTTGCGTTGTGTATTCATCGTAACGAGTATGCACAAATGAAGAAGAAAGACAGAGCTGCCAAACGTAAAGCAGCCGAAGTAAAACAACAACCGCGTCGCAGCGGTCCTGTATCTCTCGACGATCTTTAAGGAACAATCATGACAACTAAACCTGAACTGAGTGAGTTCGCTAAAAGCGGCCGTATCGTTCGTCAATGTGAAATCCGTCTGGCTCTTGCTGATTGCTATCGGACTCTGCGTGATAACACATTCTTGCAGTCGATTGAATTGCCTGCTGATGAACGTAAAGCATTCAACATGTTCACGTCTACCATGGACGAAGGCGATTGTGTACGCTTCCAGTCAATGGTATCAACGTGTGCATTCGCTCTCGATAAGTTTTGTAGCGGCGCACTGACTGATCTCTCTAAACTGATTGCGCTTCATTATGATCGCAGCCGTGAAGAAGATAGCGTCCGCACTTCTATTCACCCGCATCAACAAGCTATCATGGATGATCTTGCACGTACTGAAGGTGCAACTATTCATGTGGCTTCTGTTGAGCCTGAAGAAGACATTCGCACATTCGTTGCTGCGTTGATCGAATACATCAAAGAGCATCTGGACGAAGAAGACCGCGAGCCGTGTGTAATCGAAATCTGCGAAGCGCTTGAAGGTGAAGAGTACGATATCTTCGCAGACAAGACCGAAGACGAGATGTTCGCGTTCTTGCGTGAAGCGATGTTTGCCACAGACATTCCTGTTGAAGATCTCAAAGAAGATGTTCTGAATGTTATTCAAGGAAACGGCTGGCCTCAAGTTGGTATCTTCGGGGCTGACGAGGCTGACGATGAAAACTACGCACTCGCTCCTTAATCGTTACTGGCGCGAACTGATCATTGTGATTGTGTTCGCTGCCGTTGCTACTGCTGTTATTTTCCTTGGAGTAGAAAGCCCGAAGGTTGTCGTGATAGTGGCAATCATCTGTGCTCTCTACTTCATTGCTGTTCAGGTCTGTAGACCATCTTATGGGGATAAGAAAGAATGAAAAAGAATGAAGTTAAACTGAGTGCGAAAGATATTGAAGCAGGCAAGAAGCAAATCTTAGACATGTGCCTGCATTACGGTATCACTGTTGAAGCTGGTGGCGTGGGTTATGAAACGCTGTACACCGATGACATGGATGAAACGCAAGGCGGCTGGTATTGTTCTTTCGATAAGAAGATGAAAGAGCGACTGCGTGAAGCGCGTGTTACTTCGTGGCAGAACATCGGCATGGTGTCTGATGATACCATCAACGGCTTACTCGTCAATCTGCGTGACTTAGGCACCAAGCTGCGCAATCGCCGCAAAGCAGATCCTCAGACTGGTCTGACTAAAGCTGAGACTCTGACTAAAATGAAAGTGGCCAACACAAAAGCTGCGATCAACAAGTTCCACAGCACGGGTGCTCTGACTGATGAAGAACTCAATCTTTGCATCAAGCACTATCAAACCTTAGAGCAAGCAATTCATGCAGACCAAACACTGCAACTTGCTTGGGCTTATGTGTCGCAGAGTCTAAACACTCTCGTCCAGTTTAAAGAAGCACGTAAGCGCAAGTAACATAATGGGAGATCTCGACAAGAGGTTTCCCATTAGTCATTTCTGGAGCAAATTTTATGAAGTACGGATTCGCCTGCAAGCTGATTGATAACAAGGGCAAACAGCCTTTCCCTAATCGCAGTATCAGCTACAAACACTTCGCACCGTTAACTGACGAAGACCAGAGACTCAAACTGATTGAGATCGCTACGCACAACCTGACAATGTTGCTCGCTATGATTCACTATGTCGGACGTCTGCGTATGGACTTGCGTATGTTCCGCATAACAAGCGAACTGCTTCCTCTGTACACGCATCCGAAAGTCAGTGCATTGTATCAAGAGCCTCACATACGATCATTGATTGAACCAATGCTTGCTGAGTGTGGTCGTGCTGCGCGTACACGTCAAGTTCGTTTGTCGTTTCACCCAGGCCAGTTCACCGTACTTGCATCTGACCGACCAGAAGTTGTCGTGTCTGCAATTGAAGAACTTGAGTACCACGCGTACTGTGCATATCAGATGGGATACGGCAGAAAGTTCCAAGACTTCAAAATCAACATTCATCTGAGTGGCCGACTCCGTGCAGAAGGTTTCCGTACTGCGTTCAAACTCCTGTCACCTCACTGTCGTCGCATGTTGACCGTTGAGAATGACGAGATCACCAGCAGCATCGAAGACGTGTTAACTCTAGGTGACTTGTGTCCGATCGTCTTGGACGTGCATCATCATTGGGTAATGACTAACGAATACATTCTGCCTACAGATGATCGCGTTAAGCGCGTGATAGACTCGTGGCGTGGCGTTCGACCTGTTGCACACTATTCAGTGTCTCGACCTGAGCATGTACCGTCACGTGGTATGCCCGATCAGAACAAGCTGCAAGCTAACAGAATGCAGTTACGCGCACACGCTGAATACTATCACAATGAAGACGTAAACGACTGGGTCCGTACTTTCTCTGATTTCGACATAATGTGCGAGTCAAAAGCTAAAAATCTAGCTCGCTTAAAATTGGTGTATTTTGAGTCAACTCTGCATATAATAGGCTGAAATACGGCTTGTGCTGTAGGTCGCACCGTGATAAACTGTACATGAGCACTTTTGCTCGTTTAGCTTGTCTAAAAAGACATAAGGAAACGCTATGTACACTAATCACATTATCGCAAAGAAACCTGCTGCACCTCTGACGTATTCAGCAAGCAACACGTATGAACAACGCGACCGCATCTCCTGCATCTGGCCTGGCTGTCTCGATGTTCCTGCTGCAATTAAACGTTGGTGCCGTGCTCATGAGATTATGATCGATCTCGATTCCTATATGCGCGTTCGATTTCGAGGACGTCGTGCGGATATCCTGACATTGATTGCAACTCACATTGCGCCTAACAATTCTGAACTGACCGCACGTATCGTCAGCACAATCACAGAGGCTTAAAATGAAAATCGAAAGAATGGAAGCTACCTATGAGTTGCGTGATACGAAAGCGGCTTTAGTTGAGAAGAGGGGCTTTCGTACCGTTGAGTCGAAGTATGTTGACGGTACGGAGGTTAGATTACAACGGAGAGACCACGAGGTTCTCGAACGTATCGTTGTAGGCTACGACAGATTTGGTCGTGCCGTGTACGGGTCACTCGTACCACAACGTTCGTTCGAAGTGCGTGACAGCAAGGACGGCGTACCTCAAGTGCCAGCTCCCTAGCAAGCTCACAACAAGAAGCCATAGAATATACAAACTCAAAAATAATTCTGTGCTTAAACCTAGTGGGGTGTCACAAAATGATCGTCATCTGTAATTCTTCAAAAGACTTTTCTTTTGAACGGTTGTCACACGGGGACGCATTTGTTTTTGGAAAGACACGCATGTTACTACGTGCGGACTTTATCGTCCTGACCGACAAGAACAATGCTTTCTATGTTATACGCAAATCTGATGTTGTTTGGTCGCCGGAACTTACTGGTGCAACGCAAATGGTGAAAGTCCGGGCGTTTGCCCAGATTAAACCGTTCGAACTAAACACTGCATGTCCGCAATTCAACAGCCGCGTATACGGAACAGTAGCTTTTCGCAACACGCACTTTGAGTATCGGTTAAATCACCTACAATATAAACCAACACAGTTCGGAGGTTTACATGGCACGGTATCATGTGTTTAGCGCTACCCATCAGTATTACGGCGAAGCTTACGCTGGGACATATCTTAAAGATATCGACATGGGCGTAACGCTGAACCAAGCGGAGTTCAAGGACTTCGCCTCAGCCAAAACTTGTGCAGACAAACTGCATGAGGTTTGCGATATAGGCTGGATTGTCTACAACGCATTTTCTGAAATGCCGATGTACGACACTCGGACGTCTACTGACGAGTCTGTAAATACATAACAGGCCCGCCTACATCTTCCAGTGTGATGCTTACGGGCTTCACGCAAATTCACTTAAATGAGGTTTTACTATGAAACGTTTTATCACTGCTATCGCTTTTGTTGTTGCTTCTTCTAACGCATTCGCTTCTACCCAGTACGTTGCGCCAACAATTAGCGGACTGAACCCAAGCACTGACCTGACTATCACTCATGCACTTGATAGTTCTTGCAGTACAAAGATGGCGACTGCTATCGATCTGCGTGGTGGCCTTGTTGATTTTGCTGTCAACAAGAACACAATAGACACTAAACCTCTGTGGCCTCTGCTGTGTAGTCCGACAGTTGAAGCCACGAAAGTGGATGTGGAACGTGCGGGGCAAGACATTACTCTGACCTATACCAACCGCGATAAATCAATGCCTAAGCTGATTATCGTTATGCAGCGCGTCGAATCTGAGAACGACGATGATGCGCCAACGTATCAGATCGTCCGCGTAGGCGATATGAATGCTATGGGCTATGAAGAACAGGCGGCACTGCAAGACTGGCTGCTTGATTGCTACGCTGCAACTAATCAAGATTCGTTGGCGCTGAACTAATGGCTAAAACGAAAACCATGCTGACGTATTCTAATCAGTTGCAGAAAGATATCTCAAAGCCCGAAGACTGGCAGTTGTTCAAGGACATGCTACTTAATCTTCGGCTTGCTGTACTGACTGAGCCTAAGCCTCATGCTAAAGTGCGTGAACTATGTCGCACTTGGTATAGTGGCGGGAAATATCGAAGCCCGATTTGTGATTCAACCCTTATTCGTTTGTCTTCAACAAAGAAAGCGCATACGCTGTTAGACGAACTGATTGAACTTTATGTTGATATTGAGGAAAAGAATGATGACCAGTAAACCTGTTATGAGTGCAACCCAAATTGAAAACCGTCGCGTGACTGGTGTGCGCAACAAAGTTACTGCTGCCTTGCAAGGTGGTTTCGATGCAATGCGTGTGCCGCGTCCTGATCAAAGCCATGTGCGTGATGCTTTCCGCTTCATTGCTAATCAGGTTCTTCACGCAGGCGCACAGTTCAAGTATGAAGACACTAAGCCAAGTCATGCAGCCGCGTACGATATTATTCGTCAGTACGAAATCAAACTCACTGGACCTCAAGCGCGAATCGCTCGCCCTGATGTTATTGTTGATTTTGAAGATCTGCTGCGTCCGAACTTACAGGCAGTCTGGCCGAGCGTTCTGCGCAATCTAACGATCACAAACTCGTTGCTTCGCAATCCAGATTCGAACGTATTCTCTCCTGACCCTGATGCGAATACACAAAACCTGATGAACTCGCTTGCGTTCTGGTTCACTGAACTTGGCTTGAAAAATATGCTTATCGATCCATCAATCGTTGAGCACACCAACTTAGTATCGATCAACGTTGTCACTGCGGCATCGCACTATGATCTGTCTGCGTGTGATTGGGAGTATCGCAACCGTCTCTACGGCCGCTCGTATGAACCTGATACACAAGAAGTCCCAGACTGGAAAAAGCCAGCACCTTCGAACTGCACCTGCAACACAAGTTCTTATGACGACGATTGCCCTGCTCACGATACAGGCGATGATATTGACGATGAAGTTCCTGCTTTCTATACAGACCGCTACATCGTCGAATTCGAACACAGCCTGCGTGACGTTGATTTCAACGCTGAAAGGCCTGCACCAGTTGCCTTAGATTCCGTACAACAAAAACAGCGCTTCAAGAAAGCAAAGTCTAAAACACCTCGTGGCGGCACGTTCGATTTCATGCCTCAATGGTATGTGCTCGATGAACGTGAAGCGAAAGGCGTATACTTCGCTGTCGTGCTTATGTCTCGTTCTACAGTCGGTATCCCAGTTGTTACTGCGACAACCCGCGAAGCTCTCGCAATCGCAGAAGTCCTGCACTCGTTCGAATTCGACAAATAGAAGGTAGAAACAGCGCTCGAAATGAACGCACTTCTATGATATAATCATAGCTAGAGCATATCGCTCTCACGTAACCTTTAAACATACGTTAATCAGTAACGGGAATATATAATGGCTCGCACACTCTCACGCAAGAAAGCACTCGCCCTCATGTCTGACGCTTACAACTCAAAACACGAACAATACCTTCCACGACTTATGGCGGAAGATATGGAATCGAAACACCTCTTCGAATTCCGTGAGCAAGTTGTCGCTAAGATTCAGGCGGGCGAGAATCCCTCTAAAGTTGTCGATGATATGATCGATACCGCGATTCGCGTTACTCTGGTCCGTCGTCGCACGAGCAATGACTATAATCCAAAACTTTCTGATGTGCTCACTGACGAACTGCGTGATGCACTGCGTAACTTATAAGGTATAAAATGAAAAGCTACGGTTACTTTTTGGTTCTTAACCACATCGCACTCGCGGTTGACAATCCCAGCAAGGAGGCTGGGTTCAAGTCTCTTATCGAACTTGATATGTTCAATCGTGCTTCCTCAATCGTTCTGCCTGATGCTGAGCCGAAAGGTTTCAAGCTCGCAAAAGATTTGACGGAAGCTATCTATCCTGCGTCTGCTGACGTTCAACCAACAATCGGCCAACGCATGATGATGGTGCAAGCCCTTCATGACCAAGAAGTAGCCGCACTGTTAGGCGATACAACGATCTTTGTCGCTCATTCATTCACTAATGATGAATTGATGACACGCTTTGGTTTCTTCTACGACGGTACAGACACTGCGCTGTTCATGCCGTACTACTTGCGCAAACACATCATGGCAGATCAAGCGGTCTTCTGTGAAGGTAAGCTGACGAGTTTTGATTATGCCTGCTCAAACGGTGCAATCACACCTCATGTCCATTCTTACGGTTTGCTGACTGCGCAAGCTTATGGTCACGATACAATGCCAGCTAAGTACCGTCACAATTTTCTTCTCTGACGGAGGCCGCACTCATGGGTGTAGTCAAAGGTATCACATCGACTGAGTTTCCAGCTCGCGACCGCGACGAGTATTCGCAAGTCATTATTCAAATGTCTGACGGTACATTCAGCGCAACGCTAATGCGACGAGATCGTACGGAGCCGCTGAATACAATCTGGCGTATCGACGGCGACTGTCTGCCTGAAGAATTCTTTCAAGGCACTCGCCCTATGTATGTGTCTGCATCGTATCTGCAAGACAACGGCAAGAGCTTGTTAGTTGCAGCAGGTCCGAATGAAGGTCTGTTCTGCGAAGTCTGTTTTGATTTTGATTTGAAGTCAAAAGTTGACGGCGTTGTTCTTACACACCGTGCTAACCAAACAATCATTCAGATTCTGAGCGGACCTCATGAGGGTCGTATCGTCAGTTCTGCTGAGTGTCAGTATTCAATCCTCCCGTATAAAGGAGTTAAGCTGTGATCAAGTTTAAAGTTCTCGTAATCTCTACCGTTGTCCGTGGCTGTGAGTCTGGCGCAGGTGTCAGTCAGACCGTGCTAGACTTCGACACAAAAGAAGAGGCTGATACTGCCGCAGATCGAATCAACGGCACAAAGCCAGTAGAGTATTACTTAAAGAATCAGGCTATCCCACTCTACTGATTTAGGTGACGCTATGAGCAAAGGTAATTTCATGAAGCGCCTTGAAGCGGGCGAGACGTTCTACATGTACGTGTCTGGAAAAGACTGCACTCCAATCGCTCTTGGTCACGATGCTAATATTACGGACTTGCGTGTTGCTATAGGCGGACTTGCGTTTGCTCACAACCTCAAGAAAGTAAAAGTATCTTTTAGTCGCAACATCATGGCAGACCCTGATGGTGTTGTGTATTTCGATATCGTTCAAACAATCACTGTTAAAAAAGAAAAGGTGTACTAATGCAATTTCTCGTTAAGCCAGACCTGAATCGTTACCCAGATTTCATCGTACCAAAGCGTGGCTCTGCGCAAGCTGCTGGTATTGATCTGTTCGCTCAACAGGATATGATCATTACTGCTGATACTGAGCTGTTCGACCTGGGTTTTCAAGCTGCTGTGCCTGATGGTTACGTTGCTATTATTTTCCCTCGTAGCGGTCTTGGCGCTAAGTTCAATGTGCAACTGTCGAACACTACTGGCGTTATTGATAGTGACTATCGTGGCGAGTGGAAAGCTGCTATTCATCTCGGCGGTAAAGGTACGCAAGTCGATCAACTTGATTGGCTGAGCGCTGCGTATCTGCAATCGGACATGGACGAATTCCCTGACCTCGACGATGACGAAGATCAGAAAGCATTGCTGATCAAACGCGGCGAAGCTTACGCACAGGTACTCTTCTTTGAAGTGCCTCTGATGGAAGTTGCGCTGGCCGAAGAACTGCCTGATACAGAACGCGGTGATGGTGGCTTCGGTTCTACAACTGCACCACGTGTCTAATTGGCCAGCGATAGCCATCGCGTATTATCTCGTTGGTTGTGTTATGGCTTATCGTGATTTCAAAGTGGCTAGTGCGGAAGTCAAGAAAGATTCTTACAAGACAACCATTCTTGGCAAAATGCCTCGATATAAAATTGTTTTGTTAGCTCTGATGATTTCCGCCATCGTGGTGTTCATTGATATCCCCACGTGGCCATTTAGGAAGAAACGTTCTTAAACACGAAGGGTCCTTCACTGGGCCCTCATTTATCGTAATATAAACACTATGAGAAAGAAAACTTGCTTGCTGCCACGAGAGCGTAAAAGCCCGCTAAAGAACATGCGCGCCTATCTCGCATTTCTCGCCCGGAAACCCAATGATAATCGCAGAGTATTAGAAGCGTATTGCAATGCAGCGTTAGCTCAAATGCGCCGTGACAGATTCTTTGTTGGCAGGCTCTTTGCTCATAAAGTGTATACGAAGTCGAACAAGGTCGCATACACAGTTGTCTGGATTGACCCATACAACTACGACTGTCTTGTTCTCAATCACAGAGAGAGGAAAGTAGAATTTAAAAATCTATATGGCCTGATTCTTTGATTAGGTCCTAGCGCCTACACACTAGGAGATATTCCAAAAATGTTAGTTATCATCAACAATCGTACCGACGAGGTAATGAACCGCCTGAACGTAGCAGTATGGGTTTGTGTGGCATTCGCGTTTGCGCTTTTAATAGCGTTACGCATTTCGCCGTCATTCGCCAGTATGTCTACAGGCATCGAGAAACCAATTGATGTTTCGTCCGCAGTGTCGCTTGATGCCTCCCATCGAGTGGCTAAACAATACAAGGAGATAGCTGCATCTGAGCAACAACAAGAACGAAGGCGAGAGAAATCCCTGACGAAAGAACGCCTTCAACAATTGTATGCACACCTGCCGCACCCGTCAGACCTAGGCAAGCAAATTGATTTGGCCGCAGCAAAGTATGGCGTAGACGCAAAACTCGTCCTCTCTATCTGCGTGTCCGAGTCGCATCTTCGTGCTAAAGTCAGAAACAAATCTGGTGCTACTGGCTTATGTCAGATAATGCCAAAGATGCACGGGCGTAGTTCCCGCGAGTTACTTGATTACCGTGTTAACGTTGATCTTGCAGCACGTATCGTTTCAGATCTTACCAAGCAATGCAAAGGCCGTCGTGCCTGTGTGATTCAATCTTACAATACTGGCTGGGGAGCATACCTGAAGGGTGCGCGAGCGCCACAATACTTAGCTAAAGTACAGACCGAGTATCGCCGCAAGCATACTCCTTCTTCCTGAGAGGATATAATACAATGAATATTCAATTCGCAGACCTGTGTAAGTTGCAGCGGGAAATATTAAAGCCGTTATCTCCGAACCAAGAGTTCGCTCTGGTTCAGTTGCTCGTTGACGAAGACTGTGCTGATGAAGTTGCTGGCATCATTGAAGTGATGTTGAAAGAGCATGACCACACAGAACGTCTGTATAGTGCTTGGTTGGAATCGTCTAAGCACACAAACGTTGTCCCGCTGATCGTTCCTGTTATTGACAGTGAAAACATCATGCGTGACATTCTCAACCGCGATAATAGCACTCTCGGTCTGGCGGACAGCTTGCGCCACGTTCTTGATGAAGCACACATCCGCATGTTGCGTACTGCTGAATCTCAAACAGAACTGCTGTCTGTATCAACTACTGGTCCTGCACTGACTGTTGATTATGTTGTTGGCTGTATGCTCGACGCTCTTAATGAAAGTCTGATGCCTATCGCAGTACGCCCTACTCAGGAACAACGTGCTTCGCGTAAAGAGAACCTGCTGTCATTCAGCAAACTCAAAGCACTCGACCTGTTCTCTGGCACACTCGATTATAGCCGCGCACTCCGCCCTACTCCTGAACATCGTCAGGAACGTATGCAGATTGCCGCTTCAATCGCACACAGTGCTGGTAAATCAAACGAAGATTATTCCTTCGTGTTTGAACGCTAAGTAAAACTCAACGGGAGACCTTAACTGGTTTCCCGTTTTTCATTCTTGTACGAATTTTTGAGATCAACCAAATGACTAAAATGGTTACTATGCCGTGGGAAACTTCTGAGCAACGCAATGACTTTTTCTCTACGCAAGTGCGTCAGTTAGACTTACATCCTGTGTGGAGCTATGTCGAAGTGCAAAACAATCCTCAGTGGAAAGGTGACCCGCTGCTTCACCACATGCACTATCATTCGACAGAACACATGAAGCAGGTAACTGCACTTGCATTGTGGTTGCTGACAGAAGAAATGCAGTACGCATGGCAGTATGAAAACGGTGCGCTGCCGCTGGCCGTCGCGTGTATGTTCCACGATATGCACCACTCACTTGGTCGTCTTAATGATTCAGGCAATATTCTCATCGCCAAAGATGCTTTCAAAAAGTATCTGACCTTCTGTACAGACCAACGTATTATTGATCAGCAAGAGATCATTCTTGAACTGATTGGCATTACCGAATTCCCTTACATGAAGAACAGACAGCCGAAGAATCTGATTGAGCGCTGTATTCGTGATGCAGATATTCTCTACGGTATGCAGGATGACGCAATGGACGTAGTGCTATTTGCTCTGCGTCGTGAAGTGAATCGCAACGTCAATACTAATACGCGCTACAACCAAGAACAGTGGGCTACAGGCCGTGTTGACTTCCTCATGTCCGTTGAGATGTACACACCTACTGCGAATGCAATCATGGCCTGGGCATTAGCTGAGGATAACGATCACAACCATCAATCTAAGATTGATAGCTGGGCGAAAGAGAATGTATACTTCCGTGATACGACTGCACACCAGCTAAAAGCTAATGACGTGTTGTTCATTGATACGCAGGAAGACAGTACTCCGAAACGCCGTCTGATCGAAAGTGTTGAGACAGTTCATCCATACCTGAACATATACTTCCACGACGGCTCTGCTATCTCGCTGCGTGATGGAGAGAGCTGCGTGGTATGCGAAAGACGCAAATAATAGGCTGAAATAGAGGTTCAGCAAACACCTCATATGTGATATAATAATCAGACACACATAAAGAGAGAAATAGAATGAGAACTTTAAAACGAATCAACATCGGCTCAGATACTAACTTTTTTGCGCTTAACGCAATCGTCGTACCTGTTGCTGCAATCTACATGGACGTCACTATGACGGAGTCAGGCAAAGAACTGAAACTACCTGTACGTGTTGATCCGAACGTATCTCCTGAAGCCATGTCGATATTTGTTGAATACAAACTGGATATTCCTGTGCTTGCCTGTCATCCGATATCTGATACCGAGTTCTATACAGAGATCGGATTTACGTCAGTTAATGCTCGTCGTTTTAATCTTGAACACAGAGGTGTTTCGCCTATCGCTTACATGGGAATGCTGCCTGACGTTACCGAATCTGATGTTGGGGATAAACGATACGTTGCGCCTTTATCAGTTTATCAACTTCCTGAACGTACAGACATTCCTAAACCATTTTCAAAGGTCCGCAGATACGGCGCTGTATTGCGTACTGATTATTTGCACACACCACTTCTTGATGCTATTGATGACGAAACGTGGGCCGCTCGTTTGCTGGAGCCAACAGGTATGATGTGGTCTGAATTTCTCGAGGGTGCGACAAACGGTAGATTCACACCAGCCGATGATTTGTCTGAATGCTTCGGCGATCTGGATGCGGAGTTTGTACCTGAGTCTGACCTAAAGTATCTTGTAGGTCTTAAAGTTAAAAATCGAATGAAGGACTAATCATGATGCACGATTTGTATAAGGTAAGTGCTATCCTGTTCTACGCTCTAGGCGCTATGGCATTCCTTGCACATATCGTAGGCTTCATGAAGAACTGGATGAAGATAAAAGAGATGCGCCAGAAGAGTCGTGACAAGCTGAAAAAATCAGTAACGCCTATGGCAGCAATTCGTCGTCGTCTTAAACAAGCAAAGCGCGATACACTGCGCAATAAGAGGTAATGCTATGACAACCAAACAACGTAACAGCCAGTATATCCGAAGTCGTGTGATGTTAGCCCTTGATGCAATGTTCGCACGTAAGCAAGAGCAGAACCTCGCTGATGATACAGCGTTCTCCGTGTTACAGACAGACCTACTTCCTGTTGGGGAAATGATGTTCAGAGATGCCTCAATGATTGAGCGGTGTCTGCAAAGTCCCCACTTCGTTAATCTCTACGGCGCGTATACAATCACTCCTGCTCGTAATCAAAAAGACGAGCGCGTTGTTGTTTTCGTTCGTGTGCCTGATATTGATGACGTAGTGCAAGTGGAGGTACTGAACGATGGAACAAATTGATATGTTCGCTTTCAGAGAAGCGCAATCAGTGACACGATTCTCTGAGTACCACAACCCTGCTATTTCTGATGATGATCGTGCTAGGACTTGGCGTAAAGCACAAGCAGCCTTTGGTGCCGGACCTGCTGGCAGTCCTATTCGTGTTGAAACTCTGCACAAACAAGTTGGCCGTGTGCATGAACTTGTTATCGTTCCAAGCGAGTTCTTCCGTGCAAAGCTTGTACAGAACATGGGTGAGCCGCGTGATGCAGATGACCAGACCTACTTAACTAACCTGTATACGCATACAGAAACAGTTGGTGCGTTTGTCCGCGACTTTCTTGAGTACGAACAAGACATGGGACTCGTAGGCTGTATGCCGTTATTCACGGCTGCTACGATATATGAAATCCGTCTCGTCATGTTCTGGCATTTGAATAAACTTGAAACAGTAGACGATTGGACTGCATGGTTAAAAGCAGTTAGCGACTACATCGATCAAGAGAAGTGTTTCGAAATCCACAGTTCGACTGAACTCTATTCCAAATAAGCCGTAATGCTCACGGGCATTATACAGGAGATACAAAATGTTATTCGATATCCGTAAGAACTTACTCATGGTTCGTGTTGTTATGGGCGGCCAGCCTGTGTACAACTTCTACAATGCGTGTGGTCGTGAGTATCAACTCACTGGCCTAGTGTGGAAAGAAATTGTAGAGCGCCAGTTCTCTGGTAGTCTGAACGTACAAACTGCGTGGGGTCAAAGCGTCCGCATTGATCGTCAGACTTTCATCTTCGACGAATCGGGTGACATGTTGATTCGCCTGTATGTAGGTCCGTACGGTTCAATTGATGTACCTGTCGCTGATGTGACTAACGGCGATTCTATCTTCAACGTGATTGACGGTGTGTGCATTGAAGACTCAATGCGTGGTGATATCCGCGCCCACCTGCGGGCAACAAACAGACCTGTTGAAAACATTGTCTGGTATCATGATATGTCTGATACTGAGCTGCGTATTGTTCTCAAGAGCTTCGGGCAAGGTCCGATGCGTATCGACAAAGCTGACACAGAAGGTCTGCATAAGATCTGGGAAACGTTTATCGAACGTCACGATGACGTGTACAAATACACGCACAGAGCAATCGGTATTGAAGACGATGAAAAGATTCCTGCTGATCTGCGCCCTGAAAGTCTGCGCCCGATTTCAAAACGTTCTATGGCTCCGAATAAAACCGTTGAGCTGATGAACGTTGCTCTATTTGACATACTCAAAGTCATGGCCATTATTCCTGTAGATGCGGAGAATGGACTTGATCGCCAGCAGTTGCATGACATTGTTTTCGAGTGGTACAAGTCGCTTGAAGATGATCGCCTGCCTACGTACTTGAGAAACCCTCAGTTCACTGTCAATTTCATCTACGGTATGTTGCCCGACTATGATTGGAAAACAATCAATGACGAGACAGAAGACTATCAACAATCTCTCGTCCGCGCTGCGCTTATCGAGCTGGAAAAAGAATTCGAATTAAATCCACGCCCAGAATTGAAGCAGACTGGTGCGTGTAAGCTTCCTGAGCTGAGGCTTCTCTCTGATGTGAAGTGGGCTATAGTGCGCCGCGTCTTACGCACTATTGAGACACGTTGTGCTTTGGGTCATGACGTACTTCGTATCGGCATCCCAGACGTTCTCAAACTTCTTGAGCAAGATGATGTATTGTCCTCGCTGCACAAAAGCCAGCTTGTGACTCTTGCTAGTGCTTTAAGCCACTTTGAAGCAGCAAAACAAAATACAGAATACCTGAAAGAACTAATTACATATGCGGCGCTGAACATAGAACGTCTTTCAGATGAAGCCGACGAAGAGGAAGAAGAAGACGAGTAAGCTTCTTCCGATTCACACTCAATCATACCTAACATTGTAGGGAACAAAAATGGTACAGTTTAATAAAAAGATTCTTGTAGTTGACCGCGTGTCTCTCGTAATGAATGACGAAACTATTGCTGCGTGGGGAATAGCTGCTGGTGCTGATCGTGAAGGCGCAGCGACTAACACTGCCCTGATACTCGGCAAGCTGCAACGTGATATCGCTTGTTCGCTTTATACGAACCATCCAGAAGCTGCGCTGCGTGGAGAAATTCTCTGGACCTCTTACGGTAGCGTGTCACTGCAAGGTCTGTTCGTCATTGCGTCTAATGCTGACAATGAACTCCTCAACTCTATCGAAGATCAGGATTACCTGTGCCATCTTCGTAGCATTCAGGAAGTTGCCACTGCCTCTGGTTTTAACGTCAACATCCAGCGCGTTCAAACGTCATTCCCGATCAATACAATCGAAGTACCTGCGTCTCTCTTAAACTCCTGAGGTGATATCATGACAACAAAGACAATGACAGTACCGAATGCTGTAATCGTTTGCGCCATGCGTGAGTCTAGTTCTTTCATGGGGCAGAAAGCAGACGGCTGGGTTTATCTGCCAAGCAAAGAAGCGCTCGAACAATTCAAGAAACACATTGAACAACACAAGCGCATTGAGGAGTACAGCTACATTGTGAGCATAGACCTCAAAGTAATCAATGAAGCGGGTATGCTGCAACTCGCGGACTGCATCAACGACGAAGATGATCGCCCGTGGCTGTGGTCGAATGATGACTTCTCTGTCAAGCTGTGGTAGCTATCAAGTCTGCACAAAATAGGCTGAAATAGCGGTATCAATAAAAGCCTCAATATGATACAATAGAAGCGTAGCAGATGCTGCGCTTTTTTACTTTATAGTCTGAGGAGACTCGTTATGTTAGAACCAATCAAATTCAATCAGTCTGAAATCGATCTGCAAGACGCAATCATGGAAGTAGCTGTGAGCAACGTTATCAAGCTGACACCTAACTGGACTGATATTTGTCTTGCTGCTGCCCGCCTGTATCTGACAACCTGCGATATGCTTAACGGAACAATTCCTGAAATCCGTTTCATTCATAACGGAAAGTCTACTCGCCTTGAGTACCGTCTCAAAGAAGTTGAAGGTACCGAAGATTTTGAAGCTGACGCTGCGGACATTGAAAAGCAGAAAGCAATTCTCGACGCGATGTTTGACACTGCTGAGAAATCAGAAGACGGATTCAGTTACGGCGACTTGCTGATCTGTTCGGGTCGTTTGTTCATGATTGGTTACGATGGTCTTGCTGGAACCAAAGACGTTCTGAAATTCCGTCACAACAAAAAGAACTTCACTATGCACCTTGTTGAGGCCAAATAAATGGAAACCTATTTCGTACTCAAACGTCACATGCGCGATAGCCGCAATCTTGCATTCTTCCACGACGATAAGTGTCTGGCGATGTTCTCAACACGCTTGATGCAACGTGTGCTGGAAATTCTTGAGCTGCCTACAGTTATGTCCACAATCGTTTGGGCAGACGACAAAGAAACGCACAACCGTCTGTTGATCGTTGACCGCTCATTCATAACACGCGACAACGAAATGCGCACTAACTTTGAACTGTCGATGATCACTTCGCCTGCTGGCCGTCCTGATTATTCGATACCTGTTGATGTGTGTCGTATGCACGACGGCATCACACCGTACATCAAAGAGATTCGCATTGAACAGGCGATTGCTCAACTCATGCTGAAAGAGATTCAAACTCTGCTGCTGTCTGAACCTAAAGAAGACGACGAAGACATGTATGAGTCTCTTTTAGACGGCGACGAAGTATCGGACATAGAATTCTCTCCTGAGTTCCTGCGTCAGGAAATTGCCGACGGCTATCGCACAGAAGACTACATGCTTCGCCTGAGCATTGAAGACGTATTGGAGATACACGATAAAGAAGTCGGAGTATTCATGCCAGACCACGAAGACCAAGACCAAACACCTTTCTATTATTAAGGCAGTACAGAATGAAAACAACAAGTGACCTTGTCAAAGAACTCAAACAACATGGCGTCTTGATTATTGAAGACCACATGAAACACACTCTGCCTGATTTAACTTTCACGCTTGATTGTATGTGTATCACTTATTCTAAGCGTGAGATTGAAAGTACCAAGCTGGGCCGTGTTGTTCGTATTCGAATGATGGCCGCACACTAATACATGCGGTTTGCCTGACGTGCCTCACACTCAACCACGCATTTGCGGGTGGCATAGTCGGGCTCTTTTTGAAATGTGTTTGTTTGACGCGCATTACATAAAGATAAACCAACAGGAGGCTGTTATGAACAGATTTACCGCAGTATCGAAAGACGCACAAATCGTTTTGCTGAGTTGCGCTCTCGCAGGCACGCTGAACATTCTAGGCAGAGAACATCAAGACGGCGGAAAGCAGGTATTCGAATTCACCCTTGCTAAAATTGGCCTCGCACCAGACGAGTTCAAATTCATTCTTGATCAAATGTCGTCTGATGTGGAAGAAGAAGTCAGATCTGTTACTGGTCTGCCTGACGAAGACGAAGACACCGCGTCTGATTTAGACACTATGGAAGACAGCCCAAACAAAGGCGAATATGATACAAGCCGCATGAACAAAGATGGCTGGGAAGATTTAGACCGCTAATGTGAAGTCTGCATAAAACAGGCTAAAATAGAGGTTGAGACATATATCAACACCTGTTATACTTATTAGACAGCGAGACATATGTGTTGCTGAGTTCGATTGATAGCTTTTAGCTGTATGTGAACTTTTCCCCCGCATACAGCTCTTTTTAAAGTGACTTGATTGAGGTTGCTTTAAAAAAGACCAGCTATTTGATGTATGCAAAAAGTTGGACGAAATAGCGGTTGTGCAAAATGCTCTGCCTGCTATACTTATATCTCTAGCGCAATAACGCGCACAACGTAGTATCTCATATACAATACTGAGGAGTATTAATCATGGCTATCGAAACTAACACAAATCTGGTTGGCAAAACTATCGTTCTGTTGGACGGCACTAAAACTAAAATCACTGATGCAATCGCGTCTGGTTATAAAGTGAAAAGCCGCACAGCCCGCGTATCAACTCGTTGTGTAGTTAAAGACGGCGCTCACTTCCGTGAAATCGAGCGCATGAACATGAGCCAGTTAGAAGATACAGGCGAAGGTTACGTGAAAGTGAAAGACGCGAAAGCGACCAAGTCTGCTAAAACCGCGAAAGCTGAAAAGCCAGCTAAGACCGCGAAGACAACCAAAGCAGATAAGAAACCTGCTAAGCCGTCTAAGAAAGACGAACCTGCTCCGAAAGTTCGCAGCAAGAAAGAAAAAGAAGCGAAGCAACAAGAAGATTACTTGAGCCTCGCAACTGCGATCATTAAAGGCGGCAAGAAAGTTGCGCCTGTCGAAATCGAAGCAACCGACGCTGAACTGACAGACGCGATTGCAAAACGTCTGGTCGATGTTCTCGAAAATACCGAAATCGCCCGTGTAGCTGCTGACAACAAAACGCCGATCGCAAACGCAATCGCAATCACGTACGGCGCTGAGTTCGCCGAAGAAGCTAACGTGCTTCAAATCACGCTGAACCTGCAATACGCTAAGCCTGTAGTATCAGCGCCTGAGCCTGAGCTGGATGAAGCTGTTGCTCGTCGTGCTGCTAAACTCGCCGCTAAGAAAGTGGGCAAAGTGCTGGCGAAAGCGATCAAAACTGCATTCGACCTCGAAGATGCAAACGACCTGCTGCCTGGTACCGTGTTGCTCAAAGCAGAAGAAGAGTTTATCTTCTGCGGCGAAAGCGCGAAACATGCAGGCAAAGCGCTGCTGTACAAAACAGCCGACGATAAGTTTGCGTCTGTCGCTGCTGATGCTCTGACTGAATACGAAATTGTTCAGGAAGAAGCTGAGGCCGAAGAAGAGGAAGAGGAAGAGGAAGCTGATGAAGACCTCGATGACTCTGACGCTTATTCATACATCGCCGTTGATAAAGACCAGCTCGCACTCGTTAACAAGAAAGTGACTGCTAAGTATCACGCTGCAACCGCTGAACGTTTCGGCGTTAGCGAAGAAGCTCTGGTCCCTGGCCTTGTCGTTACAGACGGCGACACAACGTTTGCTTATCTGGGCTTCGATAGCAAAGGCGGTATGCTCGTCATTGACAATGAAGCCGAAGATCAAGATGTTCTGTGCTACTCAAAAGCAGACATTAAATCTCTGGTAGACTTCTCGCCAGTAGTTGGCGAAGCGGACGAAGCTGATTCTGACGACGAAGAAGACCTCGACGACGAAGAAGAAGCTGCTGATGACGAAGAGGAAGAGGAAGCAGACGACGAAGAAGAAGCTGATGATGACTTCGACTTCGGCTCTGATATCCCGTCAGAAGATCTTGAAGACCTGACCGCTGATGAACTGCGTGACCGTGTTGTTCACTTAGGTCTGTCTACCCAGAAGAAAGCAGATCGCATGGACGAAGACGAACTCCGCGCACTGCTGACTGAATAAGCTGTACTCACTGTAAACTGATATGATAGCGGTCTATGAAGGCCGCTATACTTTGACTAATCGCGCTGATTGAGGAATCACAACTATGTCAACTTCAAACAAAATGTTATTGAACGCCCGTGTACGTCGTCTTGATGGTACTGTTACTCACATCAACAAGATCAACACTAACGGTTATAGCACTGATGCCAAGGGGCCTCAGATACCTGTTAAGCGTCTCGTTCTTGCAGGCAAATCTTTGAAAGAGATTGAAGCGCCGTTCGCAAAAGACGAGTGCATCATCTCACAAGGCGTTACAGTCAAACTGAACAAACGCCAGCAACGTGAACTCGCAGATAAAACGCTTGATGAAAAAGCGTTGCGTCCTGACTTCGGTAGCTTGGTGTTTATCGACCCTGACACAGGCAAAGCGACTGACGGCAAGAAAGTGAAAGTGAAAGCTGGTGCGAAAGAAAGTCTGAAAGAAACGCGCAAGCATAACAAAGAGCCGAAAGTTAAGAAAGCAGAGAAAGTTTCTGCCAAGAACGATCTGAAAGATTCACTCGACCTGATTGACGAACGTAAGGCGCCTAAGTCTGCGCTCGTTGAAATGCTCACTGCTACACTCGAAGGCGATACGACGAAAGAACAGCGTAAGCAATTCGCTGATGCGTTTGGTATCGACTGGAAAGCTGCTAAGAAGCTCGGCGGCAAGGGTATCGTTAAGCAACTCGGACGTAAAGCTGCGCAAGCTGCTGCTGACAAGCTGAATGCTACTGTGACCTCTGATGCGTTCATTAAGCAGATGCCTCCTGAGTTGAAGCGTCTGATGCGTGAAGGTTCGCTGACCCTGAACAAAACACAGATTGAGCGTGTACTGTCTGCGCTTGGTCTTGATACGAAGTTCTATGCTATCGCAATGCAGAACTTCCTGGGTAATCTGACACTGGCTATCAAGCCTGAAGAAGTGAAGACTACGCAGAAGAAAAAGAAAGCTGCACGTCCGCAGTATGCGACTGATAAAGACGCGAAGCGCCGTGTAAAGAAGATGACAATAAAGCTGTTGGCGCCTGATGCGAAAGGTATGAAGACTGCTAAGGCTCACCTGAAACAGGCGAAAGCAATCTTAGCCTCTAAGCTGGGTATCGCTACAAAAGATATTAAACGCGGTCTGATTGTGTATCACAAGAACGGCGTTGATTACATGTTCGTGGCCTGTGATGTACGCGGTCCGATCTTCATCGACAAAGATGGTGACCCGGCAGTGTATACTTACGCGAACCTGCAAGACACGTTCGACTTCACACTGACGCCAACCTCTGAGCTGGACGCCGCTGTATGAAAACATCTGAAATAGTTATGACAGGTGTATTTGCTCAACTGTATGCGCGGCTAGTAATGGCCGCCATCAATAAAGTTCACATCTACTACATGGACTTAGCGCCTGTAGTGTTCGGTGTGCAATTCAGTAAGATGGATAACTCGCAAGTAGAAGCTGTCTGGCAGATGCTGCGTATGTCCATGCAAATGGATATGCAACACAATAGACCGCCGCTCGCTGCGCTGTTTGTCAGTCGCGCTTCTGAGTTAAAGAAACCTGGCCGCTCATTCTTCAATGAGTATGAGAAGATTACAGGAATTAAGCTCTCCTACGAAGACTGGCAGAAGCTCGTTGAAGAAGTATGGGCGCATTATTCAATGCAAGATTTCGTTGGAGAGCAATCATGAAAAAGTTAAAAATCAAATCGTCAATCAGTCGCGGTGGTTACAAGCCGAAGTCTGATGACGAAGCCCGCAAGCTGGTAGTTGAGTTTATTCTCGGTACTATCGGTACTGCACCAACTGTTCTGAGCCAGACGTTAGTTCTGAACGTTGCGAACTACAACTGGCTGACGTCAATACCTGATACTGCTAAGCCTACGCAATCGAATCAATCAGTGTTGCATAAAACTGTAAAAGAACTTAATGAGTTCTGTCGATTGAACAAATTTCCACTGGGCTTACTAATTATGCCCCACACATCATCGAGTGACTATAGCGGTGATGAAGTGATAGCAATCCCGTGGAAACATGTTGCGGCGAATTCACAAAGTCAGTCCGCTGTTAATTCGATTTTCGAAACAGTGATCGCTGATGGATATCCGCAGTTCGTAGCCGATGCAAAAACTTTGCACGTAGACGTAGAGGGTAGCGATGTTTTATGATCACGTATTCACGCATGACGAGCGGCAGGCGTTGCTGCTCCTTGCTGAATCATTCTTTCTGGTAAAAACTGAATGTCCCGACTATCTCAAAAAGTCTAAGCACTCGATTGAGATTCGACACACGATTAATCATCGTGGGAAAGAACGCCGGTCGGGTCACATTGTAACGTCATTCGTTCCGCGTATTCACATGAGCGTTATTCAGCGTCTTGTTCGTGTGATTCGTGACGACTACGATATCCGCGCAGCACATCACCTGAGCAAGTTGTTTGAACTCGGACTCGGCGTGCCGAAGCAACGTGACATTGCACTTTACCTGAGTGACTACTCAAAAGAAGCTGATCCGAAAGGTGTGGGTATGAAGTATATCCGCAAGCTGATTAATGAGTATCACCGCAAGTATCGTCGCAGCATGGCAGGTAGTCGCTGGATTATGCCAGCCGCGTATACTGCGAACATGATGCACATGCAGTCTTTCATTCACTTGAAAGAGAACGGTTATGCGAAGCAACTCAAAGTGCCTGATGGAATACCTGTGGTTCTCGTGTACAACAACACGAACCATGAGCGTTCTGAGTTTACTTTGTGTGACGCATTCATGATAAGCCCGCTGGGCTTCCCTGTACCGTTCGCGCAGATTGCATTACGTCCTGAATTCAAAGCTGTGCCGAAAACGTTTTGCTCGAAAGCACTTCGCGGTCGTGGTATGTACAGCATGGTGATGGGTGTTGTTCATTGGTCTGATACTGATTCTGTGAAGCACTTCCGCGAACTGATGGAAATTGATGCTGATAGCTATCTGTCATTGCTTGATAGTGAACAGTACATGGACCGACGTTCGCCTGAGTATCAAGCGCTGTGCGACAAGCGCGCCGAGTATAACGAACAACGTGTAGAGATGAATGAAGTCCTCGCTAAGTTCGGAACTACGAAGCGTATTCTTAAACCCGAGCAGCAGGCTAAGTTAGACCGTGCTCTCAAGTTCTTCGCAGACCGTAAAGACTTCCTCAAGGAGTTTGATCAGTTTGAGAAGAAAGAACAGCACAAGGCAGCGAAGCAATTCGCAGTAGCCAGTGCGCAGTTCGCAGCAATTGACTGTGGTACTATCATGGACCGCACAACGTATATGGCGGTCAGTACGACACTCGATAAAGTTCACCACATTCTTGGGAAGTGGGGATTTACTACTGTCGATACTGTTAATGCTAGTTTGAAACACTCACTCATGACTTACGGCGAATCAAAAGCAACTCGTCGCTGGTCACTATAACCTTTATCTGAGGAGATATGTAATGTCTGATAACAACGAAAACTTGGGCGCATCAAGCCGCTTCGGCACAGAGTTACAACAACAAGTGACGAACGAACAACGTCGCGCTAACTCTGCTGAAAGTGGTACCGTACATCGCAGCACTATCGTGGTGCTGACTACCCTGAACTCGAACGAAAAATATTCGTACATGTCTGCCGACGAGCAACTGCACGAAAAGCCTATCATCGGTAAAATCATCGACCGTCTGCCTGCGCTGATCGAACGTGCATCAGGTCCGTCTGCTGATAAGAACAGCGCGTACTATCTGCTGCATCCGAACAACGGTGTACCGACCAGCATTGATGAACGTGTTAAGTTCGGCGACTCATTTGCTGCTATCGTTTCATATACTGTAAATAAAGCAGTATCAGAGATGCACGGTACGCTGTCGCTTGCGCTGTTTGCTGCTGTGGATTCTTCTGACTTGTCAGACTTAGCTGCTGAGTTCGGTATCCACGCAATCGCAATCGTGCCTGCTGATAATAGCGGTGTGTTCATCAAAGCACTGACTGAACAACTCGAAGCGCTGCAATCTGTAAACGTACTGAGCATTGACGACACTGATGGTACTCTGGACCGCGAAGTGATCGACTACGCTGCTCTGCCCGGCAATCCAGTAACTGTGGTATCTGGTGCTGTGCGTACTTTCATTACGCAATCTATCGGTGGCGAAGTCATCGCTGCAATCCCAAATAACGGAGAGTTCAACGTGAAACAAAACACAATCAATCCTGCGCCAGTCGATCTTGAAGAAGACTTCGATAATGAAGACGAAGTTGAAGATCAGCAGGAAGACGGTGAAGAAAGTCCTGCGTCTGGTGCCGAGCTGTTCGGCTTCAAGTCAGAAACCCTGACCACTGAACAGATGACCGAAGCTCTGGAAGCTGTCGGTTATGATTGTACCGAATTCGCAGAAGATGAACTGCGTGTATCGTTCGAAACCGAACAGGCGTTGTATCTGTCTAAAGAAGACGCTGCGGAAGAAGAGTCTGATGAAGAAGAATCAGACGACGAAGAAGAAGCGGAAGAAGAATTCGATCCGTGCGCTTCTCTCGCTCAACTGCTGGCTGAAGAATCTTTCGACCGTCGCGCTCTGAAAGTCCTGGTACTGTCACAAGAACTGAAAGTGTTCAAGTCTGACACCGAAGAAACTCTGGTAGCGAAGCTGCTGGAAAACGTCGAAGATGCAACGCAGCAAGAGCTGTTTGAGCTGGTATCAACGTTCGTTGAACTGCTGGGTGAACGTGAAATCGAATGCCCTGCGCTGACTGCCGCGATCTCGTCTGACGACGAAGACACATCAGGTGATGATTCTGACGACGAAGAAGAGTCAGAAGAAGAGGAAGACGAAGATGAAGATGAAGAATCAGAAGATGATTCCGAAGAAGCGCCTGTCTCTGACCTGACCTCTGTAACTGATCCGCTCGACTACTTCCAGTTTGCTGGTGGTGAACTCGAACATCATCATCGTCTGGCCGCTGTTGAAGCGATGGGCGAAAACGTTGAAGGCCTGAACATCATTCAGGTAATGAAAGCGTTCAACCGCATTCAGCAACAAACCAACGCAATCGAAATCACCGGCCTGTCCGTCAACGCCGATGTAGACGATGCAGAAGACGCGGGTCTGGAAGATCAGATTCGTGCGATTCTCGAAGCGAACGAAAGCGGTGATGACGACGACACTGCAATCGAAGATCTGTGGACGCTGCTTGATTGTGCATCTGATGATCAAGACGCTACCATGATTGACGATATCGTTGCGTCTGGTACCGAAGAGCGTCACGCTACCGCTCTGCAATCTGCTGCTGAAACCTACGGCGTGGACATTTCTGAAATGTCTTACGAAGAAGGTCTGCTAGCATTCCTGGCCGAGTTCTTCTCTGAGGGTGATGCAGAAGAAGAATCCGAAGAAGAGTCGGACGATGAAGAAGCGGAAGAAGTTGATGACCGTGAAGGTTACGAAGCTGACACTGCTGAAAACGCATCGAGCCTGCTGTTCCTGAAAGATATCGACAAGTCAAACCCAATCGGTCCGATGCTGTCTGTTGATATGGCGCAAGCGCTGATCATCAACTTCACGCTGACTGATGGCCGCACTTACACTGATATCGAAGCTGAACTGAACGATGTTAACGATGTTAACTATCGCATTCCGTTCAACGTAGGCGCTGCTGATAAAGCTGCCGGTTCTATGCACGTACCTGCCGGTATCATCGTTGATGTTATTCAACGCGCAGGGACCAGCCGCTTCTTAGCTGATCCGAAAACGTTCGACGTTGGTTCATGGGCTGAAAGTCTGGAACAAACTCTCGACGCTGAGATTCAGAACTCTATCTACGAAGGCCGCATTCCTGATGGCGCTGACCCGCAGGAAGCTGGTGTTGTAGTCGGTGACTTCATCGACGAAGACGAGCTGGAAGAAGCTGCCGAGCTGGGTATTGACCCAAGTCAGTTTGACGAAATGGGTACTGGTGATCATCTGCCGATTGCAAGCCTGTACAACGCACACACTCGCGTCCGTCCGGTTAACGATGGTGATAACTACATCGTCGCTCACACCACTGTGTTGAACGTTGCACTGCCGGGCTTCTGGGGAGCTGAGTCTGCTGAGATTGTTGGCCGCATGATTCAAGCTGCTGTCAATCGCGTTATCAGTAGCATCGCAGATCGCACCGACGTTAAAGTCTACGCTGCGTTCACTCTGGAAGCTGCTGCTCTGCTGAACAATAGCAACCTGTTCGCTGCTATGTCTGTGTTGCGTGACATGGAGCGTGTACAAGCGTACTCTGCGGCTGACGCCGCTGCGTTCACCGAAACTGATGACGTGATCGAAACTGCATCTGCTCTGGATGATCGTGACCTGCCGTTCACTGTCCTGACTTCTGGCATTGCACAAGCAACGTTCGAAAACGGCGGTGACCTGACTGTTCTGGTGCCATGCTTCGAAGAAGAAGCTGAGTACGAAGACGAAGCCGAAGACGACGGCGACGACGAATAAGCACAAGCCTGCAAGCGGCTCTTCGGGGCCGCTTCTCTTTGAAGGAAATGTGTAAATGTCAGAAGCAAAGCAAGACAGTATTGACCACGGTGCAAAGCTCGCTGAATTGATTGGCAAGCAAAGCGCAGACTACGACAAGCTGCATTACAGCTATGTTGAAGTACGTGGCAAGAACATGGACTTGGAAGAAGAACTCGCCGAGTCCACCCGCCGTGAAACGAAGCTGCGCCTCGAAGCACGTAACACGCAGCGTCTTAACCGCGACCATGCGATTCGCCTCGAACGTATCATCGAGCAAGAACGTGGTGATAAGGTTGATGCGCAAAACGAAAATGCTCGTCTGCTTGTTCAGATCGATAAGCTGAATGAAACTGTAAAACAGAAGCATGTAGAGCAAGCGTCTGTTGTTCTGCAAATGATAATGTCAGAATCTGTCAGGCAGTTCGGTAATGTTGTTCAAGCTGTCTCGCACATGTTCGTCAATCGTCGTAAGTCAAAAGCCGACGCAGCCATGCAATCAACATTGCTGATGGACTATGTGACTAAACAGCCTTCACTGTATCGCACTGTTGCGCAGTATTACAACTCAATCAATCTGCCTGTACCAACCGCAGCCGCGTTGAAGTTGCAAATGATTGAGCACGTTAAACAGAACGCGCATCTGTATCTCAAAGACCCTGATATTCAAGCCTATCGTGAAGCATTGATTATCATGGTTACGCAACCGACTTCGCAAGTTAATCGCAGCCGCGTTATGACCAGTGTGCGTGATGGTTTCGACTACATCAATGTTTTCGATGCTGGGTTCGACGTAGCTATTCTGTCGGACAATACTTCGTGGGCAGCAACACTGTCTGACTCGCTGTTAGATATTTCGGGTCATCTTATCAGCGCGAATTTTTAATCTGTAAAAAATATTCGTAAAGTAATCTGTAAACACTAATTGAAGTTCACACTGAGCAACTCGCTCAACCGCATAAATCTGGAGCATTAAAGAAAATGGCAAAAGCTACTAAAGGTACTAATCTGGTTCCGACCATTGTTTCCCGTATCGCAAAGAAAGCTGGTTCTATCGGAACTACCAAAGTTAAGCCAACTGATCTGCCGCACGACATTCTGATTGAAAGCGTTCACGCTTCTGAAATCGTCGGTTTCATCACAGACCGTTCTGCTACCAGCGTAACGATTCGTCACAAACGTGGCCACGGTTCTTCTGCTCAAATCGTTTCTACTTTCGGTCCTGGTCAACTGCTGACTGTTCTGGGTGAAGCCGGTTCTCACGGTCAAGTCCGTGCAATCGTGACTGCGCCAGTGTGTGAGCTGAAAGGTTACACTGTTAAATTCGACGGCGCAATCATCATCGCCACCTCAATCGAAACTGGCGAAGTGATTAACGTTAACACCAACCTGCCGGGCTACACTGTTCGCGCTACTGTTAACGAAAACGCTGCTGCTAAAAAGTACGGCACTGCTGCGCCAGTTAAAAACAAAAAAGTTGAAAAGTCTGACAAAGCCGGTAAATCTGCGAAAGCGATTAAAGGCGGCAAAGTAAAAAAGTAACGGCGTCTGACGAAGACTTTTAATAGTCTCTGACGAATCTGTAAAGAATGATTATGCAGCAACATAAAAAATGTGTTGCTGCCGAATACAAACGAATCTGTAAATCTTAATTGAAGCAATAACGCTTCTCGAACTCAAAGGAAATTCGTATCATGGCTAAAGCTAAATCCGCAAACGCAGCAACTCTGGTTCTGGCATCTATCTTCGGTGTTGTTGTTGAGAACGCTTCGAACGAAGAGATTCAAAAGCTGCTGGCAGACGCGGGTCTGACTGTATCCGGTGGTAAAGTTGTTAAAGGCAAAGCTGCTAAAGCTGAAAAGCCTGCTGCTAAAGGTAAAGGCAAGAAAGCTAAAGCGCCGACCGTTGCTGAAATCGTTGCAGCGGTGAAGGAAGAAGAAGAACTGGACATCTCTGCTGTGAGCGAAGATGATCTGCGCGCCGCAGTTGTGAAAGCTAAACTGGCCGCTGCCAAGAAAGCAAAAGCGCTGGACGAAGACGATCTGCGCGAACTGCTGAACGAAGCAATGGGCGTCGAGTCAGAGGATGACGAAGACGACGAAGAAGAGGACGACGAAGAAGAAGAGGACGAAGACGACTCTGACGACGAAGACGAAGACGACTCTGATGAAGAGGACGACGAAGACGACGAAGAAGAGGATGAAGACGACGAGGAAGAAGAAGAGGACGAAGACGACGAAGACGAAGACGAGGACGAAGATGAACTCGACCTTGATTCGCTCGACGAAGACGAACTCCTGGCCCTCGTGATCGAACACAAGCTGGCGCCTAAGGCGAAAGCTAAGAAAATGGACGAAGACGAACTGCGCGAATTGTGCGAAGGTCACTTCGGCGGTGATGACGAAGAAGAAGAGGACGAAGACGACGAAGACGAAGACTTCGACGATGAAGACGAAGACGAAGACGACGAATAAGTCCTGACTCCCGGTCGCTGCCCTTCAAAGTAGAGATGCTTGCGAAGGGCTAATATTCGAAACTTCTTCTCGAATATTTTAGTAAAATGTTTTAAGTTTCCTGTACATCGTATGCTGATTATAGTAATGTACGAGTACAGGGAATTACCTGAATTGAATTTTGTATTTCATCCCGCGACAATACTCGCACAAAACAAATTGAACGGAGTTTATCATGAGCAACAAAAAAATCATCAGCGGTCTGAACAAAAACCTGAAAGCCATCGCCAAATCTGAGCAGGCGCTGTCTAAGACCGTCGCGTCTACTTCTAAAGAAATCGAAAACCTGGGCGCACAACGTGCTGGTATCGAAGCGCAGATCGCAGAACTGAGCGGCGCCGCTGCTGCACCGGTTAAAGCGGGCAAAGCTGCTAAAGTTGCCAAAGCTGAAAAGCCAGCTAAAGCAACCAAAGCTGACAAGAAAGCCGCGAAAGCTGAAAAGGCCGCTAAGCCTGCTAAAGCAGATAAGAAAGCTGCTAAAGCTGAGAAAGCCGCCAAGCCTGCTAAAGCAGACAAGAAAGCCGCCAAAGCTGAAAAGCCTGCTAAAGCAACCAAAGCAGATAAGAAAGCTGCTAAAGCTGAAAAACCTGCCAAGGCCGGTAAAGCTGCTAAAGCAGAAAAGCCGGGCAAAGCTGATAAAAAAGCTGGCAAGAAAGTGAAAGCTGAAAAGCCTGCTAAAGCCGGTAAGAAAAGCAAGAAAGCTTCCGAGTCCGAAGACTTCGACTTCGACATGGAATAAAAAGTAATCGCTGAGGCGGTTGCTTAAATTTAAGAGGGCAGCGCTGACGGGCGTTTGCCCTCTTGTCGTATCTAGCACAATTTTTTTGAAGGAAGTTCAAATGACATCCGATGAACTTAACAAACATGAAGCAGGCGTTATGTCTCGGCTCGATGCGATTCCAAAGGCATCGGCACCACAAAAGAAACCTTCTTACTTCGAACTCGTATCACTCCGCATCGAAGCGTCTGGCCGTCTGGCTCGCGCTCTCTTCACTCTGCATTCTGCAAACGTTATCAGCATGAACTTAGCGCATGACTCGGCCGAGCAGGAAGCTCTGACAGTTGCTGAAAAGCACTGGGCTGATATCTGCAACGGCCTTGTGCCTGTACAAGACGGCACAGGTACAGTCAAGCTACGCGCTGATCTTCCTGCATGTATCGAAGCGTTTCGCATCGTCGTTATGGAATGCGCTCAACGTGCTGCACTCGATAAAGAATGCAGAGAGAAGATGGCTCATGGCGAAGGCTTTAAGCTGCTGACTCAATCCACTCAACTCTCCCTTCCTGTTAAACATACCTGCAATGAGGACTGCGATCATGGCACAGAAGCTATCTGAGCAAATCAACCGTTACTTCAATCTCATGGAATCAATCCGTAAGCAACTGTTTCGTGTTATGCCTATCTCTAACCGTTACTTGTGCATCGTGAGTTTCAGTACGCAGTATCAAGCGGTCATGAGCGATCTGGTGAGCAAAGAAAGTCTGCTGCCTGTTAAGCTGCTTGATGGTCTGACGGGTTCTGAGCTTGTTGCTTACGGCACAATCATGCAGGCAATCGAACAGTGGGTTGCTTCTGGTATGCAAGAGGATTTCCCTCTCGACCAGCGTCAGGATGTTTATTCCGAGTATCGTCGTCTTACTACAGACGCAGAGCAGGAATCAACTGAACCTCAAGTCGCAGTGGTTCGTGCTGATACTCATACACGCGCGGCTATCTTACGCATGTCATTCGCCTCGCTCGTTGAAGCTGCATCCGACCTTGGTATCTGCCACGATGTTCAGACGAAAGATCTCAAACACAAAGATCTGCAAGCTGCCGTTCTTAAACACTTAGGCATGGCTCAGCCTGATGCGGAAGAACGTGATGCACAGGATATCGACAATATCAAAACAACGATTCTGTCTGCTACCGATGATGAACTCCGTGTTATGTGTGCTGAGGCTCATGTAGTCGCTCGTAAAGAACTGCGCCTTGTCGGTCGTGACGAGATGATCAGCCTGATGTTCATCCACCATGACATTGAAGAAGAAGACGATGACTGCGGATGTGGCGAACTAAGCTGCATCTGTCACGCTCGCTAAGTCTGCATAAACGAGGACGAAACGTGAGTAGCGTTTAGTACCAGTCTGTGCTATAATGTCATGAGACAAGTAGTGTCTGAATATGCTAATATCGAGTGGTAACGCTACTCACTTGGAGAATACGAAAATGGCCAAAGCGCCTAAAGCGGTTAAAGTTAAAAAATCATCGGGTGGCGATGGAAGCCAAGAAGGCTTCGTCATTGCAGAAGGCCTTGATGGTATTCGTTTGAATCCCGGAATGTATATGGGCGAACGTGGTTCTGACATGGCTTATCGCGCAGTCAAGGAACCTACTGATAACGTCTACGATGAATTGATGGCGGGCCGCAACAAAGTTCTTGAGGTTGTTATCGACTATGACAACGACCTGAACGTTGTAGCGGATATGGCAAAAGGTATTCCGACTGACTTCAAGAAATTGAAAGACGGTTCGAAAGAAACGATCATGACCGCAGCATTCAGTCGCGCACATGCTGGTGGCAAGTTCAACGACCAAGCATATAAGACCTCTGCTGGTACTCACGGCGTAGGCGTTGCAGCACTGAACGCAATCTCAAGCAAACTCCGCGTATGGTCTATGTACAAAAGTGGTTGTGCATATCAGATGTGGGAATGCGGTGTTGCTAAGTCAGGCAAAGATCCGAAGCAAGTCAAATCCGTCGATAAAGATGTTATGTCGCTGCTGCGTGAAAAGAAACACAGCAAGTACGGAACGATTGTTGCGTGGACTCTCGACCAGACCGTCGTATCTGCTGACGTGCAACGTGGCAAGAAGCTCGCAAAGAACTATCGTCATGCTGAGCCAGACCCTGCACGTATCGGCGAGTGGCTGCGTAACATGTCGCTGCTCAACCCAGGTTTCGAAGTACGCCTGACGCTTATCAAGAAAGGCAAGCGCAAAGAATTCACGTTCCACAACAAGAAAGACCTCGCACATATCGTTAAGACGATGGTCGAAGAACGCGAACTGGAAACAGTCGGCAAGCCGTTCGTATTCAAATCAGATAATATCACTGCTGCACTTGTGTGGACGAATCATCCAGACACTGATAACTTCCTGTCTTTCGTTAACACAAGCCCGACAGTCGATGGTGGCTGGCACGTTGTAGGTTTCCGTGATGCGCTGTTTGATGCTATCAAGCCGTACATGAAAGAGCCTAAAGCTGCGAAAGGCAAGAGCAAGAAGAAACTTGCATTCAAGCAAGAAGACTTGCTTATCGGTCTGACTGGTATGTTCGACTGGCGTATGCACGGCGCACAGTACACCTCACAGGTTAAAGACAAGTTGGCCTCGCGTATCGAGAAAGATGTTTACGAGTTGATGAAAGACCAGCTTGTGAAATATTTCAAAGACAACAAGAAAGTTGCAACGACGATTATCAAGCGCGCCGAAGCAATGTCTAAAGGCCGTGATGAACTGTCTGCTGTCGTCAAGTCTATGGCTGACACGAAGAAGAAGCTGAAAGGTAACGCACTGCCTGCTGATCTTATCACTGCTCTCAAGTGTAAGCCGCATGAACGTGAACTGATTATCGTGGAAGGTGATTCAGCAGGTGGTACAGCGAAACACGCACGTAACCCTGACTATCAGGAAGTAATGCTTGCTGGTGGTAAACCGCTGAACGGTCTGAAAGCAACTCTCGCGGCCGTGTTGGTTCACAAAGAAGTCCAGTCAATGCTGGTCTCTCTCGGCGCTGACTTGAAATCGTTAGACCCGAAAGCTGAGTTCCCGATACTGAGCACGAAGAACTTGCGTGTGGGTAACTTGCTTCTCTTAATGGATGCCGACCCAGATGGTTTCCATATCGCAACGTTGTTCATGGGCGTTATCTATCGCTTGCTGCCTGACTTGATGAAAGAAGGTCGCGTCTGGATTGTTGATGCACCTCTGTATAACGTGATGCACAAAGGCATTCACTACGGTGGCATGACATTCGATGAATGCCGTGCAATTGCACCAGCAGCAATCAAAGACAAAGAGATTGTACGTGCAAAAGGCTGGGGTGAAGTTGAGCCTGATGTGCTTGAAGCGATTGCATTCAATCCGAAGACTCGTCGCTTGATTCGCGTTAACCCATTCGCTAGTGTTGAACAAGAACGCTGGTTCCGTGGTGTTGTCGCAGAAGATGCTGTGCACCGTCGTCGCTTACTTGGTCTGGAGTCTTAATATGCGCGGAACTAACTTTCCTGTAGTACATGGCACCGAGCACTGGGCAATTCCTTTGCTCGACTATCCAGACATTGTATCACCTGAGTTGAGTGCGAAGCTCGATGCGTCACTTGCAGAGATTCGTCAGATTGCTGCACGGAGTGGAAAAGAAATGAAACAGAACGAAGCATTCATCGGTATTCAAAGCACAGCACAGAAGAAAGATGTTGTTGCCGTGCGTGTGCTCAAAGCTCGCAAGCCTGCCACTGACTCAATGTGTGTGATGGCGAAACTTGCAGCACTACCTAAAGGAGCGCAGTGATGGCGATTAAGCCGAAGAAAGTCAAAGTAGTGAAGTCCACTGCTGTCGCTAAAGTAAAGCCTGCGAAGTTGAAAACGAAAGTAGTTGCTGTCGATGACCTGCCGAAGAAAAAGAAAAAGAAAAGCAGTGACGTTGCAACTTCGACTGGTGTTATGACCTCGTTGTATCCGATGATTGGCCAAGACCCGAAGTTGATTCGTGACGAGAACCTCGCGGACTTCACTAAACGCGCTCTGTTCCAGTATGGTTCATACGTTGTTGAAGACCGAGCTATCGCTGACTATCGTGACGGCCTCAAGCCTGTGCATCGTGCGTTACTCTGGTCGCTGTGTGACTTAGGCTTACGTCCTGGTGGTGCGTTCAAGAAAGCTGCTCGTACTGTTGGTGATGCCTTAGGTAAGTATCACCCACACGGTGACGCTGCGTGTTACGGTGCGATGGTAACGATTGCAAACACAGTGCCGCCTGCTGTTGCTGGTCAAGGTAACTGGGGTGACCCTGTAGCACCTGCCGCTGCGATGCGTTACACCGAAGCGAAAATGAGTAAGTTCGCTGGTAGCTTCCTGCTCGACACTGACTACCTCGAAGTAACGCCGATGGTGGACAACTTCTCGAACGATATGAAGCTGCCTCTGTATCTGCCTGCTCTGTTGCCGTACATGCTGTTCAACGGTAGTGTGCCTGCGCCAGCATACGGCGTGAAGTGTGGTAACCCATCGTTCAGCTTTACGTCTGTTGCAAAAGTCGTGTGCGATATGCTGGAAGGCAAAGAGTACGATGCGAAGAAGCTCGCTAAGACTCTCAAGATCAACCACGAGTACGGATGTAAAGACGTAAGCTCTGATGCTGATTACTTGAATCTGATGACAACTGGTCGCGGCAAAGTTACATACGAACCGCTGATGAAGATTGACGAGAAGAACAAGACAGTCACCGTTCAGACCTACGTGCCACTGGGCATGGCTAACACAGCAGGCATCACGAAGAAGCTGATGAAGATTGCTGAGTGGCAGGGTGTTGTGTCTGCATCGAATGCGAGTTCGAAGAAGAACAAAGACTCTGGTCCATGGGGCGCAGCGTTCGCAATCAAGTGTCGCGGTAGTGAAGACCAGTTGTATGAGATCGCGACCAAGGTTCAGAAAGAAGTAACAGCCGCTGTGAACTACTCGCTCGGTGTAACGATTCGTCGTGCTGATGCAGCGAACAAGTTTAAATACCTGTCGTATGTCGAATACTTCAAAGCGTGGATTGCGTATCGCATTAAGCTGGAAGTTGCGATGCTCAAGAACAAGATGGCCAAAGCAGAGAAAGCCTTGCACTTGCAGCAAGTATATCTCTGGGCAGTAGACAACATGGACAAGCTGCTCAAAGCTCTGCCTAAAGTGTTAGTCGCTGCTGACCCTGACGTTGCGCTGTCGAAAGCCTGTAAGCTGCCCGTTGAAGACGCGAAGATTATCCTCGATCGTCAAGTTCGTAAGCTTGCGAAACTTGAACGAGCTGGTCTGTTAGCCAAGATCAAGGAAATCAAATCTGAGATCGCTGAGTATAAAGCAGGCCTGAAAGAGCCTGGAAAATATGCCGCTGCTGGTACTGCCGCAAAAGTTAAGGCGTATCTGAAATCGCCTGATGATAAGATGCCAGTCGGTCTGTGATTAATCTGTAAATACAAGTCAGCATATTCTAGGACAGAATACGGTCTTGTTATTGTGTCACAAAAGTGTTATAATAGCAGAGTTAAATAGAACCCTAATGTTGGGAGATAGAGGGGTTCTACTTCTTCCCATTAATCAGGAGGTGCAATACGGCAAATATCGACCTTGCGTATTACAATGAGTCACACAGTGACCAACCGCCAGTTTCGCTGGAACGCGAACAAGAGCAATACTATAATCGACCCACGAAATACTAATATGTAGTTGCAGCATTTAGTATTCGAAGTGTCGCTAGGACCTAGGGTATGGTCCTCAACTCTTAAAGAAGTTTGGAAAAAATCCACAATGAAAAATATGGTAAACAACCTTAAGGCTGGCGTTCAGACTGTTAAGACTGAGCTTGAGAAATTGTATAACGGTACGAATCTCAAACGTCACCATGTTGTTAAAGTATTGGGTATTCCATCTGCTAGTTTGGCAGAGCTTACAAAAGCATTAAGAAGTAACACGTTTAAGTCATACCCCGATGTAATCGAATTACGTGATTCAGTACGCACTACAACCACAACCTGCCTCAACCTGTCAGAACTCGTAGCGACTGGTAAGATCAAGCCGCGTGAGCTGATGGTAAAGCTTGGTGAAATTGTGAAATCGTTCTCTGCCGATATTGCATTGGCCGATGCGTGTATCGCTTATTTGCCTCAATCCAAAAAGTCATTGTCTCTCGATGACCTGTCAGAAGATGATCGCAAGGACTTGAAGAAAGTCTCGCAGCATCTGACTGATATGGAGAATCAAGTAAACGATCAGAAAGCTATACGCCGTGAAGAACGTGAAGACGCAGCAACAGCAAAGACTGGCCGTGTGCTTCAACGTTTGAAAGCGAAATACTTTCACAAGGTCCCAAGAAAGTTCAATAGCTCCATTCAAATTCTACAATTGCCTGTAATGGCTCGATTCGGAACACTCGCCATGAGTCCTGAATCACTGTCTCGTATGGGATTCAAAATTGAAACTGCTGGTCTGCACTCAACCCCGAGTTCTGATCTTGGTATCATCTTTGAAAACCAACTTCTAATGTTCTTTCGTATGTCAGATGCGAAAGCAGTTGCAGAAGAAGAGGCCAGTCGTTACAAGAGTCGTGATGGTACCCTCGTAGAACGTAAACGCCTCCAGAAAGAACGCAATGCCGAACGTCGAGAACTCAAGAAACTGAATGCACTTTTGGAAAAGCAAACAGCCTTGAAAGTTCGTCGTAAGATACAAGCGCAGATCGATTCGAGCCAAGCAGATATCGACGATATCACAGCACAGCTTGACGATATGGATGCGAAGGTTCGCGTGAGTAACTCTAACGCCCGTGTTCATCGTGTGATGACAACGAGCAACGACCATGCGATGTTGAATTACCTTAACCCGATAATCGACACACTCAACGAGAAAAGCTCAAGCACTCTTGGTCTTTTCACCACAATGCCGTTACGTGGTATCATGCCTGATGCAGACGTGCATGTTGCTTGGATTATGGAGAAATCAGCGATCAACCTTCTGCTGCGCCACACAGGCGGAGATGTGAAGTTGCAGAACTGGTTTATGCCTTGGTCTAATGGCTAACGAAAACCGTTTACCTGCGGAAACTTCTGGTGAGTTAACACGGTGTATCATCTGCGGCAAATTCAGTCGCTCGATACATTATCACCATACAGTTCCCCGCTCACTGGGTGGAGAAGATTCTCTTCAAATCCCAATAGACGGTGACTGCCACACAACGCTACATGCGAAAGCAGAAGCTGTGGTCAGTAAGTTGGCTGGTAACCGTAAAAAAGCAATTGGTCAATTCTGGCATGATCCAGAAGTAGAGCAACGTGCTGAAATGTGGCTAAGTATTCTGGTCGATGCTATGATTAACCCACCGGTGCAGCCGGGACAGAAAGAAGTGCTGCTGCCGATGATTAAGGTTGATCTAGAAACCAGAATGGCTTTAGAATTGTTGAAGCGTGACACTCCTGGCATTACTAATATGAGCCAAGTGTTGCGGTACTGTATCGAAACAACATTGAAGGTTAAGGGGTTAAAAAATGGCGATTCAAAAAATGCGCACACTGGACATCAAAGCACTCGTAAAAAGCGAACTGAGCTGTGGTGATTGCCGTGGTCTGACGAAAGATGCACTTCTCCCAAGTGCTGAGAAACCTTGTGCAACTCAAGGCCAACTCGCAGACTCGAAGATCTGCCGCCACTATCGTTCTGATAGTCAATCGCTGACAGAGCTTATGCAGAGTTCAGGCAACGAGCTTGTTGCGCTATTTAACCTGTTCAAGAACTTTGCCGATAAAGATTTGCGCGTAGTTGCTGGTCTGCTGTTAGCTGAATCTAAGACACGCCGTCACGGTGTTCGTCTGGGTCAAGCTGTATTCGTTCGCTATCGTGGACGTGAGACTCGTAACTACTTGAACAACTTCATGGCAGCCCGTGTGCTCGACGTGGACGACAACTCGATACGCCTTATTTCCGAGAAAGGTGATGTTGTGTTGACGTACACAAACGCAGGCTTTGCAGGTCCTTCCGTATATACGAAAGCCCAGTTTGCTAAACTCCGTAAAGAGATGATCAAAGAAGGTAAGTTGATCGACCCTGAACGTGAGATTAAGACTTCTAAGCGTATGCTCCCAGAAGAAAGCAATGTCAACTTCTCTGCACCGAGTTCACTCGATGGCTTCTCACTCCCTATGATGGGTGAAGTCGTGAAGGGTAAAGGTGCGAAGCGTAAGGCTCGTAAGACCAACACGCTGGTTGATATCGTAAGCATGATTGAAAGTGGTCATGACATGGGCGCAGAGCAAGACGAGTCTGGTGTAATGTCGTTAGGCAGTAACAGCTATCGCCGTAAGAATAAAAGCCGTGGCGGTATTGTTGAGCTTGGCGATCTCGACGATTAATTTGATACACAGCAAACAAAACAATCTGACAAAAATATACGATTAGGATCTCGGAAAATGATCGCAGAAGAACAAGACTTAAATTCCTTCCTTTCCCAGCGTTTGAACCTCGTTGAGGGTTCTGCTGAATTTCGTAAAGTATACGCTGCAACCGTACGATATGTCGGCAGCGGTTATAAATCTATCGCGGGGTATCATCGTGATTTGCAGGCAGTAGTTGATTTCAAACAATTTGAATTCACAGCCGCTGACCTGCGTATTGATCTTTCTTCTATCTGTCGGTTCACGCTCAAGATGCGTTTCTTTGTGCTTGCTGTTTGCTTTCACAAAGAGCCTCAAGAAATCATTCAGAAGTATGCGTCTTACGGTCTGTCTAAGCGCGAAGCAGTGCTTGCATGGAACACGCTACTCAAGTCTGATGATGAACGTAAAACGATTCGTCGCACAGCAAAAGCAAAACACAAAGGTCTGGTGCTCGCAATGGTTAGCAGCCGCGAACTCCGTGTGCGCCTAGACCAAACATCAAGTCTGTTCGCAGAGCTTCATCGTAATGCGAAACGTCTGGTGCGTAAAAACTTGCAGTGGGTTAGCCTGTCGCACAACATCCCAATCGCTGATCTCACCTGTGATATCATGTGTAAGGTGTTGCTGTCTTATTATCAATCGCTCCCTAACAAATTCAGTGAGGCACATCAACTCAACTATCTCCGTGCATCGTTGACTAACCGCATCAACAACATGAACAACTACTACAGCGCAGAGAAGCGCCGTCGTATGCACAAAGTGGGTGAAGACAAATACGAGATCATTGTTATGTCTGACAATCAGATGTGGCACGATCCGAATGACGATTCATCTGCCTCGTACGAGGACATGTTGGGTTCTGATGCTCGCGTACACACGGAGCAAATGGAAAACTCCCTTACTATTAATCGTCTGCTGGTTGATGCAGAAGGAACGAAGCGCCACCGCCTGTACACGACTGTGCTTGGTCGTGATTGTGCTGATTTTACGGAATACTTGCGCGAGAACGGAATGCTGAAAAACACCATGACCTGTGCGACTGAATGGTTTATGGCTAAGCCGTCCAAGTTCATACGCAAGACGCTGGCAAAATGGTTGGACGTGAGTATCACTTCAATCAATGCTGGTCTTGATACGTTACGCGGCTCTCTACAAGCTGCATGAGAGGGTACTCGACAGTGATGCACAAAGCAATCATCAACACTGACGTGGAGCGTTCTGCTTTAGCTCTGTTCAGTCGTCCTCAGTTAGACGAGGACTATAAGCGTACCGTATTGTATCTCGTATATAAGACTGTAAATCGTAATGGCATGATGCAAGTCAGGCGTCTTGTTTTTGAGATCAACAAAGCATATGCGATCAACAAAGAAGATGTGAAGTCTGCGATCAGTGCGCTCAAAGCACCGTTCGCATTCAACGCTCTGAATATCTTTGTACCTCGCGCGGACGCTAATACCAACCAAGTGTGTAGGGTTAACTCTGGTCCTGAGATCGAAAGCTGGATCTCAGAGGTAGAAGTGATGTACCCTCACCTAAGTCGCATGTTGCAGTAGGGGCGTAA